TGTTTGTTCAGATGCCAAAGGAGCTTCTGAATATCGGTTATCCTAAATCCTCTCCTCCTCCAAATGAGGAGATTAAGAGGAAGTGTCTCGGAGCAGTGGCAGGAATGGTATGCATGGAAATTAATGCTAAAAATGAAAACAAGGAGAATATTAATGAATGAAGCAGGGACAATTGTATTTATTCAAGATGAAAATGGAGAATGGTAAGAAGCAAATAAGGAAGATAGAATTGCAACGAGAATAGCTGCGTATAAGCTTTCTCCTGTTGGTAATGGCAAAGGTGGGATGATTGTCTTGTCAACGGATATCAATTCAAATGCAGGAAAAGGGATTTGGAATACAATTCGGAATAAATGGCTTGGCACTCTATTAAATCGAATGAAGCGAGTTCGAAAAGTCGATAAAGTAGTGAATGAAGTTTCAAATGCAAACTCAATTTCAATTGCATATTCCATTGGACCGAATGCGTTTCATGGCAAGTACTACGATATGAAAACCAATGAGGCATTTGACGAGCATTCATTCACAATTGATTTGCGTGGTCTTCCAATTAAAATTGTCTACCAAATTGCAGAGAAATTGTGCCATGAGTTTAATCAACAGTCTGTTCTTGTAATTAATCATGCAACCAATAAATCTGTTTATGTGCAATTGAAAAAGTGAAATAATCGCTTTAATTCATCAGAAATTTTAATCAATTTATTAGTGTACTATAAAGAGATTCATTCAGATTGAGAACTAAAGTGTATAATTATAAATTTTCTTGCAAGAAAGTTTCGTCAATTGAAGAAAAAAGCAATGAATCCGAATAGAACTGCAATGGCGACCATGACTTCTACTTATACTCTTGATGAGATTGCAAATATGCTTGAGGATTCTCTTGTTCCTTCAAATATCATAAAGTCATATGATGGATTTTGGTATTTTAGATTTGATAAAGTAAATGGACTAGAACCTGTCATTGAACTTGAAGAATCAAAAGATAAATTTACAATTTTATTTCAAATTGTAGATAAAGATTTTAAAAATCGAGGATGGATGAAGAGATTCTATTTTAGCAATAGACAAGAACTGTTGACAATAGAAGAAAAAATTCAAGGTTATTTAGGCAAAATAGAAGAAGCATGATTCCACTTTTTGTTGTCCAACCACTTGATTTTTCCAGTTGACGAGGCATATTATCATTGTGTTTCACGCAGTTTTGTTAACAAAGGAGATTAAAAATGATTGATGTCGAGAAATTCATCATGAACCTGCGGGTGAATCTGCTTCGCTCGCACTGCTTCTACGGAAACGTGCTTGCACAGTTGCCCACCGTCTATGACAGCAAGGCCGTGCCGACAATGGGTGTCGGCAAGAGCAACAAGAATGAAATTATGGTCAAGCTGTTCGTCAATCCAGACTATATCGAGCATGTCATTGACCAATGCAACCGTGACACGAAGAAGGTCGTCGACCACTTCACCGAGGTTCTCCGTCACGAGATTCATCATCTCATTTTCGAGCATCTCACCCTGAATCTCCCTGACAAGCAACGCCAGACAATAGCGTGCGAGCTGTCTGCCAATTCATATGTCGACAGGAGCAGGCTCATCCCTGAGGAAGGCTCTAAAAAGGCTGGCGTGTTTCCCGAGGACTTCAACCTTGATTCGAAGCTTGGCGTGCATGAATACTATGCGTTGCTTGACGGAAACAAGAGGTTCAACAAGATGTGTGGCGCAGAAGCGAGGAAGCAACTTCAGAAGCAAGGTGGTAAATCTCAGGAGCAGAAGGACTTGGATGAGCTCGCCGAACAGCAGGAAAAGGCTTCGAAGGACACCGGTTCTGGAAAAAACGGCAACGGTGAGCAGATGGAACAGCAACAGGGCATCAGCGACCAGACCCAGCAGAGAATGGATGGAATGGACGGCGATGGTCAGCAACAGTCTGGAAAAAGGCATCAAAAGGCACAACGGAAGCTTCAGGAGGCTCGAGACCTTCAGGACGAGGCAATGGACGACCTGAAGAACGGGAACATGGATTCTGCCTCCCAGAAACAGCATCAGGCGGCGCAGAAGATTCATGAGGCTTCGGATGCAGTGGGAGAAGACAACAACGGAGAAGGAGATGGCGAATCCGAAAATTCCATGGGGACGCTTGATTCCCATGAAAAATGGGAACCCGTTTCTGGTGATGAAATGACGAACGGAATGATAAAGGACATCATCCGTCAGGCGAACGAGACATGCAGGCAGATGGGGACTTGGGGGGATATCCCGGGAGAAATCAAGGATGCCATTGGAAATGCCTATGCCATGGACAAGGAAGTCATTCCCTGGGAGGTCGTCCTCAAGGACTTCGTCGCATCATCGTCGGAGAATGTGCTCGACTACACCATGAAGCGCAAGAGCAAGCGATATGACACCCGTCCTGGAACCAAGAAGGACGATGTCCTCGACATTGCAATCGGAATCGACACGTCAGGCTCGATTGACGAGGACATGCTGAGGATGTTCTTCAGCGAACTTCACTGGATTGACAAGACTGGCACGAAGATGACGGTGTTCGAGTGGGACACGCAGGTGAACCGTGAATATGACTTCCACGATTTTGACGGAACCGTGACTGGACGTGGTGGCACCGACCCGACCGACTTCCTTGAAAAGGTGAGCGAGCGCAAGTTCGACTGCATGATTGTCTTTACAGACCTGTATTTCTCGAAGGTGGAGAACAAGTATAATATCCCTGCCATGTGGGTGTGCGACCGTGGTAGATATGACAACAATGACTATCCAGTGGATGACGGAATCATCATGAAGGTCAATAAGGATAGAGATGGATTCGATGTTGTGAGGAGATAGGGTACGATGAGCATGGGAATCAGCACGGACGGAGTCAAGGACAGGATACTTGAGCATGAGCCTGAGAAGTTTCATGAGGAACTCAGGGCAAGGGAAAAGGAGCTTGGGCTGAGGGACATGGTTCCAACTCATAATCAGGATGTTGTGCAACAACTCAAGGACATTGAGGCAGAGAAGAACAACATCGTGGAGCGCATGCAGATGGAGAGGGAGAAACGTCTGAAGCGCACGGCAGAGGAGAGGAAGGCGAACCAGAAGTCGTTCAAGGAAAAGCTGAACATGTACCTTGCGCAACAGGAGCGCAAGGCAGCAGGCGACTACAAGTCACGCAGAATCGTGTTCACTGGTGGTGGATTCGAGGAATATTTTGACACGATTCGCATGATGCCGTGCAGGGTTCTTGTCAAGGAGATGAGGGAAACGCACAATGGAGTGATTGAGATTCCACAATCGCACACCGAGAAGTTTCCAAGGAACGTCGTGGTCGCCGTGGCAGACGATGTTGATGGAATCGGAGTCGGCGACATTGTGATTGCAGAGGCATATGCTGGCATTGAGGTCGTAAGCCAGGGGAACGTTTACAGAATACTTTTCGACAGCGACATTCTCTGCGTACTGGAGCAATAGAATGAAAATGGACATAGACGACATGTTCGAAGAGCCTCGCTGGCATGAGACCGTCTGGTGGAGAATCAAGGATTTCTTCTCCAACTGGGCATATCCTGCATATAGCCTGCGCAACTTCCTGTTCAAACGCTATGACCTTGTCAGACTGCGTGGAATCAAGCGCCATGAATACAGCGACGTCATGGAGAGGATGTTGCAGGCGAACATGGAGCTTATTGTGTTCTTCATCGAGAAGGAAAAGCCCGAGGAGCACGTCGTGTGGTATAAGGATGAGGATGGAAACGACGTTGGCCACAAGTACGGCGAATGGAAGAATGGGATGCATGGAGGATTGCCTGTAGTCTACCCAGAGTATGAAGGAAAATATGTAATGGATGTCATCAAGGAGATATACAGGTGGTGGAAGGTAGACTATCCATCCCTTAAGCGTGAATATGAATACCTCCTCTCGTTCTGGTGCGAGTATGTGGCTGGAACCATGAAAAGCATCCCGACCGACAGCAGGGAATACAGGAAGATAGTCTTTGACAAGGAGAACTGCCCGAAGACACTTGAATTCTTTGATGACAAGGATGTGAATTGGGGAATACTCGACAAGTACCTTGATGGGGACAGGAACAATATCTTTGCCGAGAACTTTGTTTCAAGCAAAATGAATTGGCTTGAGACGGAAATGGAGCGGCAGAAGCAGAAATACCTGCATCTCTGCATAGATGTGAGACCGTACTTGTGGACTTGAAAAAGCACGTCAAAAATATCGAAGATGGAAATACAGGAAGTGGCATTGAGTAAACTGCGCAAGACGAAGCTTTTGAAAAGAAGGCATTCGCCAGACCAGATAGACCGTTGCGTGCATTCTCTTGTCACATACGGTCAATATTCGCCTCTGGTCGTATCGGGGAACGAGATTCTCTGTGGGACTCTTGTCTATGATGCCATGAAGCGCCTTAAGATGCGCCATGCGAAGATTGTGCAGGTTGGTGAACTCTCCGATGAGAAGAAGCGTGAACTTCGATATCTTGACAACAGGACGTTCGAGATGTCGTTCTGGAAGGACGATGAGCTTAAAATGTTCCTGATGGGGCTGGAAAAGAATCAGCTGGAGGATTGTGGCTTCAGGGAAGAGGAGGTGGAGCAGATGATAAACGGCTTTTCCGAAGAAGGGGAGAAGGCGAAGAAGAGCGTCCTCAAGGAGATGAACGAGCAACCAGACACATGGTACTGCCCTGAATGCGGTTGGACTGGTACAATAGACGAAACAGGGGAACGATGATGAAAAACATTGACATTGCAAGGCAACTAATCAGGCTGGCGAAGAGCCTCGTGGCAGATGAGGGCTTCAATTTTGTCACGATGAACGACTTCGGTCCTGACAATGTGATTGAGGTAGCCAAGACCGATGTCTTCGCACACCGTATTACCGATGACGATGTTGAGAAGATTCAGGGGATGGAGTCCCGTGAAGGCAAGTATGATGATTCATACAAGGTTGCAGGGAACTGGATATGCACGGCGAAGGTGGGGGAAGACGCTGGCGAGTTCTGGATTGTCAAAGACAACAAGTTCAAAAAGAATTATGAGACGAAGGTGGCAGATGGCGAGACGCTGAAGAAGAAGGTGTGTGGCGTCGAGTTCACGTTCGAGCATCATCTCGCTGCTGGTGGCATGACATTCCAGTGCTTCCGTCTTCCGAAGGATGCGCCTGCCCACATGGAGTTTGGTGGTCAGAAGTTCGTTCCAGGCGACTATGTGTTCATCGAGAACGGCGAATGCGATATCTGGGCGAGGGCAGACAAGTTCATGCAACAGCAGTACCACAAAATCGCCGACGGGAAGAAGCCCCCGAAGAAGGTCTATGACCAGTATGAGGAAATCTTGAATTCAGGAAAATAGATTTTTGATGACAATGCAAAAGTGGCTTGTGGGAAATCCACAAGTGGCTTTTTTGTTTCAATAGTGGCAATAAGTTGCTTTTTTAAACATGCAACGAATATTATATAACAGTGACAATATAAGCGTTTCCGAGATGCTAAGGCTGTACAGCCTGTTCAGCGATAAAGAGACGTCGGCAGAAGAGCCGTTTAGACCATGCATAAAGCCGTTGATTGATGAACTGAGCATCGGTTGCATGAAGAATGTGCGCTATGGTGACACTCCTATTCAGATTGACTTGATTGATAATGCTGTTGAGCAACGGAAGAACATGGTGGTTGTGTGCTTTAGTGGTGGAAAGGATTCGGTTGCAACTGCGATAAAATGCCGAGACATGGGATATGACGTGAAGTTGTTTCATGTGCATGGAATCAACCACTCCTATCCAGATGAGGTGAACAGAGCGAAGGAGATTGCCGAGTATCTGGGAATGCCATTGCACATTGATAAAGTAAAATTGTCTGGAAAGACGGATTGGCAGGAAAATCCATTGAAGAACCAGGTGATAGCCACAATGGCGATTGACTGGTCTGACAGAAACGGATATGGTCATCGCATTGCATTCGGTGATTTCAGAAACGATCATCGGGAGCGTGCGATATTCGGAACAAACTGGACGGACACGGTTGAGATGTGGAATGCGTATTCTGAATATATCAAGAATGACTATCATGATTTTGAGCTGTTGATATTGTTCGATAACTATTTTCAGACGATGGATATTGTTGCAAAGGACAGGAAGTTGCTTGAGATGATGCAGGGATGCATTGCACCAATGAGATATCGTGATTACTGGAGGAGCCAGAACATTGCAAAATATGGAGCAGACGTGTTGCTTCCACATCGATGTGGGTCATGTTGGAAGTGTTGCAGGGAATACACGCATCTTGCAGATAACGGGATTCTTCCGATAAACGAGAAGTACTATAAAAAATGCATGCATATACTGAAGAAGAAGGAAAAAGAGATATGAGGCAAATGGACTTGTTCTCCGACAGAATAATGGCGATTGATTGGAATGATTTTCTGCGGTGTCATAAGGATTTTGCATGGTTCAAGACAACAAGTCATCTTGGAACGCAGTTTGAAGACGAGATAATGCAATATTATAATCTTCAATATGGAGAAGACAATCCCCCTCTATATCTTGCAGACCCACTGAACGCCAGCATTACTGGCAAGACAACATTCCATTGTCTGACAATATCCTTTAATGACGGTGATTCTGTCTTCTTTGCATATCGCTCGCTTGAATTCATGAAAAAAAGAATACATGTCTTTGATATTCCCATATCATTGCACGGAGATGAAAACCATTCTAGAATGGTGATAGACGAACTGATGAAAACAGGATTCGTTACATTCATCTTCAAGGAAAAATACAAGTCATATTTTCAATGTTCCTATCCAAAGGAACAATACAACGACTATTATTATGACCTTGAGATTGAAAGGCAAAAATGCTTTGACAATTCACGCTGGACAAGAAAGCATTGCATCAATGCGCTAAAAAAGAACACCAATTATTCAGTGGTCTGCATTGGGGACGACAACAGGTTGCGCCATCTTGCAATCGAATGCAGGAAGGCATGGTTTGAAAGACATCATGGTGACAGGAAGATGGACAATGAGAAAAGATACTTCGAGAACTCCTTGAAATTCAATGATAATCGTGTGGTCAACTTAGCACTTGTATTTCAGAATAGCATTGTGCTTGGCGTTAAGACCATGCTGGTTCGTGATGACAAGAGATATGCGACAGACATTCTTTACAGCCATGTCTCAAGAAACCGACGGGAACTTTTAGAAAGCAATAGTTCATTAAACAACGGAGTTCTTTCCAATATTGATGAATGCATGCGATATGCTACAGGCACATATCTTCTCAATATGGGAATTCATAGAGAATACAGGCTCGGATTTGTGCCTGGAAACACCACTTTGCATCAACACAAAGAAAGGATAGCAACAGGAAAGATATGCTATTTTTCAACAGTAAAGGAAAAATGACATGAACAAGTCGATATGCAATAAATGCGAATATGGTGGACGCTCTTGGCATATTAGCAGGACGTTTGCTGGAAAAAGAATAAAATGTATATTTTATCGTTCTGACATCAATCATCCATGCTTTGAGCTGATGGCTGGTGAAGAAGGAATTGAGAATTTACCGAATGTTTCCAATGTCGATAAATGGGTTGGGTTGAATGTTGATTCTGAATTGCTTAAAGGAAAATGCCCATATTATTGCGAGCATGCCATGCATGATATGAGAAAAAAGCAAGAATAAGCAAAAAGCCACGTGGACATGATTCCACGTGGCTTTTGATGTTTGCGTTAATTAATAGACAAAATTATTTGAATGCATCAATGATTTCCTGAGACAGTTTTGTAGTGTCGGTTTCGGCTCGCTTGTCAAACAGGTTCTTGACGGCATTCCATATTTTTGACACGTTTTCGCTAAGACCCTTGAAGAATCCAACAATCTTGTCGACGAGTCCCGCAGTTTTTGTTGAAGCCTTGAATTCACCACCATTTGCAGATGGAATGGGTTCGCCCTGCTGATTGTTGAAATTCTGCACAAGTTCTTTGTCATAGGAAATGTTAGTGAATGATGTTGCCAACAGTACGTCCGACAAATACTGGTCTGTTTTATTTAGTTTCTGAATCATTATCAATGAATTCTTCTTGCCTATTTCAAGTCTGAGTCTCACATTGTCTATTCTAATCTTATGGTCTTTAGTGCCATTGTCTTCGAAATGTTGCTCACGTTCCTGAGTCAAGCTGTCAACGCCACTATATGACCCACGTTCCGTGTTTGTCAATTCCACGGAATAATTAGTGTTGTGATTCTTATTGAGATTGTCAAGTTCTTGCATGAAATCAACCGCCATTCCATTTGCGAGCTTGTCCACGATTTTTGCATCAAGGCCAGTTCCTTTTGCAAGTGCTTTCACGGAATATGGACTTGTCGGTGAATTGATAGCAGACAACATCTGCAAAGCTTGGTCAAGTACAAGCAATTCCTCCATGATTCCATTTTCAACTTTTGTCATAATTGAATTGTTGACACCCGTTCTAGGATACAGCTTGGCAAGAGCTCCATCTGATTTGCCGTTTATCCATTCATAGCGCTTTACCAGCGTAGGAAACTTCATAAGACGGTTGATGAATGCCTGAGATTCTTTTTGATTCTTGTTGATTTTATCTATTTTCTCCTCAAGTTCGGTTTTAAGAGATTGAAGAGTAGGAAGATTTTTTGCTATGGCTTCTCTCAGCTGAACACAAAGCAGAATACGGTCTATGATGTCCTGATAATTATCATTCCACACTTTTTTCATCCTTTCGGGATGAATCTGTGTTTCATATGGATTAGCAGCAACAAGCTCTTTCGCAAGCTTCAGCAATGACTTTGCTATTTTGACATTCTTCTTCATTCATTGTTCTCCTATGTGTAAATCCTGTTCAACTAAGCTACGCTCAATTATACATTATGTATAAGTGAAAATTCATCACTCCATCATCGTCTTGGCATTCTCAATTATTTTCTTCATGTCGCTTGACTTCTGAAGAAGATGGACTATGACGAATGCCAACGCGAGCATAAGCACGATGACTGCGCAGGCGATATATAACCCGTACGACTTCAGGACATCGTAAATGCCGTTGGTCTTCACCTGCTCCCTTATCGCCTTTTCAGTGTACTGGTTGGTCGGCGTAGTGACAGTGACGCTTCCGAATGCTCCCTTCTCCGTCGTCACGACTGGCGTCGTGTTTGTCTTCGCCCCGTCTAGACTGACATGCGTCTCCTTGTCGCCCAAGTCCATCTGGACGCCAGCCACTGCCTTCGCTATCTCGACGTGCTCTGGTTGCACATCTGGATTGAGAAGCACGTCTGCGACATATCCGTTTATCTGTGGGCCGGTCTTGACTTCAAGCACGGTTCCCATTCCAATGTCGTTTCCCTTCCCGCCACCGAACAGGGACTTCAGTCCGAACCAGTCGAACCCCACTCCGTTGTTGCTCGTGTACCTGACCTGGTTGTTCTCCTTCTGCACAAGGTCAAGGTTCTCGTACGACCCGAACCTTATGGATGGCATTACCGTGTTGGGTCTCCATGCAAGCTCTGCCCCGACGCCCTTCGAATAGACGGATATGTTGTGCCCGCATCCGACAAGAACGAGCGACACTGCCAATGCCATGAATGCAATTGACTTTTTCATGCTGTCTCCTTGAAAATTCTGTATATTGCGCCATATTATCAATGGCTTGAAAATAAGCAAAAAGTTCATTTTAAGGAGAATGTGAACAATGGACGAGAAGAAGACGGACATCGGAAGCGACAAGTACAAGGGGCAGCCAGTGCGCTTCGAGGACAAGGGCGACCATTATGAACTCATCTTTACCGACGAGTTCAATGTCCCTACCTCTGGCACGCTGATGGACGGAGGCAAGGCATACACCATCATTACGGATGTCGTCACCGACATGCGCAACGCCGACCATGACAAGGAGTTGCATATCTTCATCGCATCATATGGTGGAGAAGTCCACGCCCTCAACATGATTCTCCAGCAGGTGTTCGAGTTCAGGCACCGTGTCGCAATCAACATGGGCATGGCTGATTCTTGTGGATGGATGCTGACGTTCGCCTGCCAGGAGCGATATGGCTCCCCGTTCTGCGACTACATGTACCACGAGATGAGTGGTGGGGCATGGGGCAAGACGGTTGAGATAAAGAACCAGAACGAGTTCACCTCAAGGTGGTGGAAGGAGCTTCTCGACAGGACGGACACGAAGAATGTCCTGACGGAGGAGGAGTTGAAGCTCGGCGAGACGTCGCAGGTCTGGTTTACTGGCGCAGAACTCATCAAAAGGGGGGCAGTCAAGGACTATTCGGAATACCGTTGCAGGAAGGTTCCAGCGAAGTCGGAGTGCTGGAAGGTCGGCGATTCGATATACGTCAAGGATGGCAACGAATACGTCCTATGCAAGAAGGACAGGAAGAGGCTTGACTACGGTGGCCTTATCAAGGAGACGAACAGGAAATAAACGGTTTTCATGAACGAATTCACCTTGCCTACGCCATATTAAAAATAAAAGGAGAAGGCAAAATGAAGAGACTTGTTCTCATAGACGGAATAAACTTCTTCTATCGTGGCGCATGGAGTGGGGCAAGCCAGGATATGAAGACGATACATGGCGAGGACATGACCTATGTCCTCGCATATTTCAGGAATCTTGCAACGCTCGTCAGCCGTTTCAGGGGCGATGACAACACGTTCATCATCTGCTGGGACGGCGGGTACGATGAACGGCTCAGAATCTCTTCCGAGGCTGTCAAGGCAGGTCTGATACAGAAGTCGTACAAGCAGGAGCGCAGGGAATCCCATGACATCGAGGACGAGGAGGAGAAGCAGAAGGCCGTCGAGTTCATGAGGCAGATGAAGGTGGCAAAAGAATATACTGGAATGACCAATGTCGCCCAGATGTCCATGAAGGGCGAGGAGGCCGATGACATCATCGGAAGCTATTCCGTAAAATACGCCAATGACTTCGACGAGATATTGCTTGTGACGACGGACAAGGACTACTTCCAGTTGCTGACGGACAAGGTGCGCATCTACAATTCTGGCAAGAACGAATACCGAGACCTCCAGTACCTAAAAAGCGAGTACAATCTTGACAGTGGTGGGCAGTGGATTGACGTCGGTGCCCTTGCTGGCGAATCAGGTCCGACTTCCGACACCATCTACGGCGTACAGGGAATAGGCTACAAGACCGCTGCCAAGCTGATAGCGGAATACGGCTCGCTCGACAGGCTTGTGGAGCAGTCGCTCGTTGCGCTTGCGTCAGACATAATGAAGTGTGGGAACGACGTTAAGTTGCTGAACCAGAAGGTCAAGAACAAGTCGTACAAGCTTAAGCACCACAGGAAGGAATTGAGCGTACTCGCCAGCAAGGAGATAGTAGACCTTGCAAAAAGGCTCAAGGCGATGCGCACGTTCCTGCCAGTCGAGATTCCACCGACTTCCCCGTCATGGACGGATTTTGACAGGACGTTCAGGGCAATGGGTGTTCCACTGGGAAGAGGGGTTACAGACACGTTGACGGAATGACGCAACAATATATGACGCAATGCGTTCAAGAAAAAGGATGGAGGCACTCTTCCATCCTTTTTCCGTACCAAGGATGCCATTTAATTTTCCAATTATCGATGTAGAATATTGGGTGTAGTGCCAAAAGCAATTTAATCAATGGACAAGGAGAAAACATGAAAATAGCCAATGCAAAGACATTCGGGAACAATCCATATGCCACCGCTTCAGATGTTGCGTCTGCAATCACGTCGCACTCTGCAAACGTCGGTCACGTTCCTTCTGGAGGGGCTTCTGGGAACTACCTCAGGAAGACGGAAAATGGGACGGAATGGGCGAATGCCGAGATTCCTAACCTGTCTGCCACCATCGGAGAAGAGTGGGGATACACGAAGATAACATCCGAAAACGTGAGCGCCATAGCCTCGAATGTCGTGGAGGCGTCTGCCACTGGATTCGATACGGTGACAATCAAGCAGTCTTCCGACGACGCTGGCTCGAGCTACACGGCGAATGCAAGTAACAAGGCATTCACGTTCATCGCAGGCGACAATGTCACCTTTACCAACGGCGACAACCAAGTAACAATAAACGCAGTCGGTGGCACGCCAGAAGGAGCCACGAGCGCAATCGTCAGCTCAATAGCGTCGAGCATCGCCAGTTCGATGATAGACACCCGTCTGACCAACGTCTACACGTACAAGGGCTCGATTGACAGCTACTCCAGCCTTCCGAACAGTGGCCAGAAGGTCGGTGACATCTACAACATCGAGAGCGCAGACGCCACGCATGGCATCAAGGCTGGCGACAATGTCGCATGGAACGGAACAGAATGGGATGTGCTGGCTGGAACCGTTGACTTGAGTGGCTATGCAGACAAGGCCTACAAGACCGTCAGCGTCAAGGCGACTTCCACCGCAACGACATCGACCAATATCGCAGCAGGCTCCAAGGACGACACCCTGCACCTTGTCGCAGGAGCCAACATCTCGATGTCTGCCAACGCAACGGACAAGACCATAACGTTCTCCGTGAACGGGATAGAGAACGGCGCAGAAGTCAACCAGAGCGCATATCAGACAATCGCAGTCAAGTCCGACGCATCGGCTACGGCAGTGAATGTCATCGCAAACTCCAAGACTGCCACGATAACGTTCGTCGGAGGGGACAACGTCAAGCTTGTCGGAGACAACGAAAACAAGACCGTCACGTTCAGCGCAACGAACACCACCTACGGCGTGGCCACGGTCGCATCGGATGGCCTGATGGGTTCTGCGATGGTCGCTAAGCTTGACGGAATAGCGTCAGGGGCAGAAGTCAACCAGTTCGCCTTCAAGACCGTGAAGGTCGTGTCTGGAAACAGCGCATCGACGGATGTTGTGGCAGATGCGAAGGAAGACACCCTGACTCTTGCCGCAGGAACTGGCGTGGCGCTTGTTGCCAACACCGCCAACGGCTCGATAACCATCAACGGAACGACAATAACGGCAGCAGGCTCTGACGTCACCTCGATAGTCGCTTCCCATGGGGCATCCATATCGAACACGAACGGAATTCTCGCCATCGATGTCCCAGTCGACAGCACGGTCAAGAATGGCTCCACGAACCCAGTCGCAGGAAGCGGGGTGTTCAGCCACGTCTCATCCGAATTGGCCAAGGTGAACTCCTCCATCTCTGCCGTGGAGGCCATTGTCGAAACCAAGGCATCCACCAATTCCCTATCGCAGGTCGCATTCTCTGGAGACTACAACGATTTATCCAACAAGCCGCCAAAGTTCATTCCCCCAAGCCAGATGATAGACTTCACGTCAGACAACACGGCGTCTGTCGCATGGAACAGCGAGAAGACGGAGGCCACCTTCACCCACACCCTTGACTGCATCCCGAACGTCATCGTCTACGACGACAACTGGGAGCTTACGTACATCACAATCCAGCTTGACAACACGCCGAACAACAGCACGTTCAAGTTGCTGTTCGACACTCCAGTTGTGTCCAGCAACGCATGGCACTGCATCGCAACATACGGACACCACATCTAGACTATCATCCAATTAAATAAAAAAAGGGCGTGGATTTTAATCCACGCCCTTTTGCGTTTCACATCACTTCTTTTCGCATTCGTAGAACACGTGGTTCGCAGACGTCTCCACTGGCGTGAACGTCGAATATTCACCCCATCCCTTCGGATGACCATATTCCTTCGCAAGACCCTTCGTTCCCTTCCCTACACCCTTCCTCGCAAGCGACTTCGTGCAGTAGAACAATGCCGAGTCGCTCCCCTTCATCCCAGACGCATCGCCATCCATGGCCTTCTCCGCAAGCTCGTAGGCCTTCTTCGTCATGGCGTTCAAGTCCCTTGACCAGTTCTTCCACTTGACGTTGCCATCCGTGCCCGTTGCGCACGAGAACTGCCCCCTCTGCCTGACTACATCGTACGCCCCAGACGGGAACATCCCGCTCTTCATCCTGTTCACAATGAGATGCGCTATCATCTCCATCTCGTCCACCGAGTTCCCAGACTCTGCGTATATCACCCTCGCCACAAAATCCGTCTTCTCATCCACCTTCTGTTGCGCAGGCTTATCAGACTTGCTTTCACCATCCACTGGCTTCGACGTATTCAGCTCCTGACCAACGGACAGCCTGTCCACATCCTTCACCTGTGGATTCCACGAAACAAGGTCGCTCAGCGACACCCCAAGCTTCTTGGCTATCCCGCTCATCGTGTCGCCCTTCATCACCTTGTATGTACCAGATTCTACAGCATGCTCATTGGGAAGGACAATCTTCATCCCCGGCTTCAGGACGGCATTTTCAGTCAGGCTTGGATTCAGCACAAGCACATTCTCCACCCCCTTCCTCGTCCCTCCACCAAGCCTCCAGAGCGTGTCCCCTTCCTGCACTACATGCGCCGACAACGTCCCGCTCGACAGCATGAGCGCAATCGCACCAGCCATGAGCGCCCTGTTCCCCCCGCACTTCTCCTTCAGCCAGTCAACAAGGCTCCACGCCACACGGACACCCCTGCCCATCACGCTCGCAGACGCCACCTTCTCCACTATCTCCCTCACCAACCCACTATCATCGCACACGCTGTCAAGATACCTTATGGCATCCTGCTCTGACAGGTCGCCATCCAGAGCCAGTTGCAAAACATCATCCCCATTCATTTTCCCTTCTCCATTCATCACAACACGTAAAATCAAGTCAATCCTATTCTACTTCGCCATCGTTCAACTGCTCCATCATCGCCTCCGCATAATACGGACACCACTTCCCGATGGGAAAAGACCTCTTCCTGCCCATAGACGGATATACCCATAATTCATCCCACGGATATGCCCCACAAAAGTCCAGCCCGACAACCCTGCCATTATGCCTCTCGACACTCACCATCTTTTGGCTGCACTGCGAACACCACTTCCATTTGCCGTAAACCTCCATCAGGAAAAGTCCCCCCTCATCATCGAATAGTCGCCATCCTCGCCCTTGTTTGACTCGTCTCCCCTGAACAACCATGTCCCCCTGTCAAGAAAATACCCGTACCTCTTCGCAGTCTTCTCCATCCTCTCCTTCGCTTCGCCATCAAGCTCCCTCGCACGATGCAACACCGTCTCCCTCAGCTCCTCCAGCGCAACATCCTCGCCCTCCTCGTTGTATATCCTCCTCGCATCCTTCAAGACCTCCTCCCAGTCCCTCCAGCACTCCAACCCCTTCTCGGGAATCACATGCAACGAAAACGTCCACCCACAACTCGACTTCCCTATGTGCAACGTCTCAGGCATCATGTGCTTGAACCCACAATCACACTCCACCTCAAACATCCTCCCAGTCTCACAATAGTAGTTCATGCCCATGAAAAAAACACCTCCTTCAAACCATAATATGAAGCATAATCCAGAAAAGTCAAGCAGGGCACAATGAAAAAACAGGAAAACAGAATTTTCGCACGATGGTCAATCCTCTCAATCTTGAAAACCAGAAAAAACGAAAATCCGAAAAATCAAAATTTTCAAAATCTGAAAAATCAAAAAATTCAAAATTTTCGCACGAGGGGCTTGACCCCCAGTCCTGAAAACCAGAAAAACGAAAATCTTAATCACGCTATTTTCACAGCTGTGGAATCCATGTTCCACATGCTCCAAGCACGGGAATCGTTGTCATGAACATAAAAAGACACAATCAGATGGTTGGTTAAAAGACACAATCAACCGATAAGATGATTGCCTTCATCATTGTCATTCTGCAAACAACATATTGTGTTCTTCGTGAATCTATTCATTTTTTATTTAATGACCTATTTTCGCATCTGAAAACCACTGGGAATACCCACCATGGATTTTGGTTTTCACCCCCGCGGAATCCAGTGTAAATACCCTTGGTGGTATTCAATGCTACGGTGTAAATACCCCTTGTCATCCAGTGTAAATACCCTTGGTATTCCACCTTCAGTGTAAATACCTTCGGCATTTCACGAGTGTAAATACCTTCGGCATTCCACCTTCAGTGTAAATACCTTCGCTATTTCACGAGTGTAAATACCTTCAGTATTCCACCTTCAGTGTAAATACCTTCAGTATTCCACCTTCAGTGTAAATACCTTCAGTATTTCACATCCAGTGTAAATACCTTCTGCCGGTCTTCGTTTTAAGCAGATGGACGTCTTCAGCTTATCGGCTGATTATTGCTTTAAACAGCATTTAATGCCATGTTGGCATATGCCTTCCGTCAACGAGGGAAGCCATGAAAAATTCCCGAATGTGGCTTGCAATCCGTGGCATCGGTGCTATATTATGCATCGTTGCAAGGAGACAGTCGTTCAAGCCCACTCACAAGCAAAGGAGTCCTGCCACAATGAGTTTTGACACTTATATCTCAGATTTTACCAGCGACCAGGTTCTGTCCAACGAGCAGACTGCCACGCTCCACTGCCTTCTGAAAAAGGGATTGGAGGGCGCAAAGGAGCAACTCGTTAGGGGCAACATGAAGCTTGTCCTCAAGATTGCCAATGACTACAGGGACTACGGCATGGAGTTCGAGGACATTGTCTCCAACGGGGTTCTCGGTCTTTTGAAGGCGATTGAGGTGTTTGACGCAGGGAAGGGTGGATTCTCGGTCTGCGCCAGTGTTTGGATTAACAAGTATATCAGAATGGGGTTTGACCAGTTCCACGCAATCCACACTAAGCGCTATGACAGGATGACGGAGGAGGAGCGTTCATCCTGCATTGTGGAGAGCCTGAACGAGAAGGTCGGGGATGGGGAGGTGGAGTTCGCCGACAGGCTTGCAGGCAACGAACCGACTCCTTCCGAGGCCGTGGAGAAGGCTTCTTCCCTTGAGGCGCTTCGGGATGCCGTCAATGCCCTTGACGCTAGGGAGCAGGGCATTGTGCGTGCGAGATATGGGCTGGATGGACACGGGGAGCTTACCCTTGAGCAACTTGCCGTCAAGCTGAATTGCACGAGGGAGAGGGTGAGGCAACTTGAGGTCTTGGCTTGCAACAAGTTGCGCAGACGGCTTGAGAGATAGGGTTTGGAGCCGTGCGGGTTTTCTCCTGCACGGCTTTTTTGTTGTCGCTCTTGTTGTTTTAATCATTGAATGATTTTGCATGAAAACATTTTTTACTGAACCCACTTGCAATATTGGCATGAAGGTGTATAGTATACGCCATGGAGGACAATCTAAATGGATAGTCAGATTCTAGATTCTACAGTCTCGTTCGTTCAAGCCCATTCCATTGATGTTATGTCGTTCGTTGCGCTTGTCCTGTCTCTCGCAGGGAACGCCCTTATCAACTTCAGGAAGAGGATTGGATTCTTCGTATGGATTTTATCCAACGTGGCGTGGATTGCGGTGAACATGATGAGCACTCCGAACTGGTCTCAGATTGCGATGTTCGTCGTCTATACTGCCCTCAATGCCCATGGATGGATTAAGTGGGGGAAAATTGAGGGAAAATGACAATCCCCGCTTGCAATTCCGTTGACATGGCGTATAGTATTGCCGTGGACGAAAAGGGAAGAGTCCATTAAGCAACAACAGAAGGAGAATGAATGGGATACACCAATGACATGATGAAGTACGGTTTGCTTACTGCGGAGCAGGAGCAGGAGCTTGCGATGAAGGTGCAACATGGCGACCTTGATGCGCTCCACACGCTCATATGCGCCAACCTTCGCCTTGTTGCGAAGATAGCGCAGGACTACAAGGGGAATGGCGTGGACATCGAGGACTTGGTTCAGGCTGGCAACCTCGGTCTTATACAGGCAGCGGAACGGTACAGGCCGGGAATCGGGGCGAGGTTCGAGACTTTTGCGCACCAGTTCATCCGCCACGGCATGAAGGGCGTGCTGTCCAGGATGTCGTGCGCAGTGTCCATGTCGACAGGGACATATGACAGGCACAGGGAGGCCTTCGATGTTGCGAAGAGGATGGGCGATGACGCCACGGGGGAACAGGTTGCCCGTAGCCTCGGCCACAGGAACAGAACCGACGTGTCTGCCATCATCCGTGGTGGCGGGGTGAAGGTGTCGCTTGACGACAGGATTGACGGCGATGACAGCAGGACATATCTCGATGTCCTTGAAGACGGGAATTCCCGCAACGCCATTGACGGAATCATCCGTGGCGAGCAACTGGAGATGATGATGAAAAGCCTGTCCTGCCTTGACGAAGAGGAGAGGTTCGTCATTGACGGGCTGTTCGGCCTTGGCAAGGGAGGAAGGAAGGTGCTGAAGGAGATTGGGGATGCCCTTGGGAAGACTGCGGAGAGGGTGAGGCAGATAAAGGAGAAGGCACTTGGGAAGATGCGCTCCGAGATGGAGAGAATGGGATGATGCTTTAAGGTTTTGCTTATGTGTGCGACTAATGATGGAGGCTTCCTCCAGTTCATGCCACACGGGAAAAAACCATGATTCACGGCTTCCATGCAAGCCGAATAATTCCGAAACATCGTCCCTGATGCCACCATGCAACTGGATGGGAGCCTCGTTTTTGTACATGATGATGAAAAATATCGCATTCCGTGTTGACAATTCCGAAAAATGGTGTATAGTATCTGCAAAGGCAATGGAACCTCATTGATTTTTGAATGGAATGACAACAATGTGCGACAAGACAAGAGACATAGGCAACAAGTCGGCATGCTTCCGTGAAGTGCTCGGATTCCTTCCCTTCTGCCACAAGGCCGTCACCATGACAGGCCTGACGGCAATCGACGCACGGCAACTGGCAGAGGCAGGGAAGTTCGGCAGGGAAACGTTCATTACCAACTACGATACGATGCTTCCCAGCTGGAACAAGGGAATCAGCGTCCAGTCGGAATTCAAGAGGAAGTGGAACGATGTCATGAAGGGGATACTCGATTCCGACTCCCGCAACAGGAGGATATTGTTCAAGGACATCTTCAAGTCCAGCCTTGTGGAGGACGCAGGGAATGGCAACGAACTGGTGCTGGCAGACGCATGTTGCCCATACAGAATGGAGATTGCGAAATGGATGGGTTCTGGCAGTACGCTTGACGCAATGGTGAAGGACGGCATCATAGGGGTCAACACCAACCTCATGCGAAGTTCGATAGACGGGGATTCCAGTCCGTTCAGCCATGGGGTAAAATTCCTGATGAAGGGATGCTACAGCAACGACGAGGAAAAATACGGCATAATCAGGAAGATGCACATAATCGCCCACGACATCGAACAATCGGCTGGAGGGCTTCTCACGACCGTTGCGATGCTCAACTACTGGGACGACCCACGCAGCAAGATGGCCTACATTTTCTTCAGGAAAACAAGGTAGCCAGCTTGACAATCGGCAAAGATGGCGTATAGTATGCGTGAAGACGGAGAATTTTGTTTTCAACAACAGAGCAAAGGAGTTCAAAATGACTGAATCAATTGAAAAAATCGAATCCATCCTCGCTTCGTGCAAACCGTACAAGGGGCAGGAAAAGCTTCAAGTGGTTGTGATTGGTCCTGCACAGGCAAAGCAACTGCTCGCTCTCAATGACAAGCATAACCGCACACTAAAGGGAAAGAACATCAAACGGTATGCAGAATACATGCAGGAGAACGAGTTCCTTCTGTCCAATGACGCAATCACCATTGACGAGAACGGTGTCCACATCAATGGTCAGAACCGTCTGTCTGCCGTCGTGAATACTGGTTGCTCTGCTCCGTTCATCGTCCTGTACAATGTTCCGCCTGAGACGAAGAACATCATCAACAACGGCGTCATTGTCACCAACAGGGACAGGCAGAAGATGTTCCTTGAAGAAATTGGCATGAAGAAGAAGGATGCATGGGGAACCATCTGTGAAATCCTGTCTGCCGAGACCGGTGGCTTGAAGAAGAAGGAAGACTTCACAATGAATGTGAACGAGGTCAAGCAGTTCGCGAACAGCAACCACGACGTGCTCGAACATATTTTCAATCGTGATTATGTGAAGAAGAACCAGAAGGGCAAGCCAAAGATGCATTTCGGAATCACGAACGCACCAGTTGCCATGCGTCTTGAGTTCATGCTTACCCAACGTAGCAAACCTGAAGACAGTGTTGTTGCCAAGCAGTTCTTTGACGACATCGATACGCAGAACCGTCCTTTCGGCTCCCCCGTCGGAGTCCTTCAGGAGTGGTTCCGTGACGACAACCGTGAGGCATATGCGGGTCATGGTGGGGAATCTGCCGAAATCGCAATCATGATTGCCTTTGACGCATACAAGAAATGGCAACTCACTGGCAATAGTGGCATCAAGACCATCAACGTGTTCAGGAAGAAGGTCGACTCCAACAGAAACCCCGTCATCGACCCAGACACCAACGAGGCTGTGTCTGAACTCAACCGTGACTATCTCTATCTGAACTATATGAAAAACCACAAGTAAGTGGTCGGTTGCCACAAGGCGCACCGAAATCCCAGTGGCTGAATGCCAACTGGGATTTTTTCATTCCATATTATTTTCATGGAAAGACAGATATTGCATTCACCACTAAACTATACAGGAGGGAAGGAGAGGATACTCCCCTTCCTCCTTGACCTGTTCCCAAAAGACATTGGATGCTTCTACGACATGTTCTGTGGTGGCCTAAACGTGTCGCTCAACGTAGAATCCAAGTCGGTTGTGGCGAATGACATCAACACGAGGCTGATGGGAATATTCAGGGCAGTGGCAGGATATGACGACTTCGAATCTCTCAACGACAGGATACATGGGATAATCCGTGCCAACAGGCTTCATTCCGACGACGGCCATGATTCTATTATCGACGGAATCGACGTAAGCGCAGGAACAGTGAACGCAGAAGGCTACGCATCGTTGAGGGATTCCTATAATGCAACCGGCGACCCGGTTGAGTTGCTCGTCCTGCTGTTCTATTCGTTCAGCAACCAGATGAGGTTCAACAGGCAGTTCAAGTTCAACATGCCTGTCGGAAAATCGTGCTACAACTTCAAGAACATGACGGAACTCAAGGAGATGCACAGGACGATACGGGAACGTGGATTCAGGTTCACGTCAGGCTCGTTCACGGACTTCGACATATCGCAGTTCAGCAAGGTGGATTTTGTGTACTGCGACCCTCCGTATCTGATAACCACGGCCACCTACAACGAGTCGAACAACGACGAGTCAGGATGGGACGATGGCGACGAGAGGAGACTATATGCGTTCCTTGACTCCGTAAATGACGCAGGAGTGAGGTTCGGGCTATCGAACGCAGTGCAGACCAACGGACGCATCAACACAATCTTGAATGACTGGATGGGGAAGTATTCGGTGTTCCATCCAGACATCAGGTATTCCAACGCCAACTACCATCGGAGGAACAAGGGTGGCGACACAACGATAGAGGTATACGTTACCAACGACAGGTCGGCAGTTGACAACAGGCTGAAACAGGTCACCCTTTTTTAAGGAAAAATCGTTCATTCGACTTGCAATCCCGTGATTTTGGTGTATAGTATGGATACACCAGTCGAATAACGTGATTTTTACCACCAACTACATAGGCGAACAGAATGAAACAGACGACCATCTCAAACGTAAATGTCGGATTCGAGTTGCTTATTGAGGCGCTTGGGAATGCCATGGACGAAGTCCAGCCTTCAAGCATCAGTGCGAGAAGGGCAGTCTCCTGTTGCATTGAAAAGATTGCCGAGGTGATGGACTGCTGGAAGGCGGTTGTCAAAATCCATTGCCTTGCCGACGAAGTGATCAAGCCAGAAGCCGAAGACAAGGCCATCAATCAAAATGTACCAGTCATCGCACATGAGAAGATTGACAGGGAACATGGCCATTGGGGCTACGACCCGTGTCCGTTGAGGGTTGTGATTGACGGAAAGGACTTGCTTGCCGACGACGCAGATGGAATTGGAACCCACAAGCGCAACGCATGGAAACTCTTCGTCAAGACGATTGAGACGGTTGGCGAGGACAGGGTCGCTTCACTCAACCTTCTCCGATACACAAGAGACGACCATACGCCGTTCATGACGAAGAATCGTGAACTGCTCGGGGATAGCAAACAGATTCGCAGGACGAAGAACGGATACTACGTCAACACCAACCTCAACAACTGGGACAAGATGGCATTCCTCAATGCCATTTTCAAGCGTCGTGGAATGAACGCAGAATGCACCATAATGAACCCACGGCGATTGAGCGTCCATAATCATGTCGTCTGTCGCACCCAATGTGGTGCGTGAGTTGAAACAACAAGCAGAGGAGGCTTGAGGTGAAGAAGATGGCTGTCAATGCGAAGAATCTGGAGGCAGGCAATGGTTTTGAGCCTGAACTTGACAAGGTGTTTGAAGTAGACGGGAAACGCTACAGATGCATTAAGGGTGATGGCGAACCTTGCTTCAGTTGCTCGCTGTTCCTAAAGGATTGCCATGACATCGTATGCAGTGAGCTTGAACGGAAAGACAGGCAAGATGTCATTTTCATTGAAGAGAATGAAGGAGCTTGAACAATGGGAACGCGTTGTCAGATTAGGATTGTCAAGAATGGCTATCCCCTCAACTACTACCACCATTATGACGGGGGATGGAACGGAGTCGGGGAACAATTGAGGAAGTGGCTCAAGGACGAGGGCGTGGACGGCAGTGGCAAGGACATGGCTGGCGCAGAATATATTGTCCTTCGGATGGAGAAAGACGGGCACTACCATCCGACATTCTTCCGTCATGGCGACATCCAGTTCTTCTATCTGCTGGATTTTGACGAGGGTGTCTTCAACGGATATGAACTCAAGGGCTTGAATCCATGGGCAGAAGAAGGGGAGGATGGCTACGACCTGCACAGGCCGTGGTACAGCCAGTTGCCGAAGCAAGGCAACATTGTTGTGGTGAAAAGTATTGTCAAAACGGAAAAGGTGGCTGAATAGAGTGATGAAATGGGGTGTTCTGCAGACCCACTTCACCGTCATTCTGCCTTGCGAAACATTAAATGCAACAACAGCATCAGCGTAGGCAGGACGAAAAAAATCCATAAAAAATCAATGAACCAGCTTGCAATCCACAAAAGATGGTGTATAGTATGTCCAGTTTCCGATAGTCCTCAATCCACCACACAAGCAAAGGAGTCTGCGTCATGAAGATTGACAGCGCAACAATTATTACCAAAGTCCTCCAGTATTCGTGCAACGTTGACCTTGACCAGTTCAAGGCAGATTTTGAAAAGGTGATTGGCTGGTGCGTATCTAAAGAATACGCAGACGAGAAGATGACGGAGATGAGAACCGACTTCGTGAGGTTCTTCTGCAACCTTGATGAAGATACGAAGGGGAGGTTTGTCAAGCAGGCGTTGATTTACTACGGCATTGAAGATTAGCCAGGCAGATGATGAAGGGGCAGATGATGAAGGGGCAGATGGCTGATGCCGTCTGCCCTTTTCCTTGTCGTGTGGCTATGCCTTCATTCAATGCCATTTTTATATTCCCGTGGTTGCCGTCTGTGGTAGGTTGTGATGGATTTTTGCAAAAAAAAGGGGGGGGTGCGTGGTGGTTTCTTGCTTGCAATTTTGGGAATATGGTGTATAGTATGTCCAGTTACCGAGTTTTCAACCACAACGCAAAGGAGACCGAAGATGAGCCACATTACAGTCATGTGCATCTCAAACGACTGCGAATCCGTCATGAATGCCCTTACTGGTGAAATCTGGGACTGGGTGGACTATGACAATGAAACTGGGTGGGGTCGGCATTGACGAGTTCCTCACAATTGATGATGTCCGCAAGGCATTTGAGAATGACCCTGAAGAAGTGCTTGAGCAGATTGGGGCGGTTGTGGAGCGTGGTCAATATAGCGACATTGACGACATGAAGCAGTTGAAGGAAGTTTTGGATTCCCATGATGGGAATACTTGGCTGAAGTTGTACGATGTGCATGAATAGCATGGTTGACCGTCATTAATCCACCATTAGCAAAGGAGACCGAAGATGACCACTACAGTAGGGGAGTTGATTGAGCGTCTGAAGAAGATGGACAGGGATGGGGTTGTGTTGTGCAACCTGTATTCCGTTGGCGATTTACGCAGTTGCATTGTCGGGTACTGTGGCAGTGATGCCCTTGACGGGATGACGGACGGGGAGGTACTTGAGGAGTTCTGCAAGTGCTACGATTTTGATGAGGACGAGGCGTATTGGAGGGCTGGGCGTGAGGTTGGCGAGGGCATTGATGGACGTGGATAGGGTGTTGTGATATGTGTGGGTCGGTGGCTCTTGGGTTGCCGGCCTATATTGCTGTTCAATCGTGGGAGGAGGGCATCGAATGCTGGGTTTCCTTTGACGATGAAAAAATCTTCAAAAAAGTGGTGGAAGGGGCTTGCAATTTTGGGAATATGGTGTATAGTATATCCAGTTACCGATAGTTCTCAATCCACCATTAGCAAAGGAGACGATGAAATGAAGATTGACAGTGTTCTCGTGGAAAAGGTGAAGAGTGAGTATCGCAAATACTACTCTGGAACTAAATTTGACGAGAGTGGCTACAAATGGTCTGTCTCTAGGGTTGGCGGGGTTGTGGAGCTTGACAACAGTCTGTTGCTTGTCATTGAGAAGCCCCGCATCAAGACCGATTTTTGCTTCGGATACGGGCAGAACGGGGTGTCCGATGAGGAGTCCTACCGCTTTGCCATGGAAGGGAGCAAGGACATCAAGCAGAAGTTAGCGTTCATCAATGCCAACTTGAGGATGTTTGAAAGAGACCACAAATATTTGCTTAAGGAAAAGTTGTTTTGCTTCCGCATTCGCAACTATTGCAACTGCAACGAAGTTGGGATTGTGCATATCGCGTGCGTTGAGGACGCATTTTACAATCAGGTGGGCGAAGTGTCCGACAATGACAGAAAGAGGATTGCGGAGGAGGTCGGAAGGATTAGGGAGGATTTTGAAAAGCGTCTGGAGGCGTACTGGAAGCGGTACGGGGCGAAGCACTTGAGGTCTTCGGTTTACCTTGTGGACTAGTTGCGGGTCAGCCGTCGGAGTAGCATCCGACGGCTTTTCTTTGCTTGCAATTTTCAATTGCATCGAATGTCATTGCTGTATTGTATAATGGCTGTGGGTGTTGTGATGCATTGAAGTGGGAGATTGTGGAATGTTCGTTAGGTGGCTGGTTTCTGCCGTGATGATGGTGAAGGATTTTCTGCATTGTCTTGGGAGGGTTTTACAATGAAGTACGTGATAAGGAAGTTTGAGGGGAGCTTTTGGGTTGATGTGCTGGAGTTCGTGGATGCGAGGCAACTAGGGTCTTCGGATGCCGTGGAGGTTGTCAGGGAAAAGGTTTTGTCGGGTGGGTTGCCGTTTTTCGGGGGGTCGGTGTTCTGCCTTGTCCAGAAGCTGTACAACGGGCGTGAGAGGAGGATAGGGAAGGATGTGACCGTTGACAGGAGGGGGAATGTGGAGATGGTTTCTTGATGGTCATTGGGTTTTGCTGGAATTTTTCATGGTTTTTTTCATCAGATTGATTTGCAATCCACAAAAGATGGCGTATAGTAAGTGCAGTCGCATCCAGTTGGGTGCGTGAGGTGAAGCAAACAAGCAAAGGAGACAGCAGGAATGAAAAGGGTGATTGTCACTGACATTGAGTTTGATTTGGACGACGAGGAGAATGCGGACGGGATCCTTGAGTCTCTTCCGAAGGGAATGGAGTTTGAGGTGGAGGATGGATTTACGGATGAAGAGATTGAGGAGTGCCTATCCGATGCCATCACTGATGAGGTGGGATGGTGTCACAATGGGTTTGCGTGGAGGTATGTGGAATAGCGTTTGCTGAAAAAAATGGCTGAAGGGTGGTGGAGTTGCTTTTCCACCACCCCTTTTTTTATGTTCGTTTTTCGTTCTGCACACATTCAATGCCGTATGCATATGGGGGCTTGAGAAAAAGTCTTCAAAAAATCGGATTGTGGGCTTGCAATTTTGCGATTTTGGTGTATAGTATGTGTGTTGCCCCGAAAGGGAGTAGGGACATTCGGCTTTGGCTGACAATGGAGGTTCGGTTATGAAGAAGTTCATCACAAGGGATGAAGTCGCAGATTTGATTAGTTCTGTCCAGCACGGGAAATTCTTCTCGCTGGTGTTTGACAGGGCGTTGCCTAAATGCGAGAATTGCGGGGCGAAGAGCAAGGCGTGGCTGGCTTCCAGACCCCAAACCTGCCCCCATTGTGGAGGCGTGGTGTCCTATGTGCGTGAGGCTCTTGCGCAGACGGGTGTTGCCCACCCGCAAAACAAGGCGATTGCCCCGAAAGGCGTCGGGGAGACGTTTGCGCAAAAGAGGGCGAAGGGGCTGATTGGCTTCTATGACCCCGTTGCAAAGGGCTATAGGGAGTGCCGTGCCGAGAATGTCAAGTCGGTGAAGTGCGATGGGGATGAATATGCCGTAGTGATGACGAAGTAGGCTGATTTCAAGGGGGAATGGCAATCAAGTCATTCCCCCTTTTTTTGTTTCGGCATTGATGTTGAACATTCGATGTCATCGTGGAGGTGATGTGGCAGGACGAGAAAAAATCCACAAAAAATCGCCAAGACGGCTTGCAATTTTCAAAAGACGGTGTATAGTATGTCCAGTTACCAATGATTTTTCAATCAACCACACAACAAAGGAGATTCGGCTATGACGGATGTTGATTTTAAGAAGCAGGAAAATGGCGACTATACGGCGATTGTGAAGTGTCCGTTCTGCGGGAATGTGACGAAGATTGAGAATGTCTCCTCTTATGGGGTGTTTGCGTGGCGCAACGGTGCGTTTGTCCAAAGGGCGTTTCCGAATATGTCCATTGAGGACAGGGAGTGCATGATTAGTGGATTGTGCCACGACTGTCAGGAGACGATGTTCGGTGGGATGGACTGCGAGGAGGAGGAAGAGGAGGAAGCAAGGGCGAACGCATAGGAAGGTGTGATTACGCCACGGGGCATTGTGCTTCGTGGCTTTTTCGTGTCTTCGCAGGATGCTGAATCATTAAATGCTATTTTGCCTGTACAATCTTGTTGCTGATTTTTGTCCTTTTTGTGTTGACAATTCCGAAAAACGGCGTATAGTATATCCAGTTGAACAGATGAGTCAACTAGGAGTGACAATGTTGAATTTTTCAAAGTCAGTGATGCTTTTTCTTGTGATGCCGATGATGAGCGTTTTTCTTCCCATTGAGTTCTTTAAGAATGGGGGCAATCTTAAATGAAGATTGAGGTTCAAATAGGTTGCGAATTTGGATATTCGGATATTGCCAGGAGCGTGCTTGAAAACATGGATGCAAGTACGCAACTGGTTGTGCCCATGTCAAGTGCAGTGACAATGCATGATGCAAAATCCTTCAGCCACCAGATTGAAGAGTTTATTAAAATAGAATCGTGCCATGGGGCGGCAATATCCAACGCCAGCGATTATCCCTCGTTTCATTTGTTCAATGTCTGCTACAAGGACAGGAAGTCGGTCGTTACGGTGGCAGACATAGTTTGTTCGCAAGGCAAGGACAAAGGATTTGACATAGTCCATTTATATGGATGCGAGTTGTTCTTTGACGGACTTGATGGATTTTCCTCCGATGAGTTCATGATGTTTTGTTCAGGGGCGAAGAAGGTGATTGCGTATTTTTCCGAGCCGTATGTGGCAACGCTTCCATGCGTGGAAATGCTGCAGGGCGTCATGAACAGGTGCGATGTGTCATTCGTCTATCGCCCGAGAACGGGGGTGGTGGCTGACGGAGAGACTGATGGTGACTTTGGGCTTTGTGGAGAATGCAGTCATCGGGTTTTCGTGGGCAGACCCGTTGAGCTTTGCTCGGAAGTCCATTTGAAGATGGCTGGTGGGGATGAGGTCAGCAGAAAAGGCATTGGGGAGGATGTCCGTTGCACGACCTGCGCGAGAAGATACAGGGCTGGCAATGGATGGAGGCTTGCCGTGAACAAGAGGTGTCCGCATTATGCAGAGCATTTTGTGAGCAAGGCGAATAGCGTGGAGTGAATGGAACGATGGAATGAAAGCAGGAAGCTCGGCTTGACAAAATGAAAAACTGGTGTATAGTATGTGCAGTCACCAAAGCAAAAGGAGCGTAAGATGAAAATCTTGAAGCTGAAGAAAAGCACGATTGATGCCTACAATGACATTCTTGAGAAGCAGAGCTTTGATGAAATGTGCGTATGCGATGACTGCCTTATGTGCTGGACTGTCAGGTTCGATGACGGGGTGGATGCTGACCTTATGGTCTCAAGGCTGGGGACTGCCGTTTTTGTGGAAGTCAGTTGGTACAATGACTGCAACGAGGAGCTTGACCATAGCGACATCAGCTACAAGTTGGATGATGAGTGGTGTGAGGAGATTGACGGGAAGGACTACTCCTTCAAGGTGGTTGCGGAATAGGTAATGGAGAATAAAAAAATGGAATGCTGGCTGATTGCGTTTGTGGTTGCGTTTGTTGCCGTGTTTACATACATCGTGATGCTTGAGTATGGCGTGAATGTGGGAAACCACGGATTGTTCGTGAAGATTCTTCGTTTGAAGGCACGGAAGGCAAAGGCAACGGAATTGGGCAACGCCATTTTCAACCACGTGATGGAGGAAGTAGGCAGAAGGGGTGAAAACTGGAACGGGAAATGCGACATACGCCCTGCCATTGAGCTGATTGGGGAGCGTGATTTTAACGATGTTTACAATGCAGTGGCGAAACGGCTTCTTGAACTGGATTTTCAGCAACTTTCCCTTGACCAGGTGAACAAGGTTCTTATCCTTGGCTGAAACCGATATGGAACTGGGAGTGGATGTTTATCCACTCCTTTTTTTGTTTCTGTACATTCTTGTTGCGTGGATGGGGGAGGGGGAGGGCATTGAATGAGGCATACGCATTGATGATGAAAAAATCTTCAAAAAAGTAGCGAAGGGGGCTTGCAAAATCCGAAAAACGGTATATAGTATGTCCAGTTACCGAGATTTTCCCACCAACCATCAGCAAAGGAGATTGTCAAATGAAGATGTACGATTTGATTCCGACGAATGGACGCAAGAGCTTCTACGGGAAGGCGAAGGTTGCGTTTTTGGACGATGGAAAGGAAGTCTTGTATTCCTACAACACTCCGATTGTGGAAAGGTCAAGTGACGGGACGTTGAAGCGTCTTTATTCTGCAGAACCGAGCGTGACAACCTGCGCCCACATCAGGTCGTTCTGTGGTCTGGACAAGAAGGGCTTTCTTAAATTGGCGTGAGGAGGCGTGAAGAAGGACATATACATTGTAGTTGCGATGAAAGATGGCTCAAGGTCATTCCATTGACGGAGCCAGGTTCAGTGGAAAATGGACGAAAAGCGTTTGCAAGGCAGAGGAGTTTGCAAAAGACGATGCCGTGGCTCTTGCCACAATGCTGAACAATGACTGGAATGGAAAAGGTCATATGGCGTTGCAGAAGTGCAGATGCAGGGAGTGACTACTTGATGCGTGGATGGGGTACGGATGAAAAATCATCCGTACCTTTTTTTGTTTTCACCATCTCCACTTTTTACTGCATTGAATGTTTTATACAGGTGGTGTTTCAAGGGGGCTGGAAAATCCACAAAAAACTGCGAAACCAGCTTGCAAAATCCGAAAGATGGTGTATAGTATGTCCAGTTACCGAGTTCTCAACTAACCACAACCACAAGGAGTTTTTCACTATGACGGCAGAAGAGGCGATTAAGGAGATTGAGGCGCAGTCCAACGGAACTTGTGTCAAGGGTTTCCAGGTGATTTCAATGTGCGAAGATGACATTGAGATGTACGGTGACAAGGAACTCAAGGAGCGTTTTGCGAAGATGACCGAATGGCAGAAGGAGAAACTTCTCTCCCTGCTGATGGATGAGGTTTACGAAACAATGGAAGAGTCGGAGTCCTATGGCTTCGGCAATATGTTCCGTGACACGCTGAAATTCATTGATGAAGAGAATAGGCGTGGCGAATTGTACGCCAATAGCGAAGAGTAGGGCAGACGCAAAATAGGCAGTCAAGACGGATGGTTTTCGCTTTTCGTGAGAACCATCCGTTTTTTCGTTTTCATCGTGGCATTGATGGCAACCAATGTGGTTGCGAATTGACTGACTGCATTGTTAAAAAATATCCAAAAAAAATCAGCAATCAGGCTTGCAAAATCCGAAAGACGGTGTATAGTATGCCCAGTTACCGAGAGTTCCACCAACCACGCAACCAAGGAGTTTTTCACAATGGCAAACAATTGTTTTTACACGATGAAAGCCGTTTCCAAGGATGAAAATGCGCTCAAACGCCTTGTGGAGATTATGAATTACAAGGACACGGAGTACTACATCTACAGATGCTTTTCTGCCAGCATTGATGAAACGGGCAAGGAAGGAGACTATTTTGTCTATATGATTAGTGGCGATGTCGCCTGGGCTGCCGACCACTGGTTCGGTGCTTGCGAGTATGACGATGAAGACCACAAGATTGACAATGGGGCGCACTGCATCTCCCTTGACCTGCTGTGCCAGCGTCTTGGGATTGCCGTGGAGATTTACACGGAGGAGTGCGGGTGTTGCTTCCAGGAATGGATTATGTGCGACCACAACGGGAATGTGCAAAAAGAAACGGTGGAATGGACGGAACAGTGGCAGTACGATGACAGAAACGACCTTGACGAGCCGATTGAGGAGGGTGGCTTCGGGGATGACTACTGCAACTTCAACAAGGCAAGCGTGATTTGGGGAGATGATGTGGAATAGACGGAACTTGGTATAATGGCAAGACGAGCCGTGCGGAGTAATCCCACGGCTCTTTTTCGTTTCTGTTCATCCTGCAGGATGCTATTGCATTCTATGTCATAGAATGCAGGTGATGGAATGTTGCGTATTTTTTATGTTTTTTCTTCCAGACAGGCTTGCAATTTTCAAAAGATGGTGTATAGTATATGCAGTTACCGAGAAAAGTTCTTCAACCACCCAACCACGCAACAAAGGAGGTTCACTATGGCTACTGTCAGCACAATGGAAACGGGCGTCTACATAGACAAAGCCGATTATTTCGTCAACGGCAAGAAGGCCATCAATGCCACGATTCTACGGCAAAAGGGCCGTGCCCGTGTCCGTGCCGTGTGGCAGGGGAGTCCGTGGGAGGTCGCCCTCGCTATGTGGAAGCTGGGTTGCGTAATTAACGATGGGGTAAAATGGTATGTGGAGTTGACGCTTGTTGATGGAATGAAGCACGGAATGACGCTGAATGATTTTCTCAAGATAGAATAGACGGAACTTGGCATAATGGCAAGACGAGCCGTGCGGAGTAATCCCACGGCTCTTTTTCGTTTCTGTTCATCATTCAAACACTATGGCATTGAATATCATGAATGCTAGTGTTTGAGCATTGCGTATTTTTTATGATTTTTCCTCCAGACCGACTTGCAATTCTGAAAAGTTGGTGTATAGTATATGCAGTTACCAACCACAGAGCAAAGGAGTTCCACGATGGCTAATGCGTCTGCTTCAACTGTTGCGAAGAATTTTGTCAAAACCTATGAAAAATTCATAGAAGCGAGGGAGAAGTACAACCAGTTTTTGAATAAAGAATTGCCGAAACTTGTTGATGGCAAGCCCACGAAATCCGAATATGCGAAGATTTCGGCTTTGATTCTTGCCCATTTTGACAAGTGGGATTTGCAACCCAACGTCCACCAATGGATTGAAAAATGGGGGCTTGAGTATGCAAAGACTACGAAGTACAAGGGGGTTTGAGATCAAGTTCTATAATGGGAAGTATTTTTCCTTTAGGAACGGAGAGCGTCAATGTTGCTTCAATGAACTTGACAAGTTGAAGGCAAGGATTGACGATTGCCTTGATGCTGAAAAGAAAATGCCAGCGATTATGGCGAAACTCGGTCTTGACAAGGTTTGCTATGAAACGTGCTTGTGCAAACGAGACACGGTTTTTGACAAGGTGAAGCACAATTTTGCTGATGAGATGGATTTTGCCTTCTACGAATTTTGGAAGAGAAACCAAAATGTCAATGAGTGGAAGGTGAGAGTTTATCACAACTTGTGTTCGCACACAAGGGATGAACTCGCCTATGAGAGCAGGAGAGAATGCGAATATTCTTATGACAAGGGAGATTATGTCTGCATTGACGCAAACGGGTTTCTTGAGTGGGGCGTGAAGTCTAGATAAGATAGATGGCGAAGAGTCGCTGGAGCAATCCAGCGACTCTTTTTAGTTTCTTGAGGGGGAGGGTATTGAATGCTTTATATAGATGGTGCTTCAATGGGTATGGAAAATTCGCTAAAAAATCCACAAAAAAAACTCAAAACCAACTTGCAAAATCCAAAAGATGGTGTATAGTATGTGTGTTGTCTGAAAGACTTGATGCCTTGAGTTTTACTTTCACATAGGAAAAGAGCATTATGAACAACAATGAACTCATCACAAACAAGTTTGGCGTTCCGTTTCATTCCTATACTGTCTTTCTCGCCAATGGCGATAGTGTGACTATGGAAGTGGCGGACGAGGATGACTGGGGGAGCGTGCAGGAGTGTTCTCCGGACGATTGTGAGGATTGGGAAAATTCTGTCGGTTGTGGAAATGACGAGGACGGGCATATCAAGATTGTCAAGGTGATTGATGACCTTACTGGCGATGAAATGGATGCCCGTGAATGGGCAACGCAACGGGTGTGGTCGTATGTAGATTGCTATAGTGGAAATTAGTTGGGCAAGCATAAGCCACTGGAACAATCCAGTGGCTTTTTTGTTTCTGTTCATTCTGCATATGTTGACGGCATGGCACTGAATGCCATGCAAATACAAAATCGTAAAAATCGCATTTTCCATTTGCAAAACCGAAAATATGGTGTATAGTATGTCCAGTTACCGAGAGTTCCACCAACCACAAGCAAAGGAGTCTTGAAATGAAGAAACTTGCCGAATTAGTCAAAGTTGAGGAAAACAACGAAAACTGCGTGTTGCTGAAAGTCAAGCCGAAGTCCTCCCTTGAACTGATGAAGATTGGATGCTTCATTGGGACGGAACGGTATTTCCGTGTGACGAAGAACAAGCCTTTTGCCACGCACACTCTCACCGTGTGGGGAAAAGGCGAAAATGTTTGGTCAATGTGCTGGGGGGAGGAAAACACTTACGCCTCCGATATGGAACAAAAAATACGATTTCAAATCGTGGACTGCATCGTGAAGGATTTTGGCATTTCAATTGACAACCAATAAGGAGCCTTGAAGATGGATAGCCCGATTTACAGCAAGAAGATTGTCCTTGGAAAATACCCGATTAACGGGCGAAGGATTGCCACGGCAGAGGTGGATTTTGAACTGAAGCGTCTTCCAGATGGTTTTGTTGTCTTTTCAATGTACGGCAACGTCCATAATACGGCACACCCACATTGTTGGTATTGTGGTGGTCAGTGCATTGACGAACTGGCGAGGCATTTCCATACGGAACAGATGGCTGAAATGTACGGCATTTGGAAGCGTTGGCATTTGAACGACCACCACGCAGGTTGTGAGCATCAGCGTGATTTTGAAAAAGAGCCGTATGAGAAGCACGCCCGTGAAGTATGCCCCGTCTGTGGACACAAGTATGGTTGCGACTGGCAACGTGAGGAGTTGCCACAAGATGTGATTGATTTGATTAAGAGTTGGTAGTGGAGCGACATTGGCGATGGAGAAAAAATCCATCGCCTTTTTGCTTTTTCCCTGCCTCCTTGTGAATGGCATTGAATGTCGCGAATGAAAATCGCTGGAATCTTCTGTGGCTCGTGAAAGTTCCAACCGATTTCATCCGTATAGTCTATGGGACAATGAAAGCGAGGTGACGGAAAATGCGAAAGCAAAGGACAATCAAATTGAAAAAATGGAAAATCGGCGTATAGTAGGCGCAGTTACGAAAACCAGCAAACCGAACAAAGGAGGTTCAAAAATGAAGCAAGAGACGATTGATTTTCTGAAGAATCAGATTGAAGATGCGAAAAGCGAGAACAAGAGCGTCAATGATTGGCTGGACAACGGCAGGTGGTCTAGGCAGGTCAATGAGTTTTTGAACCGCTGGCTTTGCGATGATGTTGAACTGGAGCGCAACGGACGGACGAATACGCAGATGGCTTGTGATTTGGCAGATGAATTGAAGAAGATGCGCCAGCGCAACGAAATGAGGATTGCAGTTGCCAACTGGTATCTTGGCACTGGCAGGACGCCCGTTGATTTTACGAAGCCGCTTTTAGATGTGATGGATTTTGAGACGGCGGTGGACAATGCCATTGGCGCAATCTCCACGAACGGGAATCCGAAGTTGCACAAGTACTTTGGAAGCGAGAAAAAGGTTGTGTGCGTCAAGTAAGTGCTTGACTGAATTAAGCGCAAAAGCCCTTGTGGTTCTTACTGCAGGGGCTTTTTTTGTTTTTACCCAAGGGGGGGAGAGGGCATTGAATGTATTGTACAGGCTATGCCTACAGGGGTGTGGAAAATTCGCTGAAAAAATCCACAAAAAATCGTCAAGACGGCTTGCAATTCACAAAAGATGGTGTATAGTATGTGTGTTGACCGAAAGGGAGCGAGTCACTCCCTTGCTGAAAATCGGTGACGAACCAACCACAAGCCACAAAGGAGTTTTACAATGTCTACCACGTTCTCCACCACGCAGATTGCACAGATTGCAGAGATGACTGAACTTGTAAAAAAGATTGTCGTCCTCAACGAAAACATCAAGCAGGCGCAAACTCTCCTTGACGAAGCAAAAAAGCGTCTTGCCGTCATTCTCCCTGAAGATGGTTTCAGTCTTGAGGATGAGAATGACCCTGCCAAGGCGATTGAAGCCAAGTGGACTGACAAAATCACCAAGACCCTGCAGAAGGCACTGGTTGAACAGAACCACGGCATTACGCTGACCGAGCAGGACTTCAAGACCACTCCGAGCCATTATGTGAGTGTGGCGAAGGTTAAACGCTAAACTGCGTCCACGGGGCGAAAAGCCCCCTCCTCCATCCCTCTTCCACAAAAGTGGAAGAGGGATTTTTCGTTCCTGCAAGGAGGGGGGAGGGGGAGGGCATTGAATGCCATTGGTCGGATTGTGGTTTTGATGGAAACTGAACTTGAAAATAATAATGAAAATAGTCCTAAACTGACTTGCAATTTTCAAAAGACGGTGTATAGTATGTCCAGTTACCGAGAGTTCCACCAACCACAACCACAAGGAGACTTGAAGATGCCCAACGCCAATTACAAGACTCTTACCGTTCGTGACCTCGTGGACATTGTCAATGCTGACAAGAAGCATTTTCCGAATGGTCTTGACACTCCGATTGCCACGGGAGATTTTGGAGGCAACTACCACCACATCATGCACGAGGTTTTCCACGGTGACAAGGTTGGCAAGAACCCTGCAATCCTTCTGTGCTATGAGATGCACGAGAGCGATGGCAGTCTCTAATTGATGGCGAGATAGCCAACTAGGATAAGAATTGACAGACCGTGCAGTTTTCTGCACGGTCTTTTTTTATGACCATCAAACAAGGAGGGGGGGAGGGGTGGATGTCGGTAGAATGGCAAAAACTCTTCTCTCTTGAGGTGAAAAGAGCGTATAGTATATCAAATGGTGGAGGGGGGGGTGTTGTTGGTGTTGGTATTGTTTGTTGTTGTTGTTGTTTTACTGATCATCATTGAATGTTATTGTTATTATTATAAATATCTTTAAAAAACAATTTGACAAATTGGAATTTTGGCGTATGGTACGGATATGACGGGAAACAGTGTCCATAAAACCAAACTCAAAGGAGAAGAAAATGGAAACGATGGTTGAAAACAGAGTCGCTGATGTTGAAAACGCCAAGGATGTTGCCATGACGTTGGATGAGCTTGTCAAGAAGGTGTGGAAGAAGGATGTCATCCTTGACAAGGGGGATGCCACCCAATACATCGGTGATGAAAACAGCAACCGCCTTATGGAGGAGGGCATTGTTGTCGTAAGGGATGGTGGCAGGATTACATTCACCCGTCACAACCCGATTGTCAGGAATGTGGTTTCCCACAAGTACAGGATGCCCGATTTTGCAGAGCAGGTTCGTGGCCTTGTCCGTCAGTCCATTGATGGAGATGGGATGGTAAACATACTCCTGCAGGGTTGCGCAGGTTGTATTGCAGGAAATACAAAAATTAAAATTAGACGGATTGGAAATGGTACAACTCCGATTAAAAAAGTGTTTGATAAATAAGCGTTTTCAGTTCCTACACAACCAATAAATTTAACATTTCATTTATATTGCTCCTATATGTTAGGTTCAACGGACACACATAGGAGCAATTTTTATGATTTATGTAACTTGTAAAAAATGTGGCAGGAAAATTAAAATTCAACATAAGGCAACTTATGAAAAACATAAAAATGATGAATTTGAATGTATTATATGTAATTCAAATCAAAATGGATATGTTTGTAAAGTGTGTGGAGAAGTTGTGCTGTTTAGTAATGATAAAGAATGTATATGTCGTTCTTGTAAATGGAAAAGAATTTTCTTAAATGAAGATATTCGCATTAAGCTGTCTAAAAGTCAGAAGAAGAGATTTAAGGAAATGACTGCGGAAGAAAAAGAGGCGTTGTCGCATCGTGTTAAGGAAATGTGGACTGATGAATGGAGGCAGAAATGGAAAGAAATTCAAAAACAACGATGGACCAATGCAGATAATAAAGAACAGGCATCAATTAAAATGAGGGGTAATAAGAATCCAATGTATGGTAAATCTGTATATGAGGCGTGGGTTGAAAAATATGGAAAAGAAGAGGCAGACAAAAGGCATGAAGATTGGAAATCCAAAATACGCGCTTCATATGAAGGATTATCAAAGGAAGAATTAAAAGAAAGATATGAAAAAATAAACCGTAGTGGGAAAAATAATCCAATGTATGGACGGTCTGTATATGATGTCTGGCTTGAAAAATACGGAAAAGAAGAAGCGGACAGGCGAAACGAGGAAATGCAACGAAAAAAATCTGAAAAAAGCAAAGGCAAAAACAATCCCATGTATGGGAAGCCCACTCCAAAAGGTGCTGGCAATGGAATATCGGGATGGTACAAGGGTTGGTATTTCCGTAGTTTGAGAGAACTGTCATATATGGTGAATGTCATTGAAAAAGAAGGACACGAATGGAGAAGCCTTGACAATACACCCGATTTTAGGATAAAATATCTTGACAAGGATGGACATGAGAGGTCATATTGCCCTGATTTTCTAATTGACAACAAAATTATTGTGGAGATAAAGCCAAAGCAATTGCAGAATATTGAATGTAATACACGCAAAAAAGACGCTGCATTGATTTTTTGCCTTTCCAGAAATTATGAATACAAGATTGTTGATGTTGAAATAAATACGAATCAAATTTATGATTTGTATGTGTCAAATGCCATTGAATTAACGGAAAGAAGCAAGGAAAAAATCAAAAAATTTTATGAAAAACATAAAATTCATTTGACTTTTCCAAATCATGGCGTATAGTAATGGTGTCGTCAAAATCAAAACAAGTTAAAATCAAAGGAGAATTTTCAATGAACAACTACGAAGAAATTGAGATGACTGTTGAAGAATTCAAGAGAATTCTTGAGACGGAAAATGGAATATTTGAAATTGAAACACCAAATGGCTGGGTGAGAATAAATGAATTTTATGACAGAGGTGTTCGTCCTTCTGTAAAATTCAAGGCGATGGATGAAGATGAAACAATTTGTTCTGCCGACCATTTGTTTCTTGGCGAAAGCAATTGGAAACAAGCAAAAGATTTTGAAATTGGAGAAATTGTCAAAACAAAGGACGGAGACAAAATTGTTAATTCAGTTGAAGCCATTGTTGACCAGCATGTATATGACTTGTGGGTGAATAGTCGTGAGCATGCTTATTATTCCAACAATATAATTAGTCATAATTGTGGCAAGACGGAGTTCGTGTACGAGATTGCGAGGGAGTTTGGCTTGAAGGTATTTCAAGTGAACGGGTCGGAGGGTCTAAACATGGATGACTTCTTCGGCACGATGGCAGTCGGCATTGATGAAAGGACGCAACAGAACTACACCTATTTTGACAAGGGACCTCTTTACAGGGCGTTCATTGAGGGGACGAAGGTTGACGGGAACGGGAACCAGGTACTTGACGAAAATGGAGACCCCATTGTGGTCGGCAAGCCTGCCGTGTTCTTCCTTGACGAGTTCGCTGCGATGCTTCCCGAGGTGTTCCTGGGGGTGTTCAACAGGGCGATGGAGATTCCACGGCAGAACGGGAAGGGTCGCTCCATTGAGATTCCTAGGGACAACGGGCGTGTTGTCAAGAGCCATCCTGGAATGGTGATGTTCCTTGCGGGCAACACGGTCGGCACTGGCAACGGAGGACGGTTCCAGATGGGGTATACGGCGCAAGGCAACAAGATGGATGAATCCACGAGAAACCGTGTCACTGGATTCTACAAGTTCGGCTACAACAAGGAGGCAGAGAAGTCAATTGCGCTGTCAATGCTGAATGATGACTACGAGGCAGAACGGCTTATGAGGTTCCGTGACAATGCGAGGAACATGTTCCGCAACGAGAAGGTGGAGACGCTGTTCACCACACGTTCCATTGTGGCAACGTGCGAGGTGGCGAGGAATTTCAGGAAGAACGGCGAAGGGGACTGGATGGCCAATGCGATTTGCGTGGCGGTTTTGAACGGCTTGCCAGAAACGGACAAGCCAGCGTTCAACGAGCAGGTTCGGCTGATTTGGGGCGTTGATTTCATGCAGAAGGAGAGCAACAGCAACACCTACGATTTCATTTAGGGTGGGGGAGGGTTCGGTGGAATTGACGTTGTCCATGCCTTCGTTTCCATCCACCGAACCCTCCAGTTTTACAGTGCGTGAGTTGAAACCACGCCATATTATGTAAAAGGAACATTTAACACTTTAATGCCACGCCTTGTGCGTGATGTGAAACAATGGCTAAATACTACGATAGATGCTGGAATCCGATTTTTGGTTGCTCGGGATGCTTTGATGGTTGCGACAAGTGCTATGCCAAGTCGCTGATGAAGAGGAGGGGGAGGGACTGGTGCGATTTTGGCAAGATGACAGTCAACAAGAAGCAACTATACAGGCAGTTTGATGATGTCCCCAAGTTGATTGCCGTATGCACGCAGAGCGATTTGTTCCAGGGAGATGACGGGGCGAATCAGGGCATTGTGGATTCCGTTCTCTTCAAGTGCAATGCGAGCAGGATGAACAGGTATCTGTTCCTTACGAAGTTCTCGCAGAACATGAAGTCTTATTTCAACGATGAAGACCTTGTGTGGAGGTTGAACAAGAACCATCTCCTCCCGTTCTCCTTTTCCGAGATGGCTTTTGGCGTGAGCGTGTGCAGTCAGGGGGATGTGAAGAGAATTGAAGACTTGAGGGAATGCAGGTGCATTGAGCATAGGTTCGTTGCTTTTGAGCCTGTCCTTGAAAAAATCAAGATAGGGGAGGGGGACTTGTCTGGAATGGAATGGATTATTGTCGGTGCAGAAACTGGAGAAGACCCTACCCCTTGTAGGCAGGAGTGGCTGGTGGACATTGTTGCCGTTGCCGACAGGATGGGAATACCCGTGTTCGTGAACGCGGTGCATACCGATGATGGCAAGGTGACAACGGAGTTTGATGAGATGGATGAAGCGTTGAGGAGAAACGACATTCCATTCTCCGTGTAGTGTTTTTACCCAATGGGGGAGGGGATGGCATTTTGAGGAGAAACGGCATTCCGTTTGACCAGCAGGTTTTTTACCTAGGGGGAGGGGCGCATTTTTGAAGCCTGTGGGTTTTCCACAGGCTTCTTCTTTTTTTGATGGGAAGCCCCATTGATAAGCATTGAATATCTCGATTCAAGGGCGTTGTTCAACTACTGATTTACGGATGGTTGAGGAAAATTCAGGAAAAATGCCGTTTTTGTGTTGACAATTCCGAAAAATGGTGTATAGTAAGGGCACTAACGAAAACCAACCACAACGGCAAAGGAGACGACAATGAATTTCACGGTTCATTTTCATACGAACTACACTTCCAGTGGCATAGGGACTGCCTACACGAAAGTAAGCGTTGAGATTGACGGATTCGGGATGTTCTGCATCATTCGCAACAAGAAAACAGGCAAGATTCAGAGACAGGCGTACGTACTTGGCAAATACAGCAAGAAGAACTACATTGGCCTGTCCAGTGTGGGCTACTTCAATGGATTGGACGATTTGGCATGGCAAGGAATGGATGATGCCGACAAGAGGAGAATTGTGGTGTGCGTGAGCACCCTTCCCTTTAGTTTTAAACTGTTCCGCAAGAAATGTACGATTATATCAAACGTGTCTTCACTGGTGAATGACTACTTGAAATCGCTCCGTCAGCGGATTTACTTGATGAACATTGATTCCTTCAGCAGTGCCCCGTGCGATGGCGCAGGGAACGCCGTTACAGTCGGTGCAACAAGCGAATCCACTTCCAAGAAGTGGGAGACAGTCAAGCGTGATGCCATATCCTCCTTTGATCTGCAAAGCATTACGAAAATGATTTACGAAAAGGAGAACCCCGAAGAAGGCGTGGAATACAAGGGGAACAGATACCGTGTGATGTACGATGACAACGGCAAAATGATTATCCGCATGCTTAAGAAGGATTCCACTTGTGAAGGTGGCAATGGCTTGACGGCGAATGACAGGAAGCAACAGAAGATTGCTGTCATCCCTTCCCCTCCGAAGCCGAAGCGCAACACGAAGCGAATGGCGTTCATGATGAACAACGAGAATCTCACCGAGTTCGTGAACGGGTGCTATTACCAGTTCGTAAAGGAATGTGGTGGTGGATACATAAAGATACTGAACGATGCGAACGAAGAACGCACCGTGTCAAAGTCAAGGGTGTCCCTTATTGATGTGTATGACCAGCCCCCTTTTGAAGATGTAATGGCATAGTTTTTGTCTCCGTGGTTGGTGACATGCGTGGGGCAGTATGGGTTGTTCCTACTGCCCTGCGCTTTTTTGTTGCCACTGAAAAACATCGGCATTTAATGCTATTGCGATGCTAGGCTTTTCTTCTTTTTCATCTTCCCGAGCTTGCAAAATGCCAAAATTGGCGTATAGTGTATGTGCAACGACACAACAGACAAAGGAGTTCCACAATGAACGATTCAGTCAGACTTAACGCAAACGAGGCCATCGACCAGTTCATCCTAGGGTGCGATGCCAGTAATTGGTCGCACGTCTACATTGACAACAACGATGTCCCTTGTTGCGACATTGAGAACCACCGCATTTGCTCCCCCGTCCTTCCCTCCATGATTGATGCCAGGATGGATGCCATTGTCCGTGGCAAGAACGAGCATGAGGCAGGGCATGCAAGGCTCACCCCCCGTGGGAAGGACAAGTCGTGGTCTCCCCTCAAGTCGCAACTGGTCAATATCCTTGAAGACCTTCGCATTGAGAAGGGAATCAAGGCATTGTCCTCCTCCATTGGGAACGACCTTGACGAAATGAACTGTTACTTCATTGACAAGCAACAGGCTGGTTTCCAGACTGGCAAGTACAATTTTCTCAAGCCAGTGAACGAGGCGCTTACTGCGATGCACTTCACGGAAACTGGCCATTTTCCACAGTGGACTCTTTCCCCCGAGGCGAAAAAGTACTACGATGACGCCATGCCCATTTTCAGGGAATGGAACAACGCAGACTGCAATACGAAGGATGGATTCGACCAGATTGAGGAGATTGCCGACCGTGTCATTGCAATCCTTGAGAAAAGCCGTGAGGAAATGAACAACCAGTCCGACAATGGCGATGATGATTGCAATAGCCAGTCCAGTGAAGGAAACGGGCAGTATGAAAACGGGCAGTATGAAAACGGACAGTATGGAAACGGACAAAGGCAGAATGGTCGGGATGAAAACGAGCAGAAGCAGAATGGCAAAGGAAGCAACGGCGATTCCCCTGCCAACGAAAGCAATCAGGCCGATGATGCCCATAATGGCAGTCAGAATGGCAGTGAGGAGACAGACAGTCAGAACGATGCCCGTCATGGCGTGAACAAGAGACACAAGAACCCGAATGGTGGCCTTGACAGAAGGAAGACGATTGAGGATGACTTCATTGAGAACGACAACGAAGCAGATGCCATCAAGGAGGAGCTTCGCAAGATTTTCGAGGAGTCCCGCAGGGTCTTCGGGAAATACAGGCCATATACGGCAGAGGACAATATCATCCACTCCGTTGAGAACAAGGATGGGTTTGATAATGCGTTCAACAGCATTCGCGGGGCTACCTCTGTCCTGTCATCCTACCTTGAACAGTCTCTCAAGACATTGTCCAGATGCCGTGTCATTGACAACCGTGACAAAGGCTCCCTGAATGTGCAGAGAAACGCCGCCTTGATTGCCAAGTCCCTTTCAAAGAACATTTTCTCCAAGACAATCAAGGGCATTTCCCTTGATACGACCGTGTCCATACTGATTGACGAGTCAGGTTCTATTGGATATGACACCTCAAGGGAGTTCACGAAGATTGTGATTGCGTTCGCAGAGGTGCTTGAACGGCTCAAAATCAAGTTCGAGGTGCTCGGCCACACTACTGGGCGTGCATACCATTGCCCTAGCAATGCTGGTTTCACAAGATGCTCCAAAATGGTGATTTTGGAGCACAAGAACTTCAATGAACCATACCGTTCCGAACGCTATCGTCTCGGCTCCATTGACTATCATGCCTGCAACATTGACGGCGAGGCGCTTCTTACTGCCTTCAAGCGCAATGTCTCGCAACGCTCCAAACGCCATGTCATCCTTGTGTTTTCGGACGGCCTTCCAAACGACCCCAAAGGCTTCAACGGAATGCTTTACAGGAACTTGACGGACACGGTACGGCTCTGCAGGAACAACGGAGTGGAGGTGTATGCGTTCGGAATTGGGACGGAAGCCCCGTCAAAGTTCTACGGAGAGGACAACTTCGTGTATCTCAAGTCGGTGGATGAGATGACCAGCGCATTCTTCCACAAAACGGCAGAAATCATCACAATGGGACGAAGACAATAAACTTTTGAAAACTAGGGAATCATAAAATGCGCTTTTTGATGGCTTTGCTGTTTTCCTTTCTTGAACAAGTCCATAAGTAAATTGTGATGATTGACTTATGGCAAAAGAAAACGTCAGACTGGCAGGTAGTTTCAATTCATGTTGACTAACGGTCGAACAAGCTAAAAAGACATTCCAGTACGTAAAAGCCATCAGTGTCATTTAAAGACTGGTGGTTTTTACTCAAGGGGGAGGGGATGGCACTGAATGCTATACATCAAGCAACCCTCCTTTTCTCGCCTTCGTCCTCTTTTCGCTGATTCTACATTCCCTTCGCTGGTCGAATATCCACTTCCAGCAATTGTCGTCAAGAGCCGACCTGTCAAGTTCGCTGAACCGTAGCCACGTGTCAATGGGCATTCCGTTCCACGACTTGTCCTTCATGTATATCTGGGCTTCCTGCACGTTTCCAAAACGGTACCTCACCTCGTGGTAGCCACTGTACTTCGACAGCCATAATTTATCCAGCCATCCGTCCCCGACAAGGCTTCCTATCCATATGATGGTGTCCTCACGCTCCATTCTCACTGGCATGTAGCCACGGTAATGTCTTATGTCATCAAGCTTCATTGACAGTCAATCCATATGGTGGGGAGGGGGGAGTGTTCTTCTTGAATGACGCCGTTGGAGTCCATCCCCTCCATAGTATTCTTCCAATCGAGTCCTTCTGGTCTGCGTACTTCATCTTGATGCATATCATGCCGTTGGGATTGGACTCAAAATAACTGTTGATTGAGCCTGACATCAGCGACAGGTCGAAGTGAAACGCATATTCCCTCGAATCTTCCCAGTTGGTTTCACGGTACACCTTCAGCCAATACATTTTATCATCATCCCGAAACATTGAGTACTGGTACCCCAGACCCTCCATGAACGGGTCTGACCAGACGATGTTGGAATCGGTGTTTATCGTGCTTTTCGAGCCTTCCTCCTCCCATGTGGTTTTGGGGAGGCCTGCTTCAACATATTCGTTTTCATCCACCCCTTCCACTGCCTTCCATATCATGAATCGAACATAGAGTGGAGGCATCCATGCCAGTTCATCATATTCGTCCCTGTTCTGCATCCTGCAGAAGAACGTAACATTGCACTGCCTTGTATTGTTCTTCGGGAACTTCAACGGGACTGGTGGGGACAATGCCGGGTCATCGCTGGAATACGCCACATGCCCTGCAATTAGTATCCTGTGGCATGATTCATCGTCCCCCAGTGGGAAGTCGATTTTCTGCAAACCGTCCTGCTCCCGTGGGGGGAGGGGGTTGGCATCCCCTCTTTTCAGGCCAATGTCCGTATAAAGTAGAGATTTTGCGAGAATCGTCTCCTGAATCGGGAGGCTTCTTCCATTCTCGCCGTCAATGGGCTCGTGCCTGTACATCGTGTCTGGGGCAACGGAGAACAGGCATATGGCTTCGGAATCCCCTTCGATGATGGAGTCTGGGACAATCATCACGCCGTCCTTCGAGAACGACCAGTCGTAATTTCTTGAAACGGCAATGGAAAGAAGACCCGTCTGCTGGTCTGTCTGGAAGTCGTCCTGCTCCAGAATGAATTTTCCCGTCTGCATCTCTATCATATTCTATCCTTCGTAGTCGCTTCCCCTTATCGGCTGGTCTGGTTGCAACGCAGTCGCCTCGACGACCTGCCTCCATCTGTACCCGAGCGCATCCTCAAGCACAAGCACGCATTTTGCTCGACAAACAGCCCCAAGGCATTCCTCGTACCATTTTCCGTCGGTGTTTTCTGGATAAGGGTTGTTGAACTTCACCCTGCCACCACCCTTGACGTGGTTCCCTTTTGAGTCGATATATCCAGGGGTCTTGTTGTCGCTCAGGAATTCAACCTTGCTTTTTTCTGGCATGAGGCTGGTTGTCTGCTCCCTCCAGATGAAGCATCCGTTGTCCAGCATCTCAAAAGAGTTCTCCTTCACCTTGTTGCCATGGCAGTCCATCGAGCGCATGACTGGCATGTCGATGTATATGTTCTGCTGTGGAGCCTTGTCGTTCCTGTTGATTTTCACCCAGTATTCATCGAGGGCATCCTGCCATGTGCGATATTCGGCCAGACCGTTGCCTTTTCTCTGCTCGTTGTACTTTTTAAGGTTCTCATCCTTTTCATTTTTCCTCAACTTCTCGGTGGCCTTGAAGTCATTGAAGTCCTCGTGGTAGTATGATGCGGTGAAGTCTGTGCCGTCCAGTTCGACAACGGCCTGCGTTCCGTCTGGATATGCTACAATCTCATTCCGTGGATTCTCCTTCTGGACGCCAGATGGAAGGCACTGCTTCTGGAATGCGTGGATTATCCTTACGTAGTTAGGGAAGTCGTACTTGCGTATCTGGTCGAGCGAGTCGTAGAATTCGATGTGATGGCGTAGCATGTTCTCGGGCTTCACGCAGTCGTGGCAGTATTCTCCTATCGGCTTCGTGACATTGTCTGCCTCGGAGAACGGGGACTGTACCTCTCCCTTCACCTTCCACGGAATCTCGACGGTTATCTCGAAGCCGTCCCCCCAGTTTCCAACGGCATCCGTCTTCCAGTTCGGTTTCCCGTCAACGGTTGCGTTGAGCCATTCCTCCTCCTGCTCCTTCCCGTTCGGCCTCTCGTAGTCCTTCCTGATTATCTTTTGATATTCGATGACTGGGCTTACATAGAAGTCGTCTGGATAATGCCTTCTCGCCCCGTCCTCGTGGCTGAACGATGTTTCACGGGGATGCACGCAGGGGCTGTTCGGAGAGCCTTCGTCGTTGGTCATCCCCTTGTCCCCCAGCGTGGTCGTCCCTTCTGGAATCGTGAACACCTCCCTTCTGTCGAAGTATTTTCTCCATGTGTCAATGGGGTCGACGGTTCCGTTTCTGTACGGGTCTATCGGCTCTCCAGTTTCGATGTACCATCTCAGGTAATGCATCTTTTCATCCTTCGGCATTTCGCTCCACTGCTGTCCTGTAAACTCGTCGCCTATCTCGTCCAGTTTTGACAGCTTGTAATGTGGCGCATCCTTCATCGAGTTGTGCGCCCTGACGCTCTCGTCGATTCGTGGCATGAACTCCGAGATGAGAAGGGACGGGGACTGCTCTTCCTGAAGCCCTTCGTTTATCTTGTCGACTGCGTTCATTTTGAATTCGCCCTCCCCTTCCGCAATGGACTGGTCGGAGAGCTCTGGGTAGGCATCCTGCGCATCCAGCGAGCCTGATGCCGTAAGTGTTCCCCCGTACAATGCCTTGTTCCTTCTCGGCATGTCACCGAACAGCTTGAGCCTTGTCTTCTCCTCCATCGTCAATGGAGTCCATGCCTGCCTGAATTCTTCGAACGTGATGTATGTCTGGAATTGATAGTTCGGGAATCCTTGTGGAGGGCTGTCATATGCTATTGTGTAGACTGGGTCAGGAAGCGAACCGACAGTGTAGGTCGCATATGCGTTTTCATCTTCCACCCATATCGTATAGTCGAACGTGCCGTCTTCGTGGTCGTTTCTCCTGTAGTCTATGATTTCAAGTTGCGTGCCACCACGATTGTACCATCTGATGTCCCTGTCCTCGAATCTCATGAAGTATCCTGAGCCAAGGGAAGATATCCATTCTGAAAAGAGGTTGTCCTCGGTTTCGATGTCGGAAGGATAGCCACCGTTCTCATCGGCGTATTCCTCCATCAGCGTCTCCCAGTCTGCTGGGACTTCATCCACTAGGTTTTCGCCCTTTACAAGGTACCCATATGCGTCCTGTTCGTGAGGGGCGGCATATTCCCCGTCGTCGTCGGCGTTTTCAACGATGAACTGCAACTTGTACAGTGGATTGACGTTGCCAGTCGAATAAATGAACATGTGTTTTCTCAATTTTTTCGGATTGTCGGGCATTGTCGCAGGGTACACCCTCGCCAGACCGAAGTACAGCGCATATTCCCAATGCAACAGGTGGATTCTCGTGTCCTCGTCATTGTCATATGCCCTCGTGTCCGTGCACCAGTGGGATTCTGCAACGCCTGCAAGCGATTCTGGAAGGACGCTCGGATGATGCTCGTCAACCGTGTCCTTGGAATACCGTTGCGTTCCTTCCGATGAATCGCATAGCCATGGCGAGGGGTTCGGGAAGTTCTGCCTCTTCTGCAACGACCAGTACGGTTGCTGTCCTGCGAACCTCGATTCTGTAGAATAGCGCATCGGAGACCACGACCTGATGTACCATTCGTCATCGACGGAGCAGTGGATTGTCTCGTCCTTGTCGTACCAGCCAGTCCATCCACCGTCTTCCCACTGAAGCGTCTTCAATGGCTCTTCGGGCTGTCCAGACGAACCTTCCGTCTGCTCGTTCGTGTCTATTCCATTTTCGCTGTACGTCGGAACGGTCACCGTTGCTCCAGAAGGCTGGTCTCCAGATGGGTTGCCACTTGACAGGAACGAGTATTTTTCGTGGGGAACCTTGGCATTGTCCCTGTTGCCAGAAGGCGTTGATGGAATGGTGTCCTTCAGCCTTTTTGCATTCATTCCAGCGCACGTATAGTGTCTGGAGCCATGCAGGTTCGGCAACCTCTTGTTGATGTAGTAGTATTGTCCACCAGTGTCAGGTTCGTAGTCGTCCCCGAGAAGCCCCTCCGCTTCTGCAAAGGCGTTCTGCACCCATATGAACTTGCTGCTGTCTCCCGAGAACGTCCACGTCTGGCCACCAGCCGTGTCTTTTCCAGCCTCCGCAAAACCAGCCCATCCCTTCTTGATGAAGTACTGCCGTGTCTTCATCTCCTCGTCGAGCCAGTATTCGCATGGCATCGACCTGTTCACGACGGTGTTGAAGAAGTAGAACTCGCCACCTTCCATGAACGGCCCGAGCGAATGGCATGGCTTGCTGGCGTCAAACCGTATTCCGACATGCCCAGTGGTCTTTTCGTTCGGCACAAGGATGTACGCCCCTCCTTCCAGTGGCTTGCATTTTTCTGGGACAGCCACGCCGTGCATTTTCATGAACGCCTCAAGCACTGGGATGGCTTCGACATATCCTGCATATCTTGACGCCTTGTACTTGAAGAATTCGTTGAAGGCGCCTATGAGGCTTGTCGTTGTCGTGGTTCCCGTCAAGCCGTCGGTCGTTGTCCTTTCCCTGTACAGGAATTCCACAACAACCGTGTCATCGGGCTTTTCCTTCAACGTCATCACGACGCCATCAGGTTCGACGAATTCAAGCGTGCCCTTTAGCCTATATGCGTTTGCGTTGTTGCCGTTGATGAAGTTGTACGCATCCGAATGGCTTGTTGCAATGATGTTCCCACTGCCCTCGTCATATCTTGCAATGCCTCCGAAAAAGGATGCCAGCCACTGCATCATCATCTGGCGATATGACTCCTGATTGATGAACAGTCTTCTTGCCACCAGCCTTCTCTGTTGCGTGAGATAGTCGATGAATCCGACAAAATCCCCAAAATGTCCCACCTGCCCTGCCACCGAGTCGTAGGGATATGTCGGTGGGATATTGAATGTGTTTCCGTCTTCGTTCCTTCCATCCAGCTGGCAGTCGGTGAAGTCGTATTTTTCCCCGTGGTATATGGACTTGTGCAGGTCTATCCTTGTGCCATCCTCGTCATATCCTGCGGGTACGTTGCCAATGAGTTCGTGATAGTATTCCTCCACCCCCCTTCTGGCATATGTCATCTCCTGGTTGAGGGGCAGGGTGCATGTGTCGTCCACGACATCCCATGGCTGTATGTACATCCTGCGCCAGTATTCTTCGACATATAGATACCACAACGGCTTCCCGATGAGCCTGACGGACTTGTTCTGGGACGGGTCGTTCGAGTTCGGTCCCCACTCATCCACTATCTTGAACGAATATGTCTGCTGACCCCAGTATGCGAGGGACGAACCACTGGGGGCATATTCGACCGTAGGAAGGAAAAGGTGGATGTGCCCCCTCTGGTAACACTTCTTCGAATCGTCTATCGGCCTTGGATTCCCGTTTTGGTCATAGGACATGAGCGTCTTGGACTGTTCCCAGTTCCATCCATCATGCCCTATCCATGACAAGGGCGCGAATTTTAATCCCATTTTCGTTGCTACTCCTCTGTTTTTACGCACTATTCCTCAATATTTTACCTCAATCGACTTGACATTGCCGAAAAATGGAGCATATTATATGACAAGGAGGCTTCAACAATGTCAAGGGACTTTTCAATTACGCTGGATGGTGGATTCGAGCTTGGAGACGCAGATGCGTTCGCAACCGTGGCGAGAAGGATTCTAGGGGAGAAGAAGTACGGCGAGAGGTGTTTTCTGATGAGGACTGCAACGTTACGCTATGTTGTATAATGAAATATGCAAAGAATGGAAAAAATCATGACAGGCTGGTGAGGCTTGGTTCTGGAAAAGGCGTGGATGAGGCTGTCTCGAATGTCAATAGAAAAATAGAATCCATGATTGAAGGAATGAACCGAATTGATGAATATCTTTTTGACAGACTTTGCATTGGTTGCAATGAAAAAGAGCAGTGATAAGCCACTAAAAATGACGATGATTGGGCTTTAACAGCAAAACAACGAAGGATGAATCAAAAATGGAGATCAATGTAGCTGAAGACATTCTAAAGACTGGAATGCAGAGGGCAGAAAATGTTGAAACAACCAGTGATGACAACAAACCGTCATCTGCCATTAACGACGATGAAGAGCATCAAAGAACCTCTAATGATGTTCAAGATTCTAGATTTTCATCATTTAGTTCAATATCATCTATACTTGAGGCTCTAAATTGGTTAATGTTCTTTTTGGAGGCAATAGGATGCTTTTTAGCGACAGGTAAATTTGATGCTCCAGTGTTTCTTTTATTAGTGCCATTGTTTGTTGATCACTTCATTGTTCAGTTTTTCATTAGCTTCTTCATGGGAGTTTATTCCAATCTGGTTGAAATTAGAGAGATTTTGAAGGAGAGGAAAAATCGACCAGATGAGAGAGGTTAGTTATTTTAAAGACAAGTAGCATAATTAAAATCATATCATAGAGAGATGAGCAGGATTTTAAAAGAGACAATCAGATGCCCACATTGTGGGGCGGTTCATGACATAGAGCTAGACTTGCAACAAGTCTCCATTAAGCCAACTGACGTTTTTGCTTGCCGTGAATGCAAGAAGAACTTCACTCTAATGGATGCTTATGACAAAATGCACAAGCCAGACCCAAAAGAATATGAAGCCCATTCTGAAGAACTAGAGAAACTAAAAAAGAGACTCTTGGAATTAGAGGACTATTCTTCAGATAAATTCTACATATTAGGTTGTAAAGCTATAAATGGCAATTGGTACTATGCCAATAGTGATAGTGCTCATTATAGAGAAGAGTTCATTTTAGATGGTGTTAAGCAACCAAAATATTATGAAGAGAAGTCGAGACTGGAAAAAGAAATAGAAAAACTAGGCTTCACCCAGCAGTTGCGTCTCTATGGATACAAGAGAGCTGATTTTAAGGATGTTGTTTTCGCTGAAGAGCTGAAGAAAAAGACAGATGCGCTCAAAATGCTGAAGCATTTTGAGGTTGAGATAGAGAAAATGAATGAAGCAATCAAGGAGAGAAACAGGCTTCGTGACTTCATTCAGAAAGTCAACAATGCCATAAGCGAAGAGCTAATGACTAGACAAGAGATAGAAGCGAAGAAGACCATCATTGATAGGATAAAGGAATTGAACGGCGTCATTGATGAAATAAGCGAGATGACCAATGAGGCGCAACATAGGAGAGCAGTGCAAGACTATGACCAGATATGAAGATATGGAACACTATTCGCCTCCATTATCTAAAGAAGAGATGGAGAAGGCAGGATATGGCAGTAGAATGATAGACGCACTAATGAATGATGCTGTACATGGATGGAGAGCCGAGACTGGAATTGAGCTTGTTCATTTAGAACCAACCTTCAATGAGCAGATGAGAATCTGGTATCACTTGTACGCAAGAGGCACCAGATTTTTCATTTTTTCATAGGAAAACAATATTTTTCTTCAAAGTCGATTTGCTTTTTCCAGAAAGTGGTGTATAGTATGGGAAAATAGGATTTTCAGGTTTGTCAATATCAAAACAAAGGAGTTTGAAAATGTTTGTTTACAATCGCAATGACTTTTTGAATGTCGGTGGATATAAGCCTCGTGACTATCAGTTCAAAATGCTTGACAATTTTGACAAGAAATATAATGACAATAATGGAATTTTCAATGGAAAGGTCATTCAGCCAACTGGAACAGGTAAGATGCTTCAAATTTGCATGATGATGCTTTATACTATCAAACGCTTTAAACAAGAAAACAAAGGTTATCCTGTTTTAAATCTTGCTGTTCATAGAGGCAAATTGATTCAGGATAATTTTACAAAGGTCATCAAATCTCTTATTCAAGACGTAAAGGGAATCATTGATTCCAATGGAAATAGAGTTGGTGGAATGACGGTTTATGTTTTGAACAGTTTTGGCAAAGATTGTGTTTCCATGACCGATTGTTTTAATGAAATGTCGGAAAATGAATCGCAAATGCTTTTGCAGGAAACCATCGGAGTATACAAGGATGTTCATAATTACAAAGCCGATGATTTGTTTAATGCTGTTGAAAGTGACAGAAAAAATGGTGTTGTTCTATTTCTGTCTCTTTATCAATCTTTTACACAATATCATAAATTTGACAAAATAAAATTTGATGCTTCATTTTTTGATGAGGCTCATGTGATTTGTTCAAACAGTACGTCTGAAATTAACAAATTTGACATGGCAAAGCACTTTATTGACAATTCAAAAATAAACGTGTTTTTGACGGCGACTGAAACAAATGATGACACCCCTCACTCGATGTCAAATGAAAAGATATTTGGAGATTATATTTCGTATATTGATTATCCCGAAATGATACAAAAGAAATATATTACAATGCTTGAAGTAAGAGCATGTGACATTGTTGATGATAATGGAACACCAATAATTAGCACAGGAAAATTGGAACGTTTTAACGCAAAGGATGATAGTGTGAATGCAGAAAACTGCAAAAAGGTTTTCGATGCAAGTTTTATTCGTTGTGTAGAAAGAATTTGTCGCGATTATGAGGAAGAAGGGAAATATGCTAAAACATTGACAGCCATTCCTGGTACAATTTATATTAAGCAGATTCGTGAGAATTCTCGTGGAATATATTTTGATTTGTTCAAGCGTTTGAACATTGATGTTTTTCTTACTTATTCTAATATGTCAAATGGTGGTGGAGAATATAGATTCGATGCAAATCAAAGAGAAGGGAGAGGGGATTTTGTCAAATTCAAAAACAAATCTGAATTTATGAAAGCATTAAAGGATATTGATAAACAAGAGCATCATGCTCTTATCATCAATATCGACCAATTGACAACTGGAATTGATTTGCCTTGTATCAATTCACTTCTTCCATTTAAAGTGTATAACATGGATGCTAAAAGCATTATCCAATTTGTTGGGCGAGGACTTCGGAGAGACAAAAAAGATTTGCATCTGATTGATGATGATTCGGTTGTTTATAATGATGTTAATGAATTTTTTAAGCCGTCATGCCGTTTGTATCTTCCACTGTCTTGCTTTTCTATTGATGAAGTCAATGAATATCAAAGCATCTTGAAAAAAATGACGGATGGTGAAATAGTTCCTATGCTTACTACAGGAAATCATGGTTTGCAGACAGAAGATAAAGGACCTATTGATAAAAATCGTCCAATTCCAGAAGAGTTGTTTCCAAATGAAAGTAATGCTTCATATGAAAAAATACTTCAAAATTATATCATCAATGTTGTTTTTAATAAAACATATTGTGGTAAGACAAAGTTAAAAGAATTTAAAGAGTTTTTTGGAAAAGAAAGAGAAAAGGAGAGAAATCAAACTTCTCTTGTTACAAGTACTATTAAATTTTATGAAATGATTAAAAACAATGAACGTTTGCATCGGTTTGTAGATGAAAAGTGCTTCATGAAAAATACTAATGAGTTTTGGGATTTCTTGAATAGAATTTATAGTAATAAAAATAAAGATTACAGATTTTTTTCATTTTGAAGCTTGACAAATGGCAAAGATGGTGTATAGTAATATAAAATAAATTTCAAGTCAATCAACAAAAAAGGATTTTTGTAAGATGAATGACAATACAATCAATGTTGTGATTGAAAAGAAAGACGGTGAGATTTCCGTTCCTGTCTTTCCTGTTGTTGGATTACTTCCGTTTGGAATAACAAAAATCAAAAACGTATATAATACAGATGAATATTCTGATTTCACTTGTAAAGACATATATGAGTGCGAAAAAGCTTTTTGGGATACGAATCCAGATAAAGATAAAGACAAAGACGAAATAGCTTACTGGAAAGAAAAACTTGGAAACCAGCAAGTCAGGACTCCTGAGGATGTTATTGAAAAGTTGATTAATTATGCTGGATTCGATGACCGCATATTGGTTATGTTCAATGACGAAATTGTGGTTCGTCTTCGAAATGAAGGGGTGTTTGATATGTCAAAGGTTACTTTTGTGAGTGATTCGGCGTATCGTTTGTGCCGTGTACATGAAGAGTGTCCAGCAGTGAGACTCATTCATGTCGATAAAAAGAATTTGTTAAATTCAATAGAAAAGGAGCTGAAGAACATGGATTTTGATTACATGATGAGCAATCCTCCATATGATAATGGAATTGATTTGAAGATTCTTACAAATGTGCTTCCACGCTGTGACAAGGCGTGCGTTGTGCATCCTTCAACATATTTAATTCAAAATAAACCTTCAAATACATTTTCTTTTTTTATTGAAAAATTTTCTCGTAACATCGAGCGGGTTGAATTAATGTGGGGAAATCAAGTATTCGGAATTGAATTAGCTGTTCCTGTTGTTATTGTTCAATTTGATAAATCAAAGGATAAAGCCAATTTTCATGTAAAAGACGCTGATACAAAAGAGGAATACGATGCAAATGGTATTAATGACGTTACTTGGTATGGCAAAAAGTATTTGTCTTATGGATTGAAAGAATTTTTTAAGAAAATGGAGAAAAACGATTCATTGTATGACCATTTCGCAAATAAAGATGAAAAACGCACTGATTTTTCCGTTAAAGTTGCTTTGATTGTAGGTCATACACATACAAATCAAAGTGGCATCAGAGATGATTTCTTTACTTTTGTTTCATCAGAAACAATAAAATATAATTATGTTTCAAAAGATTATGTTCTTTCAAAAAGTGAAAAAGAGAATACAAGCAATGGCAAAACATTTCCAATATGGTCATTTGCATCAGAAGATGAACGCACTAATTTTGTGATTTATCTTAAATCGAAGTTTGCACGGTTCTGTTTGTCATATTATAAACAGTCTAAAAACATGCATCGTGGCGAACTCAAAATCGTTCCGTGGATGGATTTCAGCCAGCGTTGGGATGACAAGAAGCTCAAAGAGCATTTCAATATTTCCGATGAACTGTGGAAGTACATTGACGAGTTCATTCCAGACTACTATGATGACTACAAATTTGATTATGATAAATAATACGCAATTGAAGGATTGACAACAATGACTGAGTTTAAGAACATTCATTCTCATTTGGCTTTTCTTAAGAAGCATCTTGTTCAGATTTTTGACTCAATGGAGAACAAGAAGGGATATTCTAAATGGACGTATAACATGTTTGAGTCATATTTGAAGCGATATTCCAACGAAATTGATGGAAAAAACAAATCTTATGTTTATGATGCCAATGATTCACGTTTTCATAAAATAAATGAAAACAGTGAGGTTGAAAAAGATGAAAACGGCAATCCTGTGTTTGACGAGGAACTTTTCATTAAGACATGTCAAACAAAATTTTTAGGAGACGCATTCGAGTTGTTTGTAGCTATGGCATTGACTTTTGATGAGCATGCTCAAAATTATGGAATAATCGAGAATACATATTGGTTTTCAGATGATGATGAAGACCTTGGAACAGATGCAAAGGGAACGTTGGGTAGTGGGAACAATTCTCCTGCGTTTATCCAATGTAAATTTCGTCAGTTTCCTCAGCCAAATCCAAGACCATTGAGCATCGATGTTTATTACAAATTGTTTGGCAATGCAAGTCGTCATCATGGATTCGATGCAAGCAATAAGAGTCATAAGTTGATTTTCGCAACAAATACAAGCTGGAGATTTGCAATGACTGTTCCTTTTAAAAAAGAAATAGGATTTGTCGAGAACCATGGAATAATAACAACGACAGACGGTATTTTAATGGATTTGGAGCAATGGCAACGAATTACAGACAAGCAATCTGCCTTTTGGGAAAGATTTCATAAGTATGTTAAATAAGGAGAATAAGCATTATGTGTCAATGCGCTGAAGATTTGTCTTTGAGAATAACCGATATTGAAAGGCGCTTTAAGGAAGCCACTGGCATTGAAGCAGATTTGTCAGTCAATCGCATATTGAGACATGATAATGAAAATGTCCAACAGAAAACAAGTAAAGAGGAACGAGACAAGTATGGATTTGTCACAACTCCTTTGTGGCTTGTTGATGATATGATTTATGGATTGGCAAAAGATTTTGACGAAAATGGACTTCCAGATTTTCATGTTCTTGTAAAGCCAAGACCGACATTTTTAGATTTGTGCTCTGGATGTGGACAATTTACTATTCGTCTGATTAGAATCATTTATAATAAACTGTATGAAGGAAAGCATTTTTCATTGTCAGATTTCCTGAAAGACCAAATGTATTTTTCTGAGTTGAATCCAATTTCTATTGCTAAATTAATTTACATTTTTCATAAGAACATCAATGTTTTCATTGGAGATTCTTGCTTTATCAATAAAGCAAAAGAAGGAAGTAAGGGATTTATGTTTCTGAATAAAAAGCACGATTGGATAAACGATGAAGAATTTGACAGGAAAATATGTGATATATTGGATAATCACAATTATAATTGCAATAATTTTGTCAAAGTTGTTGTTCCAATTGTGGAAGAACATATGAATAAAAACATAGATGAAGATGGACAAGTTTTTCTGTTTTAGATAGAATATATTCCAACAACAGTTAATCATTAAAAGAAGTAAGAATTGAAAATGGAAAAGGCGCTTAATGACTTGCTGAAGCAACTTGCCGTGTTGCTTGAGGACAGGATGAAGTGGGTGATGGACAGGAACGAAATGAACAGGTGGATATACACTGCCATCACGAGGGCTGAGGAGTCCGTGACCATATACGAAGGGAACTTCAGGAACATGTAGAAAAAATCGTCAATCAAGGTTGATTTTCTGCGAATCTGGTATCTCTTGTACGCAAGTGGCACCAGATTTTTCATTTTTAACAGGCAAAACAGTGCTTTTTCTTCAAAGTCGATTTGCTTTTTCCAGAAAGTGGTGTATAGTATGTCTGTTTCCAACGAAAATGACGGCAATGAAATTTTAACAGCAGAACAGCAACAAAGGAGTTTGAAAATGTCGAACATCGAATCGAAAATGAACTGGCAGGTCAAGCAGTACATGGACGGAACCATCAACTATGAAGTTCATGACACTGGTGAACGCTATGGAACCGTCTGTGTTCCTACTGGTGGTGGCAAGAGTGGAATGATTATCCGAGACATGATTTGGCACATTGACCATTTGAAACGTGGAGAAAAGTTGATTATCAATCTGTCTGCTCCGATGCTGAATCTTTGTGGACAGCTCGCCGAGGACATCTTCAGTGTCATCAAGGAAACTCACAAGGTGCGCTGTGGCAATGGGGAGTTCGCCATTTTCATCAACTCATCGGCAGAGGAAAAATATTACAAGACCGAGTCTGCCAATGCCGTTGGCAATGTATATGACTTTGGTGAATTTGACGCAATCATGAATGGCAATCCTTCGATTCGGGTGGCTTTTGTCATCTCTTGCCATGCGTCCCTGAAATACTTTGCCAAGAGGGTTAAGGGACTGAAGAAGCACTATACGATTATGAATTATCTTGATGAGTCCCATGTCCTAATCAATTTTACGCAGAAGCGTGACTTTGTTGACTTCGAAGATGAAGAGGAAAAGCTCAATCAGGAAGAGCGAAGCAGAAAAAGCGCAATGGAAATGCTTCTCGAATCAAATTACCTGTATTGCTTCAGCGCAACACCAGACAAGAGCGTCACTCGGTTCATCAACAAGAGAAAGCAGTTGGATGCCAACAAGCAGGTTGGGAATTATCATATCTATGAAATTAGCCCAATTGAGCTAATTCATAATGGGACAATTGTGAAGCCTGACATCTATGTCGCTCAAGTCAAAAAGGACATGCCAATCAATGCACAGGTTGCAATGTCCTTCATGGAAATGTGCAAAAATGAAAATCCGAATATCCACCATAAGGTGCTTATCTCTTGCAACAATTCCGACAACATTGCCGACTTGGAGGGCGAACTGAGCAGTAAAGGTTGCAAGGTGTTTTCCACTTGTGCAAGAAGTGGCGCTCGTTCCAACTACTTTGGTGAGGATAAGGACTACAATGGAAATTTCGAGGACATTTCCCAGTCCGAATTCATCGAGAAGGTGGACGGCTATGATGGGGACTGCTATGTTCTTCACATCAGACAGCTTCGTGCTGGAATTGACATCAAGACGCTGACGGACTGCATTATTGGGAACAATGCCACAAGGGTCAATGATGGAACGAAAGTCATTTATGTCCAGACTATCGGTCGAATTCTCCGTCCCTATGCCGGGGAGCGTGGTAAGACCGACAATGACCGTCTGAAGAAAAAGGGAAATGTGCTGTTCGTTATCGGAGAAAGTGACTATGAGGCGGTTTCTCGTCAGACATGCAATTTTGTCGTGGCATATTACGGTCTTGACGGCGTGAAGGCGTTCAGCAAGGAACAGGGCAAGGACAACGGCGCTATCGGTCAGAATCACGAGAAGAACGAAGCAAAGCGCATGTGGGACAAGGACATTGAGTTTGAAATTCAGGAGATGAGACAGAATGTCTTTACCTTCATTAAGGAAAATGTCTTCGTCATGGCTGACACGATGAGACAGCTTGGTGGCAAAATGGAGTTTAATCACGCAATGGACATGTTGCATGAAAAATTCGGTTATGCAGACTGTCTGAATCCTGTTGGAAATCTGTTCAGCGACTATAAGCTCATGAAGGAAGTCAGCAGTCTTCTTAAAGATTACGGAATCAAGGAATAGGTTGCAATATTTCAGGCTTCCGACTTTACTTGGGAATTTGGTGCAGATAGTTCCTGAGCAAAGGTCGGAAGCTCTAAATTCATTTAACTGTAATTGAAAAATATCATCAATCGACTTGCATTTCGTAGAATATGGTGTATAGTATAGATGTAGGCAATTGAGCGAATGGTTCAAACAACGTCAAAGGAGTACACAATGAACAAGAATGAAATCAGTTTTTCCGACCAGAAGTTCATTTCGTTGCCGGAAATTCCAGAAGGAACGAAGAATCTTCTCATCACTGGAATCTGGAACAATGTCTGTGGCGTCTTGAAGCCGGAGAATAACGGCAAGTACAGACTTCCAAACTGTGCTGGTGCGTTTACTACCAACACTGTTCCAATCGTGAATTATCTCAAAAAGAAAAATCGTCTTACATTGTATTGCGACAAGAAGACGGTTGACTATTTTTGCAGGTTGCTCACAATTCTCGAAGACAAGGGCTTTTTCTTGGCTGCTGGCATTGACGATGTGTTCAAGTACGTCCGTGCCACTTCAATTGAAAATGGTGGAACGGTTTCAGAGTGGTTTGACAAAAAGGAGCAGAAAAACATGAAATTCGACATGATAATCCAGAACCCTCCGTATAAAGGTTCGTTGCACCTTGACTTTCTTGAAAAGGGTTTAAATGTTCTCAATAAAAATGGAAAGATGGTCATTGTCGAACCTGCGACTTGGATTATCAATGTTCGCAAAAACGGAAAAGCTTCTCGCTATAACGAAATTAAGAAGCGCATAGAAGGGCATGTCGAAAGTGTTGTCATTGAGAATTTGAACAATGAGTTTGGCACTGCACTTCAAGTTCCCTTTGCCACTGCGACTATTGACATGAGTAAGACATTGGAAACAATTGACTTTACTTGCTTTGGTGAGCACAAAATGGTTTCTTCATTGTGGGATTGCAACCTTATTGGTAATTATGAAATCATTTGGTCAATTCTTGAAAAATGCCAGAATTTTGGAGATGTGATGAAGAATCATGCCACCAATAAAAAAATTGATGGTGATTTCTGGTATGCAAAATACGCTGAAATTCAAGGTGGGAATCTTTGTAGTGGAGGTAAAGGACGATTTGTTTCAGATTTCATGTATAGACAACATTTAAATGCAGAATATTATTTGTCTTATTCGACTTGCTGTTTTCATAGTGAAACCACAAATGAAATAAAGAATGTTCCAGGAGAAACGAGAGACAGAGGGGGCAATCTAAAAGAAGGTGTTGTTGACAATAACATCTACGGCACGAAAGAAGAGCTTGAGAACTGGAAGCACTTTGTGTTCAACAACAAGCTCCCTCTTTTCCTGAACATCGTCCTGACGATTGACCAGAACAACAACTCGAAGGAGTTTGTCCCGTGGCTTGTGGACAGGCAGTACACTGATGATGAAATCAACAAGCTGTTCGGCTTCACTGAAGAGGAAATCAGGCTCATGGATGTGACGCTGAAGAAGTACGAGCGCAATTCTCCATGGTTCAGACGCTACATGTGCGGGAAGGATTCTGCAACCGATGACGAAGTGAACGAGTTCATCAAGAGGATTTCGGAATAATGCTTGACGCTGATAAAACCGACATGCGTTGCGATAGGCATCACATCACGCAGGAGGATTTCACCCCTCAGTCTGTTGTGGATGGCATGCTGATGAGGCTTCCAGACGAGACATTCACCGATTTTTCGAAGTCAGTCCTAGACCCTTCTTGTGGAATCGGCAATTTTCTCGTGGCTATTCTGGAACGCCGTCTTGAGCATTGTGAAAGTCAGGACGATGCAATCAAGGCAATGAGGACATTGTTCGGTGTCGAACTGATGGCAGATAATGCGGAGGAGTGCAGGAATCGTCTATACGACATGATAATCAAGAAGTTTCCTGCGATTCTCGATGATGAGAAGGTGAACTATTGCCTGAGAAGCATTGTGCGTAACAGAATACAGTGGCATGATTCGCTTGATTTCGATTACGACCACTGGCCGTCACTAAGCAGTGTGCCACGCCTGAAGCATGAAGCGGTTTCATTCCATGAACGGAAGGACAAGGATGACGAGTTCTATCCGATGTGGCATAAGAAGGAACCAAAGCAATTGGAATTGTTTTAACTGGCAGAAATTTTTCAAAGGAGTGGAAAATGAATAAGAACACCTGGGATGTGAACAAGGACATGACGGTTAAGGAGCAGGTCACCAAGAGGCTTGTGGAAAGATTCCCCTGCTGTTGTGGAAAGCAACTGATGCTGATAACCAGTTTGAGCTTCACTGAATTGAAGCAGTTCTTGTCTCAGGGGAAAATCAATGGCGATTCATGCATTTACAACGTTGACAATCTCGCAAGCGACAACATGTTCGGTGATGAGAAGATTCTGGAGAATGAAACGAAGAAGGATACGTTCAGGAGAATCTGGAAGAAAAAGGTCGCCGAACTGTGCAATCAGCACGGAGTTGGATTGCCGAAGCACAACCTTCTGTTCGGTGACATAATGAGCATTCCGTTGTGGATGGAATCCGACAAGCCATTTGATGTGGTGTATGCAGACACGTGCAATAACATTTCCGACAAGTTCTTGTCTTGGCTTTTCCATGAAGACACCTATAATGGCGTTGCAGATGATGGAATCATGGCGTTTACGCTGATGCTCAATCGTGGAAAGAAATTTAAACTGCCAGACGAAGCAAAGGACAATGGGGATAAGTTTTTGTTCTACGGCGCAGAATATGACGATGCGTTTAACATGGATCATTATTACAGGCAGATGAATGGATTGGCGCAGTTGATAGAATCAACCGGCCAATGGCGTCTTGAGGAAATGATTCACTATTGTGAAAAGGCACGAAAATCGCAGATGGTGTCCGTGATTTGCAAAAAGATGAAGCAATAAAATTTAAAATAGAGGAGAAGTGGGAATGGAAAAGGCGCTTAATGACTTGCTGAAGCAACTTGCCGTGTTGCTTGAAATCAATGGTTCCCAGAAGGAGAAGCTTCTGGAATTTGTTCGTAGCCACGAAGACTACGACCCCATTTTCCGTCATGACATCGTGCATCACTGCATGCTGATTGAGAAGTTGCCAGAGAGATTCGATGGCGAGAATGATTTTGACTACAAGACCCGTCTGTTGCAGTGCCGTCGCAGAATGGATGGGCAGAATCGGCTTGGTGGCTGTCTGCTCATGGCCATTGAGGAGATGGAAAAGATGAAGAAGCAACTTGAAAAATAGAAAATCTGGTGCATAATAATGCCGGTTATCCGAACATGATGATGGACTGGAGAATGAGCCATGAATGTTTCCGATGCGACAATCGGTTCTATTGTGGAATTCTGGAAAACATTGATGGACAGTGATTTCTGGAAGGATGCCATAGATGTGGAGCTTGTCTGCAATGAGCAATGCATTTATTCCATCATGTGCATAAAAGCTGGCAACAGGAAGAAGATAGGTAAGTGGTGCCTATATTACTGCGAAAAGTTTATTGAACTCTTGCAAAAGGAGGGAAAATGAAGAAAATACTTGTGCGACATCTGTGGGAAGGATTTTGACGTGGAAAAAGATTGTGAACCGCATGAGCACAATTGCTCCCGTGTCGATGCGCTTGAAAAGAGGGTGAAGGAGCTTGAGGACAAGGTAGGCATTCTTGAAAAGTATCTGGAGATTGTGAATGCGCCTTCATGTCCGAGCCAGCCGAACTGTCCGACTACGGTTCCTGGCAATCCGCAGATAGTGTAGTGTTCTACGACGGGGGAGAAAATAGTCTACGATGGCGCAGATGAGAAAAGCGAGAAAAAGGCTGACGGCAAGCCAGAGGCTTGAGATATTCGAGAAAACGGGTGGCCGTTGCGCATATTGTGGAATCGAGCTCACCCTTGACCATATGCAGGTTGACCACATGGTTTCCCTGCACAATCATGGCAATGACGATATGGGCAATCTAGTTCCGTCATGCCGTGAATGCAATTATTACAAGGGAGGGTGCAACCCAGATGGGTTCAGGAAGAAGCTGAAGAAGGCGTTCAGGCAGGAGAGGAAACGTTCTTTTGTGCAGGGGCTTGAGGACAGATATGAAGGATGGAACGGCGTGTTCTATTTTGAGGGAATGGAAGACTGAACTGCGATGATGGCGTAGAGGAGATGGAGCCATGAAGACAAGGGCAGGATATGTGATAAGATATGAAGATAGGGAACACTATTCGCCTCCATTGTCTAAAGAAGAGATGGAGAAGGCAGGATATGGCAGTAGAATGATAGACGCACTAATGAATGATGCTGTACATGGATGGAGAGCCGAGACTGGAATTGAGCTTGTTCATTTAGAACCGACCTTCAATGAGCAGATGAGAATCTGGAAGAACTGGTGCTTAATGCCAGAAGAGTTGCAGAAGAAGTCCAATGAAAAAGCAATGGAGCTGTTTGGAGTGCCGAATGGAGAGATGCATCTAAGATGCTTGGATAAATGGATGGAGAGACAATTTAACGAAAAAGAGCATAACGAAGCCATATTTTAAAAGAACTGTTCGGTTGTGGCGCCCATATTTTATGCTTGAGTGGAAACAATGGAGATTTAATGAATTGCATGACGAGGAGTGAATGATGCGTGAAGGCTTCAAGACGATATTCGATTCCGTATTCCATGGCGCAAAACCAGATGAGATTGGATAAGGAGGACGCACGCATGAGGAAGGTCTACATATGCTCTCCCTATCGTGGCAACGTCGAACATAACGTTGGCAACGCAAGGAGATATTGCAGGATGGCCGTTGACAATGGATTCATCCCCGTGGCGCCACACATCTACTTCACGCAGTTCCTCGATGATTCCGTGGAGAAGGAGAGGAAGGCTGGAATCGAGGCTGGAATCCAGCTGATGCTTGAGTGCGACGAGGTGTGGGTCTTCGGTGAGCCGACAGAAGGCATGCGACAGGAGATGGAGTGCGCCGAGAAGCATGACATGAAAATCACCATGATGGCTTGCAATGGCTGAATGTTGGCGTATAGTATATTGAAAAAAGCCGAAGGATGTTTCGCAATGAACAATTCACTTGAAAGGATTTTTCTCTACATTGCCATGGTCGTGCTCATTTTGAGCTTTCCATGGCTGGCGTTTTTCCCGATAATCGCCTATCTTGCGCAAGAGGACAACAAACAGGAGTGACAATGAACGATTACAATGACGTGAGGCTTATTGGACTGGTCGGCAAGGCTGGAAGTGGCAAGGACACGCTGGCAGATGAGATTGCTGCCGACGGCTGGGAGAAGGTCGCCTTCGCAGATTCGCTGAAGCGCATGTGCATCGACTATCTTGGCCTCTCATATGATGACGCATATACGCAGGAGGGCAAGATGCGCATGAACCCGCACTGGGGGATGACGAACAGGACGATTCTCCAGAAGGTCGGTACGGACGCCATGAGAAACGGTTTCGACAAGGACGTGTGGGTCAAGATTCTCCAGATTCGCATCAGGAAGATGCTTGACGAGGGGAGGAAGGTCGTCATCACGGACTGCCGTTTCGACAACGAGGCGCAGATGGTCGAGGACATGGGTGGCCTTGTCGTGGAGGTCGTGAGGGATTCGCAGGGCATGAACCTGTCGTCCGTTGAACAGCAACACGCATCCGAGAAGCCTGTAAGCCGAAAATATGTTGCGTTCACAATCGACAACAACGGCGAGGTCTCAAGGCTCAGGAGCCTGTTCGCCGTCAAGCTTGGCCTTTTCTGCTCACGTCATCCAATGGTCTCCCATATTGTCGGATTGGTTGTGGAGCGTGGGCTGGTGGAGGATTCGGTTGCGTCAAAATGGATGCTTGACATCGGGAAGTTCCTGTCGTTCGAGCCTGATGCGTCGTACATCATGGGGAACGAAGTGGTTCTTGAATGGAACGGCGCTGGGGAATATGCTCGTTGCTCCATTGTCTTTGGAAAAGATGGTATAATATTCGAGGCGCATTCGGAAAAGGATGCGAAGAGGATTGGGTTCCCTTTTGGCGACGATGACGGCTGGATGGGCGCAATGGGTTTTATTTCAGAAAAATGCAAGTAGAAGAGGAGTACAATGAAGAAGGGTCTTGTGAAAATGCGTGTGTGCCTTGGATTCGACTGCAACCCGAGGCTTGATGTCATTGCATATGAGGACGAGGTCACGGAAGACGGAAGGGTATACCAGTCGACACGTGGCGTCAGGAACGAGAAGAATCTTGTCGGCATTGGCCAGTCATGGCTTAAATACGATTCGCTGTCGAAGGAGCCATATTGGGATGCATATGTCATTCTCGAATCAACGGCAACGGAAGAGGAACGGTCGAAGGCCGTCGCAGGCCTTTACGACAGCGCAATCGGTGCGATGAAGAAGGGATTGGACGAGTTGAACGGAAGGTTCGGAAGCATTGCCGTCCCATCGCTTCCAGACATTGCGAAAATGCTCTCCGACAAGCTGAATGGAGCTTCTGGTGTTTCTGCTGGTGGAATCGTCATCCAAGTCGAGAAGTTCAAGAATCTCATCGCCGAAAACGTGAAGTCATCTGGCCGTGAATTCGCATTGAAGTACGGATTGGGTTCCGAGAAGTGGGATGAATTCTATGGAAGGACGATGACGCCAGACATTCTCTCCATTCTGATGAAAGGCCTTCCTGTCCTGAAAATCAATGGAGACGGAATCGCATTCCAGACCATGAGCATGTACCAGCAGGCTCTTGACGCAGTGGCGGGGAAGGTTACGAGCGACATGTTCGCAAGGTTCGTGGAGGAACGGAATTCGGCTTCAAAGCCGTCGGAAGCATAAGCCATCTGCGAAAATGCTTGACTCAAAAGGCGCATTCTGAATTCAACGGGATGCGCTTTTTGAGTTAATGCCATATTATAGCAAAACGAGAACAAGGAGTTTTCAACATGGCCTACAGCAATTCGGACGAGATATTTATTACAATGCATGCCGACGACAAGGAGGCATTCTACGCAAAAATACCATATGACAAGTTGCCGAACATCCACCGAATCGGAGGCAAGTGGATGCAGTCGGGGAAGGAATGGAGGTTCCCTCTCGACGACCAGATATGGGAGAAGTTCCAGAAGGAGTTCGCATCTGAATTCGCAACAGGCAAAGTCCACAAGGATGCTGCTTTTCTTATCGCTTTTGACAAGAGGCGCAAGGATTTGGATAAGTTCCTGAAGTTCAAGGAGGTTGCCATGAGGGACGAACCGACCGACTTCGGGGTGGAAGGGGTGAGCCTCAATGGAAAGAACTGCCTGTTCAACTACCAGCGGTGGGGTGTCCAGTGTGGGCTGACGGTGGGGGACGGGTTCCTCATCGGGGATTCGATGGGCCTCGGGAAGGCAGAGCCGTTGGACAATAGATTGTTTACGCCAACTGGAAGAAAAAGAATTGGGGATGTTTCCATTGGTGATGAAGTCATCGGAAGCAGCGGAATGCCATGTAAGATTACAGGCGTGTTTCCACAAGGCAATAAGCCTGTATATAGAATAACATTTTCTGATGGATATTCCATTGAGTGTGCCGACGAGCATTTGTGGACTGTGTTCACTACTCTTGGAGATACGCCAGTGACATTGACTGTCAATGACATGCTCGACGAGCATAAGAAGATAAAGCACAATGGAGTCGGTCATAATTCAGGAAAAGAATATGAATACAAGACATACTACAAGAATCCAAATGGGGACAGTCATTGGCAGATACCTTTGGTTCAGCCGATTCAGTTTACTCGAAACGAGCAACTGCCGATAGAGCCATATTTGTTTGGCGCATTGCTTGGAGATGGTCATTTCATGAAGCATCAGGTTGATGTCACTGAAAACATGGATGATTTCGATGAGATGTTCGGAGGATATATAAAGAATAGATATCTAAACGCACACGAAAAAAATTCGTCTTCAAAATCCAATGCAAGAGTTGTCACTTTTGAAGCAGGTGATGTCATGACTTCACTTGGACTTGGTTGCAAGAAATCGTGGGAGAAATTCATTCCAGATTGCTATAAGTATGCTTCTGTTGAAAATAGGCTTGAATTGTTGCACGGTCTCATGGACACGGATGGACATTGCCAGAAGCGAAGCAAGAACAGGACAAACGAGAATAATTTTGTCGCTACAGAATACTGTTCAACTTCAGAACAATTGGTTGATGATGTAGCGGAGTTGGTGCAGACTCTCGGAGGAATCGCAAGAAAGCATTCAAAGAAGACGTTCTATACAAAAAATGGAGAGCGTCATTATTGTAGGACTGCATATCGTCTCAACATCAAGTTGCCTGCTGGAATGAATCCTTTTAAACTGAAGAGAAAGGCTGATGCTTGCAAGACCCCATTGAAATATCATGTTGCCCGCGCAATCAGAAACATTGAGTATGTTGGTGAAAAAGAGTGCGTCTGCATAATGGTTGATGCCCCAAATCATCTCTATGTTACGGAACATTGTATTGTTACGCATAACACCATACAAGGACTCGGAATCGCAAAGGAACGGATGAACAGAGGGGAGGTTCGGAATTGTCTGATTGTGTGCCCTGCATCGCTTAAATACAATTGGCGAGATGAGATAAGCAAGTTCCTGAACATGGACGCCCTTGTCATCGGTCACAAGTGCAAGAATGCGCAAGACAGGGAGAAGCAGTGGATAGCAACTGGATATCCGTTCAAAATTGTGAACTACGAGACTGTGGCTAGGGACTTGTATTGTGAGCCGAAGAAGAATGACAACCGCATATCCTGCGCAAAAGCAGTTCTGAATTCGTTTGACATGGTTGTTTTTGATGAGTGTTTTTCTTATTATTCAAGAGTGATGCTTGAGGATGGCTCTCTTGAATATATTGGAAAAATTGTAACACATAAACTGCCAGTCAAGGTGATGTCATACAATTGGGAAACAAGGCAGTTTGAAGCGAAGCCAGTTGTTAATTATTTTGACAATGGAAGAAAACCATTGTTGCAATTGAAAACGCAATACGGAACTGTTCAAGTAACAGAAAATCACAAATATTATCGAATGGATGGAACAAGTGTTCTGGCAGGTGAATTGAAGGTGGGTGATAAAATAGCAATTTATAACAAATTTGGATTTTCAAATGAGATTCTTCCTTTGCTTGCTGGAACTCTTTTGGGAGATGGCTCGCTCGGAAGAAACAGGGAAAATGATTTGGCTAGATATCATTCGACGCATGGAATGAAGCAATTGGAATATGCAAATTTCAAGGAAATGATATTTGGCAATTGCAGAGGACGGGAATATATGAATGATTATGAAAAAGGATTTGGAAATCGTCTTCATTCTTCTTGCTCAAAATCCATGTTCCCTAAGCATGTATATGACATTTTTTATAAAAATGGAAAGAAAAAAGTTACACAAGAATGGTTGGATTTGCTAAATGAGTTTGGACTGGCATTGTGGTATATGGACGATGGATCTATACAGCAATTGCAATATCATAAAAACAACATTCAGAAATTGATTGATAATCTTGATTACATCTGTGAACATGAACATGAATATCAGATGTGTGCCAGTAAGAAAAGCTGTGCCTCATATTATAAGAAAAAGCTTGGATTGAAAAAAATAGAGTGCGACACATTTTTTAGAAAAATGATGTCTTCTGAAGATAGAATGGCATATCTTAAATCGGAGTTGAATACTATTGCTCATGTTGCTTTTTTGCATACTGAAGGGTTTTCAAAGGAAGAAGTGGAATTGATGTCAAATCATCTCAAAACACGATTTGGATTGAGCAATTCCATTGTCAAGACGAAAAACAAGCATATAGATGGGGAGTTTTACTATCATATTCGTTTTACAATAGATGGAACGAAAAAACTGATTGATATTGTTTCCCCATATGTCATTGACAGCATGAGATATAAGCTTGGTGGAATGGGTCGCCCATATGATGATAAGCTTGTCAAGTCATCAATAAAATCAAATGGATTGTTTGAGACAGAAGTGATAAGTGTTGAGCCTTGGAATAACAGAAGCAACTATACATATAACATAGAGGTCGAAGGTAATCACAATTACATTTGTGGTGGTTCGCTTGTGTCGAATTGCCACATGCTCAAGCACCATTCGTCTCAACGTACTCTTGCTTGCCGTCAGTTCAACGCAAAGTACAGGGTCGGTCTGACTGGCACTCCGCTTGATGGACGGCTTGAGGAGATACATTCCATCTTCCAGATTCTGAAGCCTGGTCTGTTCGTCAGCAAGCAGAAGTTCATGGAGCGTTACGCCGAATACGACTACTTCGGCGCAGTCAAGGGCTATCATCATATCAAGGAGGTGTCAGACAAGATAGCCCCGTACTACCTTCGCAGGCTCAAGGAGGAGGTCTTGAAGGACTTGCCACCGAAAATACACAAGGACATGATGGTTGAACTGTCACCGAAGAACATGAAGGCGTACAAGGATCTGGTCAAGAAGAAGAACGAGATAACGGAGAATGCCTCTGCGATGGAGCTTGTCATGAGGGCGAGGCAGTTCCTCGACTTCCCAGAGATACTAGGACTGCATAATTCTTCGGACAAGTACGCCGTGTTCAAGGAACTTCTTGATGAACTTGTAAAGGAGAGCAACCACAAGGTGATAATATTCTCGCAGTATACTAACACTCTTCATTGGTTGATGAAGAATCTTGAGTCCGAATACAAGAACATTCTCGTCATAGACGGTTCAGTCGACCCCGAGGAGCGTCAGGAGATATGCAAGAAGTTCAATTCAGACCAGAAGTACAGGATTTTGCTTGGAAGCAACGCAATGAGCACTGGGCTTAATCTTCAAGCCGCGGATGATGTCATCAACTATACTTCCGATTTCTCTCCTGCGATTATGAAGCAGAGGGAGGATAGGGCATATCGTTGTGGTGTTGCCCATACGGTCACTGTCTATGATTTTGTCTGCATGGACACTGTAGATGAAAGAGTGAGGAACATTTTGACAAGAAAGCAGACTGTCAACAATGCCCTTCTTGGGGAGAATGTCGATTCATTTGAGGTTGGCGACATGAGTGCAATGGAGATACTGAGTTGTCTGTGAGTTTTCATTTATATTCGTTATATATGTATGATTATTGTTTTATGGGTCAGATGAAACAATGATTGAACATTTAAGTCCATAAGGACTGAAAGCCTGGAATATAGTTGCTGACCCCAACTGTGTTTCAGGCTTTTTTATTGGAGAATAAAACGATGAATCAGGAATCAATCGACTGGTTGAAGACGCATTTTGGAGATGGAAGAAAAATCACAAAAAATGTGACTAAAAGCATTCCAGACAATATAATGATGGAGGTGAAAAAGGAATTTGCATTGTATCCAGAATATGGAACTATAGGTCATGTGATATATTGCATTTCCAACAATCTTTCTTTAGGAAAGTGTGCAACTTGCGGAAAGACATTGACTTATTATCAGACTTTTTTTGGTCATAATCAATATTGTTCAAATGCATGCATTGATAATAAACGTAGAGGATTGATGGTAAAAAAAACATTTATAGAAAAATATGGTGTAGAACATATTTCGCAGTTAGAACGAATCAAAGAGCAGAAAAAACAAAAAAGTATTTTAAAATATGGAACTGAAAATGTATTTCAAAATAGTGAGATACAACAAAAGCACAAAGAGACTATGATGCAGAGGTATGGCGTTAGGTCTCCGATGCAGAGTGCCGAGATGAAGGAAAAAATCAAAAGAACAAATATTGAAAAATATGGATGCGAGTGGGCATTGCAAAGCGAAGAAGTCAAGCAAAAGATAGTGGATGCCAATATGGAGCATTATGGTGTTTCAAGTCCTGCAAAAGATAAAGAAGTTCTCGAAAAGATGAAAAATACATGCGTTGAAAGATATGGTGTTGATAATATATTTAAAAGCAATAAATTTATTCGTGATAACCTTGACAGAACATACGAAGATTTGAAGGAGCGTTGGAAGGGAATTGTGATTCCAATGTTCTCAAAAGAGGAATATACTGGTCATTATCATGATGAGGTGTATCGTTGGAAGTGCGTCAAGTGTGGGGAGGAATTCGAGCAGAGGATATATAATACGAATCATCTTCACAAAATAGCCGAGGCAGTTCCACGTTGCATGAAATGTTATCCATTTGTGTCAGGATTTTCTCGTGAAGAGAAGGAGGTTCTTGATTTTGTGAAGTCCATTTACAGTGGTGAAGTCATCGAGAACGATCGTTCAATAATATCTCCGTATGAACTCGACATCTACATTCCAGAAAAGAAGGTTGCGATTGAGTTCGATGGCATATACTGGCATTCGGATGCGAATGAAATAGGCGCAGATTATCATTCGATGAAAACAATGATGTGCGAAGAAAAATCAATCAGGTTGTTGCATGTATTCGAGAATGAATGGAGCTTGAAGCAGGAGATAGTGAAGGATAGGTTGATAAACATCCTCGGAATATGCCAGGATAGGATATACGCGAGGAAGTGCACGGTTTCGAAGATAGGCTCCATGGTTGCGAACGATTTTCTCGAAGCCAATCATCTTCAAGGAGCCGACAACTCTTCAATCAGGTACGGGCTTTTCTACAATGATGAACTTGTGGCAGTCATGACATTCGGGAAGCCGAGGTTCAGCAAGGGATATGATTTTGAGCTTATTCGTTTTGCAACGAAGATTGGATGCCATATTGTAGGAGGAGCGTCGAAACTGCTCAATCATTTTAGGAGCAGTCATTCTGGAAGCATCGTGAGCTATGCCGACAGGAGATATTCCGATGGGCATCTTTATGAGAAGCTAGGATTTTCGCTTGTCGGAGTGTCGAAACCGAACTATGTCTGGATGAAGAAGGGCGAGATTCTGACCAGATATCAGTGCCAGAAGCATAGGTTGTCTTCAGTTTTAGGAGATGATTTTGACGAATCGGAATCCGAATCGCAGAACATGGCTCGGAACGGCTGGAACAGGATATATGATTGTGGCAATCTAGTCTATAAGCTGAATGCACGATAGGAATGCAAACCATGGAGACTATAAGTAGAATGGAAGACAAGAAGAAGGAAGATGTTCAGGGCGAAGGGCAACCGCAGGATGGTCAGAAGAATCCAGATGAAATAAAGGTGGATGTCCCGAAGGAGAATGCATATGGCGACATACCTGCCATTCCCGTGATTGAGGCAGTAGAGGGAATCAGGTTCGACTTCAATTCTGGCCTGAGGGTTTTCTTCCCGAAGGACGAAAAGGAGGAGAACCAGAGGAAGTACCACTTGAAGTTCTCCGATGCGGACACGGGTCTCGTCATGTACGATTCAGACTGCAATCCTGGCACGATAGTGACTGCCGTCAAGAAGTATTACATCCGATACAGGTTCGAGATAACAAGGCAGGGCACTGGCGAAGCCGTTTTCGGGCATACGCTAGACCTGAAGGACAAGGACGTGTGCGTTCAGTTCCCAGTCGGCACCCTTGGGGATTCCATCGGATGGTTTTCGTTCATCGAGAGGTTCCAGCAGAAGTTCGGATGCAGGGTGAAGCTTGTCATCTCCGATTTTCTGAAAAAAATCGTGGAGAAGCAGTACCCCCAGTTCGACTACGTGGACAAGGCCGACACTGCCAGGATTGATTCCTACGCATCGTATTACATCGGCCTGTTTTTCAATGGCGATGTCAACTTCCAGCCGATAGACTTCAGGCTCGTTGGTCTTCACAAGACTGCTGGCTACATCCTCGGACTGCGCAACAAGGAGGAGCTTGAGGACATTCCACCACGTTTTGACTTGTCTGCCCCACGGAGAATCAAGGAGAAGTACGCCGTCATCTCGTGCAAGGCCTCTGCCCAGTGCAAGTTCTGGAACAACCCATACGGATGGGACACCGTGATACGCTTCCTCCGAGACAATGGGTACAAGGTTGTCTGCATTGACAAGAACAGGGTGTACGGCTCTGGGACGATGTTCAACCAGTTGCCGTGGGGAGTGGAGGACTATACTGGCGACATTCCGTTGCAGGAGAGGATTGACGTCATCAAGGACGCAGACTTCTTCATCGGGCTGTCCAGTGGGTTGTCATGGCTGGCATGGGGATGCGGGGTGCCCGTTGTGCTGATTTCCGGCTTCACCCTTCCTTCCTGCGAGTTCTATACCCCATATCGAGTGATAAACTACCAGACCTGCATTGGATGCTGGGATGATGTCAGGGAGAATTTTGACCACAAGGACTATTTCTGGTGCCCTCGGCATAAGGACGATGAACGCAAGTACGAGTGTTCACGCCTGATTCCCCCCGAGCAGGTGCTTAATGTCATAAAGTCTATTCCGACATTCAGGCCGAAGCCAGAATGATGCGTTTTGATTGACAATTGCATGCCTTGACAATATTGAATGGTTCAGGCATTTTTTTGTTGATGGAGAACCAATTCGTTTTTGCTTATATGAGATATAATAAAAGAGGTTGGATTTTAGGTTACAGCGCTTAATGCATCTTAGGAAAAGCAACGGATTGGACAATGTTTACCATATTCACAATGAAGCAAAACAGCCGTCCCTTTTCAGATGGCGAGAAGGCAAGGCTTTTCGACTTGCTCGACATGTACGCATCGACGGAGTTCGGCGAATGGATGACGGAACTGGACTATCGTGGATGCGACTACAACTGGTGCGATTCGATGACAATGGACAATGGAATCCTCGGGGCACGTCCGTTGTTCGGAAAAGACATATACCTCGCACCAGAGCCTTCTGGGAACTGGAGCGACATTGTAGTCAGTACATGGATTGAAGGCATTGCGCCAGTGGCAATACACGAGCTTCGCCATCTATGGCAACAGAAGAAGTACGGCAAGGTGATGTGGTCGATGCTCAGGCTTCCTGAGGTGATTCCTTTTTTGTACGGGAAGGTTTTCATCGAAAAGGACGCCTTCGCAGTGCAGGAGGAGGCGGAAAAATTCATCGGGATGTTGCCACCAGGAAAAAGGAAGCCATGACAGCTTGCCTTAATGAAGAAAAATAAAATGAGTCGCAAGCATTGTTTTTTTAGAAAACCTATATCGTTTTTCTAAAGAATGTTTTTGATAACATCAAGATATTGAAGGAATTGTGACTTTATACGTCTTATGATGACGCCAGTCTTCTTGACAAGGTGGACATGATCGAACAGGCGTTGCCTTGCCATGAATTTTTTTGCGCCATCTCATAAAAATAAGGTGGAATCGTGCCTTGAAAAATGCCATTGTGACAGCATATTAAATCTGGAATGTCATCGGAAAGAAGTGATTTTCAGGAATTGATAAGAAGAGTAATTTCAAATGAAATTGCCATGGTTGTAATTGAAAACAAAGACCGCCTTGTCAGATTTGGGTATGAAATTCTTGAACAGATTTTCAAATATTTCGGATGTACTATTCTTGTGCTTAATGATGTTCTTGAAAACAAGACCTATGAGCAGGAGCTTACTGATGATTTAATTTCAATTATTCATTATTTCACAATGAAAAGTTATTCGCATAGAAGAAAATTGAACAAGATAAGAAAAGAACTCGAAAACAATGAAAACGATTAAGGCAAAAATCTTAAATAAGGTGGATTTCAGCAATGAATTAAAAGTATTTAATTCAATTGCAAGAATTGCCTTCAATCGTTTTCGGGATGGATTGAAAGAAAAGCAAGTAAGAGCAATATGCCATTCATTGTTTCCGAATTTGAATTGCTGGTTCCTGCAATGCGCAGTGAAAGAAGGCTCTGCATTATATGCCAAGCATAAAGATGCAAAAGTTATATTCGGTGGGAAAGGCAATTATGCAAAATACTTGAAACATCTCATCTCAAAAGATGAATGGAAGGCAAAAAGAACAATGCCAATTTCAATTCAAGGAGAAAAGCTTCAGAAAGGAAACAGGCTTTTTGATTTTGATTTGAATGACAATAAAGTGTTCTATAAGCCTTCGAAAGGAATAAAAATTGAGATTAAATTTAATGGATTCCGAGGGAAAATTCAAAATGAGCTTAATGCTCTACAGTATTTAATTAATTCAAAAGAAGCGACTGTTTCTATTAGATTTAACAATCAATACATTTGGTTTACTTACGATGAAAATTTGATTAATCAACAGAAATATTCCAATCTCATTAAAAAGAGATTGCTTGGAATCGACTTGAATCCAAATGCCATTGGCATTTCAATAATTGAATTCAACAGAAAAAATAAGTTCAGAATTATTCACAAGGAAGTCATAGACACTTATGAACTTAATAGAAAAAATGGAAAATCTTCTCCTGACAATCGCTATCAGAACAATAAAAGAAAGCACGAATTGATTGAGATATGCCATATTATTGATAGATTGGTCAATTGCTGGAAATGTTCAAGAATTGTTGTTGAAGATTTGAAAATAAAATCCAATAACAAGGGAAAAGGCAAGGAATTCAACAGGCTTTGCAACAATGTTTGGTGCAAAAACCTTGTTGTCCAAAAATTGGAGATGCTTGCGTTGATGCACGGATATGAATTTGTTCTAGTAAATCCGCGCTATAGTTCCTTTATTGGAAACATGCTTTATGGGAATGCAAATACTCCCGATATGATTGCAAGTGCAACAGAAATTGCAAGGCGTGGGTATAGAAAATTTTTGAAGGGTTGGTTCTATCCTAGATTTGACATTGAAATCATAGATGAGCGATGGAAGCAAACACTTGATGGAGTCAAGTCGTGGATAGAATTTTACCAAAAATTAAATAAACTGAAATTGAAATATCGGTTTCTGCTATTGGATTATATCCAAAATGCAGTTTTCAGTAAAAACCATGAAAAGAGAAAAATTAAGATATTGGAGTTCCATTGCAAAAAGCAATGAAACAATGATTCTTCTTAATTCTTTTTAATGATTTTTATATTTTATCCTTGTAAACGGAATTTACACAAAGGAGTTTTTCAATGGACAGATACGATTTCGACCAGTATGCAGTGCTGGTTTCCGACAATGGAAACAGGGTGGTGAAGGCCAAGGATGGGTCTTTTAACATGATGTTCCGCAAGTCCGATGGTCTTACTGCGAAGTGGGGTCGCACAATGGACGACGACCCGACCCATTGCCCGTGGGGGAACGAGATAGCCGACATCGAGATTACCACGGCGTGCAGGGGCATCAGGGGCATTGACAAGACGACTGGCAAGACTTCTGTAAATGATTGCGACAGAAGGGTTTGTGATTTCTGTTATAAATCCAATCAGCCCAACGGCTCGTATATGCCTTTTGACACGTTCAAGGCTGTCTTCGACAAGATGAACCAGCCGAAAACGATGACCCAGATTGCGCTGGGCGTGGATGCCGAGTGCAGGACGAACCCCGATGTCTGGAGGATTATGGACTACTGCAACGAAAACGATGTTACTCCGAACGTCACGGTGGCCGACATTGACCAAGGGACAGCGGAGAACATTGTCAAGCGTTGCGGGGCGTGCGCAGTGTCGTGCTACGAGCGCAACAAGAACTGCTGCTACGATTCCATCAAGTTGCTGACCGATGAGGCGAAGAGGCAGGGCAGGGATTCGTTCAAGGTGAACATGCACCTTCTTGTCAGCCATGAGACGGAGAAGTTTGTGTTCGAGGTGCTGAATGACAGGCTCAATGACGAACGGCTCAAGGGCATGGGGGCGATTGTTTTGCTGTCATTGAAGCAGAAGGGTCGTGGCAAGGCGTTCAGCAAAATGGATGACGAAGTTTACAGGAAGGTCATTTTCTTCCTGCAGGACAATAACATTCCCTACGGCAGCGATTCATGCGGTGCGAACAGATTGATGGCTTCGCTGAAGGAATACTACAAGGACAAGGAGAATGGCGAGGAACAATACAAAAGGGTGCTCAATTGTGTAGAGCATTGTGAGTCAACACTTTACAGCATATTTGTTAATGTAAAAGGCGAAGTGTTTCCTTGTTCATTCATGGAAAAAGAACAAGGATGGGAAAAGGGAATTGACCTTACTGATGACAAGTACAAGAACTATACAGCACAAGTTTGGAACCATCCACGTGTTCTCGAATGGCGTCAAAATTCGTTAAGGTGCATTGACTGCAACGGATGCAACCAGTGCCCGCATTATGAAATTTAAATGAGCCATATTAACAATATGATGAATCCCTTTTATACAGACAATTGCATTACGCTCTACCACGGTGACTGCATCGAGGTCATGAAAAGGCTAGGGGATGATTTTGATGCCTGCATTACCGACCCACCGTATTTTGTGCTTCCCAACGGGAAGTTCGGCGATGATTTTAAATGGGATTCTTTTGAGGACTACAGCCATTTTCTCGATTTTACAAGGCTGTGGCATGATGAACTCATGGGGCATATGAAGGAGCATTCCTGCGAGTTCATTTTCTGGAGCCAGAAGTATATGAAGGACGGCTTTGATTTATTTGAACCTTCACGGCTGTGCTTCTGGCATCATGCCAATCTCATCAATGTGGGTGGAATGAACGACTTTGCCTTCGACTACGAGCCGATTTTCGTAAAATGGCATGGCGTGCCCATGCTCAGGAAGGAAGGCAGGAAGTCCTGCTTTTTCAGCCACGTGAAGCCCCAGTCTAATTTCAATGGCGACCAGAAGCTTGTGCACCCGACGCAGAAGCCAGTTGGCCTGATTTCTGAAATTGTCGGTCAGCTGGACGGAGTCAAGGCTGTCATTGACCCGTTCGCAGGTTCAGGAACGACTGGCCTTGCCTGCCTGAAGCATGGATTGAAGTGCATTATGATTGAGAAGGATGAAGAATATTGCAGAAGAATCGTGCAGAGAATCAAGGCATATAATCCGCAGATGGAGCTTTTCTAAATATAAATTATGAGAATTACGAAGGAGCAAGGCAATGAAGACGAGGCACGGTTATGTAAGCAACAGTTCATCGAGTTCATTTCTTCTGAAGGAGTCGAAGGCGACGAAGAATCTTACATCGAAGGACTGGAACGAAATGATAGTCAGCCTGTTCAAGAACTATGAAAATCGCCTTGAAGACTGCTTGAGGCTTGCGAAGGAACTTGGGTTGGAGAAGGATGCCCATCCTCTTTTCTGCGCCTTCGACATGAAGACCGACAGGGCAGAAGCCGAATCGTACATGAAGGGCATCCTTGAGGGGTGGGTGGCGTCGAACTGCGTCATCAGGAACGGGAAAATCAAGTTGCACAAGAGGGATGTCCAAGGCAAGTGGATCATGTTCTGCAAGAAGGTTGCAAAACTGGTGGAGAATGAAATGATGGAGGAAAAGGGGTGCGACTATGCTGGCGCATGGGTTCGCATCCACAGCAGAAATGAAATCAGGGAATCCCCTCCAGTCGTCGATGTCAGGCATGCAGATGGCACCTACGAGAGAATCAATGTGGATGAGAAGTATCTCAAGATGCTTGAGGACAAGTGGGATGAGATGGGAATCTGCGACAACTACGATGTGCTGAAAAATGAGAAGACGAGGTTCGCAATACACTTCAGTGAAAACGAGTATGTTTTTATTGAAGGAGTGCTGGATGAAGAAGGGGGATGGGAAACGGAACCGTGGACATATGAGCGTCTATGCGAGGTGTTTGCAAAATGGCTTGTTGAGCATGGGAAGGTTCCACCTGATTTCAGCTGGCGTTCTCTGATTGATGACACGATTACGGTCAACATGCACGAGGGTTGACGATAAATTTTCAAAATCGCTTGAAATTTTAGAAAATCATCACATATTATGAATGTTGAAGGTGAACAATCGCCTTCATCTTTCAATGCTGTCGTAACTCAGCTGGTAGAGTACATCCCTTTTAAGGATGGGGTCGTGTGTTCGAATCACACCGACGGCACAAATGCCACCATAGCTCAGCGATAGAGCAATTGTTTCGTAAATAATGGGTCGATGGTTTAAATCCATCTGGTGGCTCCACATTTTAGTCAATAGCGATTAATTGAAAATCCTGTAGAAAAAGCACAACAAATTTTCAAAATCGCTTGAAATTTTCAGAAAACACTTCATATTATGAGTGTTGACAATGCGAGTGTAGTACAACGGCTTAGTATTTCTGATTTCCAATCAGATAATGTGGTTTCGACTACCACCACTCGCACCATATCCTCCGATATCCCCTGACTCTTATAAGGTCTAGAAAGGGTAGCTGGTTACACGCTGGTTCGAATCCAGCTCGGAGGACCAATTTAAAGATGATAGTGTAGCAACGAGGTTGCAGACTTGTTGCTTTTCGCACCACTATCATCTTTTTTAAATTTGATTGGATAACAATACAATAAAACTGGAAGGGATAGGATGAAAATGAATAGTGCCACAAAGAAAACAACTAGAATTGCAATGAAAATTGCAAAAGCCATGATTGATGACGATATAACTACCAATCCGATTGATGGCAAAGCTATTTTAGCCATGCCATTGGTAACAACATATAAAGGTGTTCAAGTTTATTTGAATGGAAATGACCATAGACCACCCCATTTGGTAACAATATGCCCTAAAAAGCCAAATATTAGGGCTAATTTCTGTATTAACAATGGAACAGACCCAAAATATACAGATGGTCAATTGCTAAATATTAGTGATGAATTTGATAAAGGAAAATTGAAAGATATAAAAGAATGGTTTACCCCAGAAAATCGTCCCGAACGAATGAAAAAGATAATGGAGTATATTGTTGTTCGTGGAGAACCGAGTTGGTTTAAAATTGAAGAGATATTCACACCAGATGAACTTAAAAAGTATGAAGCACTAAAAAAAGAACATGAACAAAAAAACGATAAAGATAAACAGGCATCCATTATTACTGCTTTAAGGACAATTGACTTATCAAAGCCTTGGAGTCCAGAAAACGATTATGACAAAATAACAGAGATTCAAAGAATCATTGCAAATGATGACTATACATTAACTGTGTTTTTCAATGACGGTTCAAAAAAACTATATGATGTCAAAGATAAAATCTTCAACAAAAACAATCAAGATTTCTTGTGGTTTAAAAAATTGCAAGACATCAATGAATTTAAAAAGGCAGAAGAATGTGGATGGGCAGTAAGGTGGGATGATGATACAGATATTTCATCCTATGAATTATATGTTCATGGAAAATAAATGCTGCTAATCTAAACAAGATTAGATTGAAGCACCACTCGATTGTTTGGAAACCAAGGTATAATGATAGATGTTAGGTTTTAATGAATTTTAAGGAAAAATAAATGAAGCATTTCTTAAACTATAATAGAGATGTCAGTTGATTTTAAACTGATGATTCTTTGAAAATTGGTATGTGGTTTCTGGAAGAAGAGAATTTTAGTTCCACTTTTCCAGAGTAAAACCAAGAAAGTGACTCGAAAGGCAAGACGCAATGCCGAAGGCATTGCGAATCAAAATCATAGCCTTAGAGAAAAGCAGTCTGGGAAAGAGCCTTTCTTGTTGATGGGAAAGTAAATTACCCAATAGAGGTGTGTAGTACGCCAGTGATGATAACGCCATTAAAGTAAATTTCATTGATTTTCATTGAAATTTGCAACTATATAATATCCATTTTCCAATTCAGGTAAACTGCTCAAAAATCAAAACGATTTTTAACAGTTTTCAACATTTGTTGATAAAATCAGGATATGCATGTTGCAACTGTAGCGATAAAGCTAGCATGATGGCTTTTTCATGGAATCAGCTTGAATTTTCGGAAACATGAACCATATTATGAATGTTGACACGACCACGGTATAATGGTGGTCACGCTCTTTTACAACAATGGGGATGAATTAGATTCGACTTGGAGTCGAAACTGTGGATGCATGCAGAAGTCGGTCGAAGGGCTTCTCAATAAAATCGACCAGCAATAACTGCGAACGAAGAGTATGCACTCGCAGCCTAGTCTGACTGCGATGCCAACGGAAAAATCCACTATTCGGATAAGTGGTGAGGCATAAAGACAACTCCGATAGCCTTGGGATGGCATGGCGCCAGCCGTCGAAAAGGTGAAAATTCGAATAAGCGCCAATTCACGGATGGCGAATCCTAGCAGTGCGTGATGATAAAAATGGATTGAGGTCATCGTCAGCCAAAAAAAGAATGACGGCAAGCATGTGAAGAATCTGCACGATTAAGGCTTTTCAAGAAATCGGGGGAAGTACCCGACATCTCCACCATTTTCATGGGCATCTTCCGTTGCATTGTTCAAAATGACTTCATATCAACGGAAGGCGTCATGGTTTCATCCTCGTAGTTCAGTGGATAGAACAATAGCCCTCTAAGCTATGTGTCGCTGGTCCGATTCCAGCCGAGGATGCCATAAAATGATGCGGTTTGCTTGAAAAATAGAAAAAGCGAACCATATTGAAAAGTAGAATAAACGATGAAGGTTGCAACAACCTTGAGCTCTTTTACAATTGAAAAATTTTTTTGACAATATGGTTGAAAAACATTGAACTTAGACCATATTATGAATGTTGACACGACCACGGCATAATGGTGGTCATGCTCTTTATGTCGCATCTCTGCGAGGTGCGTGAGTTGAAACAAACAAACAAAAAGGCTCATACAGCAAAATTTGATGATTTCCTATTTAATAGAAAACACAAGACGAGCCTTGGCTTTAGATGCTTGCAGCAAACTATTTCTATCATTATGGAGAGAAAGAAAAAGGGCATCTAGACACTTAATCTGACTGATTTTTATCGGAGTGTAACCGGTAGCTGGTTTCCGACCTCGTTTGGGGCGAGGACAATGCAGGTTCGAATCCTGTCACTCCGACCATTTTAAACAAGTGCCCTTGAAGAGTTGTGCTCCGATACTCTCATGGGCGTATGAACTGTTTCCAATTATTTTGGCCAGTTCAGCTTGAGAAGAGCCCGAGGACAGGACATCCGGCAGGTGATGGATTTCACCAATGTCCTACCAGTTTGAATACAGTTCATTTTAGTGAAGACATGGCATCCTCCTGAACAAGGAGGACAATGGTTCGAATCCCTTTACGGTGGCACTCAATCCGTGTACGGCAGATTGGCTGAATGCAACCGTGTACTTCTTTATAAAAAAGATCATCGTGCTGTTGGAGGAATTGGTAGACTCACCTCCCTGTCACGGAGGATATACTGCGGGTTCAAGTCACGTGCAGCTCGCCAGTTTTAAAGCCGACTTAGCTCAGTTGGTAGAGCTACATATTTGTAATATGTTTGTCATCGGTTCGAATCCGATAGTCGGCTCCATTTTATACTCAAATTAGAATAATTTATAACTGATTTTTCAATGGGGTATTAGCTCAGTTGGCTAGAGCGTCTGCTTTGCACGCAGAAGGTCGTCGGCTCGCATCCGATATACTCCACAGCCTTTTGGGGGTTCGATTCGTCGAACCTCCACTTTTTGTTTATATTGACTCTATTTTGTATGGTTTTTATTCATGCAAGTCCGGAGGAAACATAATGACTGAACAAGAATATAATGACATAAGACAACATAAGGAAGATTTTATAGTTGATGAAAAATATCAATGTCCTGTCTGTCATAAAATTTTTAACAGCAATGGCTTTTCTGCACACATATTCAAGCAACATGTAAATGCAGACAATGGAATTAAGAACAGTGGTGGAAACAACGGATGCTATTCTAATGAAAACTATAAGGAAAAGCATAGAAAATCAATTCAAGAAAGCATGGATAAACGTTATGGAAAAAAGCAGGAAAGAACAGTTACCTGCTCAAAATGTGGCAAGGAATTTACAGTAGTTGAAAGAGAAAAGGATAGAAAGGAAAAATATTTTTGTTCCCGTTCATGCGCCAATTCACATGTGGTGTCTGAAGAGCACAGAAAGAAGGTTTCAGAATCTATTAAAAAATTGCAACCAATTAAAACGTTTTGCATAAGATGTGGAAAAGAAATAACTGCAAAACCTGGAGCATATAGAACATTATGCAATGAGTGCAGGAACCAGCAACAAGAACAAGACCGATTGAAAAAGGAATCAATCTCCATAAGCAAGAATGGTCTTGTGATAACAGGAAAAAACTGACTGCCGAGCAGAAGATGGAATTGTGCGAAAGAAACACCAATGCTTCCAAACATTACTATAGGTTGCAATGCTAGTTTAATTTTGCTCTTTCAGATTTTCCTGATGAATTCGATTTTGAATTGATAAGAAAATACGGATGGTATAAGGCGAAAAACAACGGGAACAATCTAAATGGAGTCAGCAGAGACCACATGTACAGCGTGATGGAAGGATATAGGAACAACGTTGACCCATCAATCATATCTCATCCGGCTAATTGCAGATTAATACGTCATAATGACAATATTTCGAAGCTTGATGGTTCGACAATAACCCTTGAGGAATTGCTGGACAGAATTGAAAAATGGAATAAAAAATACAACATGTAGTTGGAATTTTATCACGCAGGTTCGAGTCCTGCAAAAGCCGTGGGGATTTTTGAACCATGGCTTTTTTGTTTTTTTGTGCTAATCTGGTAAAATATTTTATAAGAGACTTGATTTTTTGTTTTTTAATGCCATTTTATATAAAACTTAATAGAAATAATGGAGAAAATAAAAATGAATATAATTAATAATTCTAAATGCGAAACGATTGCCAATAATATTGCAGCAACAATTAATGCAATGGCTACCATTTATAATAAAGATAGTTATAAAGTATCAGTATATCCAGCCAGTGCAGAAGGAAGTCATAAGGAAAATCATGTTTCTGTGGTTGTCAGAAAGGACGATGAAGCAGGTAATTTAGCAGTATGTGATGGTCGTGTTTTAAATGGTAATTTATCACAAAAGAATATTAATTGGTGTCGTGAAGTTATTCTTACAGAAGAAAATAAAGTCAGAATTAATCAAATGATTGAAACAAACGATTATTATAGATTAGATCGTCCTGACGAGATAGCTAATCATCCATTATCTCAAAATAATGAAAAAAAGGCTTATATTTGCACAGAACAGCAAACGCCTGTGAAATGGGAAGATACCTTTGTTCAAGATATTAAACATCTTAATTATTATAAATTTCTTATTACTTTTGCTGATGGAAGTGTTAAAACAGTTGATCTCAATAAAGAATTGCATCGGTTGCCCAAACTATACAAAAAACTTTTGGAAAATCCACAAATGCTTCCAAAAGTTAAAATTGAGCCAAAAGGAACAGGTATTTTTTGGGATGATTTGATTGGATTTCCATGTGATTGGCTCTATGAAATTGGTTATTAATTGAAAGCCGGGACGAATTATTTGATTGAAGCATGAAACTTGTGTTGATATGTGGAGTAGAAGTATGAATGGAGAATTCCCGCATTCCTGCATTTATTGTAGCAGATATTATCCGAAGAACGATATCAACAACGTGATGCGAGGGGGAGGTGATTGCTGGAGCTGGAGCAGGATGAAGGGTGGAGACTCCCATGAGAATGATTGTGTGGATTTTCTGCCGTTGGACGAGGTCGGCATTGTCCAGAAGCAGATGTATGCGTTGAGGGCGACCCCTTCTGAAAACGGGTTCTCGCTGTCTTTGATGGACATGTTTCTGCACGTATGCCTGATAAGGGTGGAGAGCGATTCGATTCAGGAAGGTGCTTCGGCAATGGCATCAATCGTCAATCAGTGGCATGGCTATTTTTTGAAGTGTTGCCATGCGCTTGCTCCAGCCAAGACGCTGAATGTTTCAGTCAGCATGTATTCGAAGCTTGAGAATGAGACAATCGGGAATCCACAGTCGGATATGAGGAAAAGGCTTAATACAATAGTCCGTGGTTTTCCGAGGAACATACAGATAAACTACAGGTTCAATTCAAAACATGGCCAGAAGTTTTCGCAACTGAGGATATTCAATATCGATGGCGAGCCAGCGCTTATGGCATGCAATGGCAATTCAGAATATGTTGGAATCAGGGAATATTGCAACAATCCGACTGGCAAGGAGATTGCGCACATCATTCTGTCGGAGTTTGTGGACTATGCAAAGTTCTTCGGTTCTCTTGCGAAGGAGATTAGCAAGATATGCTGATTGATTCCGTCGATGGCTCTAGGCTTTTGGATGACGGAAGAACCGTGTCCGTCGCAATGATAGATTCTGGGTTTTCATCGATTCCAAAATATGCGACAATGCATGGCTCGAACAATGCGTCTGGAGTCAAGCATGGCAACAGGGTGCTGTCGATATTCACTGCTCCTGACAGGATGTTCCCATTGACGGGGATGAGGTTGCATCTGGCCTGCTATAATCCGATGACTGGATATGATGGTCTTGTCGGGGCTGTTGGCATTCTTCCAAAATGCGACATCCTGTCCGTTTCCATGTCGTGGAAGGACGATGTGGATGAATTGAGGGTGGCAATCGAAAGAAAATTCGGAATGGTGTGCGCACCATGGTCAAAAGACAAGAATCTTCCATATCCTGGTGAATACGGGTTTGCAGTGACGTGTTCCAATGCCGACAACGAAAACGCAGACCATTGCATTGTCCCGAACGCTGGATGGAGAGGGAATTCATATGCGGTTCCAGCCATCGCACGCCTGTTCGCACATGGATATTTTGGCAGGTCTGGTTCTGGGGAGATGCTGGCAGTGGACAGTCTTTTCTCGGCATGCAAGGACGGGGTGACGGTCATGACTGCATCGCATTCTGGACAAGCAGGAATAATGGCATGCCCGAATTGCCATAGGTATATGAGAAGCATGAACAACGGTGGGTTCATTGTCCTTGAGCGTGGTACACCATGCCCATATTGTGGTTCATTGTTGTAAAAGCAAAAAAGGCCCGTGAAAATCAATCCACGAGCCTTCATTGCGATGCCAGACTATTATGACTTATTCGATGTTGATGAACTTGGAGTCATCGACTGGGGGTTCTTCCTTTTTGAACGGAATCGTAATGGAGAGGAGTCCGTTTTCGAACTTGCTTGTGATGCCGTCCTCGTCGGCATTGTCCATGAGGCTATAGGAGACAGCCATCTTCTTGTAGGAGATTCCCTTGTATTCGTTGGTCTCGTTTTCGTTGCTGTCCTGTCTGCGCTCGGCTTCGATGGTGAGCACTCCGTTTTTCAGGGAGATGCTGATCTCATTCTTGGCGAATCCAGCCAGTGCATATTCAAGCCTCTTTGCCACCGTCTTGCCGTCCTTCTTGACGTTCACGACATTCATCGGATATGCGCTTGCCTCCTTCGCCCAACGAGTCGGCTTGAAGAACTCGTTGTCGAGCATCTCGTCGAAGAATCTGTCGAACACCTGCGTCGGGGCGAACAGGTTGTCGAATGCCGTTGGATAGTTGCTGTTTCTGTGAATCAAGTTAAACATGTTTTCTTCTCCTTGCACCCTGTCGGCGTGCGTTTTCTGTTTTTGTGCCCATTGCTGGCGCACGGTTTATGGCGTCTGGTCTGGCACCGTTGATAATATGAATTGCGTTTGCGAAAATTCAAGTCTATCATGGACGGCTCTTGAAAAAACCGTTCTGTAAACCATATTATTCACGTAAATCAATTCACGAATTGCATATAGCACAGACCATGCCAAAAATTCTTTTCACATCAGACCTGCATCTCCATCGGGACACGCTCGACGGGGTTCTCTGCGCAGTTCGCAACAAGATTGCAGAATCGAATCCAGATGTGCTTGTCATATCGGGGGATGTGAGCGACATGCCCAGCCAGAACACGTTCGGGTTCTTCGGGGAATTCGACCTTCCCGTGGTGTTCTGCCTTGGGAATCACGAGTTCGCCTATTCGAGTGTCGAGAAGACCCTTGAAAAATACCGTCACGACCATGAAGTCGCCATGTCATGCCGTGTCAGGAATGTCCACTGCCTTGACACCGAAGGTCATTTTGACACGCTTGGAATCAGGTTCTACGGCAATGTCCTCTGGTACGACGGAAGCCTCTACAACGGTTTCGACAGGACAAGGTACATGAAGAACATTTATGACGGATGGCTTGACAGGACGATTGCCGGGTTCAGGCCGTTGGAGGAGCATCTGAAGTGCGTTGAGCAGATTAGGAACGCCCAGAGATACGCAAGGAAGAAGACGCTCGTGCTTGTGACGCATTGCGTACCACACCGCAAGCTGAACCTTTTTGACATTGAGAGCCCCATGGGCATACCGAACTGCTATTCTGGCGTGGACAATCTTTTTGATTCGCATGGCATACATCCAGACATCGCATTGTGCGGGCATACGCATAGAAGGGCATTGTACGAGCATCGCATGAAAAACGGAAAAGGGATTTATTGCTACAATTCTGGCAACGACTATTTTTTCAAGACCGGGGAGGTTGTTTTTGATGAAATCGAAGTCTAATGATGAAAAAGCTGAAGCAATCAGAATCGTCGCCGACATGTCAACGGATGACGCAATCATCGCATGCCTTGATGCGGGTCGTGGAACCGTCATGCCTGCCCCCCTCCAGCCTGCACGCCTCCAACATTGAGCAATGATGCAAGCATCAGTTGCAGCTATCAGCTGGATGTGGACGAATTGCTCAGGATTGCCGTCAGAAACAATGACGCCGACAGGTCGATGTCCATTGATTATGGAACGGCGTATTTTTGCGACAATGGTTCGCTCGTCTTGGAGTGCTCTTTTCCGAGCAACAACATGTTTTACATGCTGATTGACGACAACAACCCAGTGGATATATGCGACAAGGCAATGTCCGTGCTTGAGGACATAAAGGGCACGGTGTCGAAGATGCAGGAGAAGGTTTTTGAGCTGTCATTGTCCCAGAAGGTGAAGTAAGCTTTAGACCGTTCTTTACACCGGGCTTTTTGAGGACTGCCCATATTGTCGAAAACGGAAACAAGGATGGAATGGATGTGCAGGAATGCCATGGGAGGCTAATTCATGGATGAATCAGACATAAGTAAATGGGACAACAACATTGAGCGATGGAGGAGCGCCGACTACGACATTCTCAACGAAACCGTTGAAGGCAAGCCATATTCGGATGATGAATTGCGTGAGAAATTCAGGAATGGATTGAAGATGCTTGAACGAAAAGGCGATTTTGATGCCTTGATGTTTTACAACGACAACTGTGTAAACAGCGCTGAGGTCACGATTGTCATATGGAAGGCGTTGGCTCAGATGGACATTCATTCGGAGAATCTGACTGGACGGCAACTTGTTAATTTGCATGAGATTTTAAAAGAAGAGACAAGGCGATGAAGATAGTGAAGGTTGAAAAGACGGAGGCAGGAACTGGCGAGATAACAATGGAGTATGCCGAGCAGACGTTCAAGGAGTTGCTTGCGTTCCAGGGATATGGGTTCTGCCTTGGATATGATGTGCCAGTGTTGGAGAAGACTAGGGGGGAGGTTGCTATTGGAAGCCTGAAGGTTGGCGATTACGTCCTTGCCCCTGATGACGGGGGTGGCGATAGATGGGAGCGTGTCGAGAACATCCTGCCACGTGGGAACAGGGATGTCTACCGTGTCGGCTTCTCGAACGGAAGGGAGTTGATGGTCACGCTAGACCACCCGTTGCTATGCTCAGACGGTTCTCTTAGAGGCACGTCGGATATTCTTAACATTTATGCCAAAAACAAAAATTGCGAGGTGATGTTCAGGAATCTTGAGAAGGCAAGGGTTTCGAGGGTTGAGTATGTCGACAATATGCCAGTGATGGACATTACTGTTTCTGGCACGTCCCACCTGTTTTATGCGAACGGGTGCGTTGTCCACAACTGCAAGGCTCACGCCACGTCATATTCCGTATATTCTGCCGTCCAGATGTGGTTGCAGGAGCATTATTTCATCGAATACATGTGCGCATTGCTCAACCACATCGACAGGGCGAAGGAGAAGAAGGGGGTGGGAATCCTCAACGAACGGGTCGAATACTGCATGAAGTACGGAAGGACAATCCTATATCCAGATGTCAATCGCTCTGGGGACAAGTGGGTCATAGTCAACAACAATGACACGTTGCTGGCGCCGTTGAAGAACATCAAGGGATTTTCGGACAGGGAGGTCGGAATCATAGAACGCAACAGGCCGTATTCCAACCTGAAGGATTTTCTTGACAAGACAAAATTCAACAAGAACAGGTTCGAGGCTCTTCTCTTCGCCCATGCGCTTGATTCGTTCGGCGAGATAGAGGATTTATACAACTGGTATTACAACCATTATGCCGAGCAGGAGAACAAGAGCAAGAAGCAGAAGAAGATGGAGCAGTCGTTCTTGTGGGACGAGGCAGATGACGGGCAGTCATCCACCGTTCCAGAAAACATCAGGACGTTCACGAAAAACGAAATCGAGGAGCGTTGCCTTGACATGAACGGTTTTGTCATACACGAGAACATCAGGATAAAATACCATGAGTTTTTCGAGAGGGGGATGGAGAAGGTTGCAGAATTCAAGAAGAATCCTGCGTACAATTCTCCTAGGAGGAGGATATACAAGCTGTCTGAACTCGAATGCGAGGAGCCCGAGGAGGACAAGTTCAAGAGCAGGTGGGTTCTGGCCAAGATAACATCCGAGGCAAGGGACATCCCGAGCAAGTTCGGTGGCAAGACGTTTCACAAGATAACGATAAACGACGGCTTTTCCAGCGCAACCATTACGGGGAACAGGATACCTAGGTCGCTCAGCAAGGGAAGGGTGATGGTGTTCCCAGTGTCGATAATCAATGGCAAGATGTATATTGACAACCATGCAATGGAGAAGCTAGACCCAGTTGTCCTTGAGGAAGGAGAATGACGCATGAGAATCAGGAACGGTTATGTCAGCAACTCAAGTTCGTCAAGCTTCATTGTCTATGGAAGGGAACTCGGCTACCATGAGGCGCTTGAGTTGATGGCCGACAATGAAAACAATGTCATGTGCATCCTCAGCAAGAAGGGCACAAGCGGTGAAGGGGAGGACTTCGTGTTCAGGATGACGAGCCATAGAATGGACATTCTCAAGGGCAACGGGATTGACATCGAGAGGATGAAGGGAAGATATCTCCTTGCGATGAAGGAATGGCGCAACAATGGCAGGGTGCTTGACATCACCGAGCCGTTGACGGGTGGAAGGGTATTCGAGATTCGGAAGGACAACAGTTCGCCGGCTTCGGATTCTGACAGCAACATGAATTTTGCGAGGTGGGTCAAGTCAAGGGGAAGAAAATGATACGAGTGGATGTCATAAGCAAAAGCGATGCAGTCAGGCGCATCGCAAAAGGCCTTCCCGCATATGGCATTGTGTGGTGCTGGCATGAGATGGTCGCAGTTGACCTTCTCAATGGCTCAATGCGCAATGCCTTTTTCGGAAGGTTCGATGGCTCTTCTGACGGAATCTACTACGCTTCTGGATTCAGGGAGCTGGATGAATCGAATCCAGTCGACCTCGAGCCTGGCAAGTGCATACTGCACAAGGCAAAAATGAGGCTTGTCAAGACGACGAAGACGTTCTACAGATACTATCAGCACAGCGAGGAAGAGTACTGGAAGAAAATCAACGGGGAGCCTGAACAGGACAATCGGGGCTGAAAATGGCCAGCATATTCATCAACAGGTCAGACTGGGACAAGTTCTCCGAATCGGAGATGGAGGAATACAGGGAGTCCGTATTCGCATATTACCGTGCGCACGGATTCCCGTATTTTCGGACGGACAATGAATGGCGCAGGGACGAGTTCCATAAATTCATGGAGTTCGATGACTCCGATGTGATTGCAGGGGACGAGATACGGCAGACAATGCATGGGCTCTCGTTCTGCTGGAGCTTCATGCCACATGCGTATTCCGTGCAGTGCAACGGCTTCAAGTCGCCATATGAAGCCTTCATGGATGACGACACCCTTCGCTCCGTGATAAGGAAGCGCATCATGATGGGCGACAACATGAGCGACAATGGTCTTCGGAAGATGCTCAAGATACACACTGGGGTGCAGGGCGTGTCTAATTTTCGACCGACGGCAGCCAGCGCCATATACTCGAAGTTCGCAAGGGGGAAGGTCGTCTGGGACATGAGCGCTGGATATGGTGGCAGGATGCTGGGTGCGTTCAAGGCAGGGGTCGGGAAGTACATCGGCACCGACCCGTGTACTCCTACATACGATGGATTGCTGGAGATGTACGGCTTCATCCGTTCCTGCAATTCAGAATTGCTTGTCCCCTACGAAGGATGCAAAATGGAGCTTCACAAGGTGGGTTCGGAGGAATTCGTTCCAGACTGCGATGTCGACTTCTGCTTCACATCCCCACCGTATTTTGACACGGAGAAGTATTCCGACGAGGATACGCAGTCGTGGAAAAAGTATGGAAACAGGGAAAGATGGCTGGAAGGATTCCTGAAGCAGACCATATTAAACTGTCGAAGTTGCCTTGTCGGAAACGGAGTCATGGCCATCAATGTAGCCAATGTCAGAAGCTATCCGACAATGGAGGATGACACGGTGAGGACGGCAACGGAGAATGGATTCGAGCATGTCTGCACGATGAAGTACCTGCTGTCGTCGTTGAGTGCGAAGAATGTCTATAAGTTTGAACCAGTTTTCATATTCAGGAGGAAAAAATGAAAATCACGAATGTCGAGGTGCATGGGCTGGAGGATGCGATTCTGGCGTCTGGTTTTGCGTTCAGGTCTGATTTTGACCCAGACAAGATATCCGACCAGAAGTCTCTTCTGATGGCGTATTTATGCAGAAAAAATGGAAAGGCAAGCTCTTTTAGGGCATTGACCGACGAGGAGTTCGAATGGTGCGAGAAGCAGGTGAAGCGGTTGAAAATGCTGGGTTCTTGCGAAGGTGGCGAGAGCCATGACTGCGCATTGTGTGGAATCACGGTTTCGTTCGACATGACATGCCCACGCCTTTTGATGCCTGAAGTCCAGCGCTATCATTTTATGGACATTGTCACTGCCTCGTCCACCATGCACTGCCTGAAGAAGAACGTCAACACAATGCTCGCAGACGAGTCTAGAATCAACGACTTCTTCTGCGACTACACCGACCACCGTGTTGTCAAGGCTTTTCTCGAAGTGGCGAAGGAGCTTCTCGACAAGTTGCCTGAAGACAGGGAGAAGTTGGATGCAGGGACGAACGAGACTGTCGCAAGGCTCAAGGCCATACTTCCAGAAGGATATCTCCAGACGACGCACATCGTGACGAACTACCGTCAATTGAAGACATGGGTCAGGCAACGCTCAACCCATCTTCTTCAGGAGTGGAGGGATGTGTGCAAGTGGATTCACACCCTTCCCCTTTTCGATTTTCTCACGGAAAAATGACGACGATGGAAGAAGGGCTGGACATCGACAAGACAATGCTGGGTCTGGGATTCTCGAAGGAGCGTGACGCCATCGGGGATGGATACAACAAGGAGATTGTCGTGTGCAACTCCAACTGCGTTGGATGCGAATACAGGATATCTTTTGGAATCCGTATCTGCAAGGATGGAAGTTGCAACGCAGTCGGAATCATGTACAAGCCACTCGCCCATGACAGCGAACTTGGCATGGAAAAGGATGGCTCAATGAACGACCAGCCACATTCGAGGATATTCATCCTGAATGTGGAAAGGGGTGCCATCGAGAGCGCAGTATACGATTGTGCGTATACCCTTGCGCAGGTCATGACTGCGATGGATTTTCGCCAGCTTTCTGGAACCGACTTCATCGACTTTTCCGACTGCTCCCGTGAAGGGATAATGGACGAGCTGGAGAAGCAGTCATGCACGAAAATACATGCCCAGTTCCATGGTTCCAATTGTGAGATGTCAGGAGAGTTCTAATGCAAAACGAAAATTGGTTTTTTGAGCATTGCTTGAAGTGCAGGCATCTCATCACGAAGAAGAACATGAATACAGGCAAAAAGACATATGCGTGCGACAACGGAACATCACTGGTGAATAACTACGGTTCCTTCAATTATGTCGATGAAAACGACGTGGTCATTCCTTCGTCTAAAGGGGCAGAGGATATGTGCAGTTCATTCGCAGAGAGATTCATAATCGCATTAAATAAATAGGAGGGAAAATGGCTGAGTTGGACAACACCTACAATTTTACGGGTCTTGTGCAAAGGGGGGACAAGGCAATCAACGAGAGATATCGTCCACGGACATTCCACGAGGTAATCGGAAACACGGAGACGAAAAGGTCTCTTGCTGGATGGATGGAGCGTGGAAGCAAGAGGTCTGCGAGCATCCTGCTAACAGGGGGCAGTGGGCAGGGCAAGACGACCATTGCCCGCATCCTTGCGATGGGATTGAACTGCGAGAAGGGCGATACCGTCAACCCGTGTTGCGAATGTCCGTCGTGCATGGCTGCGATGGCTGGTGAGGCCATGCATATCAAGGAGTACAACATGTCTGCCCTTTCCACGAAGGATGACGCGGATGCCATTGTGAATTCGCTTTATGACTCGTCGTTCACTGGTCGGAACACGGTTGCCATCCTTGATGAAATTCAAGGCATGAGCGTTGGAAGCCAGAACCTGATGCTCAAGATGCTGGAGAATCCTCCGAAGAACACCTACATCATCCTCGCCACGACCGACCCTCAGAAGATTCTCAAGACCGTCAAGACGAGATGCGAGACCTACGAGGTGACCAACCCGTCCACCGACAACATCAAGCAGATGCTAGGAAGTGTCGTGAAGCAGGAGCTTCCGTCGATGCCAATTGAGCAGAGGAATCAGATTCTTGAGGCGTGCCGTGGTCTGGGATACCGTGAGATATTGATGAAGCTTGAGAAGTTCATCAAGGGAGGGGGGACTGGTTCCATTGACGAGGCATTCCAGCCTGAATTCGCATCCCTTGCCAAGTCAATCATGAGGGGAGACCTAAAGGGATGCATGACCGAGATGGATAAATATGACGACACGGTTGACGCCAACTCGGCGAAGAGGGTGATAAGGGTTTTTGCGTGCAACCAGATAAAATACTCCTATGAAAAGGGGGATGCCACGGGAATGAAAAGGTCTCTTGCCGTGTTCAGGATATTCGACGATGGGTTCTACGCCGACCCGAAGCCGATTCCTTCGCTGAAGGCAGATGTCATTGAGGCCTGCATGATAATGGCTGGGATGTAAGATTTTACTTATAATTCCATTGATTTTAAGCCCATATCATGAACGGTTTTCGGTGACATGAGTAAAGTAGCAACATTTTGGTTGAACGGAGGATGATGGAATGAACAAGTCGATAAGGATAGCGCTGGACATCGCAGCAGACTACAAGTACGTATACGACCCAGACCACAATGAAAAGCCAGACGGAATGTGGAACAGGACGAATTCAGGATGGTCTCAGAATAATGGGGAGACTGCGCCGAGCAGGAACGTCATCCAGCAAAATGCTCCAGCCAAGAAGGATGCGCCGAAGACGGAGAATGCTCCAGACGTCAAGGAGAACCGTCCTGAAAATCCATGGCCAACTCGGCAGCATCCCCAGAATGAGCAGTCTACCGATGGCGGTACCTTGTTTGACGAAGGAGCCAACGACGAGTTCGTGACCGATGAGGAAGGCAAGGAGGAGGAGCAACAGGAGGTGGAAGGCAATGGCGACCCCGTGGAAGAAGTTGTGGATGACGGCCTTCTTGACGACGCCAACAAGGAAAAGTATATTGACCAAGACATGTACGACCAGCATATTGAGCGACTCAACACCTTCATAGACAAGTTCGACGAAGGCGAGGGGAAGGAGAACGACGTGACGTTCAAGGCCATCGCATCGAATCTCGACTGGGACTCCATGGAGGAAGTGAAGGCTTTTGCCAGCCACTGCAACGCAAAAGGCCTGGATGGAGCCGATGACGTCATTGCGTTCCTTTATTTTCAGCATCAGGAGAATGGGGAGAAGTTCGACAAGATAATCGCCGACATGAAGTGACTGCACGGCATGATTTTTTGACGAATTGAAGCCACGGCCATGAAAATCCGTGGCTTTTTTGTCGCATCGAGTTGACTTTTTGGAAAAATGGCGTATAGTAGGTGCAGTTACAATCGCACCTCCGTGGAGGTGCGTGAGTTGAAACGTTGTAAAAGTAAGAGCCATAGGTGACGTCGCACCTCCGTGAAAGTGCGTGAGTTGAAACAATGGAAAAATTCAGCCAGCAAAATGCAACCAATGAGGTTTCTGGGCTTGAGAAGAAGATAAAGGAACTCAGGAGCGCATATTGGGAGGGAAAATGCGACACCCCCGATTCCGAGTATGACGCACTTGTTGAAAAGCTCAGGAAAATCGACCCGAACAACGGGTTGCTTACGGCTCCCGAGCATGGGGCTTCGCACGGTGCGAAAATCGTGCACAAGACCCCGATGCTATCGTTGCAGAAGGTTTACAGCAAGGAAGACCTGATGAAGTGGATTGACTCCGTCAGCCGTTCTGATGACGAGGAATTCCTCGTCCAGCCTAAATACGATGGAATCAGTTGCCACTACGACAATGGGACATGGTCTACGAGGGGGGATGGAAACGTTGGCGAGGATGTGTCCGATGTCTGCCGTCGGCTCGCCGTCACAGACCAGGACGTTCCACGCAATGACTTCTATGGCGAGATTGTCATCAGGAACAGCCACTTCGATTCTACGTACAAAAATGTCAGGCGTGAGAATGGCGAGACCTTCAAGACGCAACGAAACGCAGTCGCTGGGATTCTCAACACGGACGATGTCGACTTCTATGCGAAGCAACATGCCGTCCTGACTCTTGTCGACTACGACATGTATTCGTTCAGCATGAAGAAGTCCGAGGCTGGCGCAAAATGGGACATAATCCGTGGAATCATCAATGCGCTCGACTATCCGATGGATGGAATCGTCGTCAAGATAGCCGACAAGGCATGGTATGACAAGCAGGGCACCACGTCCCATCATCCGAAGGGCGCAATGGCGTTCAAGTTCGAGAATTCATCGCAGAAGACATTCCTGAAGGATGTCGAATGGGGAATGGGCAAGGAATACATCACTGCGACCGCCATCTTCCAGCCTGTCGTGCTTAACGGCGTCACTGTTTCCCGGGCAGTCATCCCCATGAAGAGCAAGTCGCTTCCATGCGTGATGAACGGGGACTTCAACTATGATGCCATAATCACCGTCGAACGTGCTGGCGATGTCATTCCACATATCACCGAAGTGGGCAAGAATCCAGTCGGCGAACCGTTTACGATTGACAAGTGCCCGTTCTGCGGGAGCAAAATCGAGATTCTCGAAAGTGGGGTGCGTTGCACCAATCCAGACTGCCGTCGCAAGAAGATTCACCGCCTCTACGATGCCCTTGTCGTCCTTGGGATGAAGAACGTCGGGGAAAGCACGGTCACTGCGCTTTACAACCAGCTTGGCTTCGATGACTGCGACATCAACCTTCTTCACTGGATGAGGAATTTTGCCACGCCTCAAGCCGTGGATATGATCTCCCATCTTAACGGATTCGGGGATTCGTCTGCGAACGAGATAGTCAACGAGACGAAACGCATCGTCAACACGACAATGGCGAAGTTCATCGCTGCGCTTGGGATACCTAACGTCGGCATCAGCATTGGAAAAGCCATTGAGCAAAAATATGGAAACATCGTGTCTTTTCTCAACCAAGTGAATGGGGAAGGCCTACGCTCAATCGATGGAATCGGGGACGTGATGGCATGCCGAATCGTGGATTGGCTCGCACAGGACGGCAATTCCACATTCCTTGCCAATCTCGCAAGTCATTTTGCTTTTAATGAACCAGTTAAGAATGCGCAACAATCCACTGGCAGGACGGTGTGCTTCACTGGGGCGATGAGAATGAAGCGCTCCGAAATGCAACATGTCGCAAGACAGCACGGATATTCCCCGATGGATTCCGTCACGAAGGGGCTTGACATCCTCGTTGTTGCAGATGATGCAGACATGACCTCAAGCAAGTGCGTCAAGGCGAAAAAATACGGCACGGAAGTCATTAGGGAGTCAGATTTTCTGAAAATGTGCAATGTTTAGCTTGAAATTCTCGAATAATGTGCCATATTATGGTTGTGAAGTCAAAGGAGAATGAACCATGATGAAACTTGCATACAAATTTTATGTGGTCAATTCAGACAACAGGATTGTCTGTGGTTTCCCTACGGAGGAGAAGGCTGTGTCCTATGCCAGCAAGAACAGGTATAGGGTCTTTTCCAGCAACAATCTCCGCAATAAGGGAATCGACCCGTTAAATGTCGAGAGCTGGTCGGTGGCGTTGTTTGACGCAACCAGTTCTCAAGCAGAGAAAAAAGAAACAAAGGAGTGATTCGAACATGTTGAAGAATGATGAAATCCGTGTCCTGACCGAAAAGCAAATCAAGCAGAAGCTGGCTGGCTACAAGTCTGCCTATACCAAGAAGGTCAACGCTGCGAAGACGACCAAGGAGCGCAAGTGCCTTGAAAATGGCCGTGAAGCCTATGTCGCAGAGCGTCTCCACGAACTCGTGGAGCAGAACAAGAAGCAGATTCAGCGTCGGGCTGGTGTCCTGTCCTGGGAGACCCGTCGAGCCAACAACGCCAAGCGCATTGTCAAGCAGGTGGAGTCCGTTCAGACCAAGAATCCTGTCGCCAAGACGGCTTCCAAGAAGAGCCACGGCTCCAAGGTCGGCATCCGCATTGTCAATAAGTAACCAATCATCTGGAATCTAGCAATGGATAATAGAAAGGACTGCAAGTGGATTGAGATCTTCATGAACGTGTATGGGGACAAAATCGATAAGTGCCTCTGCCATCTGAACCCTGAATCCAAAAGGGTTGATTTGGAGAATGACTGCAAGAATTGTCCACACTACATCAAGGAGGATGTGGAAGAGGAGCGCTAACCACTGAATTGCTCTGCATGCGTTGCTAACCTAAAAGCCGTGTCATGACACATTCGTTGTGATACGGCTTGTTTTTATCGCAGTTGATATGAAGAAGAAAAACGACAATGGAGAACGGATTCTGACGACGAACAGGAAGGCTCGCCACAATTATTCCATCATCGAAACAATCGAGGCTGGAATAGTCCTTCTTGGAAGCGAGGTGAAGTCGTGCGTGGCGAAGGAGGTGTCCATCTCCGAGGCGTATTGCGTAATCAGGGGAGGGGAGTGCGTTATGTTGCAGTCCTCGATATCCACCTATTCGAATTCGTCCTATATGAACCACGATGTCAAGAGAGATAGGGTTCTTCTTCTTCACAAGCGCCAGATAAGGAAGCTCAAGTCCGAAGTGGAGAAGAACGGAATGACGATTGTTCCGTTGGACATGCATGTTGCCCAGAATGGAAAAATCAAAATCCTGATAGGCTTGTGCAGGGGCAAGAACGCCATTGACAAGAGGCAGTCCATCAAGGAGCGTGAGATGAAGCTTGAACTCAAGAGGATTGCCCGATGACAGACCGTTTGCTGTTGCAGAAGTATAATAAATAGATGTTAGATTTTAATGAATTTTCAGGCAAAACAAAGGAAAATTTTACTTTTCCTTTGAAAAAGAAAGATGAGATTGACTGAAACAATACAAGTGAATAAAGGAACTGCCTTATATAAGGAATTGGATAATTTTTGTTTTCTGTCCAAAAACTTGTACAATGCTTCGCTGTATGCTGTCAGGCAACACTTCTTCAAGACTGGAAAATATTTGAACTATTCTGCTTCTAATGGAATTTTTATTCAGACAAGGAATTCTGACTATTATGCTTTGCCCACTAAAGTAAGTCAGCAGACAATGAAGATGGTTGACCAGAACTTTAAGTCATTTTTCGGGCTTTTGAAATTGAAGAACGGAAAGGCTAAACTACCACATTATCTTGAAAAAAATGGAAGATACGTGACTGTTTTTACCAATCAGGCGATTTCAAGTAAATTGCTTAAGCAAAATGCTCTTAAGCTTTCAGGAATAAATGCGACAATAAAAATTAGACCTAATATCCAAAGAATCAAGGAAGTCAGAATTGTTCCACGATTGACAATGAACACAATGTCGATTGAAATTGTCTATGAAGCAAACGAATCATTGTTGAAAAATGACAATGGAAAATATGCTTCGATTGACTTGGGAGTAAATAATCTGGCCACTGTTTCATTTAATTTCAAAAGAGGATTCATCATCAATGGAAGGCCATTGAAGTCGATAAATCAATTTTACAACAAGAAAAAGGCAACATTACAGAATTTAAAATCAAACAAATCAAAATCTTTAAATAGGAAAAGGAACAATAAAGTTTCTGATTATCTTCACAAGACAAGCCGATTCATCACGAATCAGTTAGTGTCCAATCACGTCAATACTCTAATCATAGGAAAAAATGACGGATGGAAACAAGACGTGAACATCGGAAAAAGAAATAATCAGAACTTTGTTTCAATTCCATTTGAAAAGTTCATTAAAATGCTTTCCTACAAATGCAGATTGGTGGGAATCAGTGTTTTGAAAATCAATGAATCTTATACAAGTAAATGTAGCTTCATTGATTTTGAGCAGATTCAGCATCACGATGATTACGTTGGAAGTAGAATAAAAAGAGGGCTTTTCAGAAGCAAAAACAAAAGACTCATTAATGCAGACTTGAATGGAAGTCTGAACATAATGAGAAAAGTAGTTGGGGAAAGAGCCTTTCTTATTGATGGGAAAGTAAAGTACCCAATAGAGGTGTGTAGTACGCCAGTGATGGTTACATCATTAAAGTGAATTTCATTGATTTTCATTGAAATTTGCAACTATTCTGACTGGTCTATAGTCCTTATGGAATCTTTTAATGCGAAGAGGAGATTCGGCTTCGTTCTGAATTCAAGCAGGAATCTGTACAAGATGCTATTGAAGGAGGACGTACGTGTTGTGTCGATGTCGACAAAGACATGGTACAGATTCGTGGGTGCGTTTTATTCCATTGTCATGCCAGCATTTGGAATCGCAGAAGACCCAGATTATCTTTATGGAGACTTTTTCGGAAGGACATGCATATTTCATGAGGAGATGGACGACAACGAGGTTTTCATGGTGAATGGAAAAGGCGATGCGATTGTGATGAAAATAATGTAGACTCGGCTTGACTTTTCGTAAAACCGACGCATTAAGATTGAAAAATGGAAATCAGACTGCAGTCAAGACGAACTGGAATAACGAGCTGGCTCATGTCCGAGGCCATTAGGCACGCCAAAGGGCATCGAAAAAGCATAAACTATCTTCTTTATCCATCAACGGCACTGAGGGATGGGTCATGGGAGCGCCAAAAGAGGAAAATGATTGCGCTTGGGGGGAAGGAACGAAAAACATTCAATACGAAGTCAATGTTGTTCGACAATGGCTCGGCGATTGAGTTCATCACGACGAACTTCATAATGCCAGACAAGAAAATGATTGGATATGAAAAACAATTTATTTTCGTGGATAATCTTGAGTGTTTTTACCCTGCCAATGCAGGAATTAGAAGCATGCGTAGCATGTTTTTTCCGATTCTGACGACCTGTTTATTGGTGGTACAGATGAAAAGGATGGGACGTTCAGGATTGTGGTTGACTACAGGGAATTCTGCAAGACCCACAACTTTAATGACTACTTGAAGGAATTCGACAATATCCATGATTTTATTGTCGAGACGGATTTTCTGAAAAACGATGTGGTCATGTCATATTGTCCATGTGAATGCGAATTCTGCAATGAATGCAATCTGAAGAATTATGGGTGTTTGCGGCTAGGAAAATTGTTTGCAGTAAGAAGACAATGCCCGTTGTATACGGAAATGATGGTGCATTGTCTGAACAATAACGTTGACAACGAACTGGAGAAGGAACAGGAATGGATTCCATCAGTGAAATAGCATATGATGAGGCCGTGGCGTTTTTGCTTCCCCGCCACTATTCTGGCAGGAAGCCCGTGGTCAGCAAGGCATTTGGTCTTGTCGAGGACGGGTTTCTCAAGGCAGTCATAACATATGGCAAGCCTGCAAGTCCGTCGATATGCAAGGGTCTTTGTGGCGAGCAGTATTCCGATAGTGTATATGAACTGAACAGGATGTGCCGCGTGGATGACTATGACAAGCCGTTATCTCGCTTTGTCGCCACAACTCTCAGAATGTTGAAGCCTCTTAATTGGATAGTCGTTTCATACTCCGACACTGCCATGAACCACCATGGATATGTCTATCAGGCTTGCAACTTCCTGTATACGGGCACTTCTGCTCCCCATGCAGACAAGTACGTTCCAGACGGCAGTGGTCATAACCGTCATGCAGAGTCTTTTGACGTAAGGAAGGACGAGTTCAGCGTCGAGCGTTCCATCAAGCATAGATATGTCTATTTTTGCACGAAGTCGAAGAGGCTGAAAAGGGAATGGATGAACTCATTGAGATATCCAGTCCTGCCATATCCGAAGGGCGACAACTCGAACTACGAGCTGGGGAAGTTCATCGGGAAGACGGTGGTGAACAATGCCACTGGCGAGACCATTGTCATTGAGAATGCGCAACGAATCGAGCTACAGCCAGAGCAGACTTATCTTTTCTAGGAGATGGAAAATGTTGCCATCCTTTACAGCAGAAGAAAATCAGTCGTCATTGGTCAGCAGGGGACTTCCACTCAATATACTTTCGGATGAATTGTTCGTGAGGATGATGATGGCATTCGCCGTGGAAAAGCATTTTGACATAGGCAGGAGGAGCGAAGTCCGCACTGCATTGTTGTCTTGCATTAATGATTTTAGTCCAGATGGAATCGTCATGCACAGGTATATGGCAATGTTTATATCCCATTGCGTAGGCGATGCATTTATATACAATATTGATAGTGATGACAATGTGCAATATAGTTTATATGGAATCATGACGGTGCTTTTGAAGGATGACGTGATTCCATACAGCAATGTTCTCATGATTCGGAATGGGGAGCCGAATCCAGCATCGCTGTTGCTGAAATTTAAATCGGCGTAGATGCAAAAAAGCCGTGGATTTTTCCACGGCTTTTTTAGTTTTAAAATCAAGTTTTATTCTAGTCTTATTTTGATTCTTCCTTCCATTTATTGGGGGATGCCCCTTCTGGATGCCAGTTCTTCTTCTTGTCGAATCCTCCCTTCCATATCCCCGAATTCCAGATTCCCTCGTTCCACTGGCCACCGTTCCACGTGCAGTTCGAGAATTCACCGTACCAGTTGAGGCCACCGTTCCATATCCCATTGCCCCACGTTCCAGTCCAGAATGTCCCTCCGTCCCAGATTCCGTTCTTCCAGATCCCCTTTTCCCACCATCCGTTCACGTGCTTCCCATTTTCCCATATTCCGTTCTTCCATGTCCCGTTCATCCATATGGACTTCTTGGTGTGGTCGTCTTTGTCCTGCTTCCAGATTCCGTAGTGCCATGTCCCGTACACCCATGTTCCACTCTGCCAGATTCCATTTTCCCATTCTCCCATCTGCCAAGTGCCTTCCTCCCAGAGACCATCCTTCCACGTACCATATGCCCATGTTCCATTGTGCCACGTGCCATCAGTCCAGATGATTCTGCCATTTTTCAGTTCGAATACGGCATTGGACACCGTCCCTCTTGTCCCGTTGTAGTTGATTGTACCAGACCACCCTTCGTTCCTTTTGCCGTATTTTCCATCCTTAGTGGCGACTTCCCCGGCAATCACGAGCTTGGCCACGGCAATCAGTTCTTTTGCGATGCTTATATTGTCTTCCATATCAGTCTCCAGTGTAGAAAAATCATTGCAATGCTTTTCTTATTATACTTCGTGTATAAACGAAAAATCCATCTTGAACGCATCGTAAAGCAAAAAGCGCCGTGGCAATGCCACGGCGCTTTTCCATGAATCTAATGGACTTGTTTTACATTGTTACGCAACTCGGGCAATCCACGTCGAACGTCGTGCCGTCTTCGTTGAAGAAGATGTACATGAGCCTTGTGATTGCTCCGTCCTTGACGGTGACGTACTTCACACGCAACGGCGTGGTCTTGTTGCCGAGGGCACGGTACTGGACGAGCTGGGTGATGAAGTGTTTTAGTCATTTATTTATATTTTCAAATCTTCTTTTTTGTGCCTCGCTTATTTTTAAGCGATGCTCCAAAGTAAATTTCTTTCCATAATTTGGATTTTTTTCTCCGACGCGGGATTTGCACATATCACTTCTTCTTTTTCGTTCTTCTTCTGACAAATTTAGTTTTTTGCCTTTTATGGCATCACTACGTTTCTTCAACAGTTCTTCTGGAAGGTGTTTGCCATACCAATATCCTTTTTCGCCTTTCTGAGAATTACTGATTTTCTCTCTACAAGTGCCATAATTGACATTATATTTTGGTGTGCACCATTCTAGATTCTCAACACGATTATTTGTTTTATTTTCATCTTTATGGTTGATATAAGGAAAATTATTTGGATTTTCAATAAAAGTCAGAGCAATAAGTCTGTGTAACCTTACGCTGCGTTGTTTTTTATCTTTACTCAAATTAACAGTAAAATAACCGTGTGTATTTTTAATTGGTTTAACAATTTTTTCACGTGAATTTCCGTGGTTGTCGATAAGTGATTTTATTCGACCTAAATTGCTTACTTCATACAATCCCCTCATAACCAACAGCGTCTTTCCAAATTTCACCATCTAGATTTTCAATCATATCAAACTCCTCTTTGTTTGCTCCTCATTCTTATTAAGCGTGGCAGGCATTGAGGTTTATGCTTTTCGGTCTGCATCACCTAGCCACTCTTAAATATGACGTGTTTTTTAATCAGCGTCTTCGTCGTCCATGATTATGCAATTTGGACAATCTACATCAAAAGTTGAACCGTCTTTTCTAATATAGATAAACATAAGTTTATCTATAACCTTATCTTTTACGGTAACATATTTAACTCTTAAAGGGGTGTTTTTATGACCCTTGCTTTCATAAGTAACCAATTGTGTTATGAAATTTTCCAAAGCATTCGTGTAGTACTCGCCAGTGCTCTCGAACTTGCTGTCATATCCGTTGTAGGAGAGCAGTTTCATCGCAATCGACAGCTGGTATTCTATGCCCGGGTTGCCAGTAAGGTCGTCGTATTCGCAGTTCCCGTTGCACTGGAACACTGCCCCCTCGCCCTCATCGGCCTCTTTATTGCTAACAATGCTCTTCGCCTTGTCGATGGCCTTTTTCAGGATGTCTGCTATATTGGACGACGATGACTCCGACTTTTCATCGCTGACGAGAGGGGCGTTGGACGAAACGTCATCCTTCTTGACATCGTAATACTTGACGAGTGCTTCGTAATACGCCTTCGCCACTTCAGGATTCTCCTTCGCAAAATCAACGGCATATCCCGTAATCTGGGGAGGGAGGCTGTATTCGACGGAGCGGATTCCCTTGTAGCTGTTGGTGGAAGGGTCGTAGCTGAATCCAGTGGTGGAATCCAGTTCAGCCTTGAACTTGATTCCATCCTTCGTAACGAACGTTCCGAACAATCCTTCCCCGTAGTTGATTCCGTATTCTCCACCTCCTGCACGGAAGCCAGTTCCGATGCCGACCATTCCGACGTTGTGTCCGCAACTAGTCATGAACATCATTCCGAATGTTGCGATGAATGCGATTGTAATCAGATTCTTCATTTTTATCTTCTCCTTGATTGTGGCAACGATATGATTGTTGCCTGTTTTACTGTTCATGTAATCGCTCAATTCAAATTCCTCACCATATTATACCGTGCATTTATAAGCAAAAACAATCATTTTGCCAAAAAATCATGGGACATCACTTGCAATTCTTATGAAGTGGCGTATTGTACTGTTGCGACAGGATTCCATCCAAAAGGATGACTTCAGTTGACTTTTCCTTTTCCAAAACCATATTATAATGAGTTTTGGTAGATTTTAAGTCACGAATGATTTAGGCAAGCAAAGGAGATTTCAGATGCCCATTAAGGAAATTTCAATCAGGAACACCATGTTCAGGGAGAAGCCTGAGAAGCCACGGTTCAGCCCGTCATATGAGGCTCCGAAGGGTTCTCTTCTCGAACGCCTCCACTCCAGCAGGAACCTGATTCAGGAGAAGGCGTTCGGGAACATATCCTCCTTCAACTTCAACCGTGATGTCTTCAATTCGGGCAAGTGGAACGACCTTACTACGAAGGCTCGTGGACTGTTCCTTGACAACACCACTGGCCGAATTGTTGCAAGGGGGTTCGAGAAGTTCTTTGGGTACAAGGAGCAACGGTTCAATTCGGAAGAGTTCCTGAAGAACACGCTGAAGTTCCCCGTGTCTGCCTATGTCAAGTACAACGGGTTTTTGGGAATCCTCGGGTTCGACGACAACGGATTCCTGTTCTGCTCGAAGTCGACCGTGGGTGGCGAGTTCGCACAATGGTTCGAGAAAATTTTCAGGAAGGACGACCATCGCAACGAGGAGCTTCTTGACTTCATGCGCAAGGAGAATGCCGGGCTTGTGTTCGAGGTGATAGACCCCGTTCACGACTCGCACATCGTCGAATACGAAAATCCTGAAATCGTGCTTCTTGACATCATTCGCCTTGAGGAGGAGTTCAAGGATTATGGCTACGATGAATTGTGCGGGTTCGCAGAAAAATTCAACTTCAAGGCCAAGAAGCTATACAGGAAGTTCAACGACTGGGATGAACTGCATGCATTCCTCGAATGGTTCTCGACGGACATGGATGCCTCAAGGGACAAGGAAGGGTATGTGATTACGGATGGGAAACACCAGTTCAAGCTGAAGGGGGCGTGGTACAAGTTCTGGAAGTGGATGCGCACAATCAAGGACAGGATTGCCAGTGGAAGGAATGTGAATGCGTCGGGGATGAACGCAGAAGCCACCTTGTTCTGTGGCTGGGCTCAGCGGAAGGGCAGGGAATACTGCAAGGAGCGTGAAATCATATCGCTGAGGAACGAGTACGAATACGAGAAGGAGACTGAACAATGAGGACACTGGTTGTTTTGAGGGGTGCGCCTGGCAGCGGGAAGAGCACGTGGGTTGAGAAGTGGGGGTTGAAGCCCTATACGCTATGCGCCGACACGATACGTGAGCTTTTCGAGTCCCCGGTGATGGACGACGAGCGGGGAATCATGCAGATTTCGCAGAAGAACGACAGGGATGTCTGGAGGCTCTTGTTCGACCTTCTTGAACAGCGCATGGTTCGCGGGGAATTGTGCATTGTCGATGCCACCCATTCACGTCCGAAGGACTTCAGCAAGTACAAGGAGCTGGTTGAAAAATACCGCTATCGCTGCTACTGCGTTGCCTTCGATGACGTCCCCATTGACACGTGCAAGGCGCAGAACAGGATGCGCCCAGAATGGAAGTGGGTTCCCGAGGATGCCATTGACACGATATACGCACGCATGGAGTCCTTCCCAGTGCCGAATTACTTCAAGTGCATCAGCCATCTGGACGATGATGCGATTCGTGATGTGGTTGAAGTGTATAGGCCTTTTGACGCCAACAGATATGAGAAGGTGGTCGTGTTCGGCGACATCCATGGATGCTGGGAGCCCCTGAAGCAGTATTTTGATGAGAACCCGTTCAGCGAGAACTTCCTCTACATCTTCACTGGCGACTATATTGACAGGGGGTTGCAGAACAAGGAGGTGCTTGACTGGTTCCTGCAGAACTATGACAAGAAGAACATTGTCCTGCTTGAAGGCAACCACGAGCGCTGGCTTATGGACTATGCCAACGGGGAGTACGATGATGACATCAGGAACGGCATCTCAATCAAGTGCAAAAGCCCCGAGTTCTTCAACAGCACCATCCCCCAGATTGAGGGTCTGCCGAAGAAGGAGCTGAGGCAGTTCTGCCGCCGTTTCCGGGCAATGGCGTTCATTGAGTACGATGGGAGAAGATATCTCATCAGCCATGCTGGGCTGGGGTTCATGCCCGGCAACCTCATCAAGATAAAGGCGCAGGCGTTCATCCGTTCGAACGGGAAGTACGAAGACCCAATCGACCAGTGGTTCGAGGAGCATGAGCTTGAGCGCAACCCAGACCTGATTCAGATTCATGCCCATCGGAACACGTCAAGCGTTCCCATCAAGGCATCGAAGAACTCGTACAACCTCTGCGACGATGTGGAATTCGGTGGGAACTTGAGAATCATCGAAATTTCTCACGATTGAGCTTGACTTTTCGGAAAAGTGGTGCATATTATATGCGATGACGGTTTTCAAGTGGACTTGTGGTGAAACAGGATATCACGGGAACCTCCTAAGTTCCAATTCCGAGTTCGAGTCTCGGCAGGTCTACCAATTTTAAGCAACTAAACGTGTCATGGCTTTTTGATTTACGGTAACACCCAGCAGAGTGCGTGAGTTGTAATTGCAGGCTCAAACAGCAAACTTAACTTCTTTAAAAGAATCGAACACGAGTCTAGTCCTAAAGCAAAAGGAGAAACGCAGATGATTTTCGCAAAAGCGATTGAAGAAACCATTAAGGCAGGGAAGACCCTCACGGAGAACGGGGCGGTTGGCTACAAGACCTCAAAATCCAGCCTTCTTGACTTCAACTTCAAGGCGTCCTCCTTCAGAAACCAGTCGGAGCAGGACATCGAGAATGCATTCGCAGACGCCTACAGCGAGAATCCGTTGATGGCAGTCAAGCTCATGTTCATGACTGGCGACATCCGTCAGGGCATGGGCGAGCGACGCACCTTCAAGGTCTGCCTGAAGTGGCTTGCGAAGCATCACAAGGAGGTTGCCGGGAAAATCCTCGGCCTTGTCCCGGAGTATTCCAGATGGGATGTCGTTGTGGACATGCTCGGAACGGAAGTCGATTCTGTTGCGTTCAGCATCATCAAGAGCCAGCTTGAAGCCGACAGTGACAATGCCCTTAACGGGCAACCATTTTCTCTTCTGGCGAAGTGGCTTCCTTCCGTGAACACTTCAAGCCAGAATGCACGCAAGAAGGCACGTTCCATCTGCGCCCGTCTTAAGATGACGGAAAAGCAGTACCGCAAGCGCCTCTCTTCGCTTCGTGCGCAACTGAACATTGTCGAGACGAAGATGAGCGCCAACAAGTGGGGCAAAATCGCATATGAGTCCGTCCCGTCTAAGGCGAACCTCATCTACAAGAACGCATTCATGAGGCATGACGAGACAAGGCGACGGGAATATCTTGACTCCCTTGAGAAGGGCGAGGCGAAAATCAATTCCACTGCGGCTTTCCCTTATGAGATTGTTGCCCGCTATGGCAATGTCTTTTCAACGTATGACCGAATTGATGCGACGCTTGAAGCAATGTGGAAGGCTCTTCCCGACTACGCCAACGGCAAGGGTGAGAACACGTTGTGCGTAATCGACGGGAGTGGCTCCATGATATACAGCGTTGGTGGGACGAATGTGACGTGCCGTGATGTCGCCATCAGCCTAGGCGTCTATTTTTCCGAGAAGATGCCTGGTCAGTTCCACGACAAGTACATCACCTTTTCTGCCAATCCGAAGCTGGTCGACCTCGGAACGTGCAAGAGCCTATGCGATAAAATATATGAGGCTCTTCGTCACAACGAATGTGAGAACACGAACATCTACAAGACGTTCAGGCTCATTCTCGACACGGCCAAGAACCATGGCATGAAGCAGGAGGAGATGCCGAAGAGCGTGCTTGTCATCTCCGACATGGAATTCGATGGCGCAGTCGACCTCGGCACATCTGGAGAAAACGGCTTCTGGAATGGAGAATCGTTCGACGACAGCTTCAAGACGCTTTTCGAGACAATCGGCGACGAATATCGGCAGGTTGGATACGAGTTGCCGAAGCTGGTGTTCTGGAACATCTGCTCCCGTACTGGCGCAGTGCCACTCCAGCAGAACAAGAACGGCGTGATTCTCGTCAGTGGCTTCAATCCTACAATCGCAAGCATGGTGTTCAGCCAGAAGAACGACCCATATGAAGTGCTTCTTGAGAAGCTGAACTCCAATCGCTACGATGCTGTCGAAAAGGCTCTTGCATAGGCGCAATCCGACAATACATCATATTTCAAGGCAGTTCCATCAAAAACGGTTTGTGGATTCCCGGGGGGACTCGGATTTTTTCCTCCATGTTTTCCGAGCCTCCTTTTGGAACTGCCTTTTTTCATTCATAAAAATGTCTAAAAATCATTGAAGCCCACTTGACATTTACAAAATCTGGCGTATAGTATGTGCAAATACACCAGATTTTGTTTTCAACACAAAGGAGTCCATGGAATGAAAAGCATCTATGCATCGATGAAGGAAGCGAAAATCGAGCGTGAAGTCGAGGACATCTACAACCAGCAGATAACGTTCTTCTTCGACAACCCGACCATCACGCACCCGTTCGAGTGCGACGGGCTCATCGACACGAAGGTTGACGGGAAGATGCTGAAGCTCATCATGGAGTACAAGTACGACAAGGACTTCAAGTCGAGGACTGCCCGCGCCAACGTCATCGTTCAGGCGTTGTATTATATCAAGAAGTTCGAGCAGAACGGGATGATTCTCCCGAACGTCGTGCTGGTCGGCGACAGGAACGAGTGCTTCGTCTTCCACGTGAACGACATCATCTCCTATCTCGACGAGAACCTTGACTGGTCTATTGCCCCGTCGTCCGCTGCCGAGAAGAACCCCGACCTTGTCCTGAAGATGGCGAACGACGACAACCTCAATCCGTTCGTGTTCGAGCTCGGCGATAAGTTCGACTTCAAGGTCGTGGCAGACAAAATCAAGGAGCTTGCCACGAACGTCCAGCGCTACGTCCATGTGACCGAGCACAACATCGCCACCATCTTCGAGTACTTCAAGAACCGTGTCGTCAAGGACAATAAAATCTCAGCGAACGAACTGGTCAGCGTGTTCCTTGGAGTCATCAAGAACGACGAGAACGTATATGTCCAGCCGAACAGGAAGAACATGCTCGTTGCGTTCGGGAAGGGCATCCAGATTGACGGGATGGGCTTCAAGTCCTTCGCAGGATATTTTAACAGGAAGTACACCCCTACCGAGAAGATGCGCTTCGACGAGATTGCCGACCGCCTCATCGAGGACACCAGCCGTCGCAAGAGTGGCGACTTCTGGACTCCCACGCTGTTCTGCGACTACGCCCACAAGATGATAAGTGAAAAGCTGGGCGAGGACTGGCGTGAAAAATATGTCGTGTGGGACAATTGCGCAGGTTCTAAAAACCTTACCCGCGACTACAAGTTCAGGGAACTATACTGCTCCACGCTGTTCGACTCCGAGTTGCAGATTGGCTCTAGGTACAACCCCGAGGCCACGTCGTTCCAGTTCGACTTCCTGAACGACTACATCCCGATGCCCGACGAGGTGTTTCATGATGCGACGAAGATTCCCGATGGGTTGCTGAATGCGCTGAAGAACGACAAGCCGATTGTGTTTTTGCTGAATCCTCCTTATGGGACTGCCTGTAATCCAGATGAGACAAGCAAGGCTGGAATCAACGACACGAATGTCCGCAAGCAGATGATTCAGGAAAATCTCGGTTCTGGAGCCGAAAATCTCCAGCATCAGTTCATGTACCGAATCTGCAAGCTGAAGCAGGCGTACAACCTGTCGAATGTCCATGTCTGCCTGTTCAGCAAACCGATTTACTTGACGGGTGGCAAACAGAAGATGTTCCTTGACTTCTGGTGCAACAACTTCAAGTTCGAGAATGGATGCATGTTCCAGGCGTCGCATTTTGCAGATGTCAGTGGAGCATGGGGAATCACGTTCAACATCTGGTCGAACGGCAATACGGAGAATAGAAACGAGTTCGTTCATGACCTCATTGAAGAACAAGAGTGCGAGATTGTAAAGAATGACGAGAAGACCCTCTACAATCTGAATGGCATTGTTCCAGCAGGAAAATGGGTCAGGGAGCCAATTGGCAAGCAAAAGATGATTGACTTGCCCAATGCCACGAATGCGTTGAACATCAAGCAAGTGAATACCCGTGGAACTGGAATTGAAAACGAATTGGGATATTTTCACAACAATGCAAATTCGGTGCAGTACAACCCGTCGTTTGTCGGAATGTACGGGACGCCGTTTGCCGCTGCGCACGGTTGCCCCGTCATGCCTTCCAACTTCACCCGTTGCACTTCCCTTTTCTCTGCCCGTAAGCTGATTGAGGGCAACTGGATTAACGACAAGGATGAGTACATGAAGCCGAACACCGAGCATGAGAAGTGGCCGGAGTTCAAGTCGGATTCCGTCATCTGCTCCATCTTCAACACGTCGTCCAACCAGTCCTCCCTTCGCAAAATCGAGTACAAGGGAAAAGTGTACGACATCAGGAACGAGTTCTTCTGGATGGGCAAGTCCGACATCATGCGACTGGCAGAGGATAACTCCAACGACTTCGCCTACGATGACGCACGGACTTCGAACGAACGGTTCGTATATACGTGGTTGCAGAACCACAAGCTCTCCATCGAGGCGCAGGCAGTACTTGACAAGGCGATTGAGATGGTGAAGAAGTCCTTCAAGTACCGTGAACTGTTCGCCGAAGACAACCCGAACTACCAGATTGGCAACTGGGATGCAGGGTTCTACCAGCTCAAGGCGTTGTGGAAGCAGTACCTCCCCGATGACTTCAGCGAGTTCAAGTCATTGTACAAGGCTCTCGCCGACAAGATGCGACCGATGGTGTACGAACTGGGTTTTCTGAGGAAGTAGGACAATAAACGAATGAAAATCACGGCATTGAAGCGAAAAAGCGTGTTCATTGATGACGTGCTTGACGGAAAAGCTTCTTACGATGACTTAAATGATTATTTTGAGCAATGGCACAAGGGTGGTGGTTATGGTGTAGAGGTTTATGAATATCTTGGCCTTACGTGGGAGCAATATGCAAAATGGGCTGGAAATGAAGATAAATTCAGGCCAGAATTCGACAATCTCATCAAGGAATTGAAGATAGCCAGAAAATTGCTGTAGCGAAGAAGATGTTCTAAGCCAATGACCAAGTGATTGTCCATCGTCATTCTCCTTGTCCCAGAGTCCTGCATGCAAGCAATCCCATGCATGACTTTTTGTTTATATGTTTCCTCTTTTCAGAAAACAGGAAACAACAAGGAGCAGTGAAAAATGAACATATTCAAAAAAATCAAGCATGGTTTTCTGAACATTCTCGGGGACATCAAGGTCTATCCTTTTCCGATGTTCATTGTGTACGACCCGACCACGTTCGCAGTCAAGGGATACCACACCCGTCAGGCCATGGACATCATCGAGCCAGGTTGCATCTTGCTCAGGAGGTATTCTTGCTACGCAGATGGGTTCTTCATTCCCGGGAAGTTCAGTCACAGTGCGATTTATGTTGGAGACGGAAAAGCAATACACGCCATCGCAGAAGGCGTCGAGGAGATTGACATCATTGATTTTCTTCGTTGCGATGGATTCTGCATTCTAAAACCACGGGATGCCGAGATGGCAGAAAAGGCAGTCGCAAGGGCAAAAGAAGAGATGGGAACGCCATATGATTTTGATTTTGCCGATGGGGCGCAAGCCTTCTACTGCCATGAATTGACGGCGACCTGCTTCACGGAATACAGCATCCAGAAGAAGGATGTCAGAATACTGGGGATAAAGGTGGAGCCGAGATATACCTGCGATTCCTTCTTGACCAATGGGAATTTTGAGAAAATACTTGAGATAGTTCCATGATTGTGCTCTTTTAATATCTTGGGAAAAGGGGAAGACAAGCCATATTTAGATTGGATTTTGAGAATAGTCCATGAACCCAGTAGCAAAAAGGAAAAGTACAATGAACAACGAAGTGCTCTACTATTATCTCAGGGATGAGAACAACCACCCTTATGGATGCGTCGCCATTCAGGAGTCAGCATCTGAAAAAGGAAAAATCAACCGTGGGGTTTCGCTATGCTCGAAGTATGACATCTTCGACAAGAAGCATGCACGTGGCCTCGCCCTCAGCCGCCTGAACCTCGCATGTTCATCCCCGTTTGGCGAACCGTTTGACGAATATCACGGAAACAAGCCTGCCATTCCAGTCGCCAATCAGTTCAACAAGTACGACTGCAATGTCGACCCGACTCCATTCGAGGCCCGGATGCTTGATTATCCCGAGGAGACCCGGCAATGACAAGGGGAGATGTGGTGGCATTTTGCATTGGGATTGTTCTGGCGATGGCGCTATATTCATGCATCACATTCGGAATATCCATTGCCATAGCTTATCTTGTCGTCAAAATGGGGCTTCTGAATGTCGGCGTTGGCAAGCTTGCGTTGCTGATATGGCTTGTCAAGCTTATGTTCAATTATAACGTAAACGTGAATAAGAGTAAACAATGAGTAAAAAGGCGGTGATAGCAGGGGCAGGCCCGGCTGGGCTGGCATGTGCGACATATCTTGCCGAGGCAGGATGGTCGGTTGACGTGTTCTCGAACGAGGAAAACACGGAGAGTTGCCTTGCCGAGGCATCCATTGTGAAGAACTACCCTGGTTTCCCAAACGGAATAGAAGGCGTTGAGCTTCTCGGCCTTTTCGTTGAGCAGGCGCAGAATGCAGGCGTTGCCATCCATCCAGAGGGGATAGCCAGTGTCCATTCTGACGACAAGTACGTCATTGACACGAACGGGGCAAGGCATCCATATGACGAATATGTCGAGGCCGTGGGTTGCAAGAGACGGGAATACAGGTGCGATGGGCTTGAACTCATTCCCGTGCACTATTGCGCCATATGCGACGGTAGACTGTACGGCAAGGAAGATGTCGTGGTGGTGATAGGGGGAGGGGACACCGCCATCTCCTCTGCCCTCTATCTATCGAACCTTGTAAAGATGGTTGTCATGGTAGTCAGGAAGCCGAACTGCAGGTTCACCAACAAGAAGGCGTTCGATGAATTGTGTTCAAAAAGAAACGTAGTCATTGAGTACGAAACTCAGTTGCACCACGTTTCGTCTGACGGGGATGGCAATCCTGTCCTTCACCTTATGCACAAGAACCAGCATTCAGATGAGATGATAGTCGGTGCAAAAGGGCTGTTTGTCTGCATCGGATGTGAATCCAATGTAGTCGAGCATGTCGGAAACGGAAGAATCTGGAGATGCGGGGACTGCTCGAACGACAAGAAGCAGGTTGCAATCGCTGTCGGGGACGGGGCGGGGGTGGCAATGGACATAATCGGTGCATGATGCTGATTGAACAGGAATGAGAATCCAGAATGTATAATAGTGGGGAAGAACCTGAAGGGTGCTGGCAGTTGGATTGAAAAATTGGCTGAAGGATAAAATGCGCATGAAAATGCGCCAACACAAAAAAGGAGAAGTAAATCATGAGTGAAGAGAAGAAAGCAAAGAAGTGGTATGGCTGGGCGAAGAACCTCATCAGCGCAATCGCAGGTGCCGTGATTTCATGCGCCGCCACGTTCGGAATCATCGGCACAGACGATGCGGAAGTCGCAAAGCAGAAGATTGACAGTTGGATGCAGAAGACCGATGTCGTGTATGCACAGGTCGAGACCGTGGGCAACACCATCGCCGAGGTCAAGCAACTCATTGCCGACAAGAAGTACCTTGAAGCCCTCGGCAAGCTCGACACAATCAAGGACAGCGCCATGACGACTGTCACCACTGTCAAGGAGTTGCGTGAGGAGATTGCTGCGGTTGCGAAGGAGGTCGGCAATGAAGTCAAGGAAAAGGTGGAAGAAGTCAAGGAGACCGTCAACGAAGCAGTCGACAGCGTGAAGGACGCAGCAAAAGACAATCCCGTTGCAGAATCTACGCCACAGGAGTAATCATGACGAAAATCTGATATAATCAGAATCGTTTTTTTTGTGCCTGGCGTGATAAGCTCCCGTCAGGCACTTTTTTTGTTCAGACAGCAGAAGGTACCTTGCATCATGACTACATCTAGATTTCATTAAAATCAATTAACATCTATCAACAAACGTTAACAAATGCACATACTATTGAAACAAGATGATGCAAACATAGTATGATTTTAGACATTTTCAAGTAGAATTTCTTTGATTTTTTCCTTTTTAAGTCTTTTAGGAATCAATCTTCCGAATTCATCTTGATTATGTAAAAGTTGCTTCAGAACATCTGAAGCAAATCTGTTTCTCAAATTTATCGAGGCATTCAAGTCGGCATTTGACTTATGATTGCATTCAGTGCATTCAAAATCTTCCTGACTTTTTCTATTTTCCTTATGTATGCTTCCACATACAGGGCATTGTTGGCTTGAATAGCATGGAGAAGTAAGATGCACTCTAATTCCATGCTTTTCACATTGGGAATTAAACCAGTTCTTGATGTTTGACAATCTTAAAAGTCTAACAAGTCTAGAGTATTTTATCTCGAATTCATCATTTTTAACAAAAGTTTTGGAAAAGCTATCCAAATCTTCAAGCACTATATCTGTGATTTTGCTCTTATCAAGATAATGCACCATTTCACTTATGAGTTTTTTGAAATACCATTCATTTTTAAGCACAAGCTTATTCAATTTCTTTTTCTGCGAGTTATTAATATTTTTAAGACCTATTTTGTCAAGTTGCTTTAATTCACTGCAAAACTCCCTAATGTATTTCCTGTCGTAGTCAAAGACTTTTCCATTTGAAATAGTGCAGAAATTGTGCTTTACATTCAGGTCAATTCCTTCGCATCTCACAAAATCCTTGAAATCAGGATTGTCTGATTCTTTAGTCCCTATGATGTCTATCTTCTTTTTATTGACTTTTATAAAGAACTGCGCTTTTCTTATGCTTGAAAAATGATGATAGTCATTATTTAATTCAAGAGGAAGATATACAGAATTACCCTTATGATTAAGCTTGAACCAGTATTTATAAAGTTTATTGCTGCTGTCAAATATCATATCCCCTTCGCCATTTGAATGGCAGACTCTATAAGTGCCAGTAGTAAATTCGATTTTCTTAACTTTACTTTTAAGCCTGTTTTTGATGCTTTGCACCAATCTTAAAATCCTATCCTCAAACCCTTTTTGCTTAAAGTAATCATAAAGCCCTTTGATTTCATCATTTGATTTATTTATGTCATCTACGAAAACCAGATACTTAATCAATCTTGTAAGATTGGTCTGTTTTTTAATAAGCTTAAATGACTTCAAATCGCCTTTCTTATAATGCTTTCCATCTTTCTTATAGTATTTTATCTCAATTTTATCCTGAACGCCTAAATTCAAATTGTCTATCAGTTTTTCATAGGCATTTTTATAGAACTTGATAATATCCTGAAAAATAGTTTGAGTCTGCCAAGCAGTAAGATAGTCATTCTTAAATGATTTATAATGCACTTGAAAATTTTTGTCATTGAACAATTCAAAAATATGCTCATGGCAAAAAGATGACATTCCATTCTTCAAGTCCTTGACATTTAAGTCAATATTTTGAAACAAATCAAGCTTTCCTTGATTCAAATATTTGGATGTATATCTCTCCGACTTCAGCATTATGTTTTCTAAAATTAAAAAGCCCCCAATTGGAAGAGGTAGCGTCTCTAACCAAAAGGAGGCAAAAATCATATTTTCGAATTTAATGGCAAACGCTACTTGTCATTAAATCTCTCTTTTATATATTATACAAACTATAAAGGAAAAATGAAATATATCTGAAGAATGTATAATAAATGTGTTGAAAATTTCATACTGTTGGTTATATTTGTTGATACGATTTAATAGTTTTCATGACCATATATGACTTCATTGCATCAAAAGAAGAATGCCACAAGCTCACTTCGCCCAGAATGACGGCTACCACGCTGGTTGGCGCATGTTCGTTGCTGGAGAACATCGGAGACAGGGCTGTTGAGATAAGGATGAACCAGACGCTGTTCAGCAAGTTCGTGTGCAATGCGTTTTCGCACAAGATGGACAACAGCATTTATGAACGTACCGTAAGGTCAATGAGATTCATGAATGCAGGAATTGTGATAGACAATTCGATTGAAGACCCTGTTGTTATTGTGAACGGGAAGAAGAACGATGGAATGTCCGTCGTCAAGATATTCATAGGATGATGGAAGCAATGGAAAAGCCGTGGAAGGACGAGTGCCTTCCACGGCTTTTTTGTTTTAGTTTTCTTTAAAAGTCACATCGTTCCAGGAGTGTTGAACGTCCCTCCGATGTACCCAGAATATCTATGCCTTGTCATGTCGTCGATGGCTCGCATGAGCCCGATAAAATGGACGTCTGCGATGAAGTCTGGTTCGTTCGCAGGTATTCCTGTAGTCCTTGATATGGAGCCGTCCTGACCGTACATTGGAGGCGTTATCTTCTGGAAAATGAAGTCCCTGTCCCTGTTCCTGTAGGCATACATGGCTTCTGATGGCTGTTCTCCGTTCGGCTCTGGTGGGACTGCGACGAGGCCTGAACCATCAAGAGGCGACAGCTTCATCGCAACTTGTGGAGAAAACGATTCCCCTCCTATCCTTATTCTTGAGCTTGTTCCAAAATTCGATGGCATTTAAATGTCTCCCGATTAAATTGTTCGTTGTTCGCTATTCTACTAGGATTCAGGCGAAGAACCGTTCCAATTGTAGTTCTGCATGACATCATATCCGACATATCTGTATATTCCATACCCTTTTCTAGACCACCACAGATATCTCGGATAGTTCCTTGTGTATACAATCCACTGCAACGCCGTTTCGTTGCCCGCCGTCGATGGGCTGTCCTGCGATGACAGCCAGACGTTGTAGGCATCGACAAGGTCGTTCTCCGCAATCCATTTCATTGGGGAATATTTTGCAAGCGAGTAGTTTATCTCGTTGTTGGCCTCGGGCATCAGAATGGCGTCGGTGTTCGCAACGTTGTCGTAGCCTATCCATCTACCCTCTGCCATGCAACGTATAGAATTCGCCTTCGGGGTGAGATTCATCATTATCCTGCATTCGCCTGTTGACTTATCAATGATGGGGCTGTATTGCAACAAGCTAATCGGGAACCTGATTTTTGCGCTTCCGTCTGGAGAGGCGTAGATTGTTTTATCATTGTAGTCCGACTGGATTCCATTCCATGAGCCTCCGTTGTCGTTGGAGTGCTGGAAGTTGCTTGTGGGCACCGATTCGGTTCTCCAGTAGTATTCCTCGAAGTAGTCCGTGCATATCGTCTTCTCCATGAATTCGTCGAACTGCTTCAGCGAACCGTCATCCCAGAGATATGGATGCATATATGTGTTATAATACATTCTCCTTACCCTGCAACCGTTGAAGTAGTCCCAGATGACGCATGGATTCGAATAGTGCGCATCCGTTGAAAACATTCCGTTGAACACCCTTCCGAGTGATGGGAACACGTTTTTGTTCTTCGCAGAAGTGTCCTTTATGATGAATTCGTCATCTGCCTTTTCGAGTATTATCCTTGACAGGCCATAATAATTTTCCGTTCGCCACTCGATATTGGCAGACGAATCAACTGTTCCCCTGATGGAGCCTATGACGGATGCCACGAACCCGTTCTGGTCTGGAGCGCTTTCCATTGAGAAGTAAAGCGTGGCATCGGAGCCGTTGACGAAAAGGAATGGGGAGCAGAAGCCATATCCACCATCGGTGCTGGTATATATCTCCCTGACCAGCGAGAATGACTCCCCGTCAACGCCCTTGAATTCCTTCATTGTCATGCTTGATGCTCCAACTCCTTGTGCAACAGCCTCTGGGGTATGCTCAACGGATGTAATGAACATGGCATACGACATGATGGGATGCTCATGCGACGGGTCGTTTTCATTGTCATATGACGGAATCATGCTCACGTTGGGCTGAAGGCAACCAACAAGTTCGTTGCCATTGTCCATCATCCTGACGGCAGATATTCCGTTCCACTCATCGAAGTCGATGGTGTCGGCCTTGAAAATCTTCGTGTAGTATTCTTCGCCGTCATGGAAAACGGCATTGAAGTACATTCTGTACATTCCTTCCCCAATCGGAATGACGCATGGGTTCTCAAGCGAGACAGCCCTTCTCTTTTCTGTTCCCTGACCCACTGCAACCGAATCCACGACATAGTCGCCGATGGACTCGAACGTGTATTTTGGGAAGCATTGCCTCTCTTCGCCGAACACATCACTGGAGAATCCACGGGACATCGTTATCATGCACGCCTTGTATGCGCTTGAGCCATTGACGACGGTTCCGATGCGCTTGTGCGTGAACATCAGGTAGTGGTCTTTAAACCTTATTACGAACGGCTTCTCCCTGTCGGTGCCATGGGGAAGCCATATGGTGTCGAAGCAACCGAGCCTGTCCTGTATATAGCGTATCTCTGGACGTTGCCGTATGCTGGATGATGAAGAATCCCCGTCTCCACCCTCAGCGGTCACGCTCACTTTTGAGCCGACTCCGTTTTTGGAATAAAGCGTATCAATTAAATAGGGATGTTGCTGGCTGGAATAGTAAAGCCATGTTCCTGACGGCGACTCGGAATCCGTCGGATTGGTTCCGATGAACCAATAGCTGTTTCCGTTCATGGTGGCTTGATACAGGTAGTGACTCGATGCCCCACGAACATGCTGGTAGTATCCAGTTCCGTCCACGAGCGAATATTCTCCCTGAAGCGCTTCATTGAAACTGCCTCCAAGAACCCCGATTATTCTGTAGGACACTATTGTGCTTATGTCCATTCCCGTTTCCTGCTCGCCATCTGAATCTACGTATTCGACTTTTCTTGGCCTGTCGGTGACGAACTGCACTTCGCCACGCTTTTCCATGTTGATGTTCAGCCATGTTTTGTGGACAGCGCTGTCGGAACCATTCGAATTCGCATATTGTGACAAGGTGGGGGTTGACGAAAAGACAATGGAATCGAGGTTCTTCTTCCACGCAGGGCATTCGATGGAGTCTTGATTCTGCTCCGATTCATATGTGCCACCTGAATATGCGTTTACCGTCAGGTTTCTTCTGCTTGACGCAGAATAGACCGTGATGTAGTTGTACGACGATGCGCCTGTCTTGCATTGCGTTATCTCTTTTGAATGGAAAATGCAGTCAATGACGGCGTATCCATTCGAGGCATGGGTACCTCCAAGCAACGTCTCGAACACGGGTCTTTCCACAATGTTGTACGGTGCGACTCTCCAGTAGTACGTGCTCTTGAAGTCAATGTTCTGCATCTCCCTTTCCGTTTCTGGCGCATCCTCGTTGGGCTTGTCTGCCTCATTCTCAATCTGGCTCTTGTCCTTCCAAGCCTGCCTCCAAGCCAATGGGGGAACCATTCCGTCTTGGACTTGAGGAAGTTCGCCCTTGGCAAGGCCGAATGTCGCAGAGAACCTTAAATCAACCTTGTTGCTGTTTCTTTTTTGCTGGATGGATTCGTTCTCCGTCCTGTCCACAACAAGGTCATCGTGGTTCGCTACGTATTTTGAGCTTTCGCCTTCGTTCACTCCTTCCAGAGGCGATGTCCGTGCAGAATTGTCTGCATCGTCGATTCCCGCAAGTATCCTGTCCTTGTCCTCGTTCCCACCCAGAAGGAATATCGTGTCGTTTATCGGGGTTCCACCTTCCTGCGAATCGAACGTGTCGTAGAAGTCCATCTGGAAGTGGTAGTACATGTTGTAGCGTGGGTCGAAGCTTCCGAACGAATTGGTCGTGCTGTCGTATGACGTGTCCATCTTCCCGTCATACTGGCGGGTTTCCACCCTCCATCTGAACGGGGTGCTTGTCTTCTGCCCATTTTCATCCTGCTCGCTTACGTATGGCTGGTTCTCCACGAATCCGTTGCAGAAGAATCCCTGCCTGACGAGGTTCTCCCTGAAGTCCGTCTCAAGCATGTTCTTTTCGTCCTGGCACAGCTGAAGCGTCTTCTTGTATTGCGACAAGGTTTCGTTTAGAGCCTGCCACTTCTGGCTGTATGTCGTTCCGTTTCCACTCGGCGTCTGAAGGAATGAAGACATGGCAAGGGAGCGCCCTGCATTCGGTATTGTGGCTTTTTTGATGTCTGATTCGGTTGAGATTAAGGTCGTTGTGGAATACGGGACATCGTTCACCGAATAGTTTTCCCCATCTCCCACTATCCTGTCGAGTTTCACTTGAGAATTCAGGGCATATGTCAAAAACGACTGGTATCTGTCTGACAATGAAAGAGAAGATGCGTTGTTGCCGGCATCCTCCAGCCAGTTGGCATAGGCGCCCTGATATATGCTCGGTGGAACGGCATCCTTCTCCCACACGTTCGGGGTGACGACTCCGAACATCTGGTTCATGACAAGCGCCCGTTCAAGGAACCTCGTGTCTGCGTACTTGTTTTTCCTTGAATAGTAGGCAATGAAATCCTTCTGACGACCACTATCCTCAATGAACACGATGGCCTGTTCTGGCGTGATGGACAGTTCCTTGTCCTCCTCTTCCCCGTAATGCTCCCTGTATTCGTCCGATGCAACATCCTTGATGAATTCAACACGTTCCGTCGACAGGGACGATGCCCTTCTTATCGATGCCGAGAAAATGAGCAACGTGCCAGAATCGAGCGTAGACCTGTACGACATGAGAAGGAACAGCCTTCTTTTGGAATACCACGAGCCATAATTGTCTGCAAGGTTTCTGTAGTCGAGCCATTTTCTGGCCTTGAACTCGTTTCCTGCGTTCAATCCGAGCGACATCTCATATTCTGTAAAATCCTGCTGGTATTCTTTATCTGCGTTGAAGGCGAGATATGTCCTGAAAATGTACCCGTAGTAGAACCCGTTCCATTTTCCCGTGCTCTTCAGCCATGTCTCGAAGGAGTCGATGTCCCCGTTCTCGCCTATCTCGTCGCAGAATCCGTTCAGCCCCATGTACCACTGCTCGAACTTGTTCGATATCTCCGATATTGCGTTCTGGGTCTCCTGAATGCTTCCGATGACCGTCACGGCGTCCTTCTCGTCAAGGTATTCCCATTCGCTGGATATGGTGCCAGTGGCTTCATCATATGAATCGACTCTTCTCCATCTGCTCTTGTACCCGAGAAGGGACATCATCCTCTCCTCGACTGGCTTGAGGAATTCATTCGCCCACATTTTCACCGTGAACACGGGCAACGTGAACCCTACCCTGTTGATGGACAGGTCGGAGTCCAGCATTATCCTTAGGCCAGACGCAGACTTTATCCCAAGGCTGGACATGCTCACCTGAAGCGAATGGGTGATGAGAAGCTCGTCTGGCATCGACATCTTCGTCCGAACGTTGGACGCAAGGTTGTAGATGTTCCCGATAAGCACGCCAGTCCCGTTCCCCTCTCCTGGAACAATAAAATCCTTCCTGCTTACATATGTGACTGTTCCAGTCAATCCACCATTCGAGTCCTTGCCGTATATCATGTCTTCCGGGGCATATCTGAACCCGGTGATGTCGTATTCACGGCCAAGCGCATCGTCGAACCTGAAGTTGATGGTGAGCAACTTCGTCCATGCATCATATGCCGTGCTTACAATTGTCGCAGGGGACTGCGCCGTCTTCGATATCGAGAACTGGTTCGAAAATCCCGTCTGCTGGCCTTGGACATATGACCCGTCTGGATTCTGGCTATATGGAACCATGTAGAACACGTACTTGACATTGTCCTCGAACTTTGATTTACCGTTTTCATCGACGGTTTCCGTCATGTCAATCATGTCGGAGCACGATTCGTCATATGGGATGCACCATGCCATGAGGTCGCTGTTCCATTCCGAGGCATATGTCTTGACCGAGAATGCCTCCCCTAATGCGCCTTCTGCGTTCTTAGCCCTCGCATATAGGCAGAGGAACGACCCCGAGCCGACATTCATCGTCCAGTGTATCCTGTTGTAGTTGTTCCATTCTTCCTGAAGATAAAGGAACTCGTTGTCGTGAAGCGCTTCTGGATATGCGATGACGGCGCCGGGAAGAAGGTCTGGAATGGCTGAACTCGTCTCCACGCCACTCCAACGTTCCTTTTCCTTCTGCGCTTCGAAGGCATAACGGCCTATCTCGTTTCCGTCCACGTCCTTTCCCTTTACCTGCCATCCACCTATCCTCCATTGCCTGTCATATGGATATGGTGGTTCTGGCCTTGTGGCATATAGTGGATGCTCGTTGCGTGGATATCCCGAAAAATACGGAAGGATGTCGAAGGTCATCCGTCCAACGAGCCTGTAGTCGAGAAAAGGAAGCTTGTCGTAGTTTTCATCGACCTTCCTGAATGTCTTGTCCGAGACAATGTATCTCTCCATCATTATCTCTCCGACAAGCCTCATGTCGGCATAAGGGTCGCCCTTCGCACCAGTGACTGGGTCGTGGTAGATTCCATGGACAAGCTTGCTGGACTTCGGAATGTATTTTCCAACGTACATTCCATCCTTGTCCTCCTTCCAGTATTGCGTGAACGTGTTTTTTGGCTGGTATCCCCACTTCTCCCATATCCCGAACGCCCCCTTGAACGCAGGGTTGAACTGCTCCACGGTGCGCTGGCTTAGTTCGTAGTCGGATGCCTTCTTGTCGTTGTCGATTCTGTCCTCCCAGCCCTGCCATGCCTTCTTGTAGCGCTCAATGGAGTTGATGGTCTTCTTCCCGTAGTCGAAGTCGTTGGGAAGGGACTGCTCGCTGCTTTCATGTTTTCTTTTTGTAGTCAAGTCAATGACCTCGAACGAGGACGCCTCATCCTTCGATGCGTCGAACTTGGCATCGAGCACGTTCGGCCTCCAGTTGTTCGGCATTGTCTCAATCAGCGTAGTGCTTGAGCCTGTTCCTTCATCGACATATGGGAATTCCTGCTCATATGGCGTCAGGTCGTCAGGAAGCCTCTTCTGCTGTTCGGTGAGGTCATATGCCCCCATTACATATAGCCCGTATCTTTTGACGAAAATGTCCTTGCATATGCCACCGCCAAAATTTATCGGGCACACGTGGCTGAATGGCGACTGCCCAGCAGGGGTAAAGGGATTCTTGCACAATGCCTCGGAAACGTCGACATAATCGAATACGACGCATGTTTTGGGAAGAATCCTGTTTCTCCACGACATGTCGCTTTTCCTCTTGTAGACTGGTGGCTCATCTTCTGACTCAATGGATGACGAACTGCTGGATGAAGCCCTTTCATGGGATATTGGCTCGGCGTATTCATCCTCGGACGGGAACCATCCTATCTCCTCGACTGGTTCTGCCCCAGATGAAAGCTCCACCTGTATCATTTTCGGCACGGCAGCAAGACCCCTTGAATTGAACACCTTCTTCTTGTGGTATCTTCCCGGCTTCCCCTGTATTGGGACGACAATCCAGTTCCTGTACCCATATCCGTCATATGGGAACGGGTTGCAGTCCTCGACGTGGTACCTCCTTACATATATCTTCCCTGTCTTCCTGTAGTCCTCTTCCGTGAACCTGAAGTGGTATCCCCTCGAATCCACCTCATCCTTGTAGCACGTGAACAATGGCTCGCCAGTCGTATCGCCAGACATCGGCTTCCTGTATCTTGTTGCATCGACGATGTTCCCATCCTTGTCCGCAACCTTGCATCCCTCGAAGCTTTCAAGGTCGTTGTCGACAGGGCTTTCCTGCGCATAAAAATTGTGCCTTGTCGTAGTCCTGCTGGTGTAGTAGTACTTCTGGGGCTTGTCGTTCCCATATGCGCCGCCACCATCCGTGTTGCCTGTCGCATTGATGCTGGGATTGTCAGGGAACGTGCCGTTATGCACAACCGAAGGAATCGAATGCCCTTCCATGCCCATTGATATGTTCGAGCCGAAGACATGCCTCCTGCTCTGGGTGGTCGTGAATGGCACTATCCCTGCGAGTTCATAGCAACTGTTCTCGCAGTCCAGCAACTCGAACTTCATATACCGTCCATTCCGTATTCCTTTTACGCCTTGTGCGATGTTCCCGTAAACCGAAAACACCATCGCCTTCCCTGCGACATCCACCTTCTCTGCCTCTGCCTCGGATGCCATCTGGATGCTTGAGACATAATCGAGTTTTCTCTTGTACGAGATGGACGGGGGAAGAATCGGGTCGTTTCCACTTTCATCAATCAAGAGGGCGTTTCCGAAGATGGCTCCAATGAACGCCTTCACCTCCTCCTTTATGGAATCGTTGAGCGCACGGGTATACATGGATATTCCATTCTCGTGCTCCTCTTCCGATATCCCTCCCCCCGTCATGTAGGGAATCTTCTTCTCATTGTTGTACGGGAACTCTATCCTCTTGCTTTCAAGGGGGGATGGTGAGCTGGGAGAAGAGAAGCTGTCCAGAATGCTTCTTTCAACAATGTCCCCGTCGTTGATTCGGTATCTGACCATGTCGTTGACGCCCCTTGTTATCACAATCGGGAAACGAATGATGCCTGAGCACGACATCCTGTTGAACATCGTCGACCTTATGCCAATCCTAGGGTCATTGACGGTTGAGAACGCTATCAGCTTGTTGATTTTCTCCCTTTCACCGACCACCTTGTCCCCATCCGAATTCCATGACGGAATCACCCTGCTGGCTGTTCCAAGAACCCGATACTCGGTTATCCCGTTGTCCAGATGATTGTCTTCATTGTCTTTGGTCTCGTCTTCAGGAGCATCCCCACCGTTCACGGCAGGGTATCCACCCTTTACCCCCTTGTCGTCAAGGGATTTTCTACCCTCGAAGAACTGGTACATCATCCTGTTCTGCACCCACCACGGTCCCTGCTTGGCGAGATGGAGCATGTCTGGGTCTCCACTGTCGCTGGAGCCGTTCTCATCCTCCTTGGGCTCGAAGCCGTACATGTAGTCGAGTTCTATGCTTGCGTTGAGCTTCGAGCCGTCATTGTATATGTTCTCGTGGAAGCTCTTCGCCTCGGGAGGGAGCATCTTGATATATGAATCGAATTCGGGGCGGGGGTCGAGCTTCAGCAACGCATCGTCTGGGAAAAGCCCATATGCCTCCTTTTCATATCCACCGCCGATGTCTTTTCCCTTCGTTATCTGCACCCACTTGTGCGGGCATTCATCGTCATTCGGGTCTTTACCGTGCTCCTGCCTGTACTGCTCCTTCCATTCCTCGACCATCCTGTTGAAATCCCGTTCCGTTGTGAGCGTGAGTTGCTTCTGCATCAGCCCGTTGTCCGTTATCCTTGAGTCGGAGTTGTACCCATGCCAGTAGGCATGGCTGTCCTTCATCAAGGAGCCACACACGCCGTGCGCAAGATGCGTCTGGTACTTCATGTCCATTCCATATGTGGTCTTGCAGTTCGGGCACCAGTACACAAAACTGTACGGGGTTCCGTCGAACCCTTTTCCGTCCTCGCCGAACGCATCGGCAAGAGAATCGTATACCGTGTTGTCGGCAAGGACTATCTTCGTCTGGAGTATATGCAGCGTATCGCATTTTGGGCATATCATCACGAATCCAGACGTCTTGCCGTCACCATAGGTCTCCGTGATGACATAATCGCTTCCACCAGTCAATTTTTCAGGTTCTCCTACGCCTATCTCGAACTTCCCCATCCACCCATCGTCAATGATTGTGCTTGACGAATAGAAAATGTCGTACTTCCTATATGAGCTTACGGAAAAGACGCCGTCCTTCGTCGTTGTCCTTTTGATGCCATTCAGGCCACGGAGGTTCTCGGTCTGGTTTATCAAGTCGAACAATGAATGGAATGCAATTGTGCTGGATGAATGTTCGTTTATGCGGATTGTGGCTGTTCCATCTGAATATCCGACCATTCCAGTCTGCTTTTCACCAGGCATCATGCCAGTCTGGTCGTCGTTCCTGTCGCCAAGGTCTTCATTGACAATGAGAGTCCGTTGCATTGTATCGGGAAGGACTGGATACTTCAGCATCCACTGCAGTTCCCCATGCAACATGAACCTTGCAGGAGTGACCTCGCCCTGCGACGCTCCGTCGGTCATGGCATTGTTGATGCCCATGCCACTGTTGCCATTGTCCTCAAGAGTCAGCACCGTCATTTTGCTGCCGCCAATCGCCATCTCTGGATTGTATCCAATAGACTGCCGCCTATCGTCGAACATTATGCGTTGTGGATACCATTCCATTCTGCTGCCCAGTCCGTTTTCATTTAACGCAATGAGATAGAGATAGACATTGTTCATCCTCTTCCCGTCCGTCAGGGGGTTCGCAACGCCGAGCGTCGTACACCATGTGATGTCAATGTCCTTGTTCGTCGGAATCCTGAGAAGGCTCTCCTTCGTCATGGCGTTGATGAACCTGCCCTGGTTCTCCTCGCTGTACGCAGGGAGTACCGTCGAACCGTTTACGGTGATAAGTTTTCTGTCGCTCTCGCTCAGTTTTCCGATATCCGATTCCTTCACGAGCATCGAGAACATGAGATATGCGTTGACATGGTCGTGTTCGCTGTCCTCCACCCTGATGTTCACGACAAGCTCCCCGTTGTTCCTGTAGCTGGGGACAAGTTCGCCCGTTTCATCCTGTTCGCTGGGCACTCCTACGCTGTTGATGAAGCATTTTGGGGGGATTCCACTTGTGCACATGAATGCGTTCACGGTGCACCAGTCGGAATAGTCGAACCCGTCGTATGACCTCGCCCTGCAATAGTACATCGTGTTGTATCGAAGATGCATTCCATCGTCCTTGATGCCTGTCTGCCCGTCATCCTTTTCGAAGAATGCGGCCATGTCCACGATGCTTGAAAAAGGCATTCCATCCAGCTGATAAAGTTCGTTGTCGTTCTTCCCTTCGTTGAAAAGGGGGCTGTCGGACACCTGCAACATCTCCGTCACATTGTCGCCCTCGTCCATGTCTGCCCCACCGTTGAACCTGATTCTGGCGCTCCTAATGCCGTTGTGGATGTCCAAATCGGTGTCGTAGCAATAATAGAACCTGTCGTCCGTGGAACCCCATTTTCTGTACTGGGGGTTGGGGACAAGGGAGGATATCACATTGTTCGCATCGATGACTACCGTCCTCTCGAAGTCATATTTTTCGTCAGTCTTCCCATGCGTGCACAATTCGTTTCCATCAGCGTCGAACAACCTCAATCGCACCTCGCAGACTCCGTTCCACGTCTCGCTCATTCCGATATTGGACACGTTGTCCACATCGCCTTCGTTCGGGTTGATGATGGAAGCACCTGTCTCGCACCTGTATTCGGTCTTCGATGTCTTCTGCCGTCCACTGAACCAGTAGGTGCATGTGTTCTGAGGGCTTGCAACTCCGTTGATGGTGATGGAATATGATTTAGGAAGCGCAGACCTCATCTCGAATATGAACGAATCCTGCGAGAACCCCTTCGGCGCCCTCCATCCGAACTTTGGCTTGTCGCTGAAGAACGCATAGGGGAGGGGGTGCTCCACTTCGTTTTCGTCGATATAGTATATCTCTATGTCTGTCTGCTTAAAGTCGCTCATCTGGAATCCACCATGATTTTAAAACGTCTTTTTTATTCTACCATCAGAATACGAAAAAAGCCATCCTGTAAAATATGGATTACAAGATGGCTTGAGATTTTAAGAACTTCGTTTTCTAGGCGTTGTCCATGTCATCATCTCCTAACTATGAATATGAACCACTTCCCATTCTCATCCTGCGCATAGTTTCCGACACGGTATGCAGGCACTTCGTCTATGACATTGTTCTGCAACGTGGTGAAAAGACTGCGTGGAGAGGTGCCGAGAGTCTCTCCGATATGCTCACGCCAGTTTATCTCGCCACCAGATGCCCCATTCGATTCGATGTAATCATTGTCATATCTCTCGAACGTATACACCTTGAAGCACCCGCCGTCGTAGTTCACCGTGGTAATGTCCTTGCCTATTCTATTGACAAGCCCATGCTCATCGAGCGAAATTCCAAAATTCTCATCCCCCTTAGTCCACTGTATCATCTCATCAGGAGTCCAAAATCCAGTAGGCTCGTTCTGGTTGGCGAAGCGGCGGTCGAACCCTGCCTTCAGAAAATACGAGCCGTTGATGGTGAACATTCCACCGTTGGATGAACGATGGGGATACTTCGCAGCGACGTCGCAGTCCATGTAGTGCCCGTCATCCGACGGAATGAAGTTCACGATTGTCCCAGGAAGCCATCCATTGAGGAGTTCACCACGTGGTCTCAATGGAAGAACGCTCCCTTCCTTTGCCCTGAATACTGGTATGCTCATTGTTTACTATTCCCTTGTTTGCAATTGACTCACTGCGTATCCCCTCACAGCCCGATTTCCATCCTCTGCCAGTTTCCTAAGGATGTCAATAGGAGTATTAGGATTAGAGGCAACTCCCCATCTCACATCCTCATCTTCATCCTCTGCCAGTTTCATGAGAGCTTCAGCAGGAGTGCTTGGATTCTTGGCGACTTCATATCTCACAGCCCGATATCCATCTTCTGCCAGTTTCCTGAGGATATCAACAGGAGTTTTTGGATTCATGGCGACTGCCCATCTCACGATTCCATCTTCATCCTCTGCCAGTTTCTTTAGAATGTCAGCAGTAGCGTTGGGATGCTTGGCGACTTCTTGTCTCAAATACTTATCTTTATCCTCTGCCAATTCCTCAATCATCTCAGGAGATGCGTTGTTATTTTCAAGAAGATTTAATTTTCCATATTTTTTCAGGAATTCGATGTCATCCACTGCATTGCTTTCTGGGATGTAGTAATATGATTCGTCATCCCTGTCCCACCATTCCACATGCTGTTTATGTTTACCTGCACTGAATGCAAACAATTTTCCATTCTTGAAGGCTATTCTCTTAGGATAGGCTTTATAGAGACCATTCCAGTAATTCCATGCAACTGCAAGAGCGTCATCTGAATAGAACCCTAGTTTCTCTGCTTGCTCACGGGTCAAGGCATCGATTTCATCCTGTCTAAATCCTTTATTTCTAGTTGCCAAGCACCAGAAGTTCTTGTCATAGCCAAAATAAAAATCCATTGCCCTTCTCACTGCTTTTTGACCTTCCTTGGAGTCCTCAACATTATATATTACCACACCATCCCCTGCATTATAAGGATGGGAGAAGGTCTTTTCAGTAGATGGGTTGAAGACCTCATCCTGAGACCTGATTCTCAATGTTGACTTGTCATCCCTGTTCAACACTTCCATTGGATTATCGAACTTCTGGAAGTCAAGATGCTGTTTGCTGATGAGGTTCATTGCATTGTTGAACGTCGATAAATCATCAGGAAGCGTTAGTTTCTTTTTTCCTATCCAATAAAGAGCTACCTTCTGCTCTTTTGCATCCATCTTCTCAAGACAATCCAGATGTTCTTTTAGGGATGATTCATCAAAGTCAGAACGCTTTTTCTTGAGTTGCTTCTCAAGTTCGTTCCTATTAAAAGCAACGAGCATTTTCGCTATCCTGACAAGTTGTTTTGCTATTCTGATGTTGCTGTTCATTTTCATTACTTCCTTGATGCATCAATCTGAAGACCCTGCCCGTTGTACTTGATGTTGCGGGTTTTTGTCACCTTCCTGACAATTCCGTCATCGGTTTCGACATCCTCCTCTATCTTCTGCACCCTGTCGTCGGTGTCGCATATGATTCCACCATTGTGGAGGAAGTTGAAGTCGTGGCCCATGTTCACCATCCCGAATGTCCATGTCGGAACCCTGTTGTCGCAGTTCCAGCGGCGGTCAATGTCCATGGCCTTCAGTTTCTCCATGCTGTCTGCGTCGATTCCGTTCATCGTGAGCTTGACCTGAATCATGTCAGGCGACTGATGGTAATGTGGAAGAGCCTCGTTGCTGTTCTGTTCTGCTGGCATTTTGCTGTTCTCCTGTAAATGAAAAAGCCGTCTAAATATATTCTACCTACATTAGACGGCTGAAATATAAACGGAATGTTTTTAGGGCATCAGAACGTCATCGCTTCCACTCCTCGTTCCTGAATATCCTGTTTCTTATGGAGTCAGGCTTGCAGGGAATGTGCAGGCACCAATGACCATCCCCATAAAGATTGGGGTCGTCGTTCCTGCCGTATATTGACAGATAGCTGTTCCATCCAATGCCCTTCGGTGGAACTTCGACCACGTCACCCCCATCCAGACTTGAACGAGTCGATCATCGCCTGTTGCTCCCTCCATCCACGATTGTATTTGGGAACCGTTCTCATCTCGTATATCTTTTCAAGCCACTGTCTAGTTCTCGCTCCGTTCGACACGGCAAACACGCCCGCATTCCAGTTGAGCTTGTCCTTCTGCATGACAACCTTGTCGTCCAAGCCAGACAGGTATGACGCAATATCGAACCCCATTCCGACAGTGGTGGCATCGGCATCCATCCAGACAACCCAGTCGTATCTTTTGAGTTCGTCAATTACAATCGGAATCTTGCTCCAGACGGCATGGAGGCTTGGCAACGGATTGTCTGACGTTCGGAGATAGTCGATTCCCCATTTTTCACAATACTGCATCTTGTACCTGTCCGTATACTTGACGTATTCAGGCTCGGAACCATATATGCAGTTTGTGGCGATGGCGATTTTCATTATTGCCTGTCTGTCTCCATTCCGAAGTCAGCAGGTGGCTGTTCATCCTGCGCCACGGCGTTCTTCAGGACATCCCTTATCGCATTCCACATCTCGAACGTCGTCTCGCAACGCACCTCGATGTTCTGGGTGGTGAACTTGTCCATCAAGTCCTTTATCTCCTTTATCTGGTCTACATCTGCCAGCACGAACGGATAGCCCATCAGGATGAACGAAATCTGGTCGTCTGCCGAAACCGGGGCGTCCTTCTTCTCCTCCTTCGGCTTCTTCTCCTTCTTCTCCTTCTTGTCGTCGTCGAAGAGGCTACCCTCGTGGAACTGGAGCATCTTGTCCAGCTCCTCGTTGTCATATCCCGTCAGGTCAAGCATGTCGGCATCCATCTCCTGCAACATGTCCAGAAGGTTCTTCTCGTCGTTCTCGGACAGGTCGGAAGTCCTGTTGTCTGCTATCATCAAGGCCTTCGCACGCTCCTCGTCGATGTCGATGACATGACAATTGATATTTTCCCAGCCCAATGCGACAGCCGCTTCATAAGTGCCGTTGCCACAGAGAATCTCCCGTGTCTCTTTGCGTACGATTATGGGTTTTGTCTGTCCAAAAGCCTCAAGGCTCTTCTTGATTGCTTCAAGGTTCCTCTTGCCATGGATGCGGGTGTTCTTTGCATATGGAACAAGTGTTTTAATATCCACGCATTCCACCTTCATGTCTGCTATTTTCATTTTTATTCTCCAGTTTTAAAGACCATTTTGTCAAGATTGAGATTTTGATATGGATGAAGATTCTCCAGAATGAAGAAAAGTCCTGAAATCAAAAGTTTCTTTGAGTTCAGGACTGGAGTTTGCAAAACATTTAACTATTAAATAGCTTCATTCTATTTTCGTCATTAATGCTATATTGCCTGTACGGAATTTCCGAGTAAAAAGCCGGAGTTTGAAATGTCATTTTACTATTCCTGCTCTTTCAGAACGCTCAGCTTGATCGAATACGACAGCGCCTTGTCGGTAGCCTTGTCAACGACGTCGATGAGCGTGTCAATGTCGATTCCAGTCTCGGTGTTGACCTTGCCCTTGAGCTTTCTGACTGCGAGGGCGGCTTCCCACTTGCGCAGGATGAGAATGGCCTCGTTCATCAGCTTGCATGCCTTGTCAATTTCCTTCGTGGATGTCTCCATCTCGAAGACATCCTTCGCATCGTTTGCCTTGATAATCTTCATGTCTTACTCCCCGTCTCCGACAAGCTCCCTTGCGACTTCGAGAAGTTCCTCGGCAACCTTGTCCATCGTGTCGTTGGCGAGGTCTTCCCCTTCATCGTCTGCAGACTTGAATACCTTCTTCAGTTGCCTGAACTGAGGCATTGTCGTCTTCGTCTTGGTTATCTGGTTGTACGTATTCCTGTCGGAATAGTCGCCTGCAACCAGCTCCTTGGCGATTTTGAGCATTTCCTTTGCGATTCTGATGTTGCTGTTCATCTAAAGCTCTCCTTTATTCATCGTATTTGACTTCTTTTATCCCGTTGTCCTTCAAGGCATGAACCGTGTCGTCGTCATCCCCTCCCTGAAAGCTCCATATCATAATCATTTCCCCGCTGTCGGTCGAGCTTATCAATGGGGTGTCTGTCTTGGCGTAAAAATAGTCCTTCAGAAGCTTTTTATATGAAGCCTTCACTGCCTTCACGAATTCCTGTCCATAGGCATTTATCTCGGTGACGCTCATCACGTTCACTGGGATTGCGAAGGACAGGCATACCCCAGAACGGTTTCGGCACCATGCAGAATGAATGACGTCGACATTGTCGTCATCGTCGTCTGCCCCCGTGAAAATCAAGTCCTCCAAGTCGTTCATGGCAGTTTCTCCAGTGTTGGGTCAGTCATCCGTTGAAGAAGGTGCGTTGCTTCCTGCATTCCCAGCCTCGAATCCGAGTTTCCCAAGAAAATCAGTTATCTGCTTGACATCCGTGACGATGTTGCATTCGAACGACACCACTGCGTCTATCTTGATGCATGACTGCCTGAAGTCGATTGTCGCATCTCCCTGATACTCGAAGTCCGTGTTGAACGTCGGATAAAGCTTTGACTGGTCGCAGGCGACCCTGTTCCCCAGCAACTCCTTCACAATGTTGAGGTCTTCCAGCGTCGAGCCGTCAAGGTTTCCGAACAGCGACCAGCGCAATGCGAAGCGGTAGTTGTTCCTTGAGGACGATGACAGTTGCTTGTATGTCTTCTCAATCCTGAGCTCCTCTGCCGAAGCAGTGATAATGGACGCTATCCTGCCCTGCATGCTTGAAAAACGAATGTTGCCACCATTCTCAGGCTTGTTCACCTTGATTCCACGGTCGCATTTATCATACCCCTTGTCAATCTGGTTCATCATCCAGCTTCCGTCTTCACGATAGTCGGTCAATTTTCCGCTTCCAGCATATGGTGCGCAACCGACATCTGCCTTTTTCTCTATGTTATCCATTGTCAATTCTCCGAATTACTTTATTGAAAAATTTTCAATCTTTACACTTTAATTAAATTATAAGCGAAAAATCAATGATGCAGACATCCATGGCAATTGTTGCAAGTGTCCTCGTCTATCGGGATGGTGTACCAGTACCCGATTCTTATGCAAAGAGAAGGGCTTGTCACTACGCCGATTCCAGCATGATGACAAACGCCCTCCTTGTCTTGAACAACAATTGCACATCCATTCAGCGCAATGAGCAACAGCATCGCAATCATTACGCACAACATCGAAAAAATGGAGGCATGATTCCTCATTCGATTCCAATGCGCTTTTTCACTGCATCGACTGCCAGAGCCTTAGCCTTCCCTGCGCTTGGTTGCGACTTGCACGTGTAAATCACCTTCGAGTCATTGTCCGTCTCGTACACCACTATCGCATAATATCTGCAGTCCTCCCGTTCATACACCTTTATCGTGTAGCCGTCTGCATATTCCTCATATTGCCTAAGTTCATCCCTGTCCATTTTTAGTACCCCTTGTTTCTCCAGATGTACACAATCCTGTTGATAAGCCTCTGCACGGCCATATTGATGTTCTGCTCGGTTATTTTTCCATCCTGTGCCTTCACGCTCTTCACGAGCAGTTCCCTCCATTCCTCCACTGCGTCCAGAAGCTCGTGGTCGATGTCGTTCTTGTAGTAGTTCCCATCCTTCTTGTCAAAATAGGTGTCTATGCTGCCTTTTATGACTGCGTCATAGGAAAAGGTGTCCCACAGATAGTCGAACTCCTTCCCGTATTCGTTGAACGTAAGATACTTCACCCTGCACTTGTCGGCAGTGTCTCCCTCCTTCGGCAGCTTCCTCGTGTCATATACTGCGAACTCCTCAAAATCGGTGAGGACTGAGATTGACCGTTCCATATGCGAGGCATACTGCCTGAGTTGCATGGCGTACTTGTCTGCGTTCAATATCTTGACGGAGGGGGGCTTCGCCTCAAGATAGAAGACGGGACGGCCTCCCATGCAGAGCGCATAGTCTGGATGCTTGACAACGCCACTGTCGTTCGTCCTTGCCTCCATGACAACCTCCTTGTATTTTGGCGCCACTTCGTTCTCGTTGTTGACATCCCAGTTCAACGCAATAAGCAACTTGTTGATGAACTCCGTCTTGCAGTTCGCCTCAAGATACTCCTGCGACTTGTAGTGCCTGAGGTTCTTCCTGAACATGTCGACTAGCGAGCCGACCTGCTTGAACGCCTCTTCCTTCGTATGTCTTATGAATGCCATTGATTTTCTCCTCGCATGTGCATATATCATATTTTACGTTAATCATGCCCATTGTCAGAAGTCGATGAGGGATGATATTGCGTCTAGTTTCTGCGACTTGTTCATGAGCTTTGACTCAAGTATTGTCCTGATGTTGTTTCTGAGCTTCACCGAATCTGGAATGTCATCCGTTCCGTCAGCACCAATGAAATCAGACAGCAGGACATAGAAATCACAACCGTTTTTCCTGAACTTGATGAAATTCTTTTCACCTTCATCATCGTAGCATCCATATGGCACGTCATGTCCATCAAGATAGGTAAATGAGCCCTTCATGCTGGAAAGCTCATTGAATTCATCCCGACAATCAGAAACCATCTCCGTGAGCCACCACTCGTTGGATGAACTCATGTCGTGTTTTTCTCCGTTCCATTCGACGTGGTTTCTGGATATGGCTTCCCATATCTCCCTTGGAAGCCTAATGGAGCTTATTCGTCCACTCGGCTCCTTAGGAACCAGAAACGACGACGAACTTGAGTTGCTTACATAGTTTAAACGCACCTTCATTTCTCTTCCTCCACAATGATTTCATCACGTATCTTCATGAGAATCCTTCCGTATATATTCTCCCCCTTCCCTTCGCATGAGGCGCACCTGCACGCACCCCACTTGTTCTCGTGGTTGTGATTGGACTGCACTATGTCGAGACCTTTCGTGGAAAGAAGCCTTTCACGTTGCTTCCCATCTGCATATCGAATCCTCAGCACCTTCTCCATGGCGTTGAAAGCCTCGTCATCATCCCTGCACAATCCCTTGTTCATCGCTACGGCCTGTACTTCAGAAGGGGATTTCATCTCGACAAAGACATCATGCCACTCTGGATGAAGAACGGCATAGTACGCACCGATGACAGTGTGGAAGCAGGAGCCATCAACCACAATCGGCTCCTCTGTGAATGGGGACAGGAATCTGAACCCCTCCCTGAAATTCGTGATTTTGCCATCTTCACGTTGCTTTTTCTGGGCGCAGTCAAGGCATTTTACGGTAAGCCAAGAGCCACACGCATAAACCTCGTCATTGTTCATGCTGTGCTTCCCGCAAAGCTCGCAGGTGTGCGCGCATTTTTCCTCGCAACAATGAACAATGTCGTCCATTATTGAACGGCAAAGGTCAACCACCACCTGCTGTTGCTCAGAAAGCACAGCATTCCCGCCTTCGTCCAGCGCATCAATATCCCAGTAGCACGTGAAACCAGCCCATTTAGACTTAATCTGCGATGCCACTATGCACATGTTCATGGTGGACAGACGGTCATTCAGGATTCTCACCTTCTTGACGAACTCCAGTATCGGCTCGAACCATCCGTCGCCACACTCGATTCCCCAGCACATGCATGTCTGGGTCATGTCCATGTTCTTCTGACGGAAGAACACGTGGTCTGCATCGTAGATTTTGCGTTCAAGTTCACTGTCCATTCTTTTTTATCTTCTTTGGTTGTGGTTTTTCATTCACCGCCACGAATCTCTTGCCGTCATCCGTGGTCTTGCTCACCATTGATTCCTGATTCTGGCCAGAAACTCTGGAAAGGATTTTGGCTATCGCCTCATTCGCATTCTTGACATTCTTGACATCATCGACATGAAGCAACGCAAGACCGTTTCCGACCTTTGACATGGCCTCAAAAACACCATCGGCTATCGCATTCTCGTCGATTGTATCGCTGTTGTACACTGCCGTCATGGAAATACGGAACACGCGATTGACGCTGGAGCTTGAATTCTCTGTTGTCTTTTTGCTGGGCTGATTTTTCTCTGGAGTTTCCATTTTCATTCACCTTCTGTTGCTGTATATGACTAAAATTTAAATTCGATTGGTTGTCTTCCCATAAATGTTCTTGCCATTGTCTTCATATGAAGGGCAACTGCTAAATTCATTCTCCCAATCTGCATGGGCGTACGAATATGTTGACGAATTTCCACCACATGTAACACAAGCATGGCTCGTCAGTTTCCAATATGAATCGGGGAACTGATTTTCAATTCGGCGGCAACTCTCGCTTGCATTGCAACCCTCCTTGAAGAAATCGCATTTTGCGCATTTAGATGAAGTTGTCCCTACGGAAAAGGAGTCATATTCGAGCCTGTACTGGCTTCCGTTCACCACTACATATATTCCGTCCATTTCACAATGATATTCATGCATTGGAGCATTCTCCTTATGCGACTGGGTTGTCCTGAATCGCACCCATTTCATCATATATAATGTTCATGATGCTGTCGACTCGGCCAGTGGTCTCGTCCATGGACATTCGGCAGTACTGGCCATTGAGGTCGTAGATGCTGTCCTTGCTGAACAGGTTGAGAATGTCGAACATACTGCACTCATTCATTGGAACCCTGAAAAGAGCATTCCCCATCTGATACCTGAGCGTCAGTTCAATCTGGCTGATGGAAAGTTCAGGGAAGAAGCGCACATCTGCCTTTGTGATAACTGCATTGTAGTTCTTCATTTTCTTGATTCTCCTTTGAATTGAAATGAGATTGAAAAATCCTTTTCCTAAATATGGCTTGTTTGCAAGAAAAAAACAAGGGGTCAGACCATTTTCATGGTCTGACCCCTGCAGAAACCCTATGAATTCAAACTATCTTGAAAGCAGAGCCTTGAAAATATGAATAAGCTGGAGGGGGGTGAGCTTTCCAGCAGGCGTCGAAATCCCCATCACGTTGTTTCCGAGCACCGTCGAAATCGGCTGGCTCTTGATTCCACCGTTCAGGAGCTTGGTGAGGGCAGGACGATTGGACATGATGAACTGGATGAATTTTCCAGCAGCGTCATCCCTTGTCTTCTGACGGCTGTTCGTGTTGGTAAGCCTCTCCTGCGTTTCGCCATCCCCATCGTTTTCACCAATGGCAGCTCTCCTGAACTTCTCGGAAGCCTTCTGTATCTTTTTGAGCACCTCCCCCTTCTTGCATGCAGGCATGCCCTTCGACATCTTGACGGCCTTGGCGATTTTCAGAAGCTTCTGCAGGCTGGCAATGCAAGCCTTTGCGCCTTCGTTGTCGAATTCATCATCGGTCTTGACCTCTGGTGCTTCCTCGTCACTCGCCTCAAGAGGGGATTCTGGAAGAGCCTCCTCCTTCTTCTCCTTCTCGATGTTCTCGTCGATTGACTCCTGTATGTTCTCATCCTTGGCAACCTTCTCCTCAGCCTTGTCGATGAGTTCGTCTCCTGCGTCGTTCAGCCCAAGCTCCTCTTCAAGCTTGGCAGCGATTTTCTCAATTTTTCTAAGATTCATCATGATTTTTCTCCTGATTGTATCTTGTTGTATGTTCGTTAAAATGCAACACCTATATTATACAAGGCATATAAATAAATAGTAAAAACAAAATTGCATTAGTGAAAATAAAAAGAGCCGTATCAATCGCTTGAATACGGCTCTTCATGGTTGCGTCGAAAACTGCCCTACGCCTTCACGAATTCAAGCGTGATGGCATCGTTCTTCTCATCGACATTGATTACACCGCCATTGTCTGCGAGTTCACCGAACAGAATCTCGTCTGCGACCTTTTCCGTGATTTCAGTGTTCACAATTCGCTCGACAGGACGACCACCAGCCTTCTCGGCAACAGCCTTGTCCACAATCCACTTCTTCGCCTTGTCGGACAGCTTGACCGTCACGTTCTTGTCATCGAGCGCAGACTGGAGGTTGTGGATGTTCTTGTCCACAATCATCCCCATCACCTGCTCATTGAGGTTGCTGAAGTAGAACACGTCGGTAAGACGGTTCCTGAATTCTGGGCTGAACTTCTTCTTGTACGCATCCTCGATGGCCTTCTTGGTGCGCTTTTCATCATCTGCTTCGGTCTTGGTGAAGCCAAGAGCGCTGGACATTGCCGAAGCGCCAGCATATCCGACATTCGATGTCATCAGGACAATGGCGTGCTTGAAGGAGGCTTCCCGACCATGGTTGTCGGTGAGCTTGCCTTCGTCAAGAACCTGCAACAGGAGGTCATATACAGACTTGTTCGCCTTCTCGATTTCATCAAGGAGAATCACCTGATGGGGGTTCTTGATAAGAGGTTCGGTCAATGCCCCAGACTGCTCGTATCCGACATAGCCAGCAGCAGAGCCGATGAGCTTGGACACGCTGTATTCCTCCTGATATTCGGACATGTCGAGCTTAGTGAATCCAATTCCGAGTTCCTTGGCCAACGTCTTCGCCAATTCGGTCTTGCCACAATTATGGGAAATGAAATCATTGGAAAAATATGCATGCTCAACGCTATTAACCCACAAGTCGTATACATGCACTTTTCCAAGATTCTTAATTGCATCAATAGATTCTATGGAATCCTTTTTGCGAAGCTCATCCCCAATGGACAATTCTCCTGCCTTAACCCAATCTCCTTCTTTATTAAAAAGAAGATGGTCATTAGAGCATTTTAAAGAACCTGTTTCAGTAAAAACTTCAACAGATTCTCTTTCGCCCCTGTCATAAAATTCATTCACTTCCACCCACCCGTTTGGAGATTCGATTTCATAAACTCCCCCTTCTGTTTCAAGAAGCTTCTTGAATTCGTCCACCGTCAATTCGAGCTCTTCATTGATTTTCATTCTTACATTCTCCTTTGTGATGTTTGCGTTGGTATTGATTAAATTTTTTCAGACTCTTATCTGTCAATTGAACTACCCCATCATTCACCATCTTTTCAATAATGGAAAAGTCCAGAATCTCGACATCGGTAATAATATGCACTAGATTTCGTGATTTACAATACATGATGGCAGCATTTTGTTTTCTAACCACTGAATCTAATCCTTGAAGTTTCTTTGGCTTTATCTCCACAATGATTTTATTGTCAATTAGAAAATCTGGGCAATAAGACCTCTCATGCCCATTCTTGTCAAGATATTTTATCCTGAAATCGGGTGTATTGTCAAGACTTCTCCATTCATGTCCTTCTTTTTCAATGACATTCACCATATATGACAGTTCTCTGAGACTTCTAAAATACCATCCCTTGTACCATCCTGATATTCCGTTGCCAGAACCTTTTGGAGCAGGCTTCCCATACATGGGATTGTTTTTACCACTTGATTTTTCTGATTTCTTACGCTTCATTTCCTCATTTCGTTTATCAGCCTCTTCTTTTCCATATTTTTCAAGCCAGACACTATATACAGACCTTCCATACATTGGATTTTTAATAATGCCATGTCTAATTTGTTCGATACGTTCTTCTTGTGTGCGTTTTTGAATAATGCCACCATTTCCATCTCGTTTAAAATGCTTGCTTGCTAATTTATGCAAACAATCTGGACAATATATTTGTTTTTTTGTCCCAACAAAATGATTTCCACATTTACAAATTTTTTCTATTTTTTTTAGACTGTTTTTGCTTTTTACATTTTTTACAAAGTCTGTTCCAATGTGAAGCAATTTTATAATCTTGTAATCTTTTTAGAGGAATAACTGCACCACAATTTGGGCAAATCCATTCAAGTTTATCATCATTAATTTCCATTTTGCTTACTTCTTTTATTTATGATACACAAATAGGCATCATAAATAAAAGGTATATAAACAAAATGTAAGTTGGAATAACAGATACTGGTAATGTGTTACTTGTCAATAATGATTTTTATTGGTGTAACATCTTCACTAATCTTACGGATTTTTATTTTTGTATCTCCAGTTATACAACCAGTGCTGCCTAACTCTATGAAACTCAATGGTTTACCGATATTGCACAATCCTGCGCGTTGCATTCTCACCTGCCGCACAATCTTGTCCACAATCTCGTCCTGACCGAACAGATTGGCCTTGATTCTGTCGCCGAGCGTCTTGAGCTTCGTCTTGTCATCGGCCTCGACGGAGATTTTCGGAATGTTCGCCATTGAGCAGATGACCTCCTCCACATCTTCCGTTGTGGCCTCTTTTCCATCCTTGATTCCAGAATGGTACTTGGCGCCAACCTCGTCGATGACATCAATGGCCTTGTCGGGGAAGAACTTGCCGACAATGTATTTTGCGCTCAGGTCAACTGCGTGCTGGAGAACATCGTCGCCGAACTTGATTCCGTGGAACTCCTCGTACTTCGGTCGAAGACCCTGCAGAATCTGGAACGTCTCGTCCTTCGACGGCTCGGCGAGGTCGATTTTCTTGAACCGACGGCAGAGGGCCTTGTCCTTCTCAATCTTGTTCTTGTACTCGTCGTAGGTGGTGGCGCCGATGATTTTCAACTGACCACGGCTGATATATGGCTTGAGGATGTTGGCAGAGTCCATCGAGCCTTCGGAGGAACCTGCGCCGACGATGGTGTGAAGCTCATCAATGAAAAGAATCACATTCTCGTTCGCCACGACTTCCTTGATTGTGTTCTCAAGCCTGTCCTCGAACTCGCCACGGAACTTCGTGCCTGCGACCATGCTTGCGAGGTCTAGTGCGTAGATGGTCTTGCCGACAAGTGACTTCGGGACGTCATCGTTGGCGATTTTCAACGCAAGTCCTTCAACAACAGCGGATTTACCCACGCCTGGATCTGACACGAGAACCGGACATGAACCACGTTTCTTCGCCAGAATCTGGGCAACACGCTCGCACTCCTTCTCACGGCCAATCAACGGGTCGATTTTGCCGTCACGTGCGAGTTGCGTCATGTCGACGGAGTATTTTGAGAGATACTGCGTTCCAGCACTGGACGAACTGCTCGAACGAAGGTTCCTGACGTATTCCTGCGCATCATCCTCGTATATCCCATGCTTCGACAGGAAGTACGCAGAAGCCTGCTCCTTGTCGTTGAACAGCATGATGAACACGCATAGGCTGTCAGGCTCGATGGAACGCATCGCCGCCTGCGACACGGAAGCCTGAATGAGCTTCGTATATGCGTTGGTCGGGTTGATGTTGCCGATGTCTGCAGCCTTCTCTACGTTCTCCTCAATGTATTCCCCGACCTCCTTCTTCAATTCGGATATCGCCTTCGCCTTGTTCTTGTCCGTCGTCAGCTTCTTGATGAGGTTGACGCACTTCTCGTCGCTCAGAAGGACATAGAGCATCTGCTCTGGAACAAGATAGGCATACTTGTGCTTCTCCGCAAAATCCTGAACCTTGTTGACAAGCTTCTTCAGTTCCTCGATTTCATGATTACTCGCCATCCGTCAAACTCTCCTTTGATTCCATTATTGCGATAAACGCCTTGACCTTGCTCGCCACGGTCTGCGTCCATCCGAAGTGATTCTGCAACTGGGTAGTCGTCGGCACGATGCCGAGCTTCCTGCATTCGGCAATCCACGCAGACGCATCTTCCACGTTCTTCTTCCAGTCTATCTTCGCCCTTTTCTTTCGCCGTTCCTGTTTCATAAGTCAGTCCTCCTGCTCAAGATATGCCTTGAGTAGAATGCCATATTTATCGAACGCATTGTTCAGACCATCCACTTTCATTTCGGCAATCGAACGAATGAACGGAATGGATATGAGGGTTTTCCCTCCTGTTCTGAGAACCCGCTCGAAATCCGTTGCGTCTCGACGACCGTTTCCAACAAGTGCAGACAGCATTGCCATGAACTTCTGGCACCGTTCGATTGCCTGATTCGTCTTGATGGGAACAAGCACCTCGATTCCGACGGAATACTTTTTCGGGAGTTGTATCTTCACGTTCTTTTCCATTTCAAGCCTTCTCCATTGTGACTCTGAACTCGTTGTATCCAGCCTTTTCCGCTATCTCCCTAGTCAGGACAACCTTCGATTCGGCAATGCTCTTCGTGTATGTCCCAGCCACGCCTTTTCCCTCGGTGTGTATCTTCAGCATGAGTTCGATGGCATCGGAGCGCTCCTTCTTGAACACTCCGACAAGAATCTCGACAACGAATCCCATCGGGGTGTAGTCGTCATTGTGCATGACGATGTTGTATTTGCCTGGAAGCTCCACGGTCGTGCTGTCCTTCATGATGGTCGCCGTATCAGCCCCTGCATCGACGTTTCCGACGTTGACGATGATAATGTTATTTTTCCCCGGCATTGTCTCCACCTTCTTCGTTAATGTTCTTTGTCATTGCCTGGCAGGAATCCTGAATCTCGCACATTTCGCATTCGTTGCAGACTGCCCAGTGCCCGATGCAGTCGCCTGGGCCATTCACCTCGATGCTGTCGTCATTGGATTCCTGAATGTATGAATCCTGCTGTTCCTGCCCGTTGAATTGAGCCTTGCCATCCTTTGCCATGGCCTTATTGCGTTTCTTTTCTTTTTTCATCTGTCAGTCCTCGACTTCTGCCTCGATGGTGAGTCCGATATCCCCCCTGTAGTTCGGTCCGATGGAACGAAGGCTTGCGCTTCTGACCTTGCCTGCGTCCACGCTCTGCGCAAGAGCCTTGTTTTCCTGACGGGGGATGTGGCCCACCCCCTTGAAAACGCCTCCACCGACATCCAGATGGACTGCCACGGCGTTGGAGTCATACTGGTTGTCTGCCTCGTGCACCAGCTTTACATTGTATTTTCCACCATGCCTGTAGTTCTTGAAGAAATCAGACAGAATCTCCTGCCTGTTCTCGAACGTGACACCGACCACGTTATAATGCTGATTTTCCATTGTTGCTCCTTGGATTGGTTGATATGAAAACGCCGTTCGGCTCATCCGAGCCTTCAACATGATTAATATGGCTTGGCAATCGGTTTTTTCAACCAAAAATAAAATTATTTTTAAGTTAAATTGAAATTTCAACCTTGTCATTGTTCACAAGGTAGAAAAGAAGGTCAAGGCATGCCTCGGCGTCCTCAAGGCCACGGTGGGCGTTTCGCCCTTCATCGCCACCATAGACAAGGCCGAACTCCTTGCACAGATTCCCCAGCGTATTGCGACCGTGCTGGCGCTTCTCGTCCTCCTCGCCACTCTCCTTCTTCCTCATCTTCCTGACAAGTTGCAACGTGTCGATGGATTTGAAGTCGTGCAATGGAAACCCCGCCTCAGTAAGCTTCTGCTGAATCATCGGTATGTCGAACGAATTGCCGTTGTGCGTCACGAGAATCGAATTGCTGAGATATTCTGAAATCTTCTCTGCGCTCTGCTTGAACGTGCTGTACTTCCCACTGCTCCTGTCGCTGTCCTTGATGTGATGAACCTTTCGCACAAGGTACATGGATGAGTGTCCTCCACTGAACAGGCGGGTGAACCCACCCTTGTTGCCGAACTTCACAACCTTGCCGTTGTTCACCTCGACGCATCCGATTTCGATTATCGTGTTGTACAGCACCGACAGTCCCGTCGTCTCAATATCAACAGAAATCAATCTGTAATGCTTAAAGCAATCAGGAATCGGCTGATGTATCATTTTTCCTCCTTAATGTTGAAATCATATTCTCTCCAGTTCGGCTTGGGGAGTCCTTCGTCATAGTCAACGGAACCAGGAAAATTGTACGGACAGCACCGAGGGGGAGGGAGTGAATCGTGGTCGTTGGTCACGCAAAAATAGCAAGTTGTCCCACAGGCATCGCACGTGTAGAACTTGTGGAACGGTTGCTTTACAACAAGGGTGTCATTTTTATTGCTCATTTTTCGTCAAAACAATAGTCAATCCAATCTGCTTGTTTTCTCTCCAGCTAAATCCTTCAGCCTCTCGACGAAGACCCTCTGGTACTTGAACATCATTCCGATGGCATCTTCCACTGCGATGTATTTTGCGCACTCGAGCTCTGGGATGGTGATGAAGCGTCCAGAATGACTGGGGTACTCCTTGGTGAATGTCATCGATGTTATCGGGACATCATCCCCTTCTGGATTGTAGTCGTACTCCATGCCGAATATCACGACTACTTTTCCTGAGCTGGTCTTCGCATTGCCCAGCATAATGCAATTCCTGCCTTGTGGCACTTCAAGACCAGTCTCCTCCTCGAATTCCCTGACTGCGCACTTGAACTCAGATTCGCCTTCCTCGATATGACCCTTCGGAATGTTCCATGGCATCTTCCTGTTGAACGGTCCAGCATTCTTCCCGAGAAGCACCTGAAGCCCGCCGTTTTTCCAGCGATAGGCCAATATGCCACAAGATTTTTCCATTTTTATCCTTTTTTTTAAAACTGAAACCAAGTTTATTTTTAATAATATGAATTGAAAATCGAAAAAATCAAGAGGCATCCATTGTCACGCTTTTGCATCCTTGTGCTTCTTGATAAGCTCCAGCACCTCGTCCCTGATTCCCTTCGCCCTTCCTATCTTCTCCAGAAGCTCGTATATGTCCTTCGATTCTGAATGGAACTGCCTGAATTCCTCGATGTAGGAAGCCTCGTTCTCCTTTACCTCGTCCTCATCCTTGATGACTGATGCAGTCTTCACCTCATCGTCCCAGAAGAATATGTCCTTCGCATCTGGGCACTTCGGCTCGAATTCCTCAAGCACGAACTCCGTGCCGTTCCACTGCAACGCACCAACCTTCGGAAGCCTCAACGTCCTTGCATCACGTGAAAACGAACCTGGATTGTAGAACTGGATTCCCTTGAACTTCTGAAAAGGAACCCCATCATGCAGGTCGCCAGAAAGGACAAGCTGGACATTCGGATTCTTGCAGTGCGTGATTGAAATCGTGCCGAACGCCTCCCTCTGGTCGGTGAGAAGGGCATGGCAGACGCACACCGTCGGCTTGTCGGAAGCGCCAACGCCGTTTATGGTCTCAATCGGGTCTGCATTCACGTGTGACGGGACAAAACGATAGCCTCCGATTTCAGTGGTACTTCTAATGAGTTGCAACGAGCCATCGGAAATCGAATCGATGAACCCAAGGCACGAAGCAGACAACGTGTCCGCATTGTATCCCGACAGATCGTGCTGACCCATGATGAACCATGTCGTGAGACCAGATTCCTTCAGCGTGTTCCTGACCTTCGCCAGTAAATCGAAATTATATATGCGATGACGGTCGAACATGTCGCCACCATGGACGACGAACTTGCATCCGACCGACTTGAACCAGCCGTAAGCCTGCCTTGTCTTGTCAAGGAGCGTCTTCAGCGTGTCGTCCTTCCTCGACTCGTACCTGTAGTCATAGTGCGTGTCGGTTATGAAACCGAATTTTTCAAATTCTTCACTCATTCCTAACTCCATTGGATGATTCGACAATGCTGTAGTTGAACATTGGGTTTTCTCCGCTCACCGAACCAAACCTGACTATGCAGAAACTGCACACCATCACAGTCATGGCAATCGCAGCCAATGCGCACATTAACGTTGCAATGCAATTGCATATGAAATTTTCCATGTCACAATCCTCGCTGGTTGAACCAAAACAAAAAAAGGAGTGGACGTACAGAAAAACCTGTCATCCACTCCTAAATATGGCTTTTGTTCAAGAATATATGTCAGATGCTGAGTTTTTTCTTTTTCTTCCTTTTCTTCAAGGTCTTGCGCTCATCGGAGGAATTGTCGTCTTCGCAACAGGATGATGACTCATCAACTTGGCCTACCATGTTGACAGTGGCTCCTTCCTGTTCTGATTCCCTGTCCATCTCCAGTATATCCCCATATGAATACTCCTTTTCCGTATTCAGGACAAGCTCAAGATACTTGTCGCCAGATTTTGCGAAGAACCTGTTGGATGCTATCGTTATCAAGGCGACGGTAGGTATCTTCCTTGAAGCATATTCAGAATAGTCCTTCGCCTTTCCCGAATCGATGAAATCCTTGCCCAGATACCACACCTCGGTGGACTTTCCCCTTTCCATGTCATCCTTCGAGATGATGTCCTTCATGTTTACGGCCTCCATCAGTTCCATTGTCAGCCTCTCGACATGGTTCCCATATGATGTAAGCTCCGTACCCTTCCCTTCGTATCCAGAATATATGGTGTGGTACATGAGCTCGGAATACGGGGAGACATAGCGCTCATGGCCACAAGCCCAGAGAATGAATCCTGCGCTGAGAGCAGAACCACAGCATATCGTGACTCGATGGCGGTATTCCAGAACCTGCTGGAGGACGAACGAAAGATTGTCGACGGATCCTCCAATCGAATTTATCAGGATGTGCAACTCCATGTCCTTGTCGCCGTCCTTCAAGTCCTGAATCAGTTTCGTGACGGCAATCGAATCCTTGCCAACATCCTCGAACTCTCCAGTATAGATTAGCTCATAATGATCGTCGCAGTCACGGAACATTACGGGCTGGTTGTAGTAGTCGTCGTCCATTCCTGGAAGAAGGATGTTTCCGATTCCATCGCCATTGGTGGTCTTTTTTACTTTTTTCATTTTCTTTTCCCTGTTTTTCAATCAGTCAAGAGTTTTCTTATTATCCTGCTGGCCTTAAGCATTTTGTGGACTATCCTCCCTGCCTTGGCCTCTTTTTCATCGTGCCCGTCATTCTTCAATATGGCGTCCACTATCCAGTCCACGTCCCTGTCCTGAAGCTTTTTCAGCAAACGCAACTGCTCGTCGGACAGCTTGAAATAAGCACGCTTCAGGATGTCGAACTTGCATGACGGGTTCCACTTCATCATCTTCATTATGTCTTCTGGGGTGAACATCCTCATGCGCCCATTCCTCCCCAATATCCTGTAGATGTCATCGGGATTCTTCGTGATGCATCCTGCATACAGGAGTATGCTCTTCTCAGTCCTGTATGTCGCTGCCGTCACAATGTTTTTTGACTGGTTCTTCTTCAATATCTGAAGCACCGTCTTTTCAGGCGTATATTGATTCTCGACGACCGATGCGAGAATGTCCTTGTTCTTCGTCTTCGACATCAGTTCAAGCGCACGGGGATTCTTGACGTCCTTTATGGAACTTGAATATCTGCTATGCGAATTGCGCACCGATATCCTGTACATCCTGATGACAAGTTCCTTCAGCCTGTCGATGTCGTTCTCCTCGTTTATCTGGCTTGCGAGTCCGTACTTCGTGGATTTATCCTCAAGCATTGCTCGTATCCTGTCAGACAGCTCCTTGTCGCTTGTGTTCTTCATGGCCGTCTCAAGGGACTGCGTCCCCATCTTCATGTCGACTGCCTTCCTGTAAACGGCCTCGGTGGCCTTTTTGCTGGAAACTATCTTGTCCATGATAGCGTCGTTCTTGGCCAGCTCCATCATGTCGAGGATGACCCTCTCGGTAGTGCTGTCGTTGCCAAGGACGTAGTCTACGTGCGTCATGTTCCCTATGGCGTTGTACTTGTTGACGAGATTCAGCAACTGCTCCTCGGTGATGTTCCTGCATTTTTCCAGACTGCCGACTATCCCCTCGTCGTTCATCAGCAACTTGTCGTATTTTTCGCATATCCTGTCTATGTCTTCTGAAGACAATATAGACACGTGCGAGTCAATATACGATTGCAGGTCTTCATCTGCCGACAAGGTGTTGGGGAATCTGTCAAGCATCTTCTCAAAATATCCGAGAGAACATGCCTTGTTCTGGTATATGCTCTCCAGCATGTTCTTGAACCTGTAGTTTGATTCGTCTTCGTCGTCATCGTCGTCATCGATTTTCCCAGAATATTCCAGCACGTCGTCAAGCTCCTGCTCGCTCCTCGCATTCTTCGCCACAAGGGACAAGTCATTGTATGAGCTTATGAATGAGGCGGCGTCATATCCGTTGCCGTCCTTCATGGCAAGGATTCCTGCACCAGTCCATTTAAGTATGACCTCTAGGTCGTATCCTTCATCGACATACCTGTTAAAATCTATGCATTTCAGCGCCCGTTCGGCTATCTCCTTCGTGCAGTTCTTGTGCTTCAGCAACGCATCCACTTCCCTTTCTGGGTGTAAATTATTTTCCTCAATGGAGTCGACGGCCTTCTCAAGGTCTTCCGAAGTGCTTTCTGGATTGAAGACAAGATTTTCCCAGTTCACATCGATGTCGCCATTCTCATCGTATTCAGCCACCACCTTCTTCGCAAGTGGAGTCATGTCCGAGACTGCCTCGTCCACGACGCCTGTCCAAACAGGCGAGTCAATGGTGGCTTCAACGACCTTACGAATCTGCCCCTCGGTGGCGCTTTTCGCACCAAGTATCTCTGTCCCAAGCACTCCATGCCCAATGCACCAGTCTATCATTCTCCCGAGCGTCTGGCTTCCTCCATCAACGCCACTTTCGTTGTCGTCACGCAGAATCAGCAATGCGACTTTCTTCTTGACGCTTTCGGGAACGAAGTCATATCCCAGCAACAAGTCAATGCAACGGGAAAGGATGCTCCCGTTTCTTTCGCATCGCTTCATCAATTCCCATATCCTTGCCTCGTAATTGGCATTGTCCCTGCAGTATTCTTCGAAGAATCCGTCGGAATCATCGAGCAGTCCCCTTCTGAACTCCTCTATGGCATACGTGTTGTCATCGCCGTACCCACGACCGTTTCTCGTTTCATTCCTGAACATCTCAATGACATCCTTCGGACAGCCTGGAAGCGATATGACGGTCGGAATCATTCTTGCGTCTTTTTCAGACTTCACTGCATCCGCAAGCCTTCTTATCATTTCTGGAGTCTGGCGTTCATGGTCGTATTTAATCCACTTGTATATCGAGTAGCAAGATGCCTCATAGTTCTCAATGACCCACTTGACAAACTCAATGTCGTCCGAATATCCTATTATCGTATTTACAAGGATTTTGCTGTCGTTGTACTTTTTCAAAAGCTCCTTCATCAACATCCTGTTCTTGTCGGTCGGAAGTATCTGGCTCCTCCCTTCGACAACTATCGTCTTAAGGGCAGAAGTAACCTGCGCCTGCGTCAAGGAAGGCGACATGGACACTGCCTTTATCACATCATCGACATTGGGTGGCATTGAATTTTCAGACATGGCATCGCATACAATGTCCAAGTCGTACCCAACCTTCTCGAACAGTTTCTCAAGCCTTGCCCTGTCGTCTATATTTTGCCTGAAAAACTCAAACATGGGATAATCGTTCCCGACACGATGTCCCTCCCACTTCATGCCATCAATGACCTCGTCAAAACATTTTATTATCTCATCGTGGCTTGCACCACTTTTCAATGCCTCATACTTCTCCTCATTCGTGGTGGCTTTAGACAGCATCAGGTTGGCAGTCTCCTCGCTTTTCTTCGTATAGCACTTGAAAAGAAGCTCCTCTGTTTTTCTGTCGCCGTTGGTCTTTCTCCAAAGAATTGAAGTCACTTCGCCATCCCCTCCCAATCCGTTTTCATAGGACTTTTGTGCAAGCAACCTTATTATCTCAATGCTGGTTGTCTTCTTCGCAAGGGGAACCATAACTTCCTCATCGAGATGACGGTTCTCAATGAGCCATCCCACCAGTTCCACATCGTCTGCGTGATTGACAAGAATGTTGCTTAATAAATCTTTGTTGCTGACCTTGAGCATGATGTCCTTGGCAGTTTCATCCATTCCATGCGACAGCATCCATTCGATGGTTGCATACGAGCACGACTTGTGCATTACGTCAGACACGATTCCTGCAACTTCGCCTTCATCGCAATACTTGTCAATGATATGCGAAACAACTTCACTGTCATTGACATTGACAAGGATTATCCCGAGAATGCGCCTTTTCAGGTCACGGTAACGCTCATCGCACTCATCCAGTATCCTGTCGTATATCGCAATCGACCTGCTTGGTCCGACAAGTTGCAGAAGATCCTTTTTGACGATGGCCTTTGCAACATCTCCGAATGGCACGTACACATCGCTCTTGTCAATGCCCTTCATGATGACATCGTAATCCGATGCCTTCTCCACTATCTCCAGTATCTTATATGGGTTGTCAGTGCCATCAAGCATTCTGTTCAGTTCCTCGTCGGAGGAGCCGTCGATAATGTTTCGGTCGTCAAGCTCAGGCTCCTCATCGAACTCATTGTCATCGTTGAACACGGAGAAGTCCTCGTCATCGTCATAGTAGTTCTGCAATTCCCCCATGCTGTCAAGAAAATCCCTTCCTATCTCTATCGCCTCGTACGATGTCGGACGGTCTGGCTCGAACTTTTCATCGTCCAGCCCCTTGAACTGTTCCGTCGGAATATGCATCAATATCCATGGGTTCCTCCTCCCCTTGCAGAACAGATAGTATGGAGGATTATATGTCCCATAAAAATAGCTTCTTCCTGAATCAGCCCTTGCGACGCACCATTCGGAGCATCTTCCTGCGACATTCCTCATGTCCTCGTATTCATCGACACGGTAGACATGCCATTCGCCACGGGAGTATTCCTCATTATCCTCAAGAACCTTCCATGAGTCCTCCTCCTTCTGCTCGAACGTGCGCCCATCGTTGTCGTCTTCGTTTCCAGAATTCTTGTTGTTGTCGACAAGAATCTGGTTCATGTCCTTGACGAGTTGCTCCAGCGTGGTTTTCTTCCCCTTGAACCCGTTGAACACCGCCTTCGCCCGTTGCATGAACCTTCCTTCCTTCGAGAATTCCTCGCTGTTCACGAAGGCGTCATAAAGCTCATTGAGAATGTGCTCATAGCATTTTACATAACGGGTCTTGTCATTGTCCTCCCCGAACATGTACTTGAACGAGTCGTCGTCGTTGGCGCATCTGTCATATATGCAGTCAAGGAAGATGTTCGAAGAATTGCCTATCTTGTTGGCGTACTTCTTCGCCTCCGACTGAAACTTGGTGAATTCGGATATGCCGTCCGTGAACTGCGAGTCCTTGTTCCTGACCGCCTCCATCAGGACATTCTTGTCAATGTCATCCCTGTCAAGAATCCAGTTGAGGAACCTCAATTGCAACGGCTCTGCGCTGAATGCGAATATGAATCTCATTATGAACAATCTCCATTGAAAACAAAATAGGCTGTATTGCTTTATTCTACCACAATACAGCCAATAATATAAATATTTTGTTTTGATTTTTATTCCATCTCTTTAACGACTATCGGAGCCCTTGCGCCAGCATATGGAAGAGCCCTCATCGTATTGTAGTCTATCCATTCCATTGCCTCCTCGGCGGTGCATCCGTTCTTCTCCATGTACCATTCCACCATCTTGTCATAGGAATACACGGCACGGTAGTCATCGGTGACTGCAATCAGGGCAGAATCGTAGGATTCGTCCTTCAGCAGGACAATGTCATCGGCATCATATCCGTTGTCTGCGAGAATCTGCTCTGCCGTGCGTTCGCCATTTTGTTCATTGAACTGATTTTGCTCCTGTTCGTTCATTTTTTTCTCCTTTTTTAGAACAATTCAATTTTGATTCAGTACAGAAAAACATAGCTTTGCTTGTCACAATCCTCACCAACTTCGATGAAATCGACGGTTTTATCTTCTTCCCCTTGCTCGCCATAGTATTTGACTTGGATGTCACCATGCTTTTCCTTGATGGCGTTCAGTTGCTTTACAAGCTCGGAGATTCTCATGATTACAGCACCTCATCCACCACGCCGAAGTCCTTCGCCTCATCTGCAGACAGCCAGAAGTCACGGTTCGTCTTTTCACGGAGTTCATCCACCGTCTTCCCGCAGTTCCCCGCAAGGATGGCGAGAAGGGACTCGTTGACCTTCTTCGTCTCCTCAAGGGACACAATCATGTCCTGGATGTTACCCTGCGCACCAGAGGAGGCCTGATGGAGCATGACACGGGTTCCCTTCAGGGCAGTGCGGTGCCCCTTCTCCCCGCAGGACGTGATGACGGACGCCATGGACGCAATGCTCCCGTGAGCCGTCACATACACGGGGCACTTCACGATTCGCATGGTGTCGATGATGGACATTCCAGCAGAGCAGTACCCGCCAGGGGAACTGATGTAGATGTTGATTGGGGCAGTCTCGTCCTCGCTCTGGAGATAGAGCAGTTCCGCAACCACCACGCTGGCCATTTGAGGCTCTATCTCACCGTCAATCATGATGATGCGGTCTTTAAGCAAACGGCTGTAGATGTCCTGATGGAGCGTGTTGCCGTCAGAATCACGCGTGATTACAACTGGGATTCCCATGTTCTTCTCGTTCATTTTTCTTTTCCTTTTGCGTTGTTTTCAGTTAAATCTCATCCACGTGCGCACCCACTATCGCATATGAGACAAGGGTATACAAATCTTCGCCTGCAGCAGAGCTTAATTTTGTCCTTGGCACTGCGTCATCCCTGATGTTCCATATCATCGCCACGTCGTATTCCGTGTCGTTCATGGGTCGAACGTTGAAAAAGAGGCTCTCCACATCGGCAAGCCTATCCCCGAACTGCGCCATCACAAGCCTGCACTGCCTTGCGTCGCAAAACCCGCCGTCAATGAAGATGAATTTGTCTATCATGCACGATTCGAACGATTCATCATCCCCGTCCACTTTTTTGAACCCGTTTCTCTTAAGATAATCAAGGTCAAGCTTCAGCATTTTGTTTCTCCTTCAACGGCATCCTGTTTGTTTTAATTCTCCTTTTGCGTGCCGTCAATAATATGCCATGCTTTTCAGTATTTTCAAGACGATTCTTGATTTTCATTGTCAAAATCTGTCTCTCCAGCCTTTTCCATATGCTTGTTCCATGTATTCTAGATATGGCTTCATCTCCTTGGCGCCAAAAACTTGAATTGGATATGGGAACCAGTCCAGTTTTCTTTTCGCCCTTGTGTCCATAATGCCCTTTACTTCAATATAATGCCCATTTTCATCGAGAAAATCAGGCTGGTAATAATATGTCTTGTTGCGATATTTATAGCTCCACTTCCTCGTGTTTCTCGTAAGCTCCATGCCATGGTCGTGAAAATAGACAAGCAACGCAAGCTCCCATGAGGAATCATACCACTTCCCGTTCCACCATCCACGCTTCACATCATGATAGTTTCTGGCAGTCAGCCTTGGCATTTTCCATCTCCTCGTGCATTTTCATTCTTCTTTGCACCACAGCCATTCTTAGAGCCTCCTTTTCCTTCCAGTCATCAGTTCTCCTTTCGTGCTGGATGTCATACATTGTGTGCTCTGCCGCATATGGGCAGGACGTGCCGTCCACGAACAGCCTCACCTTCCATAGCGCATCCTCTGCGTTTCCATGATCGAACACCAGCTCGCTCCCGCTGACCAGAAACCATCCGTCAGGTGGCCTGTCAAGCAGCTCCTGAACAGGCTCTATTCTCACATGACTGCACTTTCCATGGGAATCCTCCGAGCCGTTCATTACGACAAACCATTCGCCTTTGGACGCTCTGACAATCCTCATCGGATTCCATGCCTTTCCACACCTGAATCTGCAGAAGTTGAAATTCATTCGTCGTCCCCCATTGTTCATCCAATCTCATGCCTCTATGTTTTGAAGACATCGTTTGCCAAAAATATGCAACGAAAATCGCAGAATTCAACTCCGATTTTGACAATCTCCTTATTTTTGCGACATTGTCTTTGTTGAATGCAAATCCTGGAGGAATAAAATGAACAAATTCGGAACAGAATGCAACAAGACCATCTGCAGAAAAATGGAGCTGGTCGAGGGAATGGTCAAGGACATGAGACGTGAGATGGAGCGGTTCGGAAAAACGGCAACTCGGAGTTCACCGACTATGACAGCAACGCCATGGACTTCTCAATGAAAAAGACCGATGATGCCATCGAATGCCTTCATCAGTCTCTTCTCAATCCAACAACGATTCTGGGATGAACTATTTTTCAAGTTCGGAGATTATCTGCTCGAACGGGTCGTCGCCAACCACGGTCACGTCAATCTTCCAGTCGCTTATCAGACAGCGTATGAGCATGTCTATCTTCCTCTGAAAATATTCATGGACAGTCCTGACGCCATTCGGTTCAAGCCATCCATTCCCATATGGAAAATAGAACAGATGGGTATAGTTCTGCATGTTGCCCTTGCATATCCTCTCAAGCATGGATATCTCATCTGGTTCGTAGTCCTCGACAGACAAAAGCGAATATGCAAAACACTCTAGGGTCGTCCTGTCGGTGACAAAACCACTTGACATGAGTTGCTCATGCCGTATTTTCTTGTCAACTATCTCATATTCAAGCTCCTTCTCGGACAGGAATTTTTCCACGCATTCGCACTTGTCCTGCGAAAATCCCCTGTCTGCAAGCAACGGTCTTGTAATGTCCTTGGAGCGAAGAAAAGTGATGCCGAACCTGTTTGCAACCTTGTCGGCGACCCCGCTTTTACCAATGCCTGCGCTTCCTATCAATCCTATTCGATATGTCATGCCGTCATTCTCCTTTTATATTGTAAATATGGCATGGATTCACTGCCCAGCAAGCTTCCTCGATGCATGTATTGCATAATGATCAGAGTCACGATAGACATATATGTCATTTTTCTGAAGGTCATTGAACAACGGCATTATCTTCTCCGATATAAGGCTGTCACGTATCTCATCCTTGTCATGGGAATCGCTCCATTCGCTTGCATGGCTGGCGATAAACGAATGGTATTCGCCAGCCAGACCACGGTCGCTTATGAATTGCAAAACGGAGCTTTTCGATGAAGTTGATGCGTTCTTCCCATCTCCCGTCACCTCGGCGATATAGTCCCTGAACTCATTGATATGCTCCGATGCAAAAAGCTGGAGCGCAATGCCCTCTGCATCCCTTCTTCCGTCAATGACCATCTGGATGAATCCGTCAAGGTCGAGTTCGTTTTCGGAAAAGAAAACTGCCTTGAAAAAATCGGAGACCATCAGGGGGCTTATCCCCCTGACAATCTCCCACTTGAAAACAAGTCCAGAAGGCATCGGCTATTTGCAATGTTCTTCCTTGAGCATCTCAAGGTCGTACTTGTGCTCGCACTCTTCGGCGAGTATGCTTCTGCAAAGGCGCATCGTCACCTCGTCAACACCCTTGCAATAGTCGATTATCTTCTCGTAGTATGCGATTGCGTCGGCCTCGGCCTTGATGGTGATTGTCAACTGCTCGCAGACATCGGTGGTGTTCACCTCTGTCCATGGATTGCCGAGGGCCTGCCACTCGTTGGGATTGAAAATCGGCTTGCCACCGAGTTGCTTGATGCGCTCGATAATCTTGTCGGCATGCTCCTTCTCCTCCTTCTCGTGCTGGTCAAACTCCTCGATTGCGTCGTTCCTGCCCTCGCCTCTTGCAAGGTTCTTGCAGACCCAGTACTGGTATGTCGACAGCCATTCGTCGGCCAGCGCCTTGACAAGCATTTTCACAACCTCGTCCTCGTTTCTGTCAGCCTCGCCAGTCTTTTCTGCGACAAGACCCTCCAGAGCCTCAATGTACTTCCCGATGTCACCTGCGTTGATTTTCTTCATGATAATTCCTCCTTCATTTTGCTTATTGAAAAAATCCATTGCTACGATTCGACATATTTTTCATATGTATCGTCGTTCACGTTACCCGCTATCGTATTGAACAATGCGCATACGGCTTTTTCCTTCCTGTCTGTATCGAGTCCGTGGACTGTCGCCTCGCTTCCACTGACAGTCACGGGTAAATCGAATACTCCATCCATAGACCATCTTGCAACGCCGTCAGGGGTCAGCTCAGCCTTGCCGTCGAACGGGCACATCCATGTCTTCTGTTCATCCTGCACATCAACCGACACATCCATTTTAAGAAGCCCACGGATGGTTGTCGTGACGCCTGCGACGATTCTTCTTGCTATTCTATGGCTTTTTGTCATTTATGTTTTCTCCTTCATCTATTTTACCATCAAAATAAACAAAAAAGTCCGTCTTGAAAAACAAGACGGGCTTTTTATCAATAAATTGCAAAAAACTCTAGTTGCTCATCAAGCGCCTATGGTTCGATAGGATGTCACTGGCCTGACTGACATTCATTCTTCTCTGGTTCATCTTTTCAACATCATCCTCGGTGATTGACGTGCTTATCCTGATAAGGCCAGCAGTCACCAAGTCCTTCATGGATGACAGCGCAAACCCCTTCGCCTTCCACCCATCATAATAACACGCAGTCGAATCCCGCTTCGATCTCAGTTCGCCCAGCTTTTCATTCCATTCCTCAAGCTCCTTTTCATGCTTCGTCCACATCAGGGACTCGATGCTCTTCTGGCTGTCCCTCTGGCCAGTCCTCCTGATGGTCGCAGCGCATGTGTCGTACATCTCGGCATAGCGAGCCCTGTACCTGCGCTCCATTTCATCATATTCGGCTTCAGCCTTCTTGGCGAGCGTTCCATAATATGCAACGCCAGCCGCCTGCACCCGAAGCATCTCAAGAAAATTCTCCTCTGTCACCTGAAGGGCGTCATAGTCAGGTTCGTCGAACCTGTAAGCATCGAATTCTATGCAGTGGCCCTTCTCGAATGCGTCATCAAACTTGTTCATGTCAACACTCCATTTTAATTCTCAACAGCATCCTTTTTCTTCAGGACAAGACTGTTGCAGTCCATCACGACATCGTATTGTGCGTCATCGCTGTCTATCATCACGTTCCATGCCATTCCTTGAAGTTTCTCAAGCATGGCTGCAGCCCCTATTACAGCCATTCTGACATTGCCGATTGCGTTGTTCTTTTCATAGGCTGGCAACCCCTTGAACACCACCTCATCGCCAACGCATATGGCTCCGTAATTGATGGCATGGCCAGTTTCGTTTCTACTGCTTCTCATCACAACCCTGAAGTCCTTTTCGCTTCTCTCCATCAACGCAATCATCCTTGACATGGATGAAAAGAACTTCGTTGCGAAGTCATCCCCCCTCAATGGTGGCTCATCATATCCGACGACCTTGACGGTCTCGACGGATTCTGGATGCTCGCACACGTCGATGATTCGGAACACGACATCAACGGACTTGTCAATCATTCCCAGAAGATTCTCGAACGCAGAATACGGGTCTTCTCCAGTCTCGTTGAACAGGGAATACCCTACGTCGGACGGCACACGTCTTTTCACCGAGACCCCTGCAGAATACAGTGTCCTTGTCCCTGTGCCGAACATAATCCATGAGTACTCGTGAAACTTCTTCAGATTTACGACAAGATTGCTGTTGGGGACATCCCAAGCCTGCGATGAAACAAGGGTTCTTTGCATGATGTTTTCTCCTTTTGGAGATAATATGCGCCGTTTTGCACGGTTTTCAACCTCAAACCCCTTTATTCCTCATTTCATTCACTTTTTCAGCCAGCCGTTCGCACGACGCAAGGCATTCGGTGTCGTTGTACTTCTCGGCAAAAGCCTTCATGAGATCGAAGAATTTAGTTGCGCTGATGTTGCGATTGTCAAAATCAACCATCTTCCGTGCAAAATCGGTTGTCTTGCCCTGTATCCTCTTGTTGAAGGGAATGGCGACTTCAAGCAGAATCGTTCTCGCAGCCTCCTGCGCCATGTTCTCCTGCCGTATCCTGAGCGTGTCCTTCATCCTGTAAATATACTTCTTGAGGACATGGTTGCTGCATATGAAGTTTATCGCAGGTGGCATTAAACCCTTGTTCTCTTCAAGAGTGCAATAGTCGTCGAAGAACCATTCGATGAATTCCTCGTATCGACCACCGACGGCCTTCAGCTCGTTTATGACCCTTGCAATGTTGACCTGATTGACTGGTGTCACGATTTCCATGAACTTCATGCCACACACTTCAAGATGCTTCTTCTTGAAAAGGGCAAGGAACCTCTTCTTGTGAGAAGCAAGAGTCTCCTCGTTCGTGTCTGTCGCTCCAGAATCCTTTAGCGCCTTGGCTATTTTCAATTCGTTCATAAGAGCCGTCAGCGCAATGTTCACCTTCGGTGGAAGCTTCGACCAGTCGCTGTCGGTTGCCCACTGGAACACGTGGTTCCCTATGTCGTCTATAAGCTCAATGTACCTTGTCGGTTTTCCATATTCCTTCATCGCTCAACATCTCCTGTTCTTTTAGTTATGGAAATATGGCATGGATTTCAGATGCTACGGGTTATCCTGTCAACTGATTTTACCAGCGATTCGTTTTCAGACAGCATCAGCGTGGTCAGGTAGTCTTCGTGATGGATGTTCTTCAACGCAATTATCACACGGTTCACATATCCCTTTTCCTCATCCATGAAATGAATCAGCACATCTGGCTTGTCGTATTTCTCTGCAAGCTCAATCACCTTGCTGGAGAATATCCTGTCGTCAATGCGCTCAAGAAAAATTTCAATGGCATCCTCAAGATTGTAGCCATGAGCGCACATGCACTCAAGGCATCCAGCAGCGATGTGCTGGTTTCCATCCTTCAGGAACTCCTTCATCCAGTCAAGCTTTTCAAGCGAATAGAACCTGTCAAGACCTTTTGCTATCGTCTTGAACATCCTCTCGGAATACAGACCACGAAGGCACTTGCTTTTCAATGTGGCTATGTTCGTATCAGCTATCCTGTCATATGCAGATGTCATGTCTGTCATGTGAATTTTTCTCCTTTTACGGCAAAATGGTAAAGAACCCAATGAAGCATCATGGTTTTGAATCCATCAGCCTTCGGTGATTGGCTTCGTTCAGAAACCCGTTCTCCTGAAGCTCCCTTATCAGGGAACCACTTCCGTTGCCAAGGACATCGTCCACATGGCGCTTCAGGTCGTCCTTCGTGTCAATGCCCATTCCATGCAATTCAAGCGCTGAAGAACGCTGTTTCAGACCGAATTCGTCGATTATCCTCGCAATCTCAACGGGGACTTTTCTGACTGCGCCGATTCCAGCTATCCTCAAGTCATCTGCCAGCGCAGGAAGCCCCTCCGATTCTGCAATCATCTCCACGGCAGAGAACAGGCGGGGGAGGTCTTCCCGTATCTGCGCCACGACATGGCGTATCCACTTCGGCACGATCCCACCTGACATGGCGCACCAGTAGGCGAATCCATGCATAAGCTCCCCGCCAGAAAACGAATATCCGTTCCCAAGCACCTCCCCCTTGTACTCGGCAAGCTCCCACGCCTCCACATTCGACAACGGAATGTGCTCGGAGGCGAAGACATATGACAGCGTGAACAAGTCGGTCGCATTCCCGTTGGGCTCTGCCTCAAGAAGCTTCTCCCTGAGATGGCACAATCTCTTCGGAGAATAATACATTCTCGTCGATATCCTTCCGAAGTCCGTGAGTTCATATTCCTCATTGATGCAACCCGTGTCAAGAAGATACTTGGACACATCGTTCCAGTGCATTCCAGTGCCCTGTACAAAAGCAAGCGAGCGGGAATACCATTTTTTGAACGAATCTTCATCGTAAACACGGTCAATCCATGGAAGGACATGGAACGAGACCTCCTCGACCGTGGTCATCTCGGACTTTATGGGAGGAGTGCCCTCATTCAGGCACTTTTCTGCATATGGAGCATCGGATGAAGGGCACAGCACGACAGCCTTCCCTGCCTTAGTGTAGCTTCTGCCAGCCCTTCCGATGGCCTGTTTGATTTCTCCAGCGTCGACAAGCTCCCTTGCCCGTCTGACGCCACATACAACAACCTCGTCAATCATTTTTATTCATTGTCATCTTCCTGAAAATCTTCTTCAAAACCTTCCTCTTCTTCGAGATAATTCTCTTCTTCAAAACGGAACCTGCGCTTCTTTTTCTGATTAGTACGGGGCATGTCGGAATCATCATCCATATCCCAGTTGTTGCGCATGCCATTCTTGATTCTCTTCTTGTCCCATTCGGACTTCTTTTTCTTGTGACCGTGCATTTTTGTTGTCTTCCCATTAAAAACGACCTGGAGAATACCAAGCCATGAAAAAAATGTCATTCCACCCTGATGTCGTCGATGTCTATGTCATAGTGCTCTGCGAGCCATTTTTCTATCTCCTCGTTGTACGCCCTTCTCTTCGACTTCGGAACAGGCGTTTTTCTTCCTACGACAGGTTGCATTGCCTTTATCCTCTTTTTCTTCCTGTCTATTTTCTTGTCAATGGCCTTCTCCTCAACTGGAACGTCAAACCCATCCCATTGCGACTTGTTCACGAGCGCATTCGCCACGTTCCCCTTGTCGGTAATCCCCTGCAACATATAGGTGTAATGCCCCCTGACGTTGGTTCTTATCTTGGACTTCACCTCGAATTCGACCTTGGCCTTCTCGCATGGAACGTAAGTGATGAATCTCATAACGGCTTTATCGGCTTGTCATCAGCGCCCACTATTATCCATGGCATTCGCCTATGGCACTTGTCGCAAAAGGCGTACGAGCCAATGACCCTTGAACGCATTTCGTTGCCACAAAATGGACAGTGGCGCTTTTTGCGTGGCTTGTCGCTTCCTCGCTTGACGCTTCCGTCCAGCTTTTCATTCTTTACCGATTCCTCATGCATATAATGTGCAGTCTCTTTTCAAAATTTCAAGTCGATTTTCATAACGTAACGCCCATCCCCAGCGAAGAAGTGCATACAAGCACGTGAAGGCCAGAATATTCATTCCTGAAATCTGCTATCATGGCTTCCCTTGCCTTCGGCACCACGCCAGAATGGTAGAAGGCGCATGACACGCTGTAGTCTCTAAGGAATTTACATAGCTTCTCCCCGACCGCCTTCGAATGCACGAACACAAGCATTTTCCTGTCTTCATCCACCATTTTTCTTGCTTCCTGAAGAATGAACCTGCTCTGCTCGTCAAAATCCTCTGCCATCTCCACGGACTTCACAAGCTCCGTCGGTCTCCAGTCAGAATTGACATATCTTGTCGTCTTTTGGTTGCACGCCTTCAGCCACCTCGCTATCTCGATGTAGTTTGACATCGTTCCTGAAAGGCACACCACACGGCACTTGGGGTTGAGCATCGTCACGTTCATGATGAGCGATTCGCTTCCAGAACCCCTCGATTCATCCATCAGGAGGTGCGCCTCATCGAATACAAGAACGGAGATGTCCTTTATCCACCTGTCCCTTGCCCTGCAACGGAGGTTCATTGACTCGACGGTGCTGACGATGAGCCTTGAATTCTCGAAGTCCCCTTGCGTCACATCATTCTCTGACGACACAATGACAATCGGATATTCCCTGAACGTCGGATGCATTCTCCAGCCACTATGCTTCTCGTTCCCTATCGCCTTCAACGGGGAGACATAGACGGCTTTACTTGTCTGCGTCCTCGCAAGCTCGTAGCCCATGATGGCCTCTGCTATCACCGTCTTGCCAGAAGCAGTCGAAGCCGATACGACGAGATTGCAGTCCTCGGTGAAGAACGGGACGCATTTCAGCTGGACTGGATTCCATTCGTCGAAGTCGAAGTCGCAGTAGGGATATTCGCATGGGGTTTCGTATTGCATAGTCAAGCATGTTGCGGACTTCATCTCATCGAAGAAACCCGTGGGCAACGGATGCGGTTCCGAGAAAAGAACCGAGCGGATATTTTCCAGATGCCCATTCTCCGTTATTTTACTTTGAATTTTTTCACAAGCTCATCTATCTGGCTCTTCTTGTACTTGTAGATTTTTCGCACTTCGTCGCACGCATCGCTTTCAGTGGCGTTTTTGCATTCTTCATGCAGTTTGCACTTCTTCGAGCACTCCTCGAATTTTTCATCATAGTATCCGAAACAGGAATGGGGTATGAATATCGTTTTTGGCGCTGGCATTGTACATTGTCTCCTATTAAAAGAATCTGCTTAATTATACCAGCCCCAAAACGGGATTTAAAACAGGAACTCGGTGTCGGAGCCATCCCCTTCTGGCTTGTCGTCATTGTATTCCAGAAAATCAATATTGAATGTCTCGCAGTATTTTCTCTTAATGCCATAAATTATCACTGCGAACGTAGCCTCATCGTATCCTGATTTATCCTTCAGCTCCTTGTAAGGTATCTTCCTCTTGTTGTCTAATGCGTCCAGTATGCAATCCTGCATTGACATGATTATGTCGAACACCATTTTCTCTGCGCTGTCCAGCTTGTCGACAAACTCTGCATACTGCTCGTTCCACAGCATCCTTTTCATTGATATGTCGGTCATCATCTCCTCGTTGTTCTCGAACGCAACGACGTCGCATTTATTCTCATTGCCCGGTCTTCCGTCATCTTTTGACTGTATTAAATCGTCGTATAGGAAAAATCTGGAATTATACCTGTTCGTCGTCTGCCGAAGAGTGTTGATGACCGAATTGGCGACAATGGTTATCCATGTCGAAACCATCGTACCCTTCCATTCCTTCCAGGTGTGGCGTGACTTGCATATCTTTTTCCATATCTCCTGATACACATCATCCCAGTCCATCATGACATTGTTGCTATGCATGACCTTGTATATCATCCTCTTGATGGATTCGTGGAACTGCATCTCCTCGCTTGGCGTGAGATTCCCGTACTTGAACTTTATCATCAGCGACCTGTTTATGTCGGCCTTCCCGAACTTCGGAACGGGGTGGCGGCATGCTATGGCATCCAGATAGCGTATCTTGCCATATCTGCTCCTGAATTTTTCCATGTCAATCATAGTGCTATCTTCCCTCCTTCATTCTTGACTTCTCGACGAGTTCCATTCTGTAATCATAGTTTGCATTGCCTGCGTTCATGGCATCTTCGATTATGGCAAGCAACTGCTCCCTGTTGAATTTTTTCGGGTCTTTTCCATCTGGAAAATTCATAACATCTATGTTCTCTATCTCCCCAAACAGGGCGTTCACCGCCTTGTCGGTGGCTATGCATCCTGCTGCATCCATGTCGAACCCAAGAAGAAGCTCCCTTGGATTCATGGTCTTCAACATTGTCCTCTGCTCTGGCTTCAGGGAGGTTCCATGAATGGAAACGCAGTCGATTCCTTCCTGCAGGAGCTTCATCGCATCCCTCTCCCCTTCGACGACGACAAGCCTGTCAAGATCCCTGCCTCCATTCAAGACCTCGTACTGGCCATAAAGATGGTTCCTCGACTGGAATCCTGGACAATAGAGCGTCTTCCTGTACCCCTTTCTTACAGAATCCTCCGTCACCGATGAATCAAGCCTATGCATCTTGTCATATGTCTTTCTCACCCACCATTCCTCCCCCATGTAGTTGACTGCCACGTATCCGCATATCTCATGGTTCTCGTCAAGGAACGGTATCATCGCCCTGCCTTCAAAATAGCCGGATTCCATCGAGCACACTCCAAGAAAGTCAAGCGTATCCTTGGTAATTCCATCGTTGGCAAAATACTCAAGGCATCTGTCGCTTAAATGGCCTTTTGAAAGCAGTTTTTTCATCATGTCGATTCCCTTGCGAAGGCTTTCGATTCTCTTCTCCTCCAGCTTCTCCCTGCCAAGTTCGGCATTCTCATCCACAATGAACTCTGGCTTCGGAAGAACCAGCGCCTCTCCATTCATGAGCTTCCCTATCGTCTCCTCGACAGTACGAAGACGGTAAAGCCTCTTCGCAACATAGATGAAATTTGAAGACTTCCCCGACGTGAAGCAAATGCAGTCCCCAGTCTCGGCATTCATGAACCATTTTGGAAGATGCTGTGGATGACCGTCGTGGAGGACATGGTCTGGACAATATCCCCTCCATTCCTTTCCATGGACGAGAATCGGTTGAACCCCCCACGACTCAAGTATTCCCCTGACATCGCACGACGCCATGACCGTTCTCTTGACTTCGTCTGTCAGCTCGATGTCGGAGATGTCCGACACTGCCCTTTTAAGATGTTCCTCGAAACTAGCCATTTTTCATGTTGCTTTTCTTCATCCTACGGAAAATCGAATCGGCAGTCTGCTTGTGCGCTATGTCGTCTGACGTAGCAATCCCATTGCGTCCATCGAGGTTGTTGCTTCGACGCTCTTCTGGCGTGGAATTATCAAACGGAAACAGTGCCTCGTCATCAATGCTGGCTCTGAATTCCTCTATTGTCTGCTTCCTTGGGCTTTCATTGCCATCTTCATTCGAATCGTTTTTGACTGCATCGAGTCCATCAGCGGAATCCTTGTTTTCATCATGCGTTTCACCACCGTCATCGAGCGGGGCTTCGCTGAGGAATTCATCTGGATTGACGGAATCCTGTGGTTCTTCGCCATGGGTTGAACTTCCTGACGACGGCTGTATCTCATCCTCGTTGATGAAAGAATCTGCTTCAACATCCACCACGACAGGCTCGGATTTTGATGAGGGCTCAGGCCGCTGTTCAAGACTTGCCCTGACCTCATCCATTCCAAGGTTCACGTTCTTGTTTCTCGCTTCCATGCTGCTCTCGATGTCGATATGCTGAATCATCTTGCCTGGTTGCGTATCGTCGCACATTCTGAGTGCCTGCTTCGCCATCTCTTGAAAATACCATTCGTCAGGGGATTTTCTGTCATCCTCCATGAACTGACCAGTTTTCGTGTCCATGACCTGACGGAATGTGAAAACTGCGCCATCACGGTTCTTCGGAACGCACAGCACAAGATGATGAAGTCTTCTTCGCTCAACGGAAAGCTCTTCAGCCTGCGCAGTGGCAGTCTGGTTCACAATTCCTATGAGGCAGTTCGCAGAATGCACCTTGCGCTTCGTCCCGAACACATCCGACTGGTTCAGGAACGGATTGTCCTTCTTCTCCTGCTTCTCGGACTGGATTCCAGCCTGCGTCGCCGTGATGACAGGGCAGTTGCAGTTGATTGCTATCTGCTTCAAGTCCGACGTCACTTTACCACCCTCATCATTTTCCGAATACGCCTTTTCGCATGGCTTCATCAAGTCGAGATAGTCAACCACAATGACATCAATGTGGATGCCCTGCATCTCAAGCTGATGATATGCACGCTCTATCCACGTCGCATCCGTCTGCTGGGGGAACTCGTAGATGTATATTGCACCCTGTGCGTTCCTCTCGTGCTCCGAATACTTCTTCAACGCATTGAAGTCGTCGTCGGAATAGGAGCCCCGCTTGAACGGGGTATAGAGCGTTCCAGAATCTGCCGACATGTACTTCGAGCGCATCTGGAACTCATTCTCCTCATTCCCACAATGCAGGACATTCCTTCCCGTCTTCCTGATGTTGCAGGCCATCGCCTTCATCAAGGTCGACTTCCCTTTTCCCGACAGGCCGAAAACGACAGTCAGTTCCGCAGGAAACAGCCCACCAGTCTTTTCATCGAACTCCCTGAATCCCGTCGGAATTCCAGCATATATCTCGGGATGCTCCTTGCGCCTCCTGACCTCCTCGAACCAGTCGTCGCTGTCATTGTGGAGATTGTATATCTTGTTCTCCTTCTGCGTTTCACCAAGGTCTATGGACTTGCGCTTCAATATGTTCGCTGCTTCGACATAGTTCCCGGACTCAAGCTTGGAATAAGCCTCACGTATCAGTGCCTCCGTCCCATTCGCAAGCTGAACCTCTTCAAGATTCTGAAGAATCGTGTCCATCTCTGCAGTCATCTGGGTGCTTCTTATCAGGTCGAATTCAGACAGAAAATCATCAATCCTAGCCTTGTCCTTGACGGAATCGTACCGCTTCTGTATCTCGAACTCGAACTGCTCCTTCTGCAACGTAGCCCTCTTTTCAGAGAACGTCATGCATATGCACTCGTAGATGAAGAGCCTGCTGCTGTTGGTGAAAAAATCGCTCCTGTGCTTCCCAATCGTCCTCTGAAGATTAAGCTTGTCGGACAAAAGGGCATGAAGCAACTGACGCTCAAGATTTACCGTCGACACACGGCTGGTGACATTTGCTGTGAATTTTATGGCCATTTACGCTCCTTGGAAAACAGTTTCCTTGATTACATGATAATATGGCATTGTGGCAACAAAAAAAGCCACCGCATGAGCAGTGGCTTTTTGCTTTATTTAATTAAATAAAAGTGGCAGAGGGACTGGGGTTCGAACCCAGGATGCGCTTTCACGCATACAGCATTTCGAGTGCTGCACAATCGACCACTCTGACATCCCTCTAAAAATAGTGGAGAGCATCGCTCTTCAAATTGGCGGTGGGTGCAGGATTCGAACCTGCGAGCCATTTCTGACTAGATGTTTTCAAGACATCCACTTTAGACCACTCAGACAACCCACCTTATTAATTCTGTGCATATATAATATGATGCATGTTTTGCTATTTTCAAGCAATTTCATATAAATCATCCTAAAATTGTTTATTAATTTGCTCCAGACGGGACTTGAACCCGCACGCCCTTTCGGGCAACGTGACCAGCACGCCGTGTCTTCCAATTCCACCACTGGGAGGGACGCAGGATAGGCGAATGTTAGACGCCTCTATTTTAAGCCATGCCTCTTATTGTCCTCTGCGGGAACATGGCCGAGTCACTTGTACCCTAGTGTGTGACCTTCACCGTGCGACTACTTCCTAGGATTCACCGCAAACCCAGTTTGCACGTTCTGCATCCGTCAAACTCCATCAAGAGCGACTCCATGGCAGTTATGTGTGGGTGGCTTCAGAATGAAATTACAATTTGTAAAGAGCAATCCACGCTTTTAACGTCGACGTTTATAATATGGCACAAGTTTTGGAATTTTCAAGCGTCTTCATCTTCATTGAGAAGAAAAATCCTCATGTGCGTTTCAACCTTCTTGCGTCATCGGGAAAAGACTTGATGAAATTGTCAAGCTTCTTCAAGACGTATTCATGATTATGCAAGTACTTGCCAGAGCACCTGCACGAATCCCTGACAAGCACAGACATCTCGCACTGGCTCCTCAACGACCCAATGCACTTCCTCATCGAGTCATTCAGGACGTCAAGAATGGACGCATCGCCTTGCTCCCTCATGTATCTTCTCCAAAGACCATCCATTATCCTTATGGAGCAATTCATGTCAGAAACGTAATCAATGACACTGTCATTCATTCCTTGATACGATGAAATGAACCCGTTCACGGACACTCGAAGTTCATTCAGGCGCTTGAGAAAATTATCGGACTTCTTCTGAAGGCAGTCATCCGATTCATTGCATTGCTGTTCATTGTGATTGCCATCGCCAGCATTACCAGCATCGTCAATGAAATCAAGCAAAAGTTGTTCTGGTTCCTTCACCTTGCGTGGCTCCTTCGGAATCATGGAATACAGGTCATTCAGCTTGCGCTCGATGTAGTTCTGGTTCTCCGAATACTTGTCAAGCAACTTCTGATTGTCGCCACAAGAGGCAATCGACTGCTCAAGCAAGTCCCTCATCAACCTCACTCGAGCCCGTATCTTCGTGTGAAGGTTGCGTATAAGGCTGTTCGACTGCGCAGACTGATATGCCGACCAGAAATTCTGCAAATCGGTGGCATATGGAAGCATTGAAGACACTTTCTTCACAATGTTGTTGCTCTCGCCAGCATAAGTCGACATGAACATTGTCACTGCCATCCACAGCTCGAAAGCCTTTTTCTGAAAATCATCGTTATTTGTCATATAAAATCAGTTATTTTGAATCAAATTCCTTCTTTTAAGGGAAACAATCCATTAGCGCAATACAAATACTTTTCAACACTTTTCTTAAGATAGTATTTCTGTCCAAACAACACAAAATGTAGGCACCATTTGTCAAGATACTCAATTTGTTTATCATTGCTCGCTGGATGAATCTTTTTTCCTTTATAGTTATTTATCATTGAAATCACATCTGTTCTTCCAATGAATTTTTCCTCTATCTCTTGGAATGAATCAATCTGGGGAAAAATCCATTCAGACCATCTTTTTTCCTTTGCTTCCAGCATCAATTCACCACGTACAGCCTCATTGGATATGTCCATATACCCACACGAACAGGAGTGATAATTGCAGAATACACAATATGTCTCGTCTGTACATGAGTCGTATCTTTCATAAAATGTGCAGTCTTCCATCTCTTTTCCACATTCAGGACATTTCATGGTTGCACCTCGTCGTCATGTATACTTATGAATTTCATTTATCCATTTTATTTATTCTATTAGTTTTATACAATATGGTGTGTTATACAAATTTTTTCAAGCTACAATGGCCACATCGTCTATTGAAAGAAAAAGGCAATCAGCAACGGATAAAACCATTGCCAATCGCCTGTTCCTCTAGCATCAGTTCAGAATCAGACTTCTCCAACCTCTGTATTGTCATTCACAACCTTTTCGGCGATTTCATCATCGGTCATGGAGTCTGCGTCGTTGGCTCCAGAATCCATCAACTCGTCTTCGTCAGGCTTGATGGCTTCAAGAGTCTCCTTCTTAATACGCTCATAGACAGAAGGATTTGTGTCAAGATATTCCTTCAATGCAGGAAGCCCCTGAGCCACATTCGACCCGTCTATGGAATACCATCCTCCTTTCTTCTTGATGACACCTTCAGAAATGGCTGTTTCAATGATTCCAGCGTCATTGTCGATTCCCTTTCCAAACACGACCGTGAACTTATCCCTCAAATATGGACGATAGGTCTTGTTTTTGACGGATTCGACTTTTGTCTCGATGGCAGTGGCAATCTTCTCGTCTCCGTCCTTTTCCTCAACTTTTCCAACTCTCGTGAACTTAAGACGAATGGAACTATAGTACTGAAGTGCCTTACCACCAGTTGTTTGCGTTTTTTCCCCCCAGAGCACTCCAACATTGTCACGCAACTGATTCGTGAAAATCACGACACATTGATGCTTTCCTGCAATTGACGTCAGTTTTCTCAATCCCTTCGACATCATCCTAGCCTGAAGAGCCATTCCCTGATGAGCATAGTCATCTTCCTCTGCCTCCTCCTTTGGAAGCATGGCTGCAACAGAGTCAACAACAACAAGACGAGCTCCAGCTTCAATCATTCCCTGAAGAATGCCAAATGCATCGTGCCCGTCGTCTGGCTGTGAAATCATAACACTTTCCGTGTCGACGCCAAGGCTTTCTGCATAAGACCAGTCTGCACTGTATTCACTGTCAATGAAACCACAAAAATCATCAGGGTACATTTTCTGCGCTTCGGCAATCGCATGATAGCAAGCCGTGGTCTTTCCAGCAGACGGACCGCCTGAAATTTCAATTATCCTTCCAAGGGGATAGCCACCACCAGTAACTCTGTCTATAGCCATGCTTCCAGACGGAATGCGTGGAGTCTTCTCTGCCTTCTTGTTTCCAAGATAATTAACATTCTCCTTGCCGAATTTAGCTTGCAGTTTAGCGCATGCCTCTGCAAGCTTAGCCATTTTCGCAGTTTTCGGGTCTGAATTCTTTTTCAACAATTCATCAAGTTTCTTCGCCATTGTCAAAATCTCCTTTACGTTTCAAGAAAATGTTGCCCGTGCAGAAAAGCTCCTGCACGGGCGCGATTGCTCAGCCACGGGGATTAGAACGGGGCGTTTCCGTTGTCATCCATGTCTGCATTCTCGTAAAGGGTTCTGACGTTGTTGTCTTCGATAAGCTCTTCCTCGAAACGGTCTTTGTCGACGGGTTTCCCTGCGAACTTGGCAAGGTCAAGGTCACGATATTCCTTCTCCTCATCGGTGAGGGGGGTCTGCTTGACCTTCATGCCGTCCATGACAGCAAGCGCAGTATACGTGACATCCGTCTTTGCAGTCTCTGAAACGACCTTCTTGATGGCAATGTCGATGCCCTCGTCAATCGAGGAGATTCCGATTCCCTTCATCTGGTCTGACAGCGCAAGGATGGCCTTCAGAAGCTTTTCATTCGCACGAAGAATCTTGTAGCCCTTCTTGGTCTTCTCATCATCAAGATAAGGATTCTCACGGTCAATCACCTTGAACAGATAGTTGCATTTGACTGCGCATTTGCGACGGATGGCCTTGAAGAGGTTCTTGTCAGCCTCGACAAGCTCCTTCCCGTACTTCTTCAGGAATGCATCTGCGTTGCGTCCAAGACGGCAAATCGGGCAGGCATCGCCATCTGGGTCTTCAGTCTCTGTTTCAACCTGCCAGTTCCCACACGCCACCTGCATTGGAATCTTGTTTTCGCCCTTGAATGCGCTTGGATTGAGGATTGCGACATCCTGACCGAACTTGCTTTCGCCAATCCAATGGGAGCGAATGGCCTTGAAGTCGCCGACAAGACGGATGATACGCTCATTCTTGTTGCCCCAGTCGAACCAGATGTTCTCCTTGGCGAAATTCACACCGCCACCATTGTTTCCGTTCAGCGCTGCAGCGCTCCTGAGTGCATCCTGTCCATGTCTTCCGAGGAAGTCTTCTTTGTTGCTCATTTTCTTTGTCCTTTTCTTTGTTTTTGCTTGAGCGTAAATCCCGACCCCACTCCTTTGTGGAATCTTCGGCTCGGTTCTTTTGCCGTTGTGCTACCTTTTGCACGTGGCAGAAAATTTTGTTCAACGCTTAAATATGGCTTGATTTTGCGTTTTCACAATTTTCCATTCTCATTTTTTCCACTCCACTTGTCAGGAGAATCCGTGCGTTGCCGTCTGTTTTCGTCCTGACCCATGCGCCAATCGCCGTTCGTCCATATTCCGTCAAACCAGATTCCATTCTCCCAGACAGACTGCCGTGCCTTCTCCTCGTCCCAGTCGAAGCGGCCACCGTACCATTCGCCATTGCGATGGATGCCTCCCTTCCAAGTGCCACCGTTCCACGCACCCGACTTCCAATCGCCGTAAAGCCATTTTCCATCGTTCCAGAAGCCATATTCCCACACTCCGTTCTCCCAGGTGCCGTCATACCAGCTCCCTATTTTCCAAGTGCCCTTTTTCCAAGTGCCATCCTTCCATATGCCGTATGACCAGATGCCCTTGTTCCAAGTCCCATCCTCCCAGATTCCTGAATTCCAAGTGCCACCGTTCCACGTGCCAGAAAGCCAAGTCCCCTCCTCCCAGCTGATGCCACCGTTGACAAGAGCGAACGTGGCCTCCTTCACGGCACCCTTCGTTCCGTTGTAGTCAATGACGCCAGACCATCGTTCATATCTGACATTGTCCCTTGTCGCAGTCGTATTGTCCTCTGCGATTCTTACAATCATTTTGGCTATCTTGTCTTCACTCATCATTTTTCTGTTCCGTATAGTTGAAACTCCACGCACCTATCATTATACGGAAAATAGGAGAAAAATCACCATCCTTTTATGCGCCTGACTTCGGATATTACCCGTCTGATTATAGCCGCATTCATCAGCATATCGCTAAACTCCTTGTCATCGGTCTTTACAACCCCATCTGGAATACAGCTCAGAATACGTTCTATCATTTCAAGTTGCTCGGCAACCACGCATTCGGAAAGAGATTCTGCCACATTGTGCACCTCGCTGTCAAGGCATTGCTGATAAACCTTATTGCCGGGGCTGTCTGCGACCAGCTTGGAGAATACCGTCAGAGGATGAGTCGCAATCATCTTTTCCAGTTCATTGTCGTCCATTCCAAAAATTTCCATCTCCAATTACTCCTTTACCTTGACAACACCCAAAAGCCTGTCCACGGTGTTCGCATATGCCTTCTCAAGCAGACCAGCTGGAAGCTTCCCGTTTCTGTACTCTCCAGAACGAGTGCCTGCAGATGCACCACGGCATATCTCCATAATCTCATTGCTCATATCACATGCCCTTATTTAGATACATAAACAATATAAAACTATTTTAAATAGTGCAAAAACACCTTTGATTTGATATTGTCCATGCTTGCTCTGAAAGTGATTCCAGAGATTTCTCTAAATTTTACTCTGTAGGAATCTCCCACGAGTCGTTTGAAAAACTCTTCCATGCTGGGACTTGTCATTGCTGTTTCCTTCAAAGCACTGGTTGTACGCAGTGCGTATGACAATGGACTGCATTTTTCTTAATTTAAGAAGCTCAATCTCATCATCACTGCTTGCCCTGTATGGTATCTTGAAGGTTTTCATTGCTCTAATCTTCTTCCATTAATTCTTTCTTTATTCTGTTCAGCTTTCTTCTATGGCTATGCATCTTCATTGAGAAATAATGTATGATTGAAATCAAGTCATCACTCATTTCCTGTTCATAGGATTTGTTTTGTATTGCATCATTGATTACAATGATTGAGCATCCATAATGCCTGAAAACCATTTCAAGCAATTCAAATCCAAATCTTGCAAGTCTGTCCTTGTTTTCAACTATCACCAAGTTTATGTTTCCCTTGATGATTTCATCAATCATCTCTGAAAACTGCTCCCTGTCAAAACTCATTCCAGATTTTATGTCCTCGTATTGCTTCTTCAAATCTATTCCTTTCGTAACGCAGTATTCGTATATTCTTCTTGACTGCTCTTTCAAGTCGTTGTTTCTTGGTCTGTTTGAAACTCTTGCATAGCTTACAGCGTATTGCTTTCTTCTGTTATGCTTCTTCAATCCTATCATGGAATATACATCATTGTCATCATAGATATAATTCCAAGGATTGATTGCAGTCACACGTATTTTCCCAAGTTTCACATACTTGCTCAATGTCGTTTGAGTGCATCCAAGAATCTTTTTTACTTCTCTTGCTTTCATTTTTCTATTAAATAATACCAATATAAACAAAAAGTAAAATTATTTATATTAGTATTATACTAATAATGTTTTACGTTCCTTCAGCAGTTTCTCCCGACGATACATTACGTTGGCGAGAAGCAAAAGAAGATTCCTCTCATCTTCAAGAGATTCCAGCATGTCTTTGGAATAGGCGCAAGTTTCGAGAGATTGGTTCTCCTTCGACCCAAGTTCCAAGTCTATCCAAAGAGAACGGCTCTCAAGGTCAAGTATTCTGTCATGAACTGACTTCTCGTCAAGGTCTGGCTTCCTGCCCAGCATGTTTCTCAAAATTTCCCCAGCTTTCATATTAATCACCTGTTGTTGTTAAGAGCATTGCCGATAGTCTTTGAAATCGCCTCCTCTATCGGACTCATGTCATTGATGTTGTCTATTGTCACATTCGCCTGAAGATTCATTGGAAACATGTCTGGATATCTCCTTCTGATTCCCCTTATCATCACAAGATGCTGAAGAATGTGCAATGCATTCACGAATTCATCCATGTCGCTATGATGCTGTTGCTGAAGCGACGAATACTTCTCATATACATCATTGAGCAACAGCACTATCTCCTTCTCCTCATCGGTCATCCTCGACTCCTCCAAAGACATATTCGCCGTTTTCATCAACATGGCGCATGTTCTCCATCACAAAGAACTTCTTGATATATTTCATCAGAGTATTGGTGATGACTACAACGTTCTGACGCCACTCCTCGTTCGTCTCTGCCCCTCCCATTGAGTCGAGGACAATGTGCTTGAGCTTGTTGCCGACGACGTTGCCAGAGACAAGCTCTCCGTTCACCTTGTTCATTACAGAAGCCATTACATCCGACATCCTCTTAAAAAGGGAATTGTTGCTATAATATGGATTTCTCGGGAATCTACGGGACAATTCGTCCGATATTTCCTGAGACATTGACGGAATGCTGTCTGAAAGATAATTGTTGCAATCAGTCCAGATGTCAACCATCCCTTCGTCAAGCGATTCTAGCTCGTGGTTCGCAGGCGCTCCCCCATGCTCCATTTCAGATTCGCTGGAAACCTTCCTGTCAATGCTATGGTTCCCGTTGTCGGTTTCGGTCTCCCAGTTGGCATCTGCGCTCTCCACATTGTACTTCTCGAATCGGATTCCTGCGTACGAGCGTTGCACATATCCCCTTATCGTAAAGTAATATCCGTTGTATATCTTGTTGGCAAGCACGTCCAACGGCTTCATTTTCAGGCAACCAGTGGACTCGTCAAGGTCATAGCATCCAGAAATGAAATCATAGTTGTGCTCGAACTTCGAAAAGAACTCGAATATCTTCTCTGCAATTCGCTCCCGTTCAAGCACATTCATCATTGTGCTGAACTCCTTTTCCGAATACGTGTTGAGAATGTTCAGGCACACCGCCATGAGCCGTTCGTTCTGGGCTTCGGACACGAGAAGACCGTAAATGGAATCGGCATCATCGGTCATCGGATGACCAAGTGGCACCTTGTGCTTGTCAACCATCTTGGCGATGCTGTTTATCTTGTGGCTGAGCGAACGGGTGGCAAACAGGTTTGCATCAATATGCCTCCGCTCATTCTCCATTGCCTTCTTTTCTCCGATGAGGCATGAATGATATGCGCTGTTCAATTCGCTTCTTCCGTTCATAAGCTCCTTGTACCTGTCAATGCTCTCTCCACTCGTCTCTCCAGAAAGGACGCTCTTGCGGAAGTTCGCCACGACCTCCCCTATCGGAATGGCCTTGGCGTATTTTCGATATGCGTTCACCTTGCTGGCAGAAGCGTTCCTCAACGCATCATGCAGAACCTTCCTTTCCCCAATGAGCCTGTTCCTTTTCTCGACCAGTGCGCTTATTTCCTCATTGGCGTTCTTGACAACAACCTCGCCTTCATCATAACGCCTTGCGTACTCGACAAGGTATTCTGCCATCCTGCGGTTGAACACGTGGCAGGCGTCATATAGGATTCGACCCCAATCGAAGTCGTCCCTAATCTTGATTACAGTTGACTTCTCTTCACATTCGCTCTTTTTCCTTCTAGGCATTTTCCACCAACCTCTTTGTTTTATGATTTCATTGCTAAAAGTTCGAACTCCGTTGCCGACGCCATTAATTTGAACCTTTTTTCGTATTTTTCAAGAGCAATCACTCAAATTTGCCTATTTCATCACATGCCTTCAAAAGCCTTTCATTGTCAATCGAGAATTTTATGCATCCGTTCATCCTGACAGATGCATCAACAACAAGATAATCCCTTGCTCCAAACGATTTCATGCCATAGTACATCCCGCCACGGACGACTTCATCGAGATAATCCCCAGCCAGCATGACCCTTACTCCAAACTTATCGTCCAGCATGCTGAGCACGCCCCCAATGGCATCGAACCCGTTCTCATCGTTTCCCTTTACATAAATTCCCTCTGGCGCATCAAGCAACATGGACTCGATTCCATATTCATTGCCTGCATATCCACATGAAAACACGGCAGGCTTCTTCTTTCCAGTCCCGTCAGTGAGCCTGTTCCTTATCCTGTAAACACTGGATGCACAGCATGTCCCAGCGCAGAATATCCCATCATATCCCAATCTGCTTCCAATGTCTGCAGACCATTCATCATTGTCCATCCTGATTCCAACCTTGATGTCATCTCCACATGCGTTCCTGAATTCATCTGCCAGAACACGGGCAATCCAGTATATGGCAGGCTCGTCAATCAAGCCATCCATGCTGAAGTCGAGAACCAGATGGCGCATTCCAGCCTGAGCATATGCTGTCGACTCGCCCATCATCCTTTCCCTGAGAAAACCCATGAACGACAATGACCTTGCGAGCTTGAGACAATGGCTTGTCCCTACGACAATATCAGCCTGACCACGATGCATGGAACTCATTGCAGACGCATGCGACCTGCCTTCATTCCCCATGCAGGCCAATGGGACGGAGCCTTTAAGTTCAATAATGCCTCCCCAATCAGACCTTGAAGGCTCTGGATATGAAAAAACCCTTCTCCATTCCGTCGACATCAGCATTACACCGACAGCCGGCACCCGAACGACTCCGATTGTCTTTTCCATAGTACTTATACTCCATCAATTTAACTAGTCAAGCATGTCGGTTATCAACCCCTTCTTCGTGCAGGACATTGGATGCGTAATCGCCCTCTTGAAGCAATCTGCCCAGAACCCTATCTCGAACATCCCGACAAACCCGATGCCGTCATATCCCTTCATCTTGACAAGATAGTAGTTCTTGTCTCTAATGAACTTCGTGTAGATGCGACCAGCAATCATCTGGCTCCCATCCATTCCTTCAACCCGTGGAATCCTGTCGAACTCATCCTGCGTAAGAAGAATGCAGTACTCATCCTTTCCGGTTTCATTCTCCACCTGCACGCACACAAACACATCAGGTTCATCATAATAGGCAGTGCCTTCACTCTTTTCAACATTTCGAACCCTGATGCAGTTCCCAAGCACCACTGGCATATCGCTGTCCAGTATCATTGAGTTTTTCATTTTTCTCTCCTTATGGAAAATTGCGATGATACTCCTACTATCTCTACGACCAGAACATATTATACAAAAACTATTAAATTGTATCAACAGATACAATCAACGATGTGAAATTTTCAATACATCTATTATACATTTATATTTCATTTTTCCGTTTTATATTTCATCATTTATTAAAAGCAATTGAAATCTATTTTTTAATTTAGTATAATACAGCATAGAAAACGAAAAATCAAGTGAAAACATGCTTAAATCTGAAAGATATACATCAAAATATCTGAACAAGTCCAAATTGGACTTCATCAAGGCGACGGACGCCTCCGTCCGTCGCCTGAAGAACAGCATGTCTTTGTTTTGCCATGAGAACATCATACAACTTGTTGCAGACAAGAACTTTCAGGTAAACTATAAATTATTCAAGAATGATTTCATCACTCCCTGGGAAACCCAGACCATTTTTCAGGACATCATTAAATTCTACAAGAACAGCTATTTTCAGAGAGTCAGGAATGTTGATTTTGGAATTCAGGACAAGATAGTCATAACATATTACAAAAGAGACACTAAGCACAATAAAAAGGGAGATGTCAAATCTTTTGGAATCACAAGGAAGCAGACGAATCTCTCTAAATTGCTGAAATATCTGGTTTTCAAGCAGGAGGCAACTGCGTTGCCTCCTGCCATCCAGAATTTCTACGACCATTTCAAGAACAAGGGCTTCGAAGAGAGAATCTTGCGCTTGGTCGCAAGCGCAAGAGCAAGAATCAGGAATTCAGTAAAGCTCATCGAGTTTACCACTGGAACTTATCGTAAGGCATTCAGCGAAAGTGGGAACAAAGACAAAAAAGGAAATAAAATTCCTTATTCTGAGATGGTTTTCGATGACTCCAACAATCAATTCAAGCACTGGTTCAAGTATCGCACTTCTTCCAGAAGCATCTACATACCTCTTGAAATCAATGATAAATATCACCATTTCAATGATATACGTGAAAGCCAGTATCTTGTCAAGGTAAATGGGAACAAGGTTGACATCATTGGAAACCGAGATTGGCAGAATCCCGATTTCCAAGATTATGTGAAATGCGAAGGGATTGACCTGAATGTCAAGCACAACTTCTGCACTATTTCAAATGGAAAAGTCTTTGACTACGATAGGGAATACATCAAGGATTTCTGCTCTGAACTGAAGAAATTGGACAAGATTGGGATGAAGAACATCTCTTCTTCGCAGAAGAAACATCTTGAGAAACTGGTCAGAAGAAACGAGTGGTATTTCAAGAAACTAATTCACGATGTAGTCAAGTACCTGAAAGAGAACAAGATAACGGATGTTGTAATGGAAGACCTGAGTACTTTTGGGAAGACCTTCATCAAGAATGAGGAATTCGACATAAAGTATTCACGACTGGTTAGGCTTTTAAGACTGTCAAACATCAAGAACTGGTTTAATTCCCAATGTGAAAAACATGGAATCAGGGTGCATCTTACTTCTCCATGCTACAGTTCACAACAATGTCCTGTATGTGGTTCTATTTCAAGAGATAACAGAAAAGACCAATAGCATTTCGAATGCACTGAATGTCGGCATTCTGCGAATGCCGACCTCAATGCCTCGATAAATTTAAGAAACAGATTCACGTCAGATGTTCTGAAAAGTGAACTCCATGTTCAAGATGAATTCAACCGATTGATTCCAAAGAAGTTAAAGAAGGAAAAAATCAAGGAGATTCTACTTGAGTATGTCTAAAATCCTGACTTTGGTTGAATTATCCATTTTCCAAATCAGGTAAAATGTTCAAAAATCAAAACGATTTTTAACAGTTTTCAACATTTTGTTGATAAAATCAGGATATACTTTTAGTCTTTCACAAAAACAAAATTGCCACAATCATATATCCTGTTCCATCCATTCTGAGCCATGTTCTCGGATTCGCTCCACTCTGGATTGAAGCCGTCTCCGAGCAACGCAGGCAACTTGTGCTTCTGGCAGGCATATCTCGACAATTTATCATAATTCTTGACGTACCAGTAGTTCGGTTGCGACATGTTCTTCAACCTGAATCCCAGTTTCCTGTAGAGGTTCCCGTCGGAATAACGCCTGTCGGCATAGCTCACGATGCTTCCAGAATTTAGTCTGCTAAAACAAGCGAGCAACTTCGACGCCCCTCCGACTACATGGGTTCCAAGCTTCGAGGCGAACCGAATCAGCTCATAGTCATATCCTCTGCTGAACCTCGGTTTGCCGAACGTCATGACTGCGACAAGTTCATCATTGTGGAAAAGCCCATATCTTATCGGAGCACCGTCTGCGCCCTGAATGTGGTTATGCTCAAGAAACTCGTTCGATTCTTTTGCACCTATTGCCTTCACAACGCACTTCCTTGCGAATATGCTCTTCTGACCGACGCCGAGAATGCTTTTCAGCCTGTCCTCGACTATCGGTCTCTGGAATCTCCACTCATCCTCGAAGACATGTACAAGCCTGATTCCATTCTTTTCACATTCTACAGTCTTGTTCAGATGATATCCAGAATCCTTGCCATTCTCCTCGCTATGCCAGTAAAGTCCATCGAACTCAATGGCAACCTTCTTGTCTGGAATGTAGATGTCCAGCTCCTGTGGACGAATAGCCCTTCTGTCTCGAACAACCAGCTCCCCATTATAGACCGACTTTATGAACTCGAACAATTCGTGCTCCCCGTTGGAAACCCCACTTTCAAGAGGATGGCATACAGGACACCGAGGCAACATGCGTTCGTCCAAATCGATGTCGGTGGTATGGATGTGAGTCCTGAATTCAGTTCCACACTTGCAACATCTCCATGAATATTCCTCGCCACAATTCACGCCATGGAACTCCTCGGCAGTGAAAAGTGGCTCGACCTTGCCTGCGAAACGCTGTTTCCATCTTTCATACAAGGGGGCGAAGTATACGGGCGAGGTCACATATGACTCGCTGCCGTATTTTTCAAGATTGGTTGCCTTTCTTTCAAGGATTATGTCATTGTTGGAAAGCGGGTGGCCACCATATCTTTCGCTCCACGTCTTTTCTCTCTTTGCAGATACTGCATCGTTTGACAATGAGCATTCAGAACCATACCTGTCAATGTTCGTGCGCCTCATCTTCTGCACCACCTTGTCTGAACACGCAGGAGCGACACCACCGTATTTCTGAAGGTTGGTCTCACGAATCTTCGATTTCACCATGTCGTTCTGCGCAACGAACTCGACGCCGAATTTCTCAAGGTTCGTGGCGACGGTCTTTTCCTTCCAGTCCTGAGACTTGACGTACAGTTCGGAACCATATCTTTTAAGATTCGTCTGGCGTATCTTTTCCTTCTTCTCCTCAAGACTGAACACATTGTCCACGCCATAGCGCTCCCGATTCGTCTTCCTCAACTTGTCCTGTATGGACTTGCTCTGCATCGCATTCGCACAACCAAACTTCGCAATGGATGTCTGTCTGACCTTCTCAAGACGGTCGGGACTGGAACAAGAGCATTTGTTCGAACAATACTTCTTTCCGTCAATCGCCTTCTCAATGGTTATGACTGTTCCACAATTTGCACATTTGACTGGTTCGAAAATGTTCCTTGCAATGCAGGAGAAAGCCTTCCTCTTTGTTTCGAACCACGGTTCGTTGTCTAACATCTCTTGCAAGAATCCATCCACATCTGGATTTTCTCTTAAGAACACAACAATCGAACTGAACGGACAACGAGCATATCTCTCGTCAATCCTTCTTTTGATGTCTTCTGGAACATTAATCATAGTAAGAAAAAAGCCCTTGCAAAAAACAACGGCAGTGCGAGTACCATCATCTTTACAAGGGCTGTAAAATTCTTATGATCAAGAAGCCTCGCACGCTTCTTGTTCATTCTAATATGGCTTCTTTAAGAAAAATCAAATCTTGTCCATGATTTTCCCTGAAATCCTGTCTATCTTTCCCAATTCCTTTGTTATCTTCAAAGCTATCTTGCTGTCAGTATCTGCAACCTTCAATCTTTCGAAAAGATTTCCATCGAAAAGTTTTGCAAGTTCATCTCGTTCTTCCTCGCGGGCAGCCTTGATTTCTTTATTTTCCACAAACTCTTGCAATTGAGCCAGGCGCCACGCAGGGTGCTCGACCCACGATAGTTCTATAAAGGAATTTGAACCTTCAATGTAATTACCGTTTTCATCACATGCGCCACAAAGTTCCGAACAGATTCTGTCCTTTCCGTCCTGACATGTTACCATCTGACCAAGATGCCTGTCGATGTGCTCGCAGTTCTTATCATTATCACCAATAATCTTACCACAAATTGAACAGGTAGTATAGTTGCAGATGCAATTATGAACTGCAACTCCATTGGCGATGAAGGAATGGTCTTCCGTTTCATTGATGACGTGAAGATTATTGACATATGCCGTCATGCTCAATGTCTCATTCGCCTTTACTTTTCTAAGCATATACCCGTGGAACTCATTTTCAAGCTTGCAAATAGGAACATCTGCGCATTTGTCGCAATATCCTTTCAATTTTCCACCATGTCCCTGACAAATAAGAACAGTATATATGGCTCTTTCCTTTTCTGTTGCCTTTTTCGACATGTACACTACGTTTGGTATACTCACAAGACGCATCATAGTCCCAATTTGCTCAATCAAATTTTTACTGACAGAACAGGCACTTACCTTTGAATCACGTTTGGTTATATGACCATCTCCATTGATGTAAGAGCCGATAATGTGCTTCAATGTTTCGTCATCATATTCAAGAAGCTCTGAATTGACTTTCTTTTCCCAGGAATGTTCACCAGCATTCTCATATAACCATTTGGCGAATTCCTTGTCATGAATTACAATTCTTGCATTCGTTCTCGATTTTCTGACTTGAACATATATCTTGTCTTCTGGAATGCCAAGCTCAATTGCATATCCTTTTATTTCTTCAATGTAAAACATTTCGTTGGAAGAGAATGTGTATTCAACGGCTGTCTTAACTTCCTTTCCCTGGAAATTTCCTTCTGCCAAAAAATATCCCAAAAGCCTTGAACGAGCTTTTCCGAGGGATTTTCTCTGAACAGAATTATCCCTTCCAAGTGGAATGGCGACCCAATTCCCAGGAACCAATTCGTCAACACGCTTCCAATCGAACATCATTTTCTGTTCAAAGAACTCATCATGTTCTTTCTTCATGCTATTGTCATGCTTTTGCTTGCACGAAGAACTGCACCAGTGTACAAAATCTCTTTCTGCAAAACCAGCCCTTGTATGCGCATGCAACGGTTTTCCACATCCTTTGCACTTGTCATATCCAATTAGTGTCCAATATGGATGCTCTGCCGTGACATATGTGTCAGGCATTCCACTTATTGACAATCTGTGAAGCTCATTCGGTTCAGTCAAGCGTCTTCTCGTGCTTTCAACTACTGCTATGTTGTTCTTATGCGTAAATACTGCATCGCCAACTTTTATGTCCTCAATGTTTTTCGTCGTTCCGTCAGCCATCAAGACTTTTGTTCCGTCCACATGACATCCCATGGAAAGTGTATTTAGCTTTCCCGATTCGATTCTTTCTATAAGATTAACATGCTTTCTTTCAGTAGCGACCAGCACATCTATAAAATAAATATGTGCATCTCCATACTTTTCAGAATGATACACGACAGGTCTTGCAATCGCATCAAGCAACTTTCCTTTTGATAAAGTAGGGCATTGAATGTGCTCAAGGTAGTTTTCTCCACCAATGAAGGTCTTGAAGCTTGCAAGAAGGACGGGCGTAGTCCATGCATTGCCGTTGGCGTTGACAAGCTCCCAGCACGGCGGTGTAATCCAATATCCGTTCTCCTCCGTCTCCACCGAGCAACAGGCAGTGTCATGCGTAAACAGATAGTCTTTTGTGTTATACTTCTTCCAGTCAACATCGAGCTTGCGGAATGCGACACGGCTCTTGCCCATCGCATCCTTCTTTATGCGACCCCACTGCTCCTGTGGATTGACAAGTATTCCTCTGACATGGAAATCTATGTTGTGATTTTTCATATTAAGATTCTCCTAGAAATTAAATCTACACCACTGGGCATGGCAATCATGCTGTTCAGGTGGATGGGCATCAGTCCATGCAAGACTCCGATTATTTCTGCACGTTTTCAATCTTGTCATGCTCGTGCTGGTTGACGGTTGTCCCCATGTCAAAACTCAGTCCACCTATGACCTTGTGACTGTCAAGCCATGCCAGTATCTTCTTCCGTATCCCTTCGGCTATCTTCCCGAACTCTTCCGACATGAATTCCTTGTTCGCCTTCGCGACATCCATGTCGCCTTTTTTGACATCTTCCCCAACGGCATCGACCCCATATTCGTCGATGACGCAATCTCCATTGAGCAGACTCAGAACAGATGCATCTCCAATGCTTCCTATCGTGAATGCGTTCGAGCGCTTGTCCAGTACGGCACGCTCGCCTGAAAAGCTCTTCAGATGCATGGTATAGCACGACTTGTCATCCCAGAGCTTCTGTGGGTTCTCGATGTCGTTCGTAGTAAGCTCTGCGCAGACGACAAACTGAAAACCGTCATTCTCGCAGTTGGGACTGTACTCAATGCTGAACATGGCGACATAGTTCCCATCGGTAAACTCCCCAGAATACTTGTCTGGGAAAAAGATGTAGGGAACACGGACATCGTTGACAATCGCATCCCCTGCATGGATTCCGTCAACCCATTCCTCGACCTTCTTCTTCATTTTGCCTGCAAAGCCATCCGTAAAGCTCCTCGAATCAAACTCATCGTCCACATCAGACGAGCAGATTCCAGCAACCACTGCGACAGTCTTCGCAATCCTAACTGCCATGTCTGTTTTATCCATATCCAAAATCTCCGTATTGGGAAAAGCTTTATTCTATTCTACAACAATCATGAAATTATAAGCAGAATATTCTTTTGACAAGGACATGCCCTTCGCTCAGTCATCCTCGACTATCCTGTCCATCACCTTCACCATGAAGTCAAGAACGTGCCCCAACGCCACTCCAATCTTCTTCAAAATCCATTTAAGACAATCCTTGAGCGCCTTCATATCAGTTCGACTCCGTATTTCATTATTTCATCTCGACCAACGGGCTGAAATCTTCTTTTCATCATTTCGAGAGCCTCTTCTGGAACATTGTGTATGTTGCCATAGTTGCCAGTCATGACCTTCACTCGAATCTTGGCTCCACACCTCTGGGCGATCTTATAATAGGTCTCACGCTCCCAAATCTGAAGCCCAGTGTTTGACACGACGACACTTTTCCCGTTCATCAAATCCCTGGCGGTCATTCTCTGACACCATTCGTGAGCCTGCTTCAGTCTAGTCCTGTCAAAATTGTAGTTGCCGTCTTTGTCGACGAAGAACATGTCAGCCTCATAATGGGACGCATTCGGAACGCCCTTGGCGAACGTACTCTTCCCAGAGCCAGGAAGACCGACAACCAACGTAAGCACTGGCGCAGAATCCCCTGCAATTCTGCTGGCTATTCTAGATATAATGCTCATTCGAACATCTCGCTTAAATCTTTTCCCGTCAATCCGTTTCGATATTCCGACCACTTCCCGATTCTCCTGTCGGAAAACCACTCCTCTGGAGCCTCCAGTTCATCGAACAATGAATCATCCTCAAGAAGATAGTCGGGACAATGCTCAAAGCATCCCTTGTGCAGTTCCAATGGCTTTGCCGTTAGAAAAATTTGTGAAAAATTAGATTTCAACAGTTTTCTCCTTTTCGATGCCATGGGGGACGGCGAGGTGGCTCGAAGAGCCACCACACTCCCCATTCAAGAATGAATTCAGTATGTTGATGGAAGCATTTGTATCTGCATCTAAAGAGCATCCACAAGAGATGCACTCATACTTCTCTCCTTTTCTTGACTCCTTGTGGATTTCTCCACAATGAGAGCATCTTTGACTGGTGTAACAGGCAGGAACAGTCTGAATCCAAACACGGTTTGCTTCGCACTTTTCCATCAATCGCCTATGCACCAAGTCAATATTCCAATGGGCAAGCTTCTTGCGAAGCCATTTGCTTTTGCTTAATTTCTTTCCGTTTTTTGTTATGTTTTTCAGTTCCTCAATCACAATCAAGTCATAATTCTCAAGTCCTATCTGGTTGATGCACCAGCCAATATAGTCCTTGATTTCCTTGAGCGTCTGATTGTAATTGTGGCTTTTCTGATTTTTGCCATTTTTTCATAATTTTTCATAGATTTTTGACTTGCTGTTATATGCCCTTCGCATATTCTACCGGTGAACATGCTTGTTTCCTCGTCAAGCTCAATCGAACAGAATCCACAATTCTCGCTGTCGGCAAAAATCGTGCTTGCGAGATTGAACGTTATTCTTTTGGCCATGATTGCCTTCTTGTTCAACCATCGCTCCTGACAACAGGTTGAGCCAATGGCTGGCTCTGCTGGAACTCGGACTCCGAAGCAGGAGCTGGAGCCTGCTGTTGATTCTGGGCTGGCGCAACAGGAGCCTGTGGTTGACTCTGCCCAGATGACTGGGCAGGCTCGGTGAAATTCATCTGAAGCCCGTCATCTTCCTGCTTCTCTTCCATCGACTGACCTGGTTCGATTCCATTCTCCTTGACATAGCAGTTCATGCATCCGTTTCCATCCAGATGCTTGTCTGGACGTTGCCAGAATCCCTGACCGCACTTCTTGCAGATGATATAGACACGTCCCTTGTCATCACGGTTGTCCATGTCGACCTTTGAATAGTCATATGCATCCCCGTGGACCTCCTGCGCACGCTGGACGAATTCTTCCTTTGTCATGCGGGGACGGCCTGCAGTGACAATCTCCTCGGCTATCTTCGCCAATTCCTCGGCTATGATGAATCTCGTGTTCATTGAAGCGCCCCTTAATTAGAACATGTATTCGCTGGTGTTCTCGACATTCCCTGCACCACCTGCATTGCCGTTCGTGTAGTCGACGACAACCGACTCCTGACGGAATGCATTCTTCAATTCCCGTGCGAACGCCTCCGTCTCAACCTTGTTGATTCCATACACTGTCACAATGTACGAATGCTCGACGGTCATGTTGTCTCCAGTGCCTGCGCCATAAACGCCCTTGCCCTTCTCGATGGTGCATCCAAGAGGATAGTTGCCCTTGTCTTGCTCCTCCTGCGTGTATCTTGACTTTTCCTCATGCTTCTTGAGCGCATCGTATATTTTCCTCTCGTGCGTCAGACGGTTCATCACGGACACGCAGTAGTTGTGAAGGCGTGTTCCGAGACCCTTGATTCCAGGCTTCGGTGGATTCGTGGCGTTCACGTCTGGGGAAACATAAATGACAGCCTTTGTCATTCTTGAATTGGAAAGAGTAGCTACCTTTGCGTTAAACACCCTGTCAAACTCGCTGTTGCTGATTTCCTCGACTTGTCCATTGTTGTTGATGACAATGCTAATCCTGTCGTCTGAATCTGCCACGAGCTCACGAGCCATTCTGACCAGTTCTCTTGCTATTCTTGTGTTTCTGTTCATTTCATTTCTCCTGTTTCTGCCCATTTCTTCATATTAAACAACATGATTGAAAACAATTTCATTTTATTATACGTTCAAAATAAGCAAAAAATCACGCCACCAGCATAGCCGATGGCGTGACTTAAATTCATAAACAATTGCTTCAGTCTATCTTCACAAGGTCATATTTCACGCCAAAGAATGCACCTACTTCTCCAGGTCCAATCCTCTTCGAGCCTGCCTCAAGAATTCCGTCTGCGTTTCTGTACTCTGTAATCAATTGCGTACCGAAATCATCCGTGACAGTCCTGCCCACAAGACTTCTCATCTCATCCGAAGTCCAGTCACGAACCTTCTCCAGATACCAACGACCTTCAGTGAAGTCTGGCACGGACAGATTCCCATCATCATCCTTAATTTTGATTCCGTCCGTGGAAACCACCACGACAAATTCCCTTCTCCTGACAGGAGGGGTGTAGATGGACTTTACGCCAGTCTCAATGCACTGCATGACCATGTCGCCGTCTTTCAGTTCCTCGATTTTCATGTGTCAATCTCCTTTGTTGAATGGACGCACCAATTGCGTCCTTTTATGTTTTAAAACCTCTCACAATCTCAATCGCAGAAGCGATTGAGTCTAATTTTCCATCATTCTCAAGAACTCCCTTGATGGAAAAATATCCAGCATCTTCAGTTTTCCTCCGATATTATTCCATCATCTTCGGCTCATCAGGATGCTGTTTGCAACACCCCCTTCGACCTGAAAAATAAATGTGCGATTTCTCGAATTCATCTTCGGTCTCTGCCACGGCATCTGGACGCTCAGATCTCCACGGAACCATTTTCTCATGGCATGCGCACATGAATCCAACTCCCCAGTGCCATTTTCCGTCATTCATCTCCGGGTCATTCAAGTCTCTGAAATACTCACAAGTCCTGCAGACATTGATGTCCTGTCTTTTTTCTGCTTCCATTTTTATGTCTCCTTTGCTGAACTGGCGCACCAATTGCGTCATTTTACATATAATATGTCACATTTTCAATCTTTTTCAAGCTAAAACAGTATTTTCGTGGCAAGTTCAGCCAGACGGCTCCTCTCGACGGTCTTGAGCGTGACGTGGCTGTAAATGTCATTGCCCCAGAACTTCTTTATCGCCATTGTCAGGCCGTTGCATTCCTTCGACAGGAACCTGTTGTCAATCTGGTTGATGTCTCCGAGAAGGACAAGCTTGCTCCCTTCTCCGACACGAGTGATGATGGTCTTCATCTCCGAAGGGGTTGCGTTCTGCGCCTCATCGACAATGATAAACGCATTCGAAATTGAGCACCCACGGATATAAGTCAATGGAAGAACCTCCATGACATCCTTGCACGCATTCAGGTCGAGCAACATCTCAACCTTTTCCTCGGCGACACGGTTTTTCCCGGCCTTCTGGTTGACCTCCTTGATGAACTCGATGTTGTTCATGAAGGGTCGAATCCATTCTGCCATCTTCTCATTCACATCGCCGGGAAGAAAACCAATGTCACGACCGACAGGCATTATCGGCCTGGTAATGATTATCCTGCTATATGCCTTGGGCTTCATCAGCACCTGCTGGATCCCTGCCGCTATTGCCAAGATTGTCTTCCCAGAGCCCGCCGAGCCAATGGCAGTGACAAGATGCATATCCCTGTCAAGCAACGAATTGGCCAGCATTACCTGCTCTGGGTTCTTCGGAACTATGGACGCCATGTGGGGCTTCAGGTCGACCCGTGAAAAATCCCCGTTTCCAACATGGCGGTAAATCATTCCGTTGCACGTCTTCCCCTCGCACGTACACTCGATATACTCATTCGGGGCAAGATTCTCCCTGCCATCGAGATGGAACGTCTTCAACTCCCTGTCCCGCAGTATTCTCTCCATCTCATCGACGGAAATCGGCATTCTCCTCCAACCGTCTATCTCCTCGATGAACCCGACATCATCATAATCCTCTGCGCTTATTCCGTTGTTCCTTGCCTTCGCCCTCAGGGCAACGGACTTCGTCAGGACAATGACATCATCATTGAAGTGGAACTTGTCGCTCTTCACCTGATTCGCCACGTACAATATCTTCTGGTCATGCGTCTTCTCTTCGTTCTCATGCCAGAATATTATCCTTGAGCCATCGGAGACTATCTCGTTCCCATAGCAATTGTTAAGTTGTTGCGACAGCCACCACAATGCACTCCTCGCATTGTCGCCAAGGTCTCCAGATTCATCATGGAACTTCTCAAGTTCATCAAGCACCTGCTGTGGAATCACCATTGTCCTCTTTTCCCTGAGAACATTCCAGTTGTGAAGAATCACGCTTGTGTCCAATATGTATATGCTACTCAATTTGACTTCTCCTATGCTACTTGAACATCTCCTGCCATGGTCGCCGCGGAAGTGCCACGACATCATTTAAAGAACTTATAAGACGAAAGTTCATTGCCAACTTTTCGCTTATCTGTAATTCTGGCGCCAAAAATCCAGCCAGACCATATATCAGACTGGATTTAAAGAAGAAACAGCATCCTCGAATCATCCTATCTTTTCATATGGATAGGCCGAGACCCTGACGCCACGTGATTCACGTGAACGAATGAACGACTTCCCTGAAAAATCGACAACCACGTTCGTCACCTTCCTTCTCGCAGACTTCTCAAGCTCGACGTTCACCTTCTCGCCAACCTTGTCCGTGATGAACTTTATGCTTGAGCCGTTCGGGACAATCTGGTATTCCCTGTTGAGCGTGAACTGGCCGATTGTGAACACCTTCGCATATAATATCCTGTCGGAGCCTGCATAGAGCATGGAATACGGGTGCTCCTTGTCAAGGACAAAACAAGCGGCTATGTCCCCTACATATTCCTTTTCAGGCAACGGAATCACGCTGGCAGTGCCGTTGCTCCTGATGACAAGAATCCTGTCGTATTCAGTGCATGTCAGCATTGTGCCAGACTTCACGGAAGAACCGATTAGCTTCTGCTCAATATCGAATCCCACCTTCACGTTCGCCTTGGCTATCTCCTTCACGTCCACCGATTCGAACGACTCTATTGCCGTCCTTCTCGGATGGTCTCCTCCATATTTGGCCTTGATTCGCTTCAGATATGCAACGACTACGCCGACAATGTCGTTCATCTTCGCATTGATGTCGGCGATGTCATCCAGAATCTTCTTCAGTTCATCGTCGTTCTTCTTCGAATCAAAATGCGAGATGTTGCGAATCGGCATCTGCACCAGCTTCTCGATGTCCGTCTTGACAATGCCCCTCCTTAACGAGGACTTGAACGCATTGCATCCATCGAAAACCCTGTCAATCATCTCCTGCTGGCTTTCACAAGATTCGAGTTCCTTATATATCCTGTTCTCAATGAACAATTTAGCCAGCATTTTAAAATGGAATGAATCTTCAAGTCGCCCAAGGGACAGCCTGAGTTCGCCCCTTGTGATGTCGACAAGCTTCATCACATTCCTGCGAAGGACATCGCTTACGGTCATCAGGCGGGGAACCCCATCGCATATCACCCGCAGAGTCCCCTTCATGGACATCTCGCAATCCGTATACGCGTACAGCTCCTTTATCATATCATCCTGTCCAACCCCCCTCTGTGGCGTGACTTCAATGCTTGCCTCATGCGCCGTGAAGTCGCTTATCGACTGGATGCGTATTTTCCCAGCCTTGCTCGCCTTCTCTATGGACTCGATGAGAGCCTCGGTCGTCGTACATGCAGGAATCTCCCTGATGACAATCCTCCTGTCGCCATCCTTCTCTATTTTCGCACGCAACTTTATCGTGCCATTGCCGTCATTATATCCCGATGCGTCCATGATTCCACCCTGAATAAAATCAGGATAAAGCTTGAACGGCCTGTTCTGGAGAATGGCAATCTCGGCATCAATCAGCTCGTTGAAGTTGTGCGAAAACACCATCGTCGTCATTCCGACGGCGATTCCCTCCGTCCCCATCATCAGCAGGACAGGAAGCTTGGCAGGAAGCACGACAGGCTCCTTGTTCCTTCCATCATATGACTCCGCATATTCCGTCAGGGCATCGTTGTATAGCGTCTCCTTCGCAAGTGGGGCAAGCCTGCACTCGATATAGCGTGGGGCAGCAGACGGGTCTCCAGTCAGAAGATTGCCGAAGTTCCCCTGCCTGTCTATGAAATATCCCTTGTTCGCAAGGACGACAAGCGCACCTGCGATGGATGCGTCGCCGTGGGGATGGTAGTGCATGGTGTCGCCGACGACGCCTGCGACCTTGTTGAAGCGACCGTCATCGCTCTCATGCATGCAGTGCAGAATGCGGCGCTGGACTGGCTTCAAGCCGTCGTCCACATCTGGAATCGCCCTGTCCTTCACGACATATGAGGCATATTCAAGATAATAATTCCTCCACTGCTGTTCAAGATTGCTCAGTTGCTCCTCGCTCATTCCCTTACTCCTTCAACGTTCTGGCCGCAAGTGGAACAATACCTGTCATTCTTGCGGACAAAATGCCCACAAGCACGGCATACATATCCATTGGACGTTTTTGCCTTCGGCATTGGGACATCCCTGTCCTTGCTCTTTTCAATGATTGGCCTGTCCACTTCAATTCTGACCTGACCAGCCTCCCAGTCAATTCCATTGCAGATGTCAACAACATTGGCACAAGCCCTTGCGCCCATTGACGGGGTGTCAAGCGTGACAACCACCTGCCTGCCTTGCCAACAATGGTTCAAAAGCAAGTACACCTTGTGCGCCAATTCTTCCAGAGTCATTTTCCGTTCTCCATCTTCTCAACAAACTGCTTCGCAATCTCAACGGTGCATTTTGGGCACAAGTCGTATTTTGAGCCGACGCCACAATTGGAGAACATCGCCTTTACTCCAATGAAGGCATATTCCCCATCGCTTACTTCGTACCAGCCCGTATTGTGCCCATTGTATTCGCAACCACAACGGTCGCAGACATAGATTGTCACTTCTTTTTTCATTTTGCGTTCAATTCCATTGCCTTCTTTTCCGCATCCACTCTGTTGGCGAGCATCCTTCCTTCATCAAAACAATGACGCCATCTCTCGTCAGACTCATATGCCATCACGCAATGCTCGACGCAGTCTACCCCGTCCTTTTCGCAATGCCTCTCAAGAACATAATAGAATATATCTGTTTTCATGGTATTACAGTGTATTCCTTGACTATGCGCCATTTTTCATGAATGTCAACTTGATTGGGACAAAAAATCACAATATGTTGTCAAGAATGAAGTCCCTGCGTTCTGTCGTGTTGTCCCCCATGTAGAACTGCATCATCGAATCCAGTTTCTTCTCGCAGTCTATGTTCACCTTCTGGAGCCTGATTCCTCTTCCGATGAACTGGCCGAATTCCTGAGGGCTGATTTCACCCAGCCCCTTGAACCTTGTTATCTCGCATCCAGAGCCAAGCTCCCTGATTGCCTTCTCCCGTTCATCATCGGTATAGCAGTAGACATTCTTCTTCTTGTTGCGTACACGGAACAATGGAGTTTCAAGGACATATAGATGACCAGTCTGCACAAGTGGACGGAAGTACGTCATAAAATACGTCATGAGGAGAAGCCTGATATGGAATCCGTCGACATCTGCATCGGAAGCAATGACGACGTTGTTATATCGGAGATTGTCGATGGAGTCCTCTATCCCCAGTGCCTGCATGATGAAATACAGCTCCTCGTTCTTGTACATTATCTCCTTCTTCTTCCCCTGTACGTTATATGGCTTCCCACGCAACGGGAACACTGCCTGCGTCTCGGGGTTCCTTGCATAAATCATGTTGGAACCTGCAGAATCCCCTTCCGTGAGGAAAATGGTTGATGAAAGGCACTTCAGTTTTTCATCCTGCTTCTTCTTCCCGCTAAAATCGGAGTAGTGGAACTTGCAGTCACGCAACTTCGGAATCTTGAGGGCAATCTTCTTCGCCTGCTCCTTCGCCTCCTTCTTGACGTTCTGAATCTGCTTCCTTATCGACTCGTTCTGGGCAATTTTCTCGAAAAGGGCAGTCTTGAACTCGGAATTCCTGTACAATTCGGCTGCCACGGCCTGCTTGACCTCGTTGACGACCCACGCCCGAATGTCGGAGTTGCCGAGCTTGTTCTTCGTCTGCGACTCGAAAATGGGGTCTTCAAGGCGTATGGAGACAACCCCCAGCATCCCTGAACGGACATCCGATGAATCGAGCGTCTTGCCCGCTATGTCGTTGACGGCCTTGAGCACGCCCTCCCTGAACGCAGAAAGATGCGTCCCTCCATCCGTCGTGTACTGGCCGTTGGCAAAAGAATAATATGTCTCATCCGTCGTCGCAAGATGCGTCATGGCGAACTCGATTTTGCCCGAACGGTAGTGGAACGGCTTGTACAACGGGTCGCTCTCCCTCTTGTCGTCAAGCAGGTCGATGAGACCGTTCTCGGAATAGAACTCCTCGCCGTTGAGATATAAATGGAGGCCAGTGTTGAGCCATGCGTAGTTCTGCAGGCGCTTCCTGATGAACTTCTCCTCGAACCTGTAGTCCTTGAAGATGTCCTTCGACGGCTTGAACATTATCTCCGTCCCATTGTCCTCGGATGTGTCGGATTCCCCCTTCTCCTTCAGCTTGCCAGACTTGAAGAACGCCCTGAACTGGCGGCCTTCACGGCGGGAAACGACCTCGAACTCGTCGCTCAGGGCATTCACCGCCTTCAGACCGACGCCATTCAGGCCGATTGAGCATGAAAAAGCCCTGGGCTTGCCATCCTCCCCGACATCGAACTTGCCTCCAGTATTGATTTTGGACACGCAGTCAACGACCTTGCCGAGAGGTATTCCACGACCATAGTCCCTGACCCTGCAACGCTCCGAATCGAGAATGATGTCTATGCGGGAACCGTTCCCAGTGGTGAACTCGTCAATGGAATTGTCTACCACCTCCTTGAACAGCACGTAGATGCCGTCGTCGTTGTGCTCGCCGTTTCCAAGCTTGCCGATGTACATGCCAGGCCGCATCCGTATATGCTCAAGGGGATTGAGCGAACGGATGCTGCTGTCGTCATATCTGAGCTGTTCCTTTTCTTCTGACATTGTCTTAAATTACTTTATCGTTCACGCATCTTCTGATTTATCTTGCTTCGCTTTTTTGCAAGGCGCTTCTTCTCGCTTGGCGCCACAAAATGACTGCGCTCCTTCAATTCGTCAAAAACTCCCTCCGTCTCCATGCTTCGCTTCAGAATCCTCAACGCCTTCTCGACGGGAATCCTGTAGCCGTTTCTCATCTTCATTTTCACTTCAATCATTTTCTCACCTTCTCCTTTTCCTAGAATATGGATTGCGTTGACAAAAATTCAACAGCATGCCCTAATCAATCACAAAAACAAAATTGCCACAATCATGAACCTGGCTCCATCCATTGACAAGCATATTGTCGCATTCGCTCAGCCCCTCATCATATCCATCCCCGAGCAACGCAGGCAACTTGTGCTTCTGGCAGGCATAGCGATTAAGCTTCTGCGTACCTTTTACATAGCAATAGCTGGGTTTTGAAACGCCAACCCGCACGAATCCGAGCCTCTCATAAAGATGACCATCGGAATAACGCCTGTCTGCATAGCTTACGATGCTTCCAGAATGCCCCTTCCTGAAACTGGCAAGAAGTTTCGACGCACCTCCAGCAACGGAGCATCCGATTTTCGAGGCATAACGAACAAGCTCCCAACTGTAGTTTTTGTTGAAACGTGATTTTCCAAAAGTCATGACTGCAGCAAGCTCGTCATTGTGGAAAAGACCATATCTGATATACGAGTTGCAATATCCCTGCAGATGGTTCTGCTCAAGAAACTCGTTCGCAGTCTTCGAATCAATGTCCCTCACAATGCACTTCCTTGCGAAAATCCTAGTCTGATTAATTCCGAGTATAGACCTGATTCTGTCCTTCACTATCTCCTGCTTCAAGTTCCACTCGTCCTCGAAGATGTGAATGAGCCTGATTCCCCTCTCAAGGCACTTTTCGGTCTTCATCAGGTGATAATGCTCGTCCTTCCCGACAGCCTCGCTGTGCCAGAACAGACCGTCGAACTCGATGGCAACCATCTTCTCAGGAAGATAGATGTCAAGCTCATATGGCGCAATGACATTCCTGCAATTTTCGAAAACAGCTCCATCATATATCCCCTTCACGAATCCTGCAATCTCCTGCTCGCCATGCGACGTGCCACTCATCGGTGGATGGCAAACGGGGCACAACGGGAACCAGCTTCCACGCCTGTAGGCGCAATGCCCACCATGCCTATGATCTTCGAATTCGGTTCCACACTGCACGCATCTCCACATGCATTCTGTACCCTGAACCCTTACATACTCCTCTTCTGAAAAGAGTGGGACAACCTTGTCAGAATACCGTCTCAAAATCGCCTGATATCTTGCATGCCTTGTATTTTCTCCTATCTTCCTTCTTACCTCCTCGTTTTTTGAAGGATTGTCAACCCCGTATTTTTCAACGAAGGTTCTCTTCAACCTGCCCTGCACCGCAACCGACTTCATCGGATGCTCCACGCCATATCTCTCAAGGCTCGTCGCCCTTGTCTTTTCACGGCAGTCATTCGACCCAAGATAATATTCGGAGCCATATCTCTCAAGATTAGTCTGCTTCCTCTTTTCCTTGAACTCATCAACCTGCGACGGATTCTCGACGCCATACTTTTCAAGCATATTCGTCCTATGCCTCCCCTTGACTTCGGCAGACTTCATGGGATTGGTCTCTCCATATCTCTCAAAAAAAGTCATTCTCGCATTTTCCTTTACATTCTCGCAATTCGTGGCGCACTTTTCGGAACAATACTCATGCGAATGCCTCACCTGGTCATATGTGAGCAATTTTCCACATGCCTTGCATCTTTTGCCTTCATACAATCCATTCTTGGCAAACCAATAGGCTCGCTTCTTGTTCTCCATCCACGGTTGAACCCTGACGAGCATTGTCAGATAGGCGTCGACATCCTTTTCTTCCTTCAATAGATGAAACAACCCCTGTCCTTTTGAATCGCTCCCGTGGAATCTTTTGATTTTATCCTGCACATCAACGGATGGCTTGCAACCATTGACAATGAAAAAGCTCCTTGCGTCATCGGAAACGGGGACATTCAGGTTGACTTCATATATCGCTTCCGATTCTCTTCTGGACAACGAATCAGATTCTTTTCTCGACTTGTCCATTGACTTGCATCGTCCAGAACAATATTTTTCGAATCCCCTCTTCACCGATGACACCTTGAGCACTTTTCCACATGTCCTGCAATGCATCTTTTCAGTTATTCCTCTAGACACAAGGCCAATTACGTTTGAGATGTTCTCAAACCATGGCTCTTCTGACAGGATTTTCTCCACATACATTCTTACATCTTGATTGTCATTGAGAAATCTGTCCAGATTGCATGGAAGCCCGTAATTGAGTCTATGCAAAGCTACATATTCTCTGATTTTTTCCTCTTCGTTCATAAATTCTCCAAAATATAACTTGCGCCTTTTATATAATATGGATTAAAATAAACAAAAAGTGGCAAAACCAATCAGATTTTGCCACTTCAATCATTGACTTATTTTATAAACTAATAAAACATAACAAGTTATGAAGTAAAGATAAAATAAGTCCCACTGAGTTCGCCACTGTAGCACTTGTTTCCACGTGAGCAGTCTATCCATGCAGTGCCAGCAGCATTCTGGGCGATGCACCAGAACACCCTGACGAATATCGTCTGCTTCGGCTCTATCGTCCCAAACGACAAGGACTGTTCCGACCTTGCATCAAACGCCGTTGCCCTGTTCGCAGGATATGTCGCATCGAGGTTTGAGAACGATGTCGAATACCTAGCACCCGTCCTGTTCACCGTCTCTGCCGTTGTGCCCTCCTGCACGTCCCATGGCCTGTTCTGGTCAAGAACCGTGTCGACGACGCTCCCCTTCGTGATATATCCACGTGCAAGGAACGTGAGCGTGCCATCGTTCAGCGTGTTCCCTCCCTCGTTCACTATCTTCAAGTCCACGTATGTCCAGTCGGTGTACGACTTCGTCGCAGATGCAGGGACGAGAATGCCATTCCCATAGAAGTAAAGGTCTCCATATCCGTCCGAGGTAAGGCGATAGAACGTATGGTAATAGTAGTCTGCGAACAGCCTTCCACGTGGTGGGGTCTCCGAATTTACCTTGAGTATGCCAGTGTCGTTGTCCATGGAATACGCAGTGAATTTTCCAGACGAGTCGTTTGTGGCAACGTTCGGGTCATATATCTGGTTCTTGACAGGCTCGGTGCCCATATACGACACGTAGAATGCCTTCGAGGAATAGTCCTGCAAGTCGTCCTGCGATGTGGCGAACGTCTTGATGCAGTTGAGGGCTTGTTCGTTCGACCCAGTGTTCTGGGCAGAAAAATAGGAATGGGGATAGCCAGCGACATAGACGTTGGAATCCCTCTCATCCTTCTTATAGAGATAAAGGTAGTTGGAGAATGTCCCGAGAACGGGGTATACTTGTCTCGACGTGAAGGATGCCACCCCGCTGTCGGAATCAATGTCTATCTTCGACTCATAGTAGTCGTACATCATCTCAAGGTTGCTGGGGACAGTCCACGAGTCGTTCATCCGAACGTGCACCCATACCTCGCCTGTTTCCTCAATGCACTCGTAGTTCTCATATTCGCTGTAGCGTATTTTCCCAGCCTTCAGCTTGAATCCAGACGCCCTCGACTCGGTTTCCGTCCCGTAGTCCGTGAACGGAACAATGCATATCCTTGAGCACTGCAGGATGGCAGGGCATATGAATCCGTTTCCAGTGTCCTCAAGCTGGTCTCCTACATCGCTGTCGATTATGGCTGGCTTGTTGTTCGCCTTGTCGAAGCCCGAGCCCTTCAAGGTGAAAAGATGGCTGAGCTTTGTGGAATCCTTCAGAACCCAGTGCTTCCTTCCGTATTCGTCCACGACGGGGTTGCTGTAGACGCAATCAGGGTCGGATGCATCGAACACGGATAGCGAATCCCCACTTGTCCTCGCATTGAGATTTTCTGGGAATTTTGTGATGGATGAACTGAAGTCGAATATCTCGAATTCAAGTTGCAGGTCAGGGTTGCCCGAATTGTCGATTATCCAGTACTTCTGGTACGTGTTGTTGACAAGACGGCTGTTCTCCTTCGCAGGATACACCTTCGTCCTGTCCCATCTGCCGACATCCTGCAGATACCTTCCGTCCGTGTCCTTGGCAAGCTCCTCCCCATTGTCAAGAAGGGCGAGGGGGTCGTATTTTTCAAGCAGTTCAGAAGTCGGATTCTTTGCAAAATCAAGGGCTTCGTCATGATTCACGGAGCCATCCCCAGAAGTCGGGGAGCCATGGGTTTCTGGATACCATATCTCGTTCCATGACCTTGTGTAGTTGTTTGTGTCAACGACCCTCTGGAGGATGGGTGAATTCTGCGAACTCATCTTGTGGCTGTAGTCGGAGCTTGACGGCTCCCTCAGATTGAGATGGCGAAGCCTGTAAAGCTGCGGCATCCACATAATATCCCTTTTGAGCGTGTCGGTGTTTCCAGCCTCATCCGTCACTTCAAGGTGGATGGACATCTTCGTTCTGCTGAGCTTCGTGCTTGTCCCGAGTGGGTACAGAAGAGGATTCTTCCCGTAGTCTTTATCGGAGTGGCTGTCAAGCTTCATGATATGCTTGTACGACACCATGTTTACAAGATTCCCCGAGTATTCCTTCTTGACATCGCCATACACCCTATATGTCATGTCCAGATTGGATTCGGCGCTGAACGCCACCGACACAAGCTCGCTGGGGAACATCCTGCCGTGCTTGACATAATATCCAGTATAGTTCTGGCTGCCACTGGAACCAGTAACGACAAGGCTGAGCTTCGACGGCTTTATCTGATACACCTTCATCGTCACCTTCTTGGGAACCGTCGTGTTTCCGTCAGAGTCTTTAAGCGAAAAATATATCTCATGCTCCTGTCCATTCTCCTGTTCGGCACCATTACGCTCCTGCGAGAAGTAATCATTGTCTGGATTCTTGATGTTGCCAGAAGTTATTGATAGCGTGCCCGTGCTCGATATTGTGAGATTGTTCGTGCTAGTCGTGTATCCTTTTCCGAATGACTTGTTGGCATCGGGCATGGTAATGGTCATGCCTGAATACTGAATAAAATCGTTCGCAATCGCCATCACGTTGCTGGCGCTTGTCTGCTGGTCTGTAGAACTTGAAAGTATCAGGTTCGTTGCTGGGACTGTTTCAACGTTGCTCGCCAATATGCACCATGCCATAAAATAATAAGCAGGTGAGATATCACTATCTGGAAACGACAGGGAATAAGTCGGGCTACCCATCGAATCATACGAGCGTTGATATGCTATCTTCATCGGCAGCATAAAATAATACTTATTGTTGACAACATCCTTCATTCGATACACGTTATACGGTTGGAGATTGGCTGGAATATATTCGCTTGAGATTTTCTCATAATATCCCCCAAGCGAAGTAGTGCTGTCATGAGATACAGACCTGTCAACCTCGATATATACTCCCGTGGGAAAATCAGACTTCCCAAAAGGCACATTCATATAATATGTAAAATTACCTTCCGTGCCAATCCTCTCAATGCTGGGAGGGGCAAAATCGTCGTTTGGTTCAGCATTATTCCACATCACATCAACGGACGTGTTGAGATTCGCATGGTGGTCAAGGGTATTAACGCTCCACTGAAACGGATAGTTGGCTGAGCTGTTGCTAAAATTAGTTTCACCAGATGTATGCGCACCACGCAGGATGCTGAAGTTAAACTGCCTTGTCAATTCGATTCCATAAGCATCGGATGGATATACGACCTTGAATGGAACATGGACAAGACGACCATCTATGGAATTGGTGTACGAGACATCCTTGAGAAGACGGATTCCAAAACGATATGGAACTGTCGCCTCAATGTTCCCGATTGTGGGATTGTCAATGGAAAGGCGCAACTGTTGCCAGTTAAAAGAATCTCCAGTTTTCAATGGAAGCACATATTCATTGTTTTCAGCAACAAGAGAATCGCTAAACTTCTCGCTGTCAATTTTAATGATATCTGCGTTGACAGAATAGTTTCCTGAGCCATCATTCACTTTTATGAAAATCTCGGATGGAGATAAAGGGTCGGAATAATATGCATTTTCCGAGTCTGTTATCTTGAACGTAAGCGTCGCAGAAGCCACATCCTTCACAAAACAATTGTCTTCAAACAGTATTTTGTAGCTCATCACTTAATCTCCAAAATCAAATTTTCATTTTTCTATATGCGACAACCTCGACATATGTGACGGTATTACCTTCCTTCCTGTACGAGAATGGCTCGAAGTATACATCGTATGTCCATGACGAACCAGATGTGGCGTCCTTCGGACTGAACGCTGCCATGCCTCCCTGAATCTCGGAGAGATCTTTATCAAGCAAATAATTGTCATTATTATCGGACAGCGTCCCAGTAATCACATCGGGAATGTCTGCATATTCATGACCAGAATTCCAGCTGGAACCGTCAGTACTGAAGAAAAGCTCTCCGTTTTGGACTTTAGCATAGACCTTCACCCAGTTTGACTTGATATCCCCTTCGCCGACAAGCCCAGCATCCGTAGGCTCAGCCCCAAAACACATGACGACATAATCCAATCCACTCGGTATCGCAAATGTCGTCACCCTGTCGTTCTTCGTGTTGACAAGGGCGTACCTGTTTCCAGCATCAAACTTGATGTCGTGCAATTCCTCCATTGGAAAATCTGCAGTCGACACATTGCTTATCAGCTTCGGCATTTCATCCCTGCCACTCTCCATCATGCGCCTTATGCTGGAATCGCTTCTTCCGACAAGGCGCTTGTTCCGTGAACCGTAGTTGTCATCGTCCTCAAGAAGCGCATAACGGTACATCTCCCCCTTGTTGGAATAGTTGCACATTCTTCCCCTGATTACAGAATATATTCCATCGTAGTGGGCGACATTGTACTTCACCTTCCTGACGGCGAGGGAGAGCTTCTTCGCATCCACCCAATAGTCTGGAGTTCTCCAGTCGGGAGAACTCACATAATTCCATCCATCTGTTGAAGAACCTGCGTTAGAGGTGGTCGATATGCCGTTCGTTATCTCCCCTCCGTAGTTGAGCATGTCGAAGTAGTTTATCTCCTCCTGAGGCTCATTGAACTCGACAGCGCCATCGTGATACATGGCATACCACCCGTCCTTCACATACTGGGGATAAATGTTATGGTATTCTTCAAGATTCCCGCCCTTCAGCTCGGTTCCTGAATAAAGCTTGTTTCCGACAAACACGTCGAGGTCGTTGTTCACATGACCCTTCACCCAGTTCGGGAACGATGAAACAAAAAGCGTGGATGCCTTTTCCTTCTCATAGCACGGCACCCTGTACCCTATGCAGTATGGGTTGTTGCCACCAGACTTTTTGAATGATATCGGATGTTGCTCATAATATGAGACCATCACCTCGACAAGCTCTGCCACCTTGTTCTGGTCAGGATGCGCAATCGTCATTGTCCTGCTTGATGTGTCATATGACACGGAATAATTGTTGTCGCCACCTATATTTACGTTTTCTACCGTGGTCGTAACTCCATCTATCGAGCACAGCCTTGTTCCATCCACATAAACGTTGAGAATATGGTTGGCATCGACGCATATTGCATTCAGGCCGTCATTTATCCTTTTCTTCTCGTTTTGGACACTGGCGCTGTCGGAGCCGTCCGTTGTAAACGAATCGCCGGAAAGCACAAACGAAATTTTTGTCGAACCGTTTGGATTGTCAATCGGAATATCCCTTGTCCCATCATAGCTTCCAGAATCTTTTCTGACTGCGAGAACCGTTCTCTTCAGGTATACATAACCGTCAATGCCCTGCACTGTAAGGCTTGAATCGTGGTCATAATCATCCGTCGCAAGCCTTCCGTCGTTGGCATATCCATATCCGACCTCGGCGCTCTTCTTCATGAAGCACGGGACATTGGGGTTCGTAGTAGTCCTTATGTAGTCGTAATCGAAGTCGAATATGTCCCCCAGCGAATCATCGACATAGTTGTATACAAGGAACAGCTCCCTCGGCGACCTTCTGGCAGTCTCATAATAGACGGAATTAAGCGTGACAACATATACATCATTGTCATTGGAATTCTGATATGCTACAGTGACCTGCTTCTTCGTCAACTGCTTGAATATCTTCCTTTCATCTGGAGTCCCCTCATCGACCGTTATTCTTTCAAAAACAACGGGCTTCATGACGTCATCCATGAACCAGCTCAATTCGCAGGGAACCTCTGCCCTCATTCCATCCATGGCAGCATCGCCGATAAATTCACTGGCTACTCCAGCATCCTGAATCACCTTGACCCTCAACGGATATATCTTCCTCCTGTAAAGGTAATTCCCCTCGTAGAACGACTGCCTGCCCGGATCAACGGCTTCCGTCCCTTCCTCAACAAGATTGACTCTCGTGTCGCTTCCGACGACGCTAAGCGCCCTTCCATTCCTGTTGCCATTGTAGATGTCCCCGAACGGAACCCTGCACTTTTTCTTGTCTATGCCAGTGAATTCATCCGTCTTGACTCCATTGAACTTGTTGTTGCTTCCAGAAAAAGCCGTTCCGACTTCGCAGTATTTTTTATACCTGACAAGTATTCTGCCAGAGACAACAATGCCGGATGGACTGCCTGAATCCGAACCCCCTTCCAACGCAACTGGAACATAATTCTCATATCCATTTTTGAAAAACCTGTCGCCCATGAACAGCATCTTCCCAATCGTGAATGTTATCCAGTCCATGTCATGCACTTCATAATTGACATCGTTGCTGGGTTTTGCAAGCTGAAGACGGCTGTACCACCCGTTTTTATACAGGGCGCTTAAAGACCCGCCAATGCCGTTGTCGCCATATACCACATCCGAAGAGAACCCGTCAAAATATGTCGCCAATCCCAAACTGGTGCTCGGAGCAGAAGGAGTCTCAGACGGGCTTCCATCCGACGGAACGCAGTACGTCTTCTTCGATTCGACGGAATAGTCCCAGAACTTCCTGTCTATTGGAATCCACTGGCTAGTACTAGTACCAGAATTATCTGGATAGTCTGAAAAATCGCCACCATTCACCTCTATTCCCGATGGTGGAGTCAATTCGGAAGCTGTCCCTTTTCCCTTGTACACGCACACTTCCATGTTCCCTTTTCCGAGAACCCACCCCTCGCAACATATCGGGGTCTTGGTCTGGACATATGCCCCAGACATCATCTCCACTTCAAGGGCGACGACATTCCATTCATCGCTCTCAACGACTATCCTTCCATCCTGCCTTGCCCGGACTCCGACCATCGGCTCGGCATTGAATGGGCTGATATTCTTCGGGACTATTGGAAGCATCTCGTCATTCGTCATCGGCTGGACGTCATTGTCGCCACTCTGAACATAATTCTCGTTCAGCCTGTATACTTTTAGTCTTGGTGTACTGCTGTTAGCCATCTGTCATAATACTCCAACTGAAAATCCATTAAAATCCAACATCCATTATTATACCTAGTCCTCATCGTCAGGTTGTTTTGCTTGTTTTGCCGCCATCATCGTCAGGCTGTTTTGTCTCGCTGAAAATCTGAGCCTCCTTCGCATATATGAGCAGTTCTGGTATGCCGTAGCAGACAGTCATCCTCCCACCACCCGACGAAACAGGGGAGCACGAGACAACTAGCATCCCCTTGTCAAGACCACCAGTCCTCTCCTTGTAGTATATCGTCTTCCCTCCGACATACACCGACCCCCTTGACACGGCTTTTGCCGTGAATTCAAGCGTTCCAGATATTATCCTGTTGGGCGCACCAGTGAGCGTGACCTCCGTTTCGCACTGGCCATGGCACGACTCGCAATGGTCTCCGAACAGCTTGATAAAGGCGTCATCGTTCTCCAGCTGGTCGCATATCTCCTTCCCCGTGAACGATGGCTTCCTGAACTCCCCTGCATTGTATCTTGTCACGCCCTGTATTCCAATGGACTTGCTCTGCGCTTCAATCGAGAGCGCCGAAGGCTTGTTGTTGTAGCATATCCATGGAATGGGAAGGTCCCTCGTCTCCTCCCCATCCTGGTCAAGCATTTTGCAACTCCTTCCATTGTCTGGAAGTGGGATGTCGGATGACACCACCTGTATGGCGTTCTTCTCCACCATGTAGGAAGGACCGTGTCCAGAAGCCTTCGCCTTGAACGTGATGCTCTTCCCGTTTCCACTCCAGCACCTCATCACAAGGGTGTTCGGCATATATGACCTGAACGAGTTGACTTCCCTTACCTCCTCCTCGAACTTATCCCACGGCACATTGTCCTGGTCGTTCCTCGGAATCAGAATCCTGCCCCTCTTAATGTCGTAGAAGTAGTTGCCACCAGTTATCCTCCTGTACTTGAACCTCCTGTTGACAAGCTTCCCGTTCTCGTCATTCACCATTACGCTGAAGGACTCCTCCACTGTCTCCCATCTCAATGGCGTAGAATCCGCAATGGCCTCCGACAGCGATACTCCACCAGTGCCAGCCGTTCCTATCGACACATCGAGTATCTGCGTGGGTGGCTCGGGCATCCTGTAGCTCGTCGTCTGCGTGTTTATCTTCCACCTGTGCTCATCCTCCATGCCCGTCACCGTAAGGTACTTCCTGCCACTTCCAGCATCGTTCTCCGCATCATCCGACTCCTCGGTCTTGTAGTGAACACCATATACCTTGAACTTCGATATGCCACCAGCATGGCGCATCGCATGGAACACGATGTACTTCCCATTCACCGAGGTTCCGTCATCATATGCCATTCTGTTCAAGGCAATCCTGAGCTTTGCGTTTCCACTCCCGACAATCTGGGCAGCCACTATCTCGTACAAGTCCTTCTCATCGTAGTTGTCGAACGGGTCTTCTCCATCCCCTACTGGCGCATCCAGAATCAGCGCCTTGATTCCCTCAAGGCTCACCATTCCCATGCTGGCGAACTCGCCGTTGGCAATCACCTGATATCCGTTCCCGTCAAAAGAATCGCTCAGCTCATATTCATGCAGAAAATCCTTCATCTCCGAATCGCATTCGACCTTGATGTGCCTAGCCCGCATGAATCCATCACGAATCAGCACCGTTGCCTCCCCCGAGCCACTGTCAAGCTTAACGTCAATGTCCTCGTTCCCTTCGCCTGGGAACACAAGGGAATATCCAGAATCATCATCCGGCATCGAATTCCTGTACACGACATTCAGGATAGACCTCCATCCAGAAAATCCAGAAGGCTGTGCAAAAACCCTGTAGTTCGTCCTGATGCCCTGCAACGGGGCGATGACTATCTTGTTGATGTACGGGTCTGGCGAAAACGGCTTGTCGTAAATGTAGGTCATTATCCCATCGCCCGGATTCTCGTCATCCCCCTCGACATATCTCCAGTTCTTCTGAAGCCTGCACAATGGCGCACGCAGCAAGTCAACCATGAACGACTGCGCCGTCTCATCATATGTGTCATAAGTCCACACCCCGTTGCCAGCGCCCATCAGTCCAGCAGGCTCGAATCCAGCCACGCTCGATGTGACGCCATGAGTCCTGTCCTGCACTGGATGGACAGTTGTCGGATAAATCCCGAGAAGACTATAGCAATTGTCTGAGACATCATCCTCCACCGTTATCTTCTCATCCGATGTGACGAGCATCCTGAACGCAGATACCTGTTGTAAATCCGCACCATGGAACATTGTCCTTAGGCTCTGCTCGATGCCCGCCATGTCATCATATCTTCCATCTTGAATCGAACCAGCGCCAGAATCATCGTCGCCTATCGTAATATGGTAGTTCCCGTTCCCGTTGACAATCAAGGGGAATGACATCTGAATCATCAGCGTTGCCTTCTTCTTCGCCAGTTCATACTTTTCCCCGTCTGGGTCTACGGACGGGACATCCGAGACATCCCCGTTCACATCTGGATACGTGTCGACATCGGTAAGAAGATACGACCCGTCGTCCTGCTTGTCTGCCTGTACGTTCTGAAGAAGAACATCGTCATCCAACGCAGGCAGCTTGTCGCTTTTGAGCGTTTCATAGAACCCCCACCCCTTTATCTCATCAAGCGTGCATCCTGCATTCGCATAGAAAACCCTGTCGATTCTTTTGTTGTAAAGCCCCTGCACTATATCCGTGACATCCATGCAACGAGCCACCTCCCCTATCTGGCCTGCAATGCCACCACCACTGTATCCGATGCCCACTGCCGACTGGGAGCCAGAAGATGTGGCTGGTTCGCCATCCTGAAACACGACAGGAGCGTTCCACGCCCCTCCACCACTCTTCCTCTCCACTGCATATTCGTCATATACATATCCCTTCGTATTCGCCCACGACATGTCAAAATATCCCGTTATCTCCTGGCTCTGCCGTGGCATCTGGTCTTGATACAGATACGAATCTGCCTGCCTGAACTGATATGACCTCGTGTTCTCCACCGTTCCGTCGGAAGCCTTGAACTCTATGGTGGCCATATGGTTGGCGATTGTCTTCTCTATCTGCGCCGTGGTGTCCGTCTTCCACATGACAGGTTCTGGATACTTCATGGCAAGCATGCCGTCTGAATCCATCACGATATACTGGAACTTCTGTTGCCGCTTGGCCTCCGTATTCGACAGATTGTAAATGGTGAATCCTGCTATGTCGCCAAAACTATTCCCGTCGTATCCGACGCCAAGCACCTCGGAACTGCCGTACTTCATAACATTCACCTTGCCAGTCCCGACATTCCTATGGAACGCAGTGTCATAAAGGCATGGGATGTTCGTCATCGTGTTCCTGACATTGTTGTCATAGTAAAGCTCCCTGTCATCGTCTATCAGATGGCTCTCGGCGCCCCACAATCTGTATGCAGAGTCATCCTGATAGGATATGTCGTCGGATGCATAGTAGATTGTTCCAGGCCTCTCATTGACGAAGTTCCCGTCGTCATCAAAATACTGGTACGGTGGATATCCAGCCGTGCCATGGAGATGGGGGGAACGGCCATCATCATAATGGTCTTTTGGCAACGCATGGTAGTGGCAGTACATGACAGGCCCGCCAGTCCAGCTTCTGCCAATCGGGTTCTTCGACGGGTCGATTCCGTTCGGCCTTATGATGAGATACGCCTTCAGTATCTCCTTGTCGAGTGGCACGACCCCGTATATGGACAGGGCGCACTTCGCAACCGTCCTCGTTCCACAAGTGTATTCGCCACCAGAACCCCCGACCATCCTGCCACCAAGCTGTGTCCCGCCATCGTCCATGTGGTACCCGCCACCGAGATTGTCGGTATATCTTCCACCCAGCGTGTTCTTCAGCATCCACCACGTGTATCCCGACGGAAAATATTCCTTCACGTTGCCATAGACATAGTCGCCTGAAAAATACGTCTGGTAGGAATCATGACCGTCATCCGTGCACGCAAGAACCTGAGGGGCTATCGTCGAGCGCCTTCCCTGCCAGATTATCGGCTGGTCTTGCACTTCCCTCTGGTCATAGGACGCACGGTACGTCGGATAGTCCCCACTGTAGTCGTTGCCGAGAACATAGGCGTAAACGGGTTCGATTCCATTCCTGAACACCCTCATCTGCTCATATGACACCATTTTAAGCGCATCATTCGACGACTCGGTATATGGCGCTATCACGCCCTCGTCCTCTTCCCCCTCGTCCTTCTTGCCGTACCATTCTGGAACCATGTGCCGTGGCATTGTTGGATTCCACATCCCATCGACATGGGCATCCTCGTCTGGACGCCACTTGATGAACCCCTTGCCATATCTCATCTCGGCGTCGTCCTCGCCACCCTCTGGTATCCTGATGAACTTCCCAAGCCCTTCAGGATAGCCAAGAGTCATCTCGGATGTCGCAGACATCCTGTTGAACTGGTACGCCCCTCCAGATTCCTTCCCGCCCTTCACGGCAAGCGCATCGACGACCTTGTTGCTGTCCCCGAGCCGATGCACTATCTGCTTCTTCGTGGCGTTGGTTATCTGCGCCTGATGACGCCAAAAATAGGCATCCGTCTTTATCGCAGTGCCTGGTGGCGCCCAGACGTCTGCAGTCCCTATGGCGTATATCTTGAAGAACTTCCTCATTACGGACGCCCCTTCATCCCATTCAGAGCCAGCGTCCATTCCTTCCCCTGCATCGCCAGTTATTATCTCATAGTTGGCTCCACACCACGGGCAGGTCTGCCTGTCATGCCTCGGCGACTGTCCACCATCGTCCGATTCCCCATCCACCTCCCCCATGCTGTACTTGTAGGGAATATAATAGTCGCAGTTCGGGCAATGCAATGCATGACGTAGGGCAGGAAGAAGATATGGGTTGTTGATTATCAAGGGGGCAAGATATTCTGCACCAGTTTCAGGGTCTATGAACATGGGTCGACCAGTCTTGTCGCCGAATTCGTTCGTGCCACTGGCCTCCCTGAATGCCCTCACGACAAGGTCATATGGGTCGTTGGAGAAAAGCGCCCCGTTTATCGTCTTAGGCTGGATGGTCTTGCCTGTTTCTCCATTGACCGTCGTGTTGCTCTTCCTGAACGATATGCACACGCCAGGACCGCCAGTCCCCTCCCTTGTCTCATCCGATGCGATGGCCTCGTCCATTCCCGTGCTCCTCTCGTCGACAATGTATTCTCCAGACTGGTCAATCCAATATCCCTGCTTGTTCGTCGTCAACGGAATCGGGGTATAATCGGCATTCTGCAGATAGTCCCCCTTGCCCTGCCCCTCCCTTGACTCCTCGACAACGACATCCTGCATGAACTCGCTTCCCATTTTGGAATAGTCCTTGTATTCTGGATGCCATCCCCCGATGAACTTGTCCTCGTTGTCAAGCATGACGCAATTCGTGGTCGGAATCCCTACAGGCTCGGCCTTGCAGAACCAGTATCCATTGGAATCGACATGCTGGCGAAGAACCCGAGGCGAATTTTCGTTGGCAGTTATTCCAGACCCGTTGTTGTCAAGTGGCTTGAACCAGTAGAACCCCTCCTTCGCATTATAGTTCCTCACTGCGACATGGTGGAATCCTTCCACGTCCTCTTCCCCTGCATATTCACCACCACCAGAATACTGGCTGTTGACATTGTCGGGAACCAATATCCATTCCACGGTCATAGATGTCCTGAATTCCCCGAACAAGGCATATCCATCTGGAATGCCCTTGTCAGAGCTTCCGATTACATTCGCAAGCAACGCCGCCCCGGAAAACGTTGGAGAATAGTCAATGTTCCCTGCAGTGGCCGAATCATCATCCAGCTTCACGGCGAGCAACGCAACGTTGTCGGACATCTGGCATATCGCATATGAACCGAACACGCACCAGAGATATCCCCCGACCACCGTTTTCGTATACAGGTTCGCCGTCAGGCTCGACAGCTCACCAGGGTTGAAGTCCCACGCAAAATAAGAAGCATTCGCATTATATGCCCCCATGAACTGCAGTATCCTTGCAGAGATTCCAGATGCGCAGTACGCAAACTCAATCGCCCTCTTCGGTGCGCAGTTGTACGGGCACCCCTCGACCCCGTTCACATAGCTCCTGTGGTATCTGCAACCGTCATCCCCTCCAGCCCGTTCCGAAAAGCTGAATCCATGCTCATGCGCCTTTCCCGTTATCTCATTGCAGTATTTATGGTTCGCACAATGCATCACGGACGCAAAAAAGCGATGGAACGACAGCGTGTTGATGTCCCCATAGGCATTCGTGTCGCCACCAGAAAATGGATTGGCATTCTGCTCGCTGTCGATTGCGTATTTTCCTGTACCGGGAACAATCTGAACCCCACGACCGAACTCGTTGTATTTTGTCTTGTTCAGCTGTGCCTGCGCATCAGAACCCATCACTGGCTCATATCTGACAACATATGTAATGTCGACATCCCCTCTTTTCCCGAGATTCGAATAATACCCCGCTATCTTGTCATATTCCATTCCCATCATGGTGGATGTCATGGCACCACCAGCAAGAGCCCCTCCAACCCCTCCTGCGATTCCCATCATCATCCCCATTCCAGCAACATATCCGAGATTGTTCGACCACTGGTCGACTGCAATCCTCTTCTCCTGATATGTGGCTATCTGAGGATGGTTCCTGCGGGCGACATACCCCTTGCACGACGGCTCGCCTTCCCCAGCGCCATATGAACCCCTGTTCAGGCATTTAGACAGCACGAACATCCCATTGTAATAATCCTTGTCATTGCCTGCATTCTCCCAGCATTTGCAGACAAGCCTTCCACTGCCACCCCTTCCGACCAGCATTGCGCATCCACCATGGCAGTATTCCTCGTCGATTTTATCAGGCATTATCTTCACGGCAGGCTTCAACGCCTTTGAAACACCATTCTGCATCTCCTGCGGGACATCGATGGCAGTCCTGTTGCCACCAGAATACGAATAATGCTTCTGGCCAGACGACTCGGTTCCTTCGATAAATTCCATGTCGACATATACATAAGCCTGACGCCCCTGCTGACCCGTCATGTCATTGCCGTTCTCATCGACCACGTTGCCCCACTCTATCTTCCCGTCATAAGGGGACTCTATGGCTGTTCCGATGACGGCATCGTATATGGCCTTCATCTTGGTCACCATGTTGGCCGGGTCGAACCATGACTTAGGCGCAGTCATGTCGAGCGTATGTGGTGGAATGTTCCCGTGTTCGCCCCACTTCACGCTCTGCACTGGAATCCTTGCCCTGTAAAGCTTCAGCCCAGCGTCCATTGTGGAAACAGGGACAGTGCCACTGTTCAGCCTATGATATGCACCCGCATCCCCATTCGCCTCGTCGATTGTCCACGTGGTCAAGTCGCTCCAGTTCACTATCTTCCTGTTTCTCTTCACAAGATAGGAAACAGACTGGGAACCATCTTCGTGGTCTACAACCTGCTTCGTCCCGTCGTTGCAGTCATTCGCATATTTTGCGTCATAGTCCTGCTCATGCCCTATTACAATATCACCATTCACAATGCTCAACGTCATGGGGTCGTACAACGGTGGCTCCACGACATATTCATCTGGTATATGCATGGCGCACTTGTCGCTCTCCCCGCCTATCCCCTTGAAGACATACTCCGTGAACATCCACGGATTGTCGACATTGGGAAACAGAATGCACTCTGCGTTCGTGTCCGACACCCGACCAAAACGATAGTCGTACTGGAACTTGTCTATCCACGCATTCCACCTGCTGAACTGCAACGCCTCGTGCTCGATTCCATAACTGCTTATGTCATAGACATTCTCGACAGAGCATCCCTGCCCCATTATGTTCCTTGACATCTTGTCATACTCGAACCCAGAACCGTCAGCCCAGCACGTATATCCAGCAACCCCAAGCTCCGCCAGAACATTCTCCTCGGACGGAGTTGCTTCTCCATCGTTGATTGAGGCATTGCGCCCATCTGCGTGCTTGTTGGAAAAGTCTGCGCTGTACCCCTTTTGACCAGCTGGCGCCCCTCCAGCACTCGCATCTCCGAGCAGGTCATCGACCTTCTTGTCTGCGACATCAGACCAGCGCACAATATTGTCTATCTTCTCCCGTTGCGCCTTGATAAAAGGACAATAATCACCACTCATCCTGCAGAATTCTGCGCATGCAGGCTTGTGGTAGTCATGTTCTCCTATCTTCGTCTTTATGTATGGCATTGATGTCCAGAAAAATCAAAATTCATTAAAATCCAACGTCTATTATTATACAGCAAAAAAGGCGTGCAAAATGTTTTGCACGCCTTCCATGAACCGTCAGATTGTCAAGCCGATTACGGCTCCTCAGAAGAAGAGGACTCCTCGACTGGCTCCTCAGAAGAAGAGGACTCCTCCACCTTCTCATAAATGGCGGGGTCGACATCATATCTCTGATGCCTGCGCCACTGGATTGGCTCATCGGATGGCGGATCTTCTTCCTTCAGCTTGGCGTCGGTGGCCTCGAACAATGCATCGCACAACGCCTTTTCCTCTGCAGTGCAGAACTGCACCTTCAGCGAACGTCCGATTTTCTGCACCATTTTGGCCAGCGAATAATCGTTCTGCTTCTCAAGCCTGTCCCAAACAAGTTCACGGGGCTCTTCGGAAGTGGCAAACTCGTTGGCAGGGGGATTGTCGGCCTTGAGATTGATGTAGGGGACGTAGGCAGGACGTGTACCAGCCATTGCAATGATGAACGTGATGACTGCTTCACGCTCTGCATCGGTAAAACGGCGCATCTTGAGCGAGCGTCCAATCAGATACACGTCACGTGAATACTGCCAGCAGTTGACAGGCGCTTCCTGCACACTTGATTCGTTGTTGGGCATTTTGGTTTCTCCTTATTTAGTTTCTTTGCCATTCGAGGCGAACTAAAAGCCTCAGCAGGAGCAACAGAACCGCCTGCCACCCTGCCAACCGTTTTAGGCGTTCGGTCTAGTAAATGATGTGGATTATAAGTGAAAATTCAGATATTGTCCAGAACCACGTCAAAATTACATATTATCCAAGTACAAATTGATTCTATCAATTACCATTTGTACAGTAATTAAATCCATGCATTTTGGAATGACCTGACCACTATTTGATACGACAGGATGAACGCACAATGAATTATCTTGTTTAGAACCATCATTTAATCTTACTATTCTTGATTTCCAACATGCTCCACGCCTACAGCAATCAAGTATACCACACAAGTGTATAAATTGATGAGTACCATAGCACTCCCATTGTTGTGGCTCTCTCCCTCCAGCTATGACCACGCATGGACGATGCTCGTTCGGATGGTCTTTCCACTGCATTGTGGACAGGTGCATGGGATATGACACAGGCGTAAGAACCCCATCGGCACGATACATCAAGCTTATGAGTTGCCTATGCGTCGTCTTTCCGACAAGATTCACGACATTCTCAAGTGGTCGATGAAGATGGTTCGATGCGCCAATCTGTATCCATGCTATTCTGTCGCTAGTCCTGTCCACGACCTCCTGGAACCGGCTGAACTCCCAAAATTTCGCAGTAAAATCTGCTTTATGTCCAGCATCCACAAGCCAAACCTTCCTTCCACCTGCTTCTCCAAGGATGTTCGTGATGTACGGGTCGTTCTTCTCCTGCTCGCTCATGTGGATGTCGACGCAGAACTCGCCAGCTGGAATCCTGATGCCCAACTGCTCCTCTGCATAAAGCCTGAACCCATGAATAAAATGGTAAGCCCCTTGTGTCGACTGATTTATTAGTGGGTAATGCATCTGAAGCACCCTGTCTGCATTCTGCTCCGTAACAGACCTGTCAAGATATGGATTATTGTCCCACAGTTCCTGCGCAGATGTCCTGACGTTTATACGGTATTCAGGATGAGATTTTTTTAAATCCCTTACGGCAGCGGTCAGCATAAGCTGATCTCCTGGAGATTGTGTTTGGAGCAAAAACAGTTTCATATAAACTCAAACCTCATTTGATGCCCACGAATTGGTTTTCCAGTCTTACATGAATAAACAATCGCACAATAACAAATTCCTGTTTTATTTATAGCTTCTTTGATTGTATTAAACACCTCATTTGTTTCGACACATTTTACTTTTTTGGCTCGTTTCATTGACCCAAGCATTCTAACTTCTTTTGGAATTGTTTTTCCGATTTCCTTAAACTTATCACGTATTTTCTGTTTTGTTTCCTCTGAATGACGCTTTCCAAAAAAACGGATTTCCAGAACCAGTATTCATATTTGCAATAATTTGTTTTGTTTTTTCTGAATGATGAAGCCCAGCATGAGAATCTTTCATTTTCTGAATAGTATTTTCATGCATATGTGAACCACCAACCATAATATTATATCCAATTTCATGATTGTTTGAATGAAAATATTCTATCCATTTTCTTTCTAATATTCCCAATTCCTCAAAATTATTCCCTTCATCTATTTTTTCAATCACAAAATTTTCTTTTCCATATTGATTTATGGCTTTATGCAAAAGACCATCATCATTTCTTTTAGCGTCTTTACAGTGGCAAATCCAGCGCCGTTTCAAACTTTGAATTGTTTGCCCAATATAAATCTTTCCATTTACTTTATTTGTGATTTTATAAACAACACCGAACATCTTTCAAACTCCTCTTGTTTGACACCTCGTTAAAAAAGAGTGGAAGGCATTGAGGTGATGCTTTTCGCGTAGCTATCGCTATCCACTCAAGTCTATTATACAAACACCATCACTGGGACTGCGATTCAAGCAAAAACAATTTCATCTGTTCACTTCTCTAAAATAATGTCATCATCCACGTCGCAACAATGAAAGCAAATCAATGACCAACCACTCTCCATGTCACATCCAGGACATCACTTTCGGAGTGGATGACGGCATGAACACGGCTCCTGCGAACCCACAGTCCTGCGTGTTGAGATGGCTATGAATCTTGTTCCCACCACCTCCACTGCCTGTTGAAAAATCCACTATGTATCCTTCGCCTGATATGGCGGCAAGAATGGCTATGTCCCTTATCAATGGAGTATTGAACGTCCTCGTGCTGCCTTGTGCTCCATCATATCCCTCCATCCTGAGCTTCTCCCAATGGACTGGAGCAGTGCAAAGTATCTTGCATGCCGTTTCACTGCTCTCGACATCCCCAAGCTCCGATGTCTTGAACCTGCGTATGGATGCATAATCATAGACATATTTTCCAGAAAGAGGGTCTGTCGCAGGCATGCTGTCCATGTTCGACCACCACGTTAGCTGATAGTTTCCGTTCACAAGCCTTCCTATTGACGGAGATATGCATTCGTACAACGGGATGCACGTAACGCCATGAGTGCCTACGTCCACCACGGACGGTGGAACGTACAATACTGGTCTGAGGATGTTGTCGATGGCGTCGCCAGAAAACGACCTTGAGAACATGAGACAGCGATGGTCAGCCTCAGAAATTGAGAGAGTATAGCGTAGATTGTCCGTCAAGCCCTCGTCGAATATCCTTATGCCACTAGTCATCGACATTGGGATTGTGGCGTTTACCATGTTTATCACATAGTCATTCAGACGGATTATAGCAGTTGTCTTGCCGACATCGTTAATCATTTTGCATCAGCCCTGATGTTAAGTCTTATCCCAGCCCTGCCAGAATTCAATATTCTGACGGTGTTGCCAGTTATCACCCATGCTATCTCGCCTGCGCCAAGCTCCTCAGGATAGATTGTCACAAACGCAGGCTCTCCTTTGAATGCCACGTTTACGGCATTCCCGTCGCCAGCAGTCATCGCAGTGGCGTACATGACGCCGTTTACATTGTAGCCCTTGACGGTAAGAGATTCGACGACATCGAGTTCATCCTGCGTCTGGCGTCTTCCATGCGGGTTGGTCGAATCCATCGTGTGCGCAAGGATGTTCTTCGCATATACCTTGTTCACATCAGTGTCTATTGTCCCTTCGCCACTCGTATTGACGATGCACAGCGCCATCCTTCTCGAATCCTCAGTCTGCTTTGTCGGATATGCACGCACCGAGAAGCACTGTGCGTCGGTTTCAAGCCCGTTGTCGTACTCGACATAGACATAATACTCGCTGTCCTTGTAGAGCGTTCCGACCCTCACGTCAACCATCGACATGAACAGACGGCAGTTGATGATTCCCATGAGCGAATACCCTCCAGACTTGGACGGCTTGATGACAAGATGGCACTCCATGTGCCTGTCATCCCATTCGATGGAATACGCCCCGTCCTCAAGATAAGCCTTGGCGCATCCGAACGTGGCAGCTCTGAGAAGGTTGTCGATGGTGCTCATCTGAACCCATTCCTGCTCCTCGGTGAGGATGTCACCCTCGCCCATCACTGGTATTCTGTAAAAATTAGTCTTATATCTATATGGCATGTATAGCTCCTCAATGGTGCTTGCAGAACTCATCGATTGGCCTTTCGTCGCTTCCACACATGGACGTGCCACATGTTATTGCCTTGGAATAGCCTCTCGCATATTGCGTGTTCTGCACTGTATTATACCCCTTGTTGATGCCGTTCAGGGACATGTTCGCCAGCGACCCCCGATATATCGAATGGCTCATCGACGCAGCCGTTGCGTCTATTATCGAATTGAGTATTGTAAGATTGCGCCCGTTCATCGCACCGTCCTCATGAATTGCTTGTCCTGTTGATGCACTGCAACTGGTAGCTTGTAGTCCACACCTTGCTCGAAAGGTCAAGACTGTGCTCTATGGAGATAACGAAGTATTCCTGCCCACAAGCCCTTATTCTCTGGTACATGTGGTTCACCCTCGTATTGCCCCTGACTGTCATGTTGCCAAGGTACTGCTCTGCGGTGGCGAACTTGACCCTGTTGATATGAACCTCTTCAAGCTCCATTTTCGTATACATCGCAGCCTCCACCCCGACGCTCTGCTTAGACCACGGGAACTGCACGCCGTAGTTGGGAAAGTTGCCACCGTTCGTCTTGGAATAGAACGCCCCGTACTGGATATTCCCATCAGCAAGAACCTTGCCCTCTGCGTTCTTGCGCTGGAGGAATCCGAACGTGGCGACTGAATTCACCTTGTTCTGCAACTGTGGCGACATGGAGATGCTCACGATGTCCGTCGGGTAGAACTCAACGATGTCAACCTGGTTGTCCACGTAGAACGGGAATCCGTAGTTGTTCAGCTCATAGAACACGACGCTTCCGTCCAGCTCTGGCACGCAGTAGCATGCAGTGTACGTCCCGAGTTGCTTCAACGCTTCAAGCACTGGAGTGCCAGTATTGAAGTTCACGGCTGGGCTTCTCCAGTCCACCGAGCGTGGAACCCTGAACGAAGGGTGGTCGATACTCGTCGAGTTGCATATCGTATTCGAGTCAGACCTCCACAGGTTTTGATATGCCTCGTCTCCGTTTAGGTACGGGTCTATGGAGACAGTCTTGGCATCGGCATATGACTTCACAGTGTGGTCTATCATCTTTATCTGGACATTGGCGTACTCCTCGAAGTAAGCACATATCATCTCAAGCCTGTCACCGTCCCAGAACGGTGCGCAGATTAACTTCATGTCCTCAAGCTTCCTGTTTATGCCGTACAGGTTAACACCGATGTTGTAGTTGTTGTCGCCATCGTTCGTCGAAAGCTCCATCGCATATCCACTGAACAACGGATGCCTGACTCCGTCCTGCATTACGGCGAGGTCGGTCTCTCCTATCGACTGGTCTTGCCTGAACACCTGTATTCCCTGCTTTAAAGGATATCCGTCCAAGGTCATGCTTCCAGTAACCCCGTCCAGCGATGCGCTTATGCTTACATTGCTTATAAGGGACATGTATTTTTCGCTGAACTTGTTCTGTTCGAGCTCGAATCCACTGAACATGTCGAACACGTCCTTGTTGAACTCAAAATGACCGTCGCCATTCTCTACCGTGAACTGGAAGTCCTGCCGTTCATAGACTGCCACTGCGCCGAATATCTCTATCGGATATCTCTGGAAGTCCGACGATGCGAAGTAAAAGTCCACGGCGTATATGCTTTCCTGAAGGTCGTCATCATCAACGACGTGCGTAACCTTAGAGATGCAATGCGCACCGTCTGTATCAAGACCAGTCCATTCCTCAAGGATGTTCTTCCCAATGTTGGCGCATATGACAGGATAGAATCTGTAGCGTCCATACGTCTTGTTCATGCCGTCTTCATCGTTCGGGCTCATGTACTCGCCCTTGAAGAACAAGGTGAACTTTATTATCCTGTGGAAGAATATGGGGCAGTAGGCGAACCTCCCAAGACTCTTCGTGAACGTCACCTCTATCCTGTCAGAGAAGTCGATGTCCTCGGAACGTGGGACCTTCAGCTTGATGTCCTGTGGATGGCTGGACTCCTGATACAATGTCGGGAACCACTTCATCAATTCCGACGTGTTGTCCACCTCGTCCATGACATTCATCTCATTCGACTTCCTTACATTGTTCGCCCTGACCGTGTATATCGGGTTCTGTGGCTCGTCCTCGTATTGGATGAATATGCTACTGCTTCCTTCGGTCATGTTCCCTATGACACTGTTTGTCATTACAAAACCATTGTAAAGAGGGTACATGAACAACGGGTACAGGTCGTAGTCGTCCCCAGACCTTGTGCATTGTGGAGGCATGATGTCGCTTGACGGCACCGAAAGGGAACCCTGCTCTACGTTCGGACCGAACTGGCCAAGCAACTGACCAGACTTCGAGATGCTTGCCATAATCCTATTGGCTTCGTCGGATGAGCTTTCATCGGAAAGCTTTCCTGCGAGCGTCACCTGCATAATCGGCGCAAGCTCCTGTTGCTTCGCTGTGACGCCTTCTCCTATCTCATTGTAGTTGATAATTTTATAACAGAATGCGCATGAGCCTGTTCCTGCTGGACCGCCATCCGTGTCGCAAAAATAATGCCTTTCTGCATATACTGGGTCGTCAACCGCAGCCTTTCCACTGTGCTCGTTCGTCACGCACTTAAAGAACGGAACCCTCTCTCCGTAGGTCAACGGCGACGACGCTACCTTGTTGATAAGTTCAGTGTTGCCCGACAACTGCGATGTGTCGATTGGCTTTGCAGTCCACATGTATCCACCACTATCTTTGAATGCCTGCGTGACGCCTCCCACATTGATTCCTGCGCCGTACTGCATCCCGTTGTCCACGACATTCCTTGTTGGAATGACGACTTGCGGGACAAGAGTCCCATATGGGGTCTTGAAGCAACATGGAAGTTTCGAATATTTATCTGCGTCTGCGCCACTCATGATGGTCGTTTCGCCACTCGTCAGCCCACCGATGTCGCCTATCGTCCTCATCCATATCAGAGACTGCTTCCCCTTCATGACGTTCTTGAGGTGGCTCTTCATCGTCTCGTTTTCTCGTGGGTCTCTCCTGAACGTGACGGTCTCCACATCCTTGAACTCCATGTACGTGAACTGGCAGTTCCTCCTGTAGTTGCTGTGGTGAGGAATGCTGTCTCCATTAACAATCTTTATGTTGTCTGGCATATTGTCCTACTTCCCTATACCGTTGCCGTACCTGGCTTGTTCACAATTGACTTTATATTCTCTCGTGCCACCTTGACAACCTCAGCCTTGAACAGATTGGTATCCATGGTTATGTGGACTTCGACATTTATTCTTCCACTCTGCATTCCTCTTGCGTCTTGTCCTTGTCCCTGCATCGAATTGTCTGCTGGAGCAGAACCTTGCTCGGAATAGCCACCTGCTTTCGAAGTACCACTCACTTCTGCCTCAATCCTGCTGAGGGCATCTCTCGCCTTCTCGGCAACAGTGTCGCTCTTGCCAGAATAGGCACCCCTTCCCTGCTGGACGTATGTCTGGGCTGGCTCGACTGGCGCATTCATCTCCTTCACGGGGGTATTATACTGCTCTATTACCCCAGAAGTCAATTCATTATTCATGGCTTCTGCCACTCCAGCAACTCTATCCTCATATGAATCTACAGTCCCTGATTTTACGTCTTGTTCGGCAACATCCTTCACTGCTTCTTCATTTATGTGGTCAACCAACTGCCGAACCTCTTCGCTTTGCCGTGCCACAGCTGTTTCTACATTCTTCGTATTTTGTTCAGAAGACTGTTGCTGTGCAGAAAGATTTTTCTTCGCCTGAGCCTCAGCCCACATGCGAACAGTGTCCTCGACCTGCGCCTTTCCAGCACGATTGTGACCTCCCAACGAAAGCAAGTTCCCAGTGAAGTCACTAAGCCAGCCAGTGTCTTTCTTTTGTTGCGCCTCATGATATTTACGGAGTTGCTTACCTTCCTCTGATTCCATCAGCCTCTGGACTTCAGCATCATAGTCATCCTTCTTTATTCCCTGTTTCTCTGCCTGACTAGCATGCAACGAAGACAACTGGGAAGACAGCTCTTTCATCTTGTCTGCCTGACCGTAGGACTCGGTCATTGTGTCATAGGCAAGCTTTCCTGCCATTCCTATGTTCTTTCCATGCTCGAGGAAATCCATGGATGCGAGAACTCCACGGCCAAGTCCAAGGGCAGTGTGACCAATTCCCTTCATGTAGTTTCCATTTTTAAAATCATCGCCTGCGGCATAAAGGTATTCCCCACCGAAGTTCTTAGAGTTGTTAAACATCTGCTCTTCAACACCTTCATTGGTGGCAGCTGCATTCCAGCCTTTATAGGCACCATATGCAGCTAAAGCGAGGTCAGCATATGGAGCAGCTTTGCCAGCTAAGCGCATTCCCTTTCCAGCGAAGCGCATTCCCTTTCCTGCTACGTTAAGAGTACGTGTCGCTCCACCTCTTCCAAGAGCCTTGATAAGAGCACGTTTCGGCGCACGAGAAAGACCACGTGCAAAGACTTGCTTGGTTCCATTGGCGATAGGGCTTGTGGAGCCTTTTACGCCACTACCCCATTTAGATAGATTTAAACCCCAGCTACCAACCTTGTTAGCTGCTCTAGATGCTAGTGAAACTCCTTTTTCATTAGCTCCATATAACTCACCAGCTTTTCCAAGAAGAAAATCCTCCTTGAGACCACTACCCAATTTAGAAAGACGTAAACCAAAATCACTTGCCTTTCCTGCAGTTGTTGCCTTCGCCAAACTACCTGCCTTGCTCGAACTAAGTACGGGAGTTGCCCCTTTCGCCAACGTAGATGTCTTCTGCACAAGACCCTTGAAAAATGCAGTGGCTTTTGGCACTGCCTTCGGAATGTTATATATTACATTGACAAGCTTCGGAATTGCTTTCGCAGCGGCGTTGATTCCAGCGACAATCGCAGTTGCACTTACGCTAGAAGGAGCATGGAATTTCGGCACAGACTCCACATTGCCATCATTCTTCGGAATTATGGTTTCTGCTACCTTCGAATGCATCGTGGATGACTTGACAGCAGAACCCCCACCGAATCCACCACCCTGTATCATCACGCCATATATGAGCTTGACATAATGCAATATCTCCTTGTCCGTGTCAAGAGCCTGCTCGTCTGGAGACTTTTCCTCTCCTCCACTAGTCCTTGAACTTCCAGCGATGGCATCATATGCATGACCAGCAATTTTATCATTGTTGGCAGAGACCCGTGCAATCTGCTCGGCATTCAGTTTATTCTGCTTGCCCCTCTTGCCATAAATTTCCTTGTTTTCTTTTTTCAGCTCATCGTCAGTCTTCTCCTTCTTCTCACCTTCCTGTTTCACCGACTTCTGCTGTTTCTGTTCTTTCTTATTGATGCTATTAGCAAGCTCCTCGTATTTCTTCCAGTCGGCCTCACCACCAATAGCCTCTACAATCTTGTGGGTGTCTTCAAGAATTGCCAACAACAACTTGTCAGCACTTGACGACGCCACACCTGCACTTCCAGTGTTTTCTGCCATTCCACCGAATGCAGAATTCTGCAACGCATCATTCATCTTGGACTCGGCATTGTCCTTGACAGTTTTGCTTGCGATTGAGTTGCCTCTGGCATCCTTCACCGCTATAAATCCGTCTTCGCCTTTCTTTATCAGATTCCCGTTTCTGTACTGATACTCCATTCCGAGAGCCAGAGCAGAAGCTCTCTTCTCGTTCAATTGTCGTATCATCGCCTGCTCAGGAGTCTCGTTCGTAGTGTCATCATGTTTTCTGAGCCTGTTTTTGCTGCCACGACCGAATATCTTGTTATAACCCACGTTCGTGTAGCCGATATTAGCCCTGATGCCAGAATAAGGATTTCCACTTAGCGCATCTGCAACATATTGCTCAGGAGTCTCCCCAAGAGGTCTTGCAAGGGCAGTCAGCGTGTCATAGTTGAAGATGGCTTCCTTCCTGTTCATCCTGACCTTGTTGCCATTCGGGGTGACAGCATATCCAGTGTCTCCAGAAATATTCCCGACAGTATTGTTCATGCCTTCCTTCAATTGCTTCCACTGCCTTGAAATCCAATCGCCGAACAGACCGCCATTCGCCATTCCTGGTATTCCACGACCGTTTCCAAACACGACTGCCTCGCCACGCCCCATCTTGACGCCGTTCTGCATGCCAGAAGCGCCCTGAAGCCCAGCAACACGGTCTGCATAATCCGTGACAATCCCACCAGATGCCGAAATCATTCCACTTGGAAGCTGTGTATATCCCTGACCTGCCTTGCGCGCCTTCATGAAATCACTGTCAGGACCGAAGATTCCTCCAATCTGCTCGAATCCACCCATCATCTTGCCAAGCAACTTGTCAAGGGCATCACGTTGTGCGCCGAATGAAGCCTTGATGACCTCGGCAGATGCCTTTTTTGTCTTCAACTCTTGCTTGTCATATTGCTCTTGCGTAATCAATCCCTTTTCAAGGGCAACTTGAGCATCTGCAAGACGCTGTTCTTCAACTGCAGCTTTGTCTTTTGCAACTTTGACAAGTTCCTGCTCAACATCGAGAATATACTCAAATGGCGCTCCTATTGTTTCATAAAGATCTTTTTCAATGTTCAGACCCTCTTCCTGTCGTCCAAGCTTTTCAAGCATTCCCTCTGCTTTCTTGTCGATGGCGTCCATTACCTTTTTGGCGTTTTCAAGACGCTTGCGCGTAATGTCTTCTTCGCTTTCCTTTACCTTTATTGCTCTTTCCTTTTGATATTCATCCTGACTTATTTCACCTTTCGCAAATTTTTCATCAAGAATCTCAAACTGGCGTTTCCATCCTTTTTTGGTCAATTCAATTTCTTCCTGAGCCATTGCTTCGGTTGAGCCAACAAGTTTATTTCCAGCAATAAACATTTTGGAATAATCCGATGTGCCTTGAGCCATTTCATATCGTGCATCTGCAAGATTTGCGCTGGCTCTCTTTGACCTGAATCCATAATCGTTCTGCGTTCCCTCATCAACTCTTGCTTTCGTGGAGTCAATGAACTCCATGAATCTTTGCTTATAGTCTGCTGTTGCATCAGTCGCAGCCTTTATTGCATTTCCATATCCATTTGCTGCTGAAGTAAGCAATGTATAGTCTTTTTCATTTTCCTTTGCAAACTTCTCTATTTCTGCCTTGTTATTCTCGTAAAATTCCTCCACTGCCTTAGAAGACTGTGCAGCAGCAACAGCCAAAGCCTCATCGTGTGGATTCTGCATTGCTTTCATTTTTGCTTCATTTGACTGTTGCATCAATTCAAAGTATTGAGATGTTGCTCCACTTTTTCCAACAACAGTATCTTTAAGCTTATTCCAGACTTCATCCCATTCAGAACGTTTTTCCTCTACTTTTTTCTGTGCATTTGGAATGTTTTTTCCCATCTGCGCAATGGCAGAAGCCTCATACTTGGCAATCATTCCAGAATTTTCAACACCACCGTTTCTCAATGAATCATATTTAGCAGATTTCTTCATTGTATCCTTCATGTAATCTGCAAACATGACATCGGCGGTATATATCATGGCCTTTGCAAGTTTTTCTGCCGAGCTTGTTACGGCATCAAGCTGATTTATCAATGAAGTCAATTCTTTCTCATATGCTTTTTCCTCACCAACACGTGTGCTTGTGGCAGCGGTGGCAGCAGTTTGAGCAGCACGTGCTTTCATTGCAGAAGTGGCAAGTTTTCCCATTTCATGCATAAGCTCTTGAACTTTTGGATTTTTTTGAAATCTTTCATGATTTCCCTTCTGCAAATCAGTGCTTGTTCTAAGCATGGATGATTCAAATGTATCCAAAACATTTCTTAGATCCTTTATTGAATCAGCTTTACCTAAGTCTTTTTTGATTGATTCAAGTTTATTAAGCTCCTTATTGGCATTTTCTTTTTCCTTATCAGTTGTTTCCTTGCTTGAAATGATATTTTCGAGTTCCTTTTCATGTGCATCAAGCACTGGAACAAGCTTATTGGCTTCATGCTTTACTTTCTCTTCGCTCCAATCCTCATCATTGGCTATTCCCTTTTCAACATTCTGACGCAATTTTGCAGTTGCCTCAGAATTTGCCGTGATGTTTTCTATTCTGCTCGCAATATCATCAAATCCATTTTGCCTAAGCACTTCATTTGTTTTCGTTTGATATTCTGAAATGACATCATTATAAATTTTAGCATTCCCATTTCGTATTTGTGAATTTCCATTGCTTACCTGCACACCACGTACATCGCCTCCCAAAGCCATGAATTCCTCTTCTGCCTTCGTAAGAGACATCTCTGATTTTTTGATTTCATCGTCAAGCGCTTTTATGGAACTCTTGATTGTATCAATGTCGTTTGCCAAAACTTCCATTGCAGTTGATGCTGCCTCCATAGCTCCTTCCATTCCCAATGAACCTTGTATGAATGCAGAAGAATTACTGCCAAACATATTATTATTGGCTCTTTCAAGCGACAGTGACTGCATTTTTGCCTTAATTCCACCGACAACAATTTCAGGAACCTTGTCAAACTGCGCTATTGAATTGTTTAAACTATCTATAAACCTGTCAAAAATCTTTGGAAGCTGATTGCCTTGTATATCTGAAATAGCCTGCTCTTTCTGTGCAGCAGTAAGATTGTCTTGATTCAGAACTGAGTTTATCTCATTCCTCATACCACCGAAATCCTTTGCAAAGGCAGTATTGGCTTCTCTCATTATAGAAGATGCATTAAGCATGAAATCATTCTTGTTCCCACCAATATTGCCCATCATATTCATATTTGACTGATAGGCTTTTATGTTTGCCTGCTGATTTGCAGACATTGCACCATCAGATATTTTCTTAGTCACTTTTGATATTCTTGAAAGTTCAGCTATCCCTTTCAACATATCTTTGTGTGTAAACTTATCCTTCCCTTCCAAAAAACCACGGTTTTTATCCTCATCGCTTTTGATTGCCTCAAGGATTTTAATTGATTCTCTATTCGACTTCAAGTTCTTGCGCTGTGAACTACTGTATTTGAACCATTCTGAAACGACGTCATAAATACCCCCAATAGCTCCAACGACCGCACCGATTGCACCACCAACAATAGTTCCTATCACTGCGCCTGCCCCCGCACCGACTGCCGTTCCAAAACCAGGACTACCAAAAATGGTTCCAAGGATACCACCTACGGTTGTTCCTATTGCAAGACCAGTTCCTGCACTGATTTTCATTCCAGCGCCAGTTTTGTCCAATATGCTTCCCGTTCCATATCCATATTCTTCAGTTGACACAGCAACTCCATATTCGCTCTTGTTTTTCTTTATGGAATCCATGATGGTGATATATTCATTCTCTCGCTTTTCCTTTGCGGCCTCTTCCATTTTTCCACCAAGCCATTGGAATCCAGCATTAATAGCAGCCGCCACCATTGCCAGTCCTGCAGCTATAGCCATTTCTCTTCCTGAACCAAGTCCACCCGTTCCACCACCTCCACCACTTGTACTTGTGACTCTCCAAGCCGTTCCTTGGCTATTGCGTAACATCTGGCTGACACCACGATATGTCATTACGGTAGTTGTCGCCATCATCGCCAATGGGGCAATTCCTGCGACCACTGCTCCGACTACCTGAGTGACAGTCCCAAGATAAGGTGAAAGCTCACTGTTCAAAAATTCCTTTATGAAGTCTGTTGTCTCAGAAATCTTGGCTTGTATTTCAAGAGATTTTTTATCTGCTTCACTCATTTGTGGAGTCAAGCCCTCTATCTCGCCGAATGCACCTTTTGTAATAAGTTCTGCAACAGCGTCAAGCTTTCCACTCTGCATGAGATTCGCAATCATGCTTGCCTCATCATCAAGAGTTCCCTTGCCGTTTATAAGAACATCGATTTGCTTTTTAGGAAGGTCATTGATAAGATTGACTGCTTCCTGCAATAGACTTGTGTCCAATGCCCCAAACTGCTCTTTGATATTGTATGCTATCTGTTCAATATCTGAAAATGAAGTGGTACCAGACAATCCTGCCTTTCTAAATGCATCGGACAAGCCAGATGCCTGTTCCCTTGTCAAAGTCATTTCTTCCTTAAACGATTTTATATCAATGCCATCAAACAATCCAGAAGCAACACTCTTAAACTCGGCAAATTTTTGATTAATACGCGCTTGTTCAACAAAGAACTTTGATGCTTTGTCAGATAATTCGACAAATTTCTTGGCAAGCAGTGTAACAGCTCCAACCATTGCCATTGTTCCAACGACATTTCCTTCAAATGCCTTTCCAATCAATGGAATTCCAGTCAATTGGTTTTTGACATATTCATCAGAAGTTTCTGCTATTTTCTTCCATCCTTCTTCAACACTCGATATTTGCTCATCCAGATCCTTAAAGTCGCTTATGTTTTCTGAAACGCCCTTTGACACATCACCTGCATACTGTATCATTTCATCAATATTGTGCGATCCCGTTGATGTTAGAAGCACTGTTTCACCAGCTTGTTTTGCCCTCAATATGGTTTCAAGGTCTGTTCCATATCGTGCCTGCAATCTAGATGATATCTCTGCGCTTGCATGCCTTGATTGACTTGCCACAGAAACTCCTGCGCCAATATTTTTATAATTTTCCTTTTGGACATCCGTAAGCGTTCCACTCGTGGTTGCATCGTGAATAATAGACCGTATATTTCTTTTAATTCCTATAACGCTTTCTTTTGACAGTTTTTCTCCAGTTGCAACAGTTCCATTTATCAAATCATTGATTATTTCATTTTTTACATTTTCATATTCACGTTCAAGACGCTTTGCATCTGCTCCAAAATCAGTATGTGCTGTGGCAGAAGCAACGGCATGAATAGTCCGCATCTGATCTTCAGTTAAATGATCAATATTAGTCTGAGCATCTCTAAACAACTGAACAAGGTCTTCTGGAACCATTGTGGGAAACAATCGTCGCAAAACGTCCATTAACTTGCCAATCTGATCAGATGTTGCTTTCGTTATGAAATCATTTAACTTATTTAAGTCCTCTGATGCTGTTTTTATAATTTGACCTTGCAATGTACTTTCAGCTCCTGGTGCCAGATTTGATGCGCTTATCGTAGCTCTAGAAGAAGTTGCACGAATTGAATTTTTTAATCTATCCGATTGAGTAGAAGAAATAGACGTGCTTGGACCACTATATCCTGCATTTGACATTGCAACGTTTTGATCACTAATGGCCTGTGACATGCTGACTCCTGATGCGCTTGTTGCTGTGCCACCACCAGCTAATGGCATCGTCAACGAAGTCGAAGAAGGCATAATGGAATTGCGTTTTAAATTGCCCATTTGTCTCTTGACATCATCTTCCATGTTTGATTTGACTTGATTGAAATAAGACGCAATGGCATTGATTGTATTTTTGTTCTCTGGAATAATAAAAGCGCCCCCACTAACATGACCGCTAAGCAACGAATCTAGGTTGTCTACAAATGGATTGCCAGACCCTCCATTTGGAAAATCGCGGACAGCCTTCTGAAGACCCTGCAATGCACTTTTTGCCTCTGCATCAGTAAAAGAAGTCATGGCATTGCCAATTGCATTATTAACCTTCGTTTCATATATACCACCATATTGGAAGCTACTTCCTTTTTTCACCATCGCAAGATTCGTCGAAGGATGGTTGAGAGCCTGCACATATGATTCTGGAGACATTCCACGCTGACGAGCGCCCTGCCTCACGGCTTTCTCCGTGATTATCCCCTCTCCACGATTGGCGAATATCATGTTCCTGTCGCCAGTGGAAGAGCCATGACGGAATATGCCACCAGTCTGCGCAGTCTCGGTGTTCTGGCGATGATATGTTATCCTCCCACCAGTTGCGAACTTCTGCGCTTTTGGAGCAGAAGTTGCACGTGGAATCGATGTGGAGACACTGACGCCAATCGACGCAGACGCACGAATCTTTTCAATACGATTGGCAATGCTGGACAGGGACGACTCCGCATCCTTCGTGCCGATATTGATTGATATGTTCTTACCATGCTCTGCTATTCCTGTCAATGACGCCTCGGCTTTTTCAAGAGGCGTCACGTCAATGGAATTAAAAGAACCATGGATGCCCAGCATGGCGAGATTCGCCTGCTCCATGGCTTTGGAGAATGCCTGCCCTGCCCTCGCAAGCTTAGCCATCGTATCTGGATTGATGTCGGCGCCATTGTTCGTGACGGCATTGGCTATCCCGTTCAAACCAGACTGGAGCGCAGGATTCTGCTGGGCGTCTCCAATCATCTGATTGATTGCGCCCTTTGTCCCAGCATCGACTGAACCTCCATTGGCGAAGGACTGTATTTTTGAAAGCACATCTAATGGCATGTCTTGTTCTCTCTAATTTAAAACCAGCAACATCATATCCATTACGTCATGGATATAAGCTAAAATATCATGATATTATACCGTTAAAAACAAAAAAGGAGCACAACGGCCACTCTCGTGGCAATCGTACTCCTTCATCGTTTAGTTGTCTAAACCTTCTACAGCGACATTTTCTTCTCATAAGTCGTAAGAACGACATCAAGAAGAGTGTTCGGAAGCGTGTAGATAAGCTTAAGCGACTCGTCACTAAGAGCCTTGTTCGGGTCGAACTTCAATTCCACCTTCTTCCCATCCTCGTCGGTGAGATTCCAGTCAACCAGATGGAACACAAGGAAGAACTCACGCAGGCGCAACTCGTTGATGGTGTTGTTCTGGTCTTCGCTGTTGTAAATCATCGAACGAGTACGGTAACGGTTGTACTTGTCATAAGGGCAACGGCTGAACCAGAACTTGTAGTTCACCTTCGTGAACAGTTCTCCGAACGCATCGTCATTGGTATCCTTGTCATCGGCAGGAATGGCGAACGCAAGCTCGCCAGTGTCGTTGTTGTGATATCCATTGATTGAAATCTCGACCCTTGAATCCTGCTTGAAGAAAATCCTCGGGGCAGCCTTCTTCTTCGATTCCTTCTTCTCTGCGACGGATTCTGGCTTCTTCTCTGCGACTGCCTCCACTGGCTTCTGCTCAACGGTCACTTCCTCTTTTTTCTCTTCATCCATTGATTTCTACTCCTTCTTTGTTTTTACTTCAACGCATTATTGCAATACCTGTCGGTCATTCAGCAATATGTCGAACACACGTTCGTGGGCATCCTCGGAAATCGAATTCCAAGTATATGTCTTCGCACCAGTGTCGGACATCGTTGACATATTATACTGGCATGACTGCAAAATGGACTTCTTCAGTATTATCGCATGTTCATAGATGTCTTCTCCTGCGCCGAGCTCTATTCTTATCATCTCGTCCCAGTCGTCGATATACTCTATCGTGGTGGCATTTAGACTGACACTCACGAGTCCAGGTCTTAAATAGGATGCAACATTCAAGTCGCCGTTCAGGAAAACTGGAGTCACGGGTCTCTCGAACGTTATTCCGAATTCATGAAAATGCTCTCGTCCACAAGTCCAGTACGGAACAAGAAGGTCGTTCTCGTCATAGATGAGACCGTTGTCCTGAGCCATCGGCTGTACCTGAAGGGCGTCCATGTAACTATTGTTGCTCTGGTAAGAAATGGACATCGTGACAAGGTTCCCAGGCTGACACTGTATCTGGAGACTGTTCCATACGCAGTTCGTAACGGCACAAACATTCTGTCCGTCGAAGAACGACATCGAAAATATGGTGTCTCGCTCGAAAAACTCCTCGTTGACAAACTCCCTGAGCGTTCCGAGCGTAAGCTCGAATGAAACCTCCCCGTTGAACGAATATGTACCGTCACCAAGCAAAATCGGGCTTCTGGCAGTGCCAGACCTATCATGGAAGGGAAGATAGTACGACATCACCTGAGGGACGTTCTTCGTCCTTGAAATGCTCGCACTCGTAGCCTGCACAAGTGTTCCTTCTCCTGCGATGGAGAACGGGTCTTGATAGTTGTAGCGAGTACCTCTGGCATGTCTTTTCAGCCTTACCCAGCCACCATATCCTACCATGAAAATGTCATTCTCGTCCATTTTGTCAGACTCCTAGAATCGCACCGACCTTGTTCCACGCTTCTGTGGCATCTGGGACTGCCGTTGCTGGTTCTGCCTCGTGATTTCATTCATCTTTTCGCTCTTGTACGTGTTGTCAAGGGACATGACCTTCTTCAATGCAGAGAACACATCTTGTGGAAGCTTCAGAATGTCGAAGTAGTTCATCCCGAACTTGTCCCAGAAGGCCATTAGGTTGCAGTACATCGTAATGTACTCATGGGGATTCGTCACGCCTTCTCCCTTCCCGAACAGGATTGAGCACTGCTTCTCAAGCTCCTTCTCCTCCGACTTCGGCATCGGCTTCGGAAGGACATCTATCTTGTCCATGAGAACCCGTAGAATGCGTGGATGTATCTGCATGAACCTGTCGAAGCACTCGTCCTTAAGCATTCCGTAATTGTCGTACTCAATGTCTATTCCATCGATGCTGGTTGCGCAGAGCATCCTGCGTATCATGAACATCTTCAACTTGTTGAAGCTATAGAACGACGACCCTTTTATCTCCTCGATGCACTCGTCCTCAAGCATCTTCCAGTAAAAATGATTAAACTTGTAGAACCTGAACCAGACCTCTTCGGTATTCGGCCGTTCTTCATGGAAAACCCGCAGTACTTCTCCACCATCGTAAACCCAGACAGAATACTTCTCTGTTTCTGGATTCCTGAAGTCTAGCACGCTGAACTTCTCTATCATGGTCTCGCCGTTCATTGATTGCTCTCCAGAACAAGGTTCATCAAGTCGACTATTGTGCTTGCTATAGACGGATACATTCCCATGAATATCGCATATGACTCGTCGCTCAGCCGTCCATCGCAGTGCAGGAGCTTAAGCCTGTCATCATGCTCTGCGAACGACCAGTCGAGCATAAGGCACCTTATCTTCCTCTCGTTTAGCCTGTCTACATTCAGGAACTGCGACTTCGTGGCGTTGTTGTATTCAAGGAATTCCGACTTCCATTTCAGTTCCTCTGCATAGCTCCACATCCTGAACTTCACCCAGTGCAGTTCTGCCTCTGGCATGCCATCGACAGCATCTTCCTTTATCGGAACGAATCTTCCATCCTCCTTCTGGTACAACCCGAATTTCACGACAAAATAGGAGTCCTTCGTTATCTCGTACTTCGACCTCTTCACCTTGTATGAAGTAGGTCCAGAATCAGCATGCGTCTTCGACGGACTGGGTGCCTGTACTGGCTCCTGCGCATTCACGCTTATATTGTCTGCGCTGTTTATCTGCACAGTCCCATGCGATGCGAAGTCCTCGTCGTCATCCTTGCGTGGCTCCTCCTTCTCATCTGGAAAATCTGGAATGCCAACACCATAGTCATCAAGGGAAAGCATCTGCGCCCCGTCGGAATTGATGCTTATGTTGTTCCCGACCTTGTTCCCTATGATTTTGCCAGTTTCGGGATTGACAAGCTCCCCGTTTTCGTTGAATATCGCCTTCGGCATCGTACTCTTTTCCAGTTAAATCAGACAAACTCAATATAAAATTCTACCATATACTGTTCCAGAAACTGAAATCTTGTTGGCATCGCCCTTGCTCGCAAGCTGTGGGGAATAGGAGTCTGGATAGCAGTCCATAAGCGTGAACTCAAGGTCGACAACGTCTTCACCCTGCCCGACAATCGAGCCTTCCGGTCTTGTCTGATGGTATTTCACAATCATGTTTCTTCTCGAAATGGCGACCTTGTTGGAACGGATGAGATAGTCGGAAACATCCGTCGGATTCGCCACAAGATATGTAAGTTCGTACTTCACCTCAGGAACACCCACGATTATCTTGCTAGGAGCAGGCGCAAGGTCTGAAGCCACCCCATGGCATCCAAACTTCGGGGTGACTGCCTGCGAATATGAAATCGTGAATTCGTACAAGTCCTCGTCATTGAAATATTGACCGTAAATGTCCTGCGTGTCTATGCCCCATGCCCAGTACGGCATGAGAACTGCGCCTACAATATTGCCAGTGCCATCTGCGTTTTCATATCTGGCGCCATTTTCTGCAATGGCACCAGGGGCATTCCTTCCAGCAAGATTGTCATATCCGTTCTGGCAGAACTTCACCTCTATCTCATCCTGAAACGCCACGAACCCGAATGTGGCAGTGGCCACTGAGTTGTTTGACACTCCAAGAGAGAACGATGTAAGACAGCAATTGTCAAACTCGTACTTTATCCCACTTGCGTTATCAAGGAACTTGACTGTGATGAACGAATGGAACTTAGTCGTTATCTGCCTGAGAATATAGTCGAGGATGCTATAATTCGCTTCGGCAGTAATGGAGAACTCATATCCTGGATAGTCCCTGACCGCATTCATCTTGTACCTGGTAAATTGTCCATTCCTTGCCCCATCAGCAATCGTCTCGTAGTACAACTTACCTACGCCAGTGCTGTGGATTATATTCTCGTTCATGGACAGGGAAAAGGACGTCATCAGCGTGTTATGCCCATCTATCTGGGCATAGCCACTATATCCCATCAAAAGGACTCTCATGTCTGATTTTCCATTAGCCATCATTTTCCCCTAGTTTAAAAATCTGCATTCATTTTATTATACAATGATTCACCAGAATACAAAAAAGGCTGGACTATTAGTTGCAAGTCCAGCCTTTTGCTTCAATCTGTAAAATCAGATTTACGGTTTTGCCGTCAGGTCGCCGTCGTACATGAGCATGACGCCATTGACACCGTCGCCCATTGCAGTGAACGAGTAGTCGCATGAGATGTAGCTTGCGCCAGTCGCCATGGCAGTCGAACCACTGTTGATAAGTGCGTTCGGGATAAGCACGGTCTTCGATACACCCTTCGGTTCATCTGTGGTCACATCGAATCCACCGAGGACAAATGCGAGGTTGTACTTCGGGGTGTGGAAACCAGAAGCACCGAATGCGCATGCGCCAGACTCACGCAGAGCGAAAACCGTAATGCTTCCTTCACCAGACATCTCACCACAGAGAATGTAGTCTGCACCGATAGGAGTATGGGTGTCTTTGTGGAGATTCTTCCCGTATGAACAGCACTTCAGAACCTGAAGGTCTGAGTTGTATGAACACGACCAGTTGATGATGTCGTCAATGTCGGTATATTCGCCGTTGATGTCTTTTGATGCACATGTTGCTGCCTTCGTGTTCCAGTAAGGAATAAGCGTAGGTCCAGCAAGATTCTCGCCATTATTGCCCATACCGAATGCAAGCCTGTCAGACTGATCAAGGTCGTCAAGTCTTGAAACAGTTGGATTAGTTCCAAGCTTTTGATTGTTATTCAAGGGATATGCACCTTCCCAGCCGTCTGGTTCTTTAAGACCGAGGTTGCGAACGTCGTTATTCGAAATAATGCCGTATTTTGGGGCATCAGGACCGATTCCAGCTCCACCTTCGTTTTCACGCCTGTCTGACGGGTCGCCCTTGAAGTTCATGGAACCAGTGAGGGCAGCGCCTTCGGAAGCCTCGAATGAAACCGACGAGCACCACCCATATCCATGGAAGCCGTTCGCACCGTCTGGGAGCAGGTTCACAAGCGTCTGCTCTGTACGTTCGGTGAATGCGAATTTCTTGATGGCATTCCAGACCTTGCTCTGGTTTACCCACTCGAAGTTCGCACTTCCTTCAAGGGACAGGTAGTTGAACGCATATGCGATAGGAGCTGCGTTCGCATAGCCAGCACCCCAGACACCACCAGACATGATTGGGTCTTGCGTAAGGTTGATGTTGCCTCCAGTGCAGAGAAAAACAGTCTTCTCCGTCTGGTCTGTTCCCTGCTCGATACTAAACAGTCCACGGTATCCGACGGCGTGAGAAAATCTCATGTTTCCGTAGTTTGTTGACGCCATAATCTATTCTCCTTTTATTGATTGACTAGATTGTTCTTGAAATTCTTAAGCTTCTGAATCAATGATCTCGTCGTGCGAACCGCATTGTCGAAGTCCTTGATGACTCTTTCATTGTGCTTCAGTTCATCTATATGGTCGATATAAACAAAATGTTTCTTCATCGCATATTCCAGCTTGACAAGCTCCATAAGGTGCCTGTCCACGTTGATTGCGTTGTACTTGTTCTTCAACGGTGTCATCGCATCATCTCCCTGATTCTGACAAGAAGTTCCTCAATTTCCACAAGATGGTTCAGAAGCGACTTGGTGTCGTCCATGACATCCTTCTTCCCAAGGTCGTATTCGTAGTCCACCTTGACAAGTTCATTGTCACGGAGCGCCTTGTCAAGCGACTTCCTGAACTTGAGATATTCGATTTGCTCCGATTTGACTGCCATTGAAAAACTCCTTCTGCATATTCCACCAGGTATAAGTGAAAATGAAAATCACGGCGATGGAAGAGTCTCGTCCTCCTCCGTGCCAATGAGGACATCGTGCTTCCAGTTGATTGTGTGCGGTCCATCTCCCTTGTAGTGGAAGTACTCCAGCACCCTGCCAGACCACGTGAACATCGCCACCGTCAGCGAACCGTCTATCGTGTTCCTGTAGTTCACGCTCGACACGTTTCCGAACTGGAGCCATATCGGGTACTTGTAGGGGTTTTCCGGGTCGTCCGTCTGGTAATACTCGTTCGGAATCCTGAAGCACATGTTGTCGGGATAGTTAAGCACCTTCAGAATGCTCCTCGTGACTTCACTGATGTATTCTGCCGAGTACTCCTCATCGCTGTTCTTCACTGTAAGATAGCACTCTATCTGGTATTCTCCCGTCTGGGCAGATGTGTGCGTCCACTCGATTCCAGCAGAAACAGGGTCGAACTCAAGCGACGGATAGGCAGACATCGGCAATGTCTTCCTGAGTCCGTCGAAGATGTGCAACGTATCCGATGACCGGTAATGCCTTATCACCCTGTCGATGTTCTCCCTGTTCGCCTCTATGACGCCATGTAGCCCCTTGATTATGTTTATCGGAGATATGTACATTAATCATCAGTCCGTTGTGGAACCAGAAGAGCCTCTATTGTCAGAAGCAGGTCTTCCAGAATATCGTTTTCATCCATGCACTTGGCGTCCAGGGCTTCAATGAACCCGATTGCATCCTCGGCGATATCCATTGGAGAACCCACTATTGACTCAAAATAATCATCGCCCCCATCGGTCACGACGACATGGGTTCCAGTCGTGTCATTCGCATCCCACATCCTGTACAAGTCCTGACGCTCCCTCATCCTGATGGCAATGCGCTTGCCGTTGTACTCGAACAGGCAGTCGTTGGAATCGAATCCGTTCATGTTGGCTCCGATATAGTCAAGGCCTGCGTCACGGAACTGCTGTATCGTCTCGGACAGAACCTCGTCGTAGACCTGTTGTGAACAGCAATGCCTGACAAGGGCATGGTACGCCTTCGACACATCCTGCGAGAATCCGACTGGAGCATCATCACGGTACTTCCTCGACAGCAACTTCAGGCAGTTCAGAAAATCTGCGCTCATCTTGTCCATTGACTTGATGAGGGACTTTTCCATGATTCCAAGAATCGGAGTGACATCATCGCCAAAATACCTTTTCCTGAGTGTTTCAAACTCATCGTTAAACCTCTCTATCACCGAATCGGTAATGCAACCCACAAGATTGCGCCTGCTGTCATATATGCACGCATTGATTGACATATCAGTTCACTCCTCCATAATCCACTCGCTTGTCCTTATCCTCTCCATCGCATCTTCGCCGACGACGACTGCCTTCTTGTCATAGGTGAACACAAGCAGGCCATTGAAAATGCCGAACCTGACATTCGAACGATTGCACTGCAGGCCGAACATCGAGACCTCCCTGTTCACATCCTCGATGAATCCATCAATGTCATTCTCAAGTTCGGAACAAGTATACTCGCCATCCTGCACGAACGATGACTCCTCCACGTGAAAATCACACTGCTTCCCGTTCACGAAGCACTTCTTCACAATCTGACTGCGAGCAACGATGCTCTTGGCTATCCTGTCCTCGATTCTTTTCATTTTATTCTCCACGCAAAACCATTTTTATTATACAAAAATATAAACGAAAAAAGCCGAACATGACGGGTTCGGCTTTAGGCAATCATGGCTGACAAGCGCTCAATTCATGCTCCACAATTGCTCGACAGGAGGCATTGGTGGCATGACGTTGGGAGGCGCGAATCTACTTGTTGAACTTTTCCACCGGGCGCCCGGAATATGGTGATTATAAAGCGTAAGCTGATATATCTCCTTCTTCGCCTCCTCCAGCATCTTGGCGCCAGCCTCGTTCATGTTCTGCTCCTGATGCTGGAACTCGGTCAGCATGAGAAGACCAGCCGCCATCTGCTGAGCCAGATAGCGTATCCTCCCTGGGAACACAAGATGTGGCACGCCGTTCACATCTACCTGGTTATACGGCTTTATCGGAAGAAAATAGTTCTCCACGAACATCCCGTTGATGATGTCCTCGGCCGTCTTCATGTAGGACACGACGCTTATCGGCTTCACGGCAGCAAGCCTTCCACTGTCGATGTTCAGCGCCTTGCAGAAGCGTATCACGTCCTCTACGCTTCCTGCATAGTATTCCTGATTGGTTTCTGGATTTATCTCGCCAGCCATTGCTGTCTCCTAAAGTCATCCTTCTCATCGCCTGCAATCAACGAATTGCAGGTCATTGTCGGATTCCATTGCTCATTCTTCCCCGTCAATGTCCACGCCAAGCTTCGCAACCATCTGCAAAAGCTCCTTCACCCCCATGCCCCTCAACGGCCTGACCATGTCGACCACATCCTTGAACTTGTTCATTCTGGTCGCAGGTGGCAATGTGGTGTACCTGTTCTTGTGCCTTTTCAGATAGTCTATCAATTGCGAAACGGTCATGGCATCTATCGCATCGAACTCCTCTACGCCCGTAAGTTCAGCAGCGATTTTCACCAGCTCCTTCGCCATACTTGATTTAAGCTCAATGTTCATCGCACTATCTGGACATATCCCTTGTCGTATTTAACCCAGTCGCCGTCCCTCTCAATGAGGCGACCAAGCTCATCCATGTCGGCGTATTCCATTATCGTCTCTTCCCCAAGCTCTTCAAGACCACCAATCTCATCGACATATCTCTCGCCTATCTCGGCATCGGACATCCCTTCGTACTCCTTAAGCTCCTCTTCATCCATGTCCCACTGCAACTCACGGCCAAAATGGTCGTAGTCGAACACACTCTCCCACGTTTCCTTTCTGAATGCATCGAAGCCTAGTTCGTCGCAAATCTGATAGGCGACATCCTCCATGCTGTCGCAGTCAGGGTAAACATATGCGTCATCAAGGTCTGACAGGCTGTAACCATCTTCAATCACGGCATCGACCATGTCCTTGTCGTGGTTTTCTATTGCCTCGATATAGTCCCAGAGCTCTTCATTCAGACCAGACTCGCCATAATATGCGCTTGGAAAATTCTCATAATCCTGGAACATCAGCTCTGGGTCATCCTCATCTCCATGCAACACATTGATGCACCAGTCCCTGAACTCATCATAACTGTCGAACGTCGTCAGGTCTATCCAAGCACCGCCCAGCGAACCATTGTTGTACTTGGCATATGTCCCGACATAGACTGCTGGATGGTCATCTTGTGATTTATGGATATGATAATCCAGTTCGCCATCCGCTGCTCCAACGAATATCCTTGTCTCCTTATTCATTTTTGACCTCCTTAAAACCATCGTATTGAATTCATCCCATCTTAAAATCTAACATCTATTTATTATACAGGCAATATAAACAAAAAAAAAGCCAGCAGATTGTTCCACTGGCTCTTGTCTATTCTACAGAAGCATCATTTTCTTCTGTATATCTCCATGCCTGCTCCGGACTCGTCTATCATCGCCACGGCAATGTCATTCTCGCTTCTCCATCTGTCAAGCGTCTCATCTGGGACATCGGACAATATCACGAATCTCCTGATTCCAGCCTGAAGGGCAAGCCTTGTGCAACGGGCGCAACACGGAAGACGATTGCAGTATAGCGTAGCCCCGTTCGTAGATATTCCATTCCTCGCTGCGAAGGCTATCGCATTCTCCTCGGCGTGGCATGTCCACGTATACTTCTCGGGTCTGTCATGGCGGGAATCAACATCGTCGTCCACTCCTATCGGGAACCCGTTGTACCCGCAGGATATGATGCTGTTTCCAGAATTGACGATTACGGCGCCCACCTTGGTAGACCTGTCCTTCGACTTCGCTGAAACGGTTTCGCACAAGCTGAAAAAGTAGTCATTCCAGGTATTTTCACCTTCCACATATGGCAGATTCTTAATCATTTTGCTGGCAATCTCTTCTTTTTTACTTTATAATTCATCATTGTTGTATGACAGGAGGACACCGAAAATATGGCATTGATAGTGAACAAGGATGCAAGATTCCACTTCGAGATGGAGAACGGCGAATACGTCATAGTGCTCGACACGCCGTTGCCATTCTACATCGGCAACACATGCCACATAATAGAAAGTGGATATCACTCCAACGGAATGAGCGTTCCCCATTGCCTATGGTCTGTCATATCCCCTCAGTATTCCCCGGTCACGCTCTTTCCGTCCATATGCCACGACTGGCTGTACGACAATCATGTTGTGTCAAGAGAAACTGCCGACAAATGGTACTATCATGCCCTCATCGAGAACGGGTATCCCAAATGGAAGTCGAAACTCGTCTACGATGCCGTAAGGATATTCGGGAAAAGCCACTGGTGAACATCCATCCGACTATTTATTGCCATCATCTGCATTCTCATCATCAAACCAATTGACAAGATTGGCCAAGCACTGGCCAAGAATAGTCTGCGCCTCCTTTATCTGGTAAACAACATCATCATTCCAGTCCTCGATTTTGCACGCCCATTCCAAATCCTCTATGACGCGCTCATTGATATTGATGGCCTTCGCAATTCTCTTTACAGAATTGTTGACACGCTCCCTTGACAAATCATTCATTAGACAGCCTCCAAATCATTGACCTTCTTCACCATGACGAATGCTCCCTTTTCTTCATCGGAACCATCGCCTCCTAAAAAATATCCAGCGCTCCTGAATCCACAATTCATGAGAATTCCGCAGACATCCTCATATGCGATTGCATAAAAATCAGTTGCGCCTTCCTCAATTGCCTTCCTATAAGCCATTCCAACCAACAGCTTCACGTTGAACGAATCGTTCCCGTCGGCTGTAATGACACGGATTCCAACCACATTCGAACCCTTCTGAAGATAATGCCTGTCAGGTGGGGACGGCTGAATCCACGAATAGTCACCATCCCTTTCAGAAGTCAAAATGGCAAATCCGATTCCTTTCCCATCCCTTTCCAGAAAGACAACCGTGGCGTCTGGATGGTCTGAGCACCAGCCGACAAGGCCAGAATCCCTTTCGATTGCCTTCGAAAGGACTGGCTCACGAAAATCGACATCGCCTGCCTTCGTTTCGACAATGGACAGCCCTTCAAGCGCAATGCCATTGACGACGGACTCATCCTCCATCCAGTTCAGCATTGAGCACTGCGTATGAAAATTGCACCCATCGGGCAGTTCGTTCTCCTGATATCCCAGGAGTTGCTCCAAACGCCCTTCGCCGTCCATGCATGGATAGTCAAAAGATATGAAGTTTCCATCCACATCCCCTTCGGCGCAACAGAACCCGTTCTTCCCATTGACCACAATTCCTCGAAAGCAGGAGCAATTCCTGCAGGCAGAAAACACCATGTGATTCTTCTCGCCAAACCCAAGCTGGACATTTTCAAGCATGTCAAAACTCCATTGTCAACCAACCATTCCAAAAAACAGGCATCGACTTGAATATGCCACATAATGAGAAAAAATCAAGTGCGATTCCTGCATTTTCACAACGGCCTTCTGATTTTCAGTCATTGCCTACAAGAATTATTAAGGATGCTATGATATAACGGTACGTTCACTGTTCAATTTTCAAGTCAATGAAATTCCATTATTTTAAATATGGTCTATTTTAATTCAAAAACCAAGTTGCCACAATCATGGACGACATGATATCCGTTTGCAATCATGTTTTCTCGCTCGCTCAAGGATGCATCGAATCCATCCCCGAGCAACTCAGGCAACTTGTGCTTCTGGCATGCATATCTTGACAATTTATCATAATTCTTGACGTACCAGTAGTTCGGTTGCGAAACGCCCTTCAATGCAAATCCTAGTTTCTCATAAAACGTCCCGTCCGAATATCTTCTGTCCGCATAAGTCACAATGCTTCCATCATGGCTGTCTCTAAAATGCCTTAAAAGCCTTGACGCCCCACCAGCAATGCAATATCCATTATGGGAAGCAAACCGAATCAGCTCATAATCGTGGTCATTATCGAAACGAGGCTTCCCGAACGTCATCACTGCCACAAGTTCTCCAACATGATACAGACCATATCTGAACAATGAACAATCCCTTCCCTGCAAGTGATTCGCCTCAAGAAAATCATTGGTTGTCTTCGAATCCAATTGCATTATCGAGCACTTCCTTGCGAAAATCCTCTTCTGACCAACCCCTAGAATCGACCTGATTCTGTCCTTCACTATCTCCCTCTTCTCATTCCACTCATCCTCGAAGATGTGAATAAGCCGAATGCCATTCTTTTCGCATTCGACAGTCTTGTTCAGATGATAGTTGGCGTTCTTCCCATTCTCCTCGCTATGCCAGTAAAGTCCGTCGAACTCGATGGCAACCTTCTTGTCTGGAATGTAGATGTCAAGCTCAAGCCTATTGCCCAAAACAGTCTGATTGTTCTCAATGATTCGACCGTTGTAGATTGACTTCACAAAATCAAGGACTTCCTTTTCTGCAATTGAACAGGTAGACTTCGGAAAGCACTTCTCGCAACGGGGAACCATCCTGTCTTTACCAAGACCTGTTGTATATATGCGCTGGATGAATTCATGCCCACACCTCACGCATCTCCATGAATATTCATGATTGTGCCCATCATATTCTTCTCTTGTGAACAACGGAATCACATAATCAGACCAATTCCCGATTCTGGAAAAGCCAATATCCATCTTTATATCATTGTTGCTGGATGTCCTCCAAAAATATTCATCCCCATAGCGCTCTTTCATTGTCCTATGGGTCTCGTCAGCCTTCTCCTTGTTCATCAGAACATATGGGACGCCATATCTTTCCATGTTCCTCTTTATCATGGAGTCCTTCACCTTTTCTTCAAAAATTACTTTACCGAAATCTTCACCATGACGCTCTATCTTGGTCTGCCTTGTCTTGTCCTGCACTTCCTTCTTTCCAAACGGAGACGGAACACGCCTTTTGTATTCATCGCTTCCTGCAAACATGTCATTGCCGAATTTTTCACGGCATGTAGCAACCGTCTTCTTTTTGCATTCTTCATTGAGAAGCGGAGTCGTAGAGCCATACTTCTTCAAACAAGTCTGCTTTCTTTTTTCAGATGCTTGTTCACTATTGTCTGCGCATTTCTTGCAACAATAGAAATGTTTTCCGTATATTGCATTCTCGACCTTCAGTGGTTGTCCACATGTCCTGCACTTCACAACGTCTTCAATGTCATGACCAATCGCTATGAATGCATTTTTGATGGTTTCGAACCATGGAACCATCTGGACAAATTCCTCCAACGCCAGTTCTATTTCTGGATTGTCCTGAATGAATTTATCAAATCCTCTTGAATAATGATTCTCATACTGTTCTTTCAGTTTATCCTTAATTGTCTTATCCATGTTTTCAAGTCAATAAAAAAGCCCACAAAAAGCGAGTGGTCGTGACACTACACTAAATGCAGGCTAAAATCATTTTGTTGCTCCATTCATGCCATCTGAATCACGACTTCAGACATCATGAACTACAACTTATTATACCATGAGTTATTCTTGATTTTGTTCTTCTATCTCAAGATTCTTCTCAACTATCTCCTTAACAGTATGCTCCTGGCCATCAATGCATTTCAACTTATCGAATTCGGTAAAGTGCTTCGTTGTTCCATCTTCGAATTCTATATCATATTCCTCATGTTTGATTTTAGGAAGACAGCCTTTTATGAACTTGCCATGCCATTCGGGAATCTTGTCACCTTTCATTTTGCCCTTGTAAAGCAACTTCATGAACTTATATGCAGACACCTTATCCATTCCAGCCAGATACATTCCAAAAAAGTACGCACCCTCCTGGAAGATGGGCATTCCGTATTCCTTTTCGATGAAAGGCTTCATGCAGTCTGGGATGAAATACTCCTCCTCGCCATCCCTTCTTCTTCCATACTTGTCTGGGAACTTGTTCTGCAACGCAGCAGGCCGCATCAGCGTGGAAAGGGAGGCGATGTCATCGAAATTCCTTATTCCCCTCATTTCACTGCACACTCGAAGAGCCAACGGGGTCTCAAACTGGAACACTCCCTGATTCCTTCCCTTGTCGATGCGGCTGAGGACTTCTTGTGGCTCCTTTTCAATCATGATGTCCATTATCTCATCGAACGTGATTTTTGGAAGATTAACCCTGAACCTAGACAGATTCACAAGTTCCAGCGCATCCTCTATGATGTCAAGCGTCTCGATTGCGAGCAGGTCAAGCTTGAGAAATCCCATTTCCCCCAGTTCACGGCCATTCAGACCCTCGCTCCAGCATGAAGCCAGCTTCCCCTTGTTCACCCGAACAGGCAATTGGTCAGTAAGTGGCTTGTCTGAAATGAGGATTCCACCCGCATGCACACCCCAGCAGTTTATCGTTCCCTGAAGCTTCTTGAAGACTCCTGCAAGCTGAGGATGTTCATCAAGGAATGCCTTGAGCTTAGGGAACTTGTTGCAAAGCTCATCGAGTGGAAGCCCGTCATCCTCTGCTTCGAAGCCCTCAAGCCCCTTCGTCGTGATTTCATTGATTATCTTGTCATCAATGCCATATACACGACCTAGTTCCTTGAGCGTAGACTTGACGTGAAGGTACCCGACAGTTCCGACGGAGCAGATGTTGTCACGTCCATAATGCTCGGCGAAAAAATCTTTCACTCCCTCCTTCGCATTAGACTGGAAGTCGGAGTTGTGAACAACGACGCCAGCAAGATGAATCGGCTCATCCTCATTCTTGATAATTTCCTTAATGTCATCGAAGACAATCATATTCCGAGTTCCTTTTTTACCTTTTCCAAAACGAATTCATATCCAAAATCGTCAAGCTCCTTTTCCCAGACATACACAATTTTAATATGATATGCATTTTCGAGTTCTTGCTTCCTGAATGCGTCCTTTTCCCAGACATCCTTAGCAGTGTATTCTTTTCCCCAATTGTTAAACACGTGATTTTCTTCATATATGGAAGGGTTGGCGTGATAATAATCACCTTGAAATTCAATGGCAACCTTCTTTTCCTCAACATATCCATCGACTCGATACCAATGGTTCTTGAACGTGAATAGTTTCTCGTTGTCACCATACAGAAGAGTAAAAGGAAGGTCTTTAGCAAGCTTCTCCATCAATCCATCTCCCTTCGCTGAATGATTGATGTAATTCTTTTTTGCCTTGTATTGAAATTCTTTTGAGCAGAATGGGTTGTCAACTCCATATCGCTCAATCATCGTTTCTGCTATTTTCTTCTGTACAACCTGACTTTCCAGTGGGGAATCTGCACCGTACCTCTGTTGCATTGTTTCTTTTATTTTATCGTGTATCTCCTTGTTTTGTATTGGTCTTCTACAACCATATCTTTTCATCATTGTTTCTTCAAATTTTGCCATGCCACCGTTCAATTGAGCAAAACTGCATGAACATTTTTTGCAAAGCAAATGCGTTCTTCTCATCAAATGCCCTCTTTGTGTTTGATATGTCCTTCCACACTTTGGACATTTAATTGTAACGGTGCAACGAAGAAAGCTACCATTTTTATCCACAAGCTCGATAAAACACGGGCATCTTCCCGGTTGATCGGTAACAACGTTAAGTTGCGCTATGTTTGTATATTTCATTATTGCCTCAATATCTACGTGGAACATAAGACCACATCCATCAATAGCAGTCATCTTCTCCTCAATTGACAATGGGACAAGCCCATTATAGGTTTGAAACCCGTGTTCCAAAAGAAACATTCTGTTCTTTTGTTGGGTTTCTTCGTTTGAAATTTCCACATCGATGATTTGATTTCCACACTTCTTCAATTTCATTTTTTGCTCCTTTTATTAAATCACTGTCAATATCTGATTTTGAAACAGATTTAATAAAAGGAGCAATATAAATAAAAATTAAATTTTCATTGTTCCATGAGCCAGTTCAATTCGCTGTCTGACAGAAAAAACTCCTCCCCCTCTTTTGTCAGCACCCTATTGTACGCACGTCCACACACCCTAAAGCAATGCTGTCCCTCTATTTTCAAGTCCCTGACCATCTTCACAAGCTTTTCCTGACACACTTCCTCGATGGGAATGAACTTCGTCTCGCTCTCCACAAGGCAGTCCCCTCTCATCAGTTCATATACATACTTGTATTCGATTTCATCCCCTCTTTTTATCAGAAGGCGATGATTCGGCGTACAGTCAAAATACCAGTCGCCATATACTATCCTGACAACAGGGGCATTCCGATAATCGGCTATCCTCTCGACCCTATGGTAGCTTCCGTCCCTCGTCATCATCATCTCGCCCTCGACAATATCCTTGATTTCCTTGATGCCATGCTCGGAAATCACAAGCGTATGCATGGCGAAACAATCAACATCGGGAAAATCAGCACCACTCACTTTTCCACCTTTTTCAACTATTTCATTGAGACGGGATGCATCCAGAAAACGTTCAAAAAGCAGATTGTGCTTGACTGGATCTATTTTTGTTACGCCGAGGCATCGCAACACTAAAGATCCTGCCGCAGAATTGTGAACAACACAATTTTCAATGGTGTAATTATGGTCTGTTGCAACATTCAAGTCATACACTTTTCCCTTGTACGACTGTATTGTTTTACTTTTTAATTTTGCCATTATTGCACAATCCTTCTATTTTTGACTTCAATGATTCACAAAAATTTTTTGGATTAAAATGATTCCAAATTATTCCACGTTGAATTAAATCATTTTTATACCAAAGACAATAATGCTTCTTGCCTTGATAAATTTCATCGCTGGCTTTTTTCTTTTCATCAACATTTTTCAAATTGTATCTACCTTTTATTTCTACAACATAAACATCCGATGTCGTCGTGATTTCAAAATCTGGCATATAAATATGGTATCTACCTGTTTCATCTTTATATTTAATTTTATCTTTACAGCGAATCAACGAACACACATTGCTATTGTTCTCACACCAGACCACAAATGCCAATTCCCAACTGCTATTGAAAAAAATCCTTCCAAATTTAGATAAATACCATCCACTATAAAATCTATTTTTGTGTGTCATTCTCTCGTATGATTCATCAGACATATTTTCAAATGCCCTTTTCATTCCTTCTTTATGACGATTTCTATATTCTTCTCTTTCCCACATTTTCTTGGAAGAAATAGATTGTTTTTTTAATACTTCTAGAGTTTTAGATGCTTTAACGGCTTCACGCATTTTTTTCAAAGTCTCAGGCCTGTTCTGTGCTATTTTCTGAGCATCAGAATTTGTTTTTTTCCATTCATCTGTATTCGTAACATATTTCAAAATACAATTATTACAAATTTGCTGATGAAATATATCGCATCTTGTTCTTCTTTTTAATGTCGCATATTTAACAATAAATTCTTTTCCACAGCATTCACACGTTCCCTGAATATGAGTACAAGGTGGCGTTTCATCAGCATGTTCTTGAAACACATTATAAGGAATTGGTGTATGTTGAAGTACTTTTGTTATATATCTGTAATCTGACCGAAACATTTTTGCATGTGACAAATCTTGTTTGATTTTTACTTCTTTAACATAATCTTTCATGAACTCTGGAAAATGATTTTTCATTTTTCTCTCCTTTTTTAACTGCACTGCCTCAACATGCGCTTTATAAAAGGAGAGAATATAAAAGAAAAATTAAATTTCAACTATTTCGTCGTTTTCAGTGATATTATTGGCTTCTTCCCAAATCTCCTTATTATTACGTATAATTTTAATTTTATGGTCTAAAGTACACCGTATTTTTCTTCCATCAGTCAATTCCAACTCAACAATATCTTCATTCACGTCATAGCAATATACATCATCAACATTTCTGATATTACCATTGCCGGAAACAACTTTATCATTTTTTTGAACGTCTTGTATGTATTTATAAAATCCATCTGACATCAACACTCTTGAATTTGGAAGAAAGCATCCTCTTCCGACACTTGAAATCCGATGGTTTACATTGACGTGCCAGTCGAACATCTGCTTGATGAGCAAAAAATAGTCTGCAAACCCAGCTCCGATGATGTTCTTCAATTCGTATTCGAGCCTGTCCTTGTACACTTGTGCGTTCGGCTTGTCATCGAATCCACACTTGTGGAACCCTTCCCACGCATGCTCTCTCAGCTCGATGTCAGAATTCTCGAAATGTGGTGTCTTCGGCGAGGTGTCGAGTTCAAGCGCCGTGAACGACTCGCACAAGTCGTCGAGGCTTTTCAGCAGACCATCCATGACCTCCTGCGTAAAGACCTCCGACTCGTGGAAGCGATGGAACGTGTCCAGCACCTCCTCCCTTGTCTTCATGTACATGTGGGGGGCGTGGTCGACCTCATATGACATCCCTCCACGCAATGCCCCGCATCTCTGGAAGATGGGAAAAGCATCCTCATCGTCAATGGTGTCGTAATGAGAATTGATGACTGGAACCATCTTGATTCCGTTCTTCTGGCAAAAACCAATTACATTGGCGTTTATCTCACGATAGTCCTCGTCCTCCAGCAGTGGAATCTCGATGAGCACGTCATCGAACACGGACTTGTAGAACTCGTACTTCTTCAACGCAGATTGCCCATCGCCATTGTAAATGAACGAAGAAATCTCGCTATATGGGGTGGGCATCAACGCAACCACCCCCTTCCCATGCGTCTTCAGGAACGAATCCGTCGTCCTCGGTCTCTTCTCCACTCCGTTTATCTGCGCATCGTTGTGAATGCAGATGACATTCCGATATCCGTCGAGCGTCCGTGCGAAAATGTCAATCGGGAAGTCTATCTGGCTCCAGTCAAGCTCGTCGTCTGAAATCTCCGACGGCTTTTTCTCCCATTCCTCGTTCTCGCCGTACTTAAACACGGAAACGTTGGTTGCGTCATCCTCGCTGACTGAGAAGCGGTAGTTGTTCACGAACGTCTCCATCCCAAGGACGGGGATGATTCCATTCTTAATGCAGGTGAAGTGTTGCTGAACCCATCCAGAGCATTCTCCGTAGTCCGACACTGGGAACCATTTCTGGCCACGTTCCTTCAGAATCGGAACGGCAGACTTCGTGTCACCCATGGCGTTCTTGACGGAAAACTGAGTCTTCCGTCCAAAATCAACAAACGGCGTTTCCTTGCATTTTTCTTCTTCCATATATCAAAATCTCCAAAACAGCGATTAAAGCCAATGGAAATATGGCTTGGTTGCGAGACATTTATCTTCCAGTGCTTCCGAATCCCCCTTCTCCACGCTCTGAATCCTGAAGCTCATCAACCTCGACAAATTCGACTTCCGTTGCAAGGCACTCTGGAACGACAAGTTGAGCTATCTTGTCACCGACGTCATATGGCTTGCAACAGGCATCGGAATAGAACATCGCCTTGACCTCGCCACGATATCCTGCGTCAATCGTCCCGATGGAATTGCATAGGCTCATCCCAGTCTTGTAAACCGAAGAGCGTGGGCGCAACTCCACCGAATACCCTACTGGAATCTCAAGCGCAAGACCAGTTCCGTAGCACAGCACGTCCTTGTTGTCAAACCAGCATGCAAGGCTTTTAGAGCATGCAAACACGTCTGCCCCCTTGTCGCCTTCATGCGCCCGTTCTGGCATCCTCGCTTCAGGCACCAGACGCTTCACCTTTATCACGACCTTGTCTCCATTGAGAACTCTGTCAAGCACATCCCGTGGCATATCACCGATTCTCCTTTTCGTCAAACATCTCCGCACAAACAACGTCAAGCTTCTCCTGCTCACGGTCAAGACCCAGCATCTTCCTGAAGGTTGCAACAATCCGTTGCCCGAATGTCTGCTTCTCGATGCGATAGACCTGCGTATCCTTCAAGGCGTCATCGATTCCATTGCCCTTCGTCGGCTTCTCATCCTTGTCGCCGACCGCCTTCGCAAACGACTCTCCACACGTATCCTCAATTTGCTCCTGCCTGTCGGAAGACCTGTGGGATGCCTCTGTCTGTTGCTCTGCAAGAGGCTTTCCAGGATTCAGCTCAAGCTTGCCGACGGCCTCGTCTGGAATGCCGTCGTCGGCCTTGAACTCGCCAAGACCAGCATCGTCCACTCTGGACAGGACATCGCCATCCGACTCCACAACCTGAATCTTCACCTTCACGCCGTTCAGTTGCTTCAGGGCATCCTCAAGGAACTGCGACTGGTTCTCGGCATTCATCCTGCCGACAATGTTCCTCATTTCAATGAGGACTCCCTGCTGAATGGTCATTCCGCGAGGCTCGTCATGCGACATTGCGAACGATGTGCAATGCCCTTCTGGCGCCGTGAAATAGCCACGGGAAATGAACTTGCTAGAATCATCCGTTCCGTGCTTTGCGACAAGGAAAAAGGCAATCTCATCCCTTATGAACCCACGTGCCTCGATTGCGAACGCCAGCGAGTCGCCGTCGGAATCAATCCGAAAACTGCACAACGGCCTGCATTGCGCAATGCCATCAAGGCATCCCGTCTTCTTAATCAATTCATTCGATTCATCAAGGAACTTGTCCAGTGCATCAATGTCAATCATCCTTGTTCTCCTGTTTTTACTTTTTCTTAAAGGAACATAGTTCAGCCCCATCCAGTTTAAACAATCCATCTGGATGCGAACATCCCTGTGTCTTCTCTTCTATGTAATGTTCCAGCGATTTCTTCAAAATATGCCATCGATTACATTCCATTGGCTCGTCATTTCTCATCGATAATCACCATCATTTCTCAATTTCCTCCCAGGGGAATGAACGATTCGTGAAATGCCCGTTCCTTGCAGTGCCACGGTAGCACCATCCTTCTGGATTCCTCAGACCGAGCATTTCGATGATTGCCTTCGGCTTGAAATCATACTTCTGCCTCACGTATTCCGTAAGCTCTGCGTCATTCCCTGTGCCGAACGTGTCAACGCCCATCGCAATGTCAGGGGACTGCCTGTGGATATGACGGCTGATGGTAAGGTTATTATAGTCGAATCCATTGAAGTCATACCCGATGTCCTTGACCACCTCACGCACAAGGCTGTCAACGTCCACATCTGCATGCGTCGTGACCTCCCCTGCGAGAAACACCGTGTTCGTTGTCACCATCGTCTCAACTGCCACCCTGCTGTTGCTGTCCCTGCCTAAGGCACTCGTCCAGCATGGCGTCTGAAATCTGGTCAGCCACCTTGTCTGGATGCCCGATAGACACTGCTTCCGAAGTAATCAGTTTCATGTGAAACCCCCTTGTTATCTGTCAATACACTCCAACGCACATTAATATGGCTCAATTTGCACAATTTTCAACAGAAACAAACAATTGTACAGGATGGGTGGTGGTACACCAATTATGAAGCAGACAGTCGGTAGAATGGCAAAAACTCCTCTGTTTCGAGGTCAGAAGAGCGTATAGTATATCAAATGGTGGAGGTGGTTGTGTTGTTTGTGTGTTGTTGTTGTTTGTTTGTTTTTTTATAATCTTTTTTATACCATATTAATGTTTTTTTACATGATTAATGTAGGTAATGATATAATTCAGGATTTTACGAATACAATGTTTCCACAGTCATGGACTCTAGTCCATCCGTTCAACGACATGTTCTCGAACTCGGACAGATTCGGGTCAAACCCATCTCCCAGCACATCATTCAGTCTATGCTTCTGGCAGGCATATCTGGTAAGCTTCTCACTACCCTTTACATACCAGTAGTTCGGCTTCGAGACTCCAGCCTTCATGAATCCTAGCCTCTCATATAAGTTGCCATCAGAATACCTCATGTCAGCATAGCTCACGATGGAGCCAGAATGACTGCTCCTAAAATGGTTAAGCAGTTTAGAAGCTCCTCCTACAACGTTCACGCCACATTTGGATGCAAACCTGATGAGCTCCCAGTCGTAGCTCTTGCTGAACCTCGGCTTGCCGAATGTCATGACTGCCACAAGTTCATCGCCATGATATAGACCATGTCTGATTGATGAATTGTCTCCACCCTGCAGATGGTTCTGCTCAAGAAACTCATTCGCAGTCTTCGAATCAATGTCCCTCACAATGCACTTCCTTGCGAAAATCCTAGTCTGATTAATTCCGAGTATAGACCTGATTCTGTCCTTTACTATCTCCTGCTTCAAGTTCCACTCGTCCTCGAAGATGTGAATGAGCCTGATGCCCTTGTCTGCGCAGGCGTTGGTCTTGTCAAGATGGTAAGATTCTCCCTTCCCCTTCTGTTCAGAATGCCAGTAGAATCCGTCGAACTCGATGGCAAGATGCTTTTCAGGAAGATAGATGTCGAGCTCCTTCCTTCCGATTATTCCATGGGCGTTAGGAATTATCTCGCCATCGTAAATGGACTTCACAAAATCAAGAACCTCCTTCTCCTTGTAAGATTGACCTTGCTCGTTCATGTTCGGATAGCAATGCCAGCAACGGGGCATCACTATTTTAACTGCAGTATTGCCGTGGAGATGCTGTTCAAACTCTTTTCCGCATTTTACGCACTTCCATTTATAGACGTGACCATACGAATCGCCAAAAAATCCTACATATTCCTCTTTTGAAAACAATGGAATGACCTCATTTTTCCATTTTGATATAATTCTGTCATAGGAATTGTTCAGATATCTTCTGACAGCCTTGTCGTGTAGTTCCTTGTTCAAAACAGGATTGTCAACGCCATAGCGCTCCATCATGGTGCCGTGCTTCTTCTGGATTACCTCTGGTCTCAAGGCATTCGCAGTGACACCGTATTCGTCGATGTTCTTCTGGCGTATCCTGTCCTTGATGTCCTGACGCTGGAACGTATTCTCAACACCGTATTTTTCCAGATTATTCTTCCTTATCTTGTCCTGAATCTCCTTGCTGCCGAAACCATATTCGCTTCCGTACCTTGCGAGATTGGTCTGCCTTGCCTTTTCCTTGACTTCTTCATTCTGCAAAGAACACTCGCTTCCATAGCGCTCAACCATCGTCTTTTTTATCTTCTCCCTTGTTTCGCTATTGCCAAAAGACGATTTATATCCTATGCTGTCACGATATTCTTTAGACTGCATCGCATATTCCGTTCCATATTTTTTCAGACTTGTCTCAATCGCCTTTTTCTTGACATCGGCATTTTTCAATGGACAAGCATCGCCATATCTCTCCAGATTCGTCTGGCGCCGTTTCTCCTTGCCAACATCGCTCTGAATCGCATAGTCGACTCCATATCGCTCTCTTGTGGTGGCAAGCTTCTTCTGTCTTGTCTCGATAGAATTGTTACTGCACTTGCGGGAGCAGAACTTGTGACCGTTGCTTACTCTTTTGGCGGTGAGCTCTCTTCCACACACCGTACAATGTACCTTCGACGTGATTCCCTTGTAGATGCAGTAGCCACAACGGAAAAGATTCTCAAACCACGGCTCGTTGTCAAGCATCCTCTGTAGCTCATCCTTCACATCCTCATGCGATTTAAGATAAAGCATGAACGCATTGTAAGTGTGCATCCTGTCAAAAAAGCTCTTTAATTCGTCTCGCAGTTCATCAATTGTCATAGTCAATTCCTTGAAAAGGAAAACCTCCAGATGGGGACGATAAGGGCGTCGCCCAAAAGGAGGTCTCAAATTCTCTGTTTTAGGATTCATCAAAAGCCCTTATCAATTGACGAATCTTTCTCACAAGAAAGAATATGTCGTGTTTTTTCGTTTTTTCAAATTCCCAAATCAGGTCCCGTCATGCAACCAGGAAAATTGTTATATTTCATCCCTTTTGTCTTTCCGTAACCGGGGCTTATTTGTCCGTGTGGTCCTGGTCTAATCCCATTGCCCATCGTAACAGCTCTCCAGTAGGCAGGAGTTGGTTTGGACAAATAAGCAGGCGCCCTCATATTCTCGTTGTCAAGGGCAGCATAAGCCCTGTCCTCGGCATTCCTCTTCATGCTCTCAAGGTTGGATGCGATATCAGAACCCCCTCCGTTGTAGAGGTCGTTGGCAGAGATTGCAAGCCATACACGTCCATACCATACCGTCTGCGATAGTATCAAATGTTCGCACATCATCGCCACCACAAGGTCGGCACTTATTCCGTACCACGACTCTGGCATGGTGTCCACGGTGTAGTTCGTCACCTGCCCACTTCCACGATAATTTATGGTTCCCATGGAGCGTTTCACGAAGCTTATCAAAGTCTCAGGCTTGAACCACGTGAAGTTGTATGTGCACATGAGGTTGTCGGCAGGCGACACGTCCCACTTCGGAATGATGTACCCTTCCTCGTAGTTCACCTCATATAGGGAGTCGTTCAGCTGGATGTCGGAGCCGTTTAGGAACACCTGTGGATGAAAGGCCTTGTTCCACCAATGGTATGTGAAGTGGAAGTTTCCATCCCCGCCCTTCTGGGCTGTCTCGTGATGAACCATTATCTCGCAGAACATCCACATTTCAGGATACACCAGCTCGTTCACAATAGTGTCTATTGCAGTAGACCCTGAGCTGATGGGCTCTATGAAGTTGTGGATAAGCTCGCCATCGTATTCTGTCGTTGAAGAACCAGTTGAGCCAAGCCCTATCGGTTTTGTCCACGTGACGCCACCATCGGAACTCAAGCGCATGTACCTGTCATTCTTCCCGAGTGAATCATGCCACTCTCCGTCCTTTGACTCGGAATACTGCACGACTATGTTGCCCGACCCAGATGAATTTGCAATGAACTTTATCTTGTAGTCGCTTCCATAGTCTTGGTACTGACCAAAATAGACACTGGTTCCCTTCACCCCGTCGTCATTGGTGACGGACTGTATTTCTGGAAAACACAGTTCTCCACTTCCGTCGATGACGACAAAATCCCCTGGTTCTGCTCCTGCGATGAACAGGCGACCGTTTACAAGATTGGATTCATTAAAATAAAAATCTTCCATGCCTTGACGCTCCAGAAAAAAGAAAAGCCATGATTATTTTCCCATAATCATGGCTGATTTATAATCGAAAAATGACCGTATCCTAGTTGTCCTTGACGCTCTGCCAGTTGTCCCGCATTCTCCTTCCTGCCTCCTCCTGCCTTCTTCTCATGTCGGCATTGAGCTTTGTCGCTCCATCGCCAGATGCATGGCCACAGCCAAACATGCTTACATAAGGAGCGCCGAAGACACGCTTCGCAATGCGCCCATCGTCAAGCGCTATCTCCTTCGGGCATTCGCCCATGGGGAACGTGCGCTCGACCTCCTCCCCGTCATCTGTCTGAAACGAATACAAGGCCATGCGTTATTTTTCCTCCTTTGCCTGCTTCGCCCTGCGTGCCTCAGAAGCCTTCTTGCGTGCCTCTGCGTTCGCCTTCGCCCTGTCGGCAGCGTCCTTGGATGCACGCTTTGCGACAAGCGCCTTCCCCGTGCCAACGGCCTTTGTAGACTCGCTCTTCCCAATCTTTGCCACGACGGTGCCCTCCTGTCCGTTTATGGCAGATGCCACGTCGTTCGCATCGGCAGTCGTCGACAGCCCGAACGCAGGCTTCTTTGAACCATCTTCCTTTGCAATGCTTTTCACTGTCCTGTAGTCATTGTCGCCGTTCACGATGCCGAGAATCTCATCCGTCGTATTGGCTTCAAGGCCAGTCGCCTCGTTCTTGACGACCTTCATTCCACGTGACTCTGGTTCATCCTTCTCGTAGGAAACAGTCATTTTGGCACTCTTGCGCCTTGCCTCCCTCACTTCCCTCTTGGTGTCCGAGATATCTATCTCCTTCGGCATCACATCCATGTCGGACGCATGGACTTCCATCTTCTTCTGCTTCTCCTGTGCCTTCGGGGATATCCTCACCGTAGTGTCGACTTCCGTTTCGCCATCGATAAAGGGAATCACGTACCCAGCCTTGATTCCAAGCTCGATGTCGTGGACATTGTCATGCATTGCCCCGTTTATCTCAACAGTCCTTCCTTCCCTGTCTAGGATTATCTTCGTCCCTTTTGGAACAGATGTCTTAAGACTGCCAAAATGCACCTGGCTCTTGAGAATGTAAACTTCCTTGCTCATTGATTTTACTCCTTTTTTGTACCTTTGCCTGAAAATTCATTAAAATCCATTTATTATACTACGCACTTCCACGACAACGATGCCCGAAAAAAACGAGTCCATCATCATCAAAAATTTTTCTGCTCATCCACATCGGACGACACGAATATTACATCGTATTTTCCATGCATAAGCTCCAACAGCGATATCGAGCGCTTCTTCTCGTTCACGAGATACGTGCACTCCATGCACGGGGACTGCTCATCCGAATCATTCCTCATAAGGACAGCCTTCCCTATGTTGCACAGATATGTGCTGTATACCCCCTTGTTCCTCTGCTTGAACGCAGTCGCATTCGTTACGTTCATTCTCCTGTACATGTCGATGCTCCTCTCTTACTTGGACAATGTTGCCCTCATCTTCTTCACATATTCATCGTGTATGCACACCTTGCAGTCCTTGCAGGCAATCCCCTTGTATTCAAGGTTCTTGATATCTCCGTTGTACGACGCAAGCTCCTCCTCAAGCATGTTCATGTAGTCCTTGCAGAACACGACAATGTAACTCAGGATGTCATGCATCCTGTCGACATTCGTCGCATACAGGTATTCAGAATAGCATGCGACCTTGAGCATGTCGTCAAGGTAGTGCCTCAGCTGAACTCGATGGCCTTCAAGCCTGTCAAGCACGAATTCTGGAACGCCGTCGGCTATCAGGTTTTTCTTCGACTCGATGTCGGCCTCGTCTATTATGGACACGACCTTAAGATAAAAGTCATATCCCGTAGGATATTCATCCTTGCTGTTCAAGTCCGTATCCACGAATTCCAGCAACCTTTTCTTGAAGCACTTCATCCTCTCTGTCAGTATGTCCCTGTACAATGCCTTGCGTATCGGGCAGTCGCAGTGAAAATCGTTCACAAGGGTATGCTCTATCATCATGTCGAACTTCTTGAATGCAGAATGGTCTTTAAGGCGAACCTTCTTCCTCCCGAACAGCCTGCTGGCATGCCTTGTCCACAAGTCCCTGAGGACATACAGCACGGCGATGACGCCAATGGTGGTGTACAAGCCGTACTTATTCAGCAACTCCGAAAAAAATGAATTGAACAAGTCCATTGCGAACGCCCTCCAAAATCATCCGATGCAATCCCGGAAGACATTCTCCCTTATGAGATTCTTGACTTCTGCCCTTTTCGACGCATATGCCTTCGGCTCGACAAGAGTCCTGCCGTTCATATAGTTGTTCTTCAAGTCCTCGAACTCCTGCTCGGACATCGCAGTTCCGAAGACGAAGAAAAGAACCTTCTTCCTATATCCATACTTCAATTCAGTCCCCTTGAACTCAATGTTGTCCTGAACCCAGAAGAACGCAGCCTCATCGGCATCCTTTGTCCTTATCTCCATATTCCACATCTCCGTAAAACCAGAACTAAAATTAGACCAGATATTCAAAATTGAAAACAGGCACGCTTTTAACTTTAATAAAAGTTATAAGCAAAAATTGCCTGCATTGCCAATTTAAAACATCAACCATGCTCGGAGCTACGGGAATGCGACAATCATATCATGCCATGCCAATGCCTTTGTTCTTCCACGCCACGTATCCGTCTTCGTCCATTTTCACTTGCAAGCCCTTCGCCATCCTGATAAGGGAATATCTTTTCATGCTCCACCATCCATGCGCAAGGCGTGCGCACTTGATGCAGTTCGACAGGAACTCGGAATTGCATTTATGGAACGATTCCTCGCTCCTGTCTTCCATTATCCTGTAGTGAATGTCGAGAATGAAAACCGCAGGGGCAAGCACCCTGCATTCGCTCCTGTCCAGATTGCCGACCACGCCTTCAATCATCTTCCAGAGCCAGTCTTCACCACCATTGCCGTATATGCCGACAATCCTGCTGACCTTGACGCCATTCAGGATGTCCCAGCCCAGTAAATGGTTGGCCTGTGCATAGGTTCCAAGAATCCTCGAATACTTCACCAGAGCATTGTGCTCATCAAAATTCGTACGCATATGATAAAGCCTCCAAAAGATGAATGGGTTGAATCCCGTAAGACATTGTCTATAATAAATGCCTTCAACCCACCTTCGTCCAGTGTATTCTACAGATGCATGACCTCACTGTACCAGCCATCAGCTTATCTGCTGGTGGCGTAGAGCCATCACAAGCACGATGACTGCACTTGTTTTAGGGCGTCCATGAACTTCTCCACCTATTTAGGGAAGCAATCAATTGACCACCTCCTGCCTCCACTGCACTGGGACTGTCTATCCGTCATGCAGAAGGAGGGCAGGAGGGCGTGCTGGTCAATGCTCGGAATGGCTATGTCCAGGACACGGTGGCTTCGCTACTGGCAGCCGTCCACACTGTGGACGATGGTAGGCCGTCCGAGCCGGCCTCCACGGATCCCAGGCCGGAGTACGCCTCGTCTGTCGCGGAGTAGCTGCTGTCCTTGAGGGTCCAGAAGGTTCCAGTAGAACCCATCCTGTAGGCGGTGACGTAGATATAGAAGGTTGTGCCGAGCGTCGCCTGCGTCATGGAGTAGACAGGGTAGTCCTTTCCGCTCACCGTCGTGGTACTGTCGGTCTTGTTGTAGGTGCCAACTGCCGCCCCGTTTCCGTTGCAGGAAGTCACGGAGAAGGTCGTGGGGAAGGCGTCGGAGGAGCCGCCGGATCCGCTCCCGCCTGTTTCCTCCATGATGTTTGCGGTAAAGCCGATTGCGAAAGCGGCGTCGGCCCTCTCCCAGGAAGCTCCAGATTTCATCCTGTAGTAGTAGCTCATGTAGGCGTCGTTTTGCCCGGTTGAATCCTGCAAGGCGATGGCGGGCTCATTCAGGTCAGAACCCATTGAGGAGGACATCCCGTAGATGTACTTGCTCCCGTTGCTCCAGATGGGCACCGTCTCGCCAAGGATGGTCAGGGTTTCTCCGGTCCGGACATAGTCTCCGTTGAAGGCGGCAACGTCGCTTCCTTGGGTTGAGGCCGCACCGGAAATGACAATCTTCGTTGGCCACCCGTCGGATGGGGTTTCTCCTCCCGTCTCTCCGCCTGACTCTCCGCCGGATCCGCTCCCGCCCGTCCCTTCGGAGCCGCCGCCAGAGATGGGGTCTTCCGTGATTGTCATGGTAAGACCTGGCCCGTCAGCCTCCGTACCACGTGTCCAGGTGGTGGCAGACTTAGCACGGTAGTAGTACGCGCTCCTACGGTCGGGGTAGTTCTTATTGATGAAGAATCCGATTCCTACTTCGGAAAGGGGAGATTCGAAGTCAGTGCCGTAGCCCATGACATAGTACTTTCCGTTGCTCCAGACTGGGATTGTCTCTCCCAGCACGGTTGTTGTTTCTCCTGTGCGGGTGTACGTTCCGTTCCACTCGTTACTCCAGCTGGAGTCCGCCATGGTTGCAGTGGCGTCGCTTACAGTAATCGTAGTCGGCCATCCGTCGGATGGAGTTTCTCCTCCTGCCTCTGTTATGTTGAACGTGATGCTGACTTCCTTGTCAGGGCATCCCCTAGCCGTTATCGTAACCACTACTGTCGCAGAGGACGTGGCAGTTGGAGTGCCTGACAGCACACCCGCAGATGACAGCTCTATGCCTGCTGGGAGCGTGTTGCCAGACTTGACTGTGAACGTCGGTGTCTGACCATTGCTTACGGTTGTGGAGCTGCTCAAGTTAAGCGACACGGCATTGCCAACTGTTCCATCTATTGTCTGGTTGCCGATAGTGATTGTTCCTGAATTGATGATGTCCCAAGTGATGTCAAGGTTCACACTGTTGCAATTGTCAGCGGACACTGTCACCCTTCCAGCCTCTGGGATGCCTGAGGGCGTGCCTGAGAGCACGCCTGCTCCAGTGAGGGTCAGCCACGATGGCTTCGGATAGTACGTTTCGTTCCAGCTGAAGGACGGTAGCATTCCATTGCTCACTGTAACGCAGGAAGACAGGTTGTATGGAGAGATGGCCGTACCTACCACGCCACTTATTTTTGGGGTTTTCGTGATTGTGATGGTACCCTGTGGTGTTGATGCGGCTATGTTGAAGGTCACCGTCATCTCCACGTCGGGGCAGTTGCTGGCAGACACCTTGACTCTTATGGTTGTTGAAGAACTCGCCTCTGGAGTCCCACTGATTACGCCACTGCTTGACAGCGACAGTCCTGTTGGCAGGACTTGCCCACTCGCAAGAGTAAATGTTGGCGTCTGCCCGTTGCTTACAGTAACATAATCGGCAAGGTTGTAGGACAAGGAGGTTCCTGCCGTACCAGTGATTGTCTGCGAAGAAACGGTGATTGTGCCCCCATCCGTTCCGCCTCCGCTTCCTTCTGCTATCACGTCGACGACCTTGAGGCGAGCAGAGCCATTCCTCCACCTTGCCTCACAGATATTCACGGCATCTGTGGTTAATGCATCCACAATTGTAAGGTTATTTCCGGCAGTAACGGTGTGGGCGCCAGTAGAGATGTCTATCTGCGCAGACGCCCATAGCCCTGCAGAAACTGTCGCTGCGTTCAGAGTCGAATCTGTATTTAGAGTCCACGCATATCGTTGTCCCGGCTTAATCTCGAGCGCCTCAGCCTGTGTGAATGTGGGAACAGCGCAGGATGCGTAGAATAACGTCAGGTCGAAAAGGAAGTAGTCCCGTATGTCCACCGTCACGGTTGTCGAGTCCTTCCAGTGTCCGCTCGTGTAGTATTCGATATCGTAGTCGCACTTAATCTCCATGACCGACTTGCCGGTGTATCCCCAGTCGCCACTCATCATCTCATAGTGGTCGCCTATCAAGATGAGGTTGCCGTTGGAGTCAACCTCGCCGTTCGTTCCAACAATTATCTTCTCCGTGTCGGAGATGTAAAGGGGTTTTGTGTCGATAGTCACTCTCAAAATTTGTGTATCCGACGGCCTTGTTGCATCCCACGAAGTTCCGTATGTGCCAGTCGAGTATGCCTCATCGCCTTTTCCAGGACTGAGCGTCTTTAGCACTCCATTTACCTTACAGCTGCCTCCCTTGAGCGTGCACTTCCAATTCCTGCTTGTCACCACGAAGTGTTTCCATTGCACCTGGTATGAATATTCCAAGTGAAACGGAACGAGAAGATATGAGTGGCCTGGCACCACGTATCCGTTCTGCGCAGACCAGCTCGTGTTGGTTGTGCCAGGCGTAGCGAGAAACGCAATATCCTTAACCGATTCCTTTACCTCTTCAGCCAGTGATTCAAATTCCTCCTCACTTGAGATAGTCCGCACCACCTTGAGACTGGAGATGTCTGGCGTTGACGAGCTTCCACCACCCTGCATAGCAACCCACTCTGTTCCGGTTTCATCGGCGTTCACCCTTAGAACCTTGCCTGAATTCCCAGAAAAATCCGGGAATACATTGGAGGCTATTGCATCGACATTGGCGACCAATGGGCTGGTTTCTGTCCCTTCGCCTTGAATCACGCCACCCGTAGCAACATTGACCCGATGGAGCAACTTGTTGCCACCCATATCTTTAGGATTAGAAATTCTCATAAAAGATTCCTCTTTAGACCAAAATTAAACATAGAAACAAAAATCAATCGTATTCTGCTTCGATGCCGGTTGCATTCCACTGGCTACAGTTCGGCAAAAATTTTCTTTTGCCTGTCGCTGCAAACCAAAAATGTCTGCAAAATAAACAAAAAGTTTTCGCCGCCTGCGCATCGGCATCCGTCATCGGCATGTAGTTGCAAATTTCAATGGAATTCACTTTAATGATGCCACCATCACTGGCGCACTACAACGCCTCCATTGTGTATTTTACTTCGAATACATTGTTCCTGTCGTACATCGTGGCAGTAATCGGGGATGGCGCAACATGGCCATCGACATGGCTGAACGTTATTGTCATCACTGGCAACGAACCCTTTTCATGTCCAGTGGCTATGGTTGAGCCGTATTCGTTCCAGGTTGTTCCATCGTCAATAGACCACGCCCCGATTGGCTGGACGGAGAATGATGACACGCTTATTGAACCAGAGCCACCCATCGCATTATATGAACTCGTGAATCCTTCCGTGTTGTAAAAATAAGAACTATAATGATTGGTTATGACAGGGGTGCTTGCCAGCATGTAATATCCATTGTCATGCACAAGATACAATTCTTCCGTCTCATGCTTGTACACGCTTGTGTTGCCACTGTACATAAAATATCTTCCATTCACGGACTTTTGTGAGCCATCATGATACATTCCCGTGCCAGCAACCTCATATCCAGTTCCTGCTCCAGCATATTTTACAGTCACCTTCGGTGGGCATGCGAACGTGATGTTGCAACCGTTCTCAAAATAGTCATCCGTGATTGCGCTGGAAGCAACCTCATGGTTACTGCTTACCAGCACGTATACTCCAGCACCCGTCTTGGATTCGATGTACGTTGCGCTTCCAGACATGAAGTACACGCTTGCGCCACTTGAAACCACTGGTTCGTCGACACGGCCTCCACTGGCTACGTACATGCTTCCATTTTGAAGAACCTCGACGTTGGAAGCGATTGCGTTCGAGCCCTCCACCTTCAGTCCATGGTCGAAGATAAACATGCCACCTCCATAACTATACGAAGCACAACTCGAAACAATGACTCCGTTCGTAGTTGCGCTTGTGCCTACATTGAGCATTCCAGAACCCAATATCTCGACATTGGATGCCCTTCCACCACTGAATATCGCAACATATCCCTTGTCAAGAATGGCACTGCCTATCGTGCCTTGAAAATTGCCTAGGCCAGTGCCTGAGCCCATCGTCGACACGAACCCTATCGTGCCATATGAACTTGAAGGCGACAGCACGTTTCCTGCCATGACTAGGGAATCAATCAATCCACTTGAACCAAAATAGCTCATGGATGCATTCGACCTAAGGGTAATGGCACCAAAATGCGCATCACCAGGAAAAACGGAACCACTGGCAATGTCGACGCTAGACACGACGACTCCACTGCCAGTGGAGCTCCTGAAGTCGACATATCCACTTCCCATGATGGCATTCACCGTCAATGAACTCGCATTCGAACAATAAACGCTTCCCGTGTTCATGGAAACCACTCCGACAGTTGCACCGTCGAATACCTTTACCTGCCCATCGGTTTCAACGGAAACTGCTGGTACATTGCCAGAAACATTCATCAGCCCCCTTGCCTTGACCGTCGTGCCAGAAGCCGTTCCACCGACATTCATGACTCCCTGCTCGGCACCAGCATAGTTCCCTTCGACAACGCCACCACTGGCCATGCCCCCTGAGCTTATGGTTGCCGTCCCACCATAAAGGACAATTGGATTGACAAGCCTCCCGCCACTCAGGACATATGCGTTCGCAGATTGCACGACGACTGCGTTCGAAGCCATTCCTCCATTCGACACCAGAAGCGTCATGCCAGATGCAATTCCTGCGTTCTTGAGAATATTGGCCGAATTTATCACAACGGAACCAGATGAAACGACACACTTGTTCCCGACGTCCCCTCCACCACCAGCCATAAGGCCACTGCCATATTGCGCATCTGCCGCAGAAGACACGTAATCGGCATAGTCAGTCATCTTCACGCCTGATGGAATCGGATTCCCCCACTTCTCCTCTATCGCCGACTTGATGTTCGCCTTCGCAACCTGCAACCTTGTTATTTCAGTTTCTATGCTCATTTTGACAATCGCCTAAACTGTTTCGTCATGCTACAATTCCTCAAGCAATGATGAGACATTGCCCAGTTGCGAAGACATCTCCTCCAACGACGACCACAACACCCTGTTCTCGACGGGGTTCGTGGATGCAGAATTGAGTTCTCCATCGACAACAACACCAGCTGTTTTCCATTCCATCCCATCGGCAGTCCTTGTGAGAACCTGACCAACTTCACCACCTGAAACAACATTCATTTTTCCCGTCAGCGCAGAATGGATGGCAGAACCTGCGACAGGATTGGCTCCATCAGGGGATATGACCGAATCAACAACTGGACTTCCTCCCGTCTCGCTCGCCCACAACGTCCCAGTTCCATCTCCATTCACCTTCAAGACCTTGTTCGCATCATCGGCGCCATATGACGGAAGAACGGCAGAGCCACCTCCCGTCAGGTCGGTTCCCCAGACGGGAACGCCATTCTCCACCTTCAGAACCTGTCCGTTGTTCATCCCAGTGGCAGTCGGAACATGCACTGCACTCGAATCGATGTGCATGCCCATTCTGTAGCTTATCGCAGAAACCACTGCATTGGCCACTGCGTTCGTCGTGTTGGCGATTACTGTCTCGACCTTCACAAGGCCATATGATTCCGAAGTGGCCTGCGGTATCGTGATGGTCGAATTCTCGCCTGCATTCGCATTAAAGGCTCCTATTGCGGAGTCAACGACGTTTATCGTGAGAACCCCACTTCCTGGAACCGTATCCGTGAACACCGCATCCGAAGGGACATCCTTAGAAACCACATGACCATTGACGTAGACTGCGCTGGTCGCATATGTTGCATTCGTTGCAGACTGGACAACGGAAGACAGCCCATATCCGTTTCCTGCATTGTTGACTGCGACTACATCGCCAGCATGGCCTGCCGGGTCGATGGCTGGCATTCTGCCCTGTATTGCATTGTATATCGCCGAACCTGCAATCGGATTCGAGCCTGAAACAAGCGAATTCTCCACCACCACCCCAGAACCCTGATTCTCGCTCCATTCGGTTCCGCTCCCATCCGGTGTGACACGGAGAACCTTCAGCGCATCACGGGAATCATATGCTGGCAGTACCGCAGACCCATCCAGAGTCAAGTCCGTCGCCCATGTAGGATTGCCAACATTGTCAATCTTGAGAACCTTCCCCTTGCTGGTGGCATCTGCGAAGGGAAGATGCATGCCGTTGGCATTCGCATGAACCTTTATCGCCACATTGACGGCAGACGCCGTTGGTGGATTACGGGAATCGGACGTGATGGCAGAGTCTGGTGCCATCCACGCCATAGACCCATTAACATCGGCGACAAGCAATTGCCCATTGGAGCCGACTGACGACGGCATTGCGTTGATTGTGGCAGGTTTTGAAGACAGCTTCGACCACGGAACCGATTCTCCCCCGTTTTCAACCCAGCTTGTGGTTCCATCCCCATTCGTCGCAAGAACAAGGCCAGAAACATCCCCAGACAACGGCTTTTCCACCTTTTTTGAGATGGATTCGACCAGTGGCGTGAAGACGGCGTTCACCACAAGACCGCCATCCATGGACGATGAAAAAGATATGCCAGACCCGTTGCGCATCGAAACAATGTCCGATGCAATGGCAGAACCATCATTGACCACGGATATCCCAGTGATGTAATTCCTTCCGTTGGCGTCTTGTGCGTTTCCTATTCTCATCCATCATCTCCAAAATTCCGAATAAACTTCGTTCAATCAATATTATACGCAAAGGGCGCACGGTCATTGTCTGAACCGTGCGCCCTTTGGTGTCATTGAGCCATCATTGACGGCTCATGCCACTTCCTTCAGGTTAGGCTGGTTACTTATATTCAGGAGCGTACTTCTCGACTGCAATTCCAGTAGTCTCAGGGGCTGTCGCAGCAGTACCCTTGCCGACAGTGGTTTCAGCAGTGCCAGCAGTACCCTTGCCAACCGTGGTTCCAGCAACCGCATCGCCCTTGGCGTAGGTCACGTCAGCAGCATCAACGGTAGTGGCGTCAGTCTTCGTCACAGGCGAATAGGTTGCATCGTCAGCCTTGGACGCACCAGTGTAGGCAATGGTGTTGCTGTAGCCAGTCACAGTCACAGAGGAGCCAGTGTAGGCAGGCAGAGGCTTGACGCAGATGACATTCCACTGGGTATCCTTTTCAGCAGGCGAAGCACCATAGTCGGCAGTCAGGGTGAACTCGTACACGCCCTGGGTCGCCACGGCACCACGCTTGATCTCAGGATATATCTGATTGCTGTTGGCATCATAGACTGCCAGAATGTACTTGGCGCTGACGGTCTTCGTAATCACGCCAGCATTGGCTGTATACTCGCTATCGTCGATTGTGACAGAGCTCTCCACCACCTCGACGGCATTCTGAAGCTGGGTGCTACGGGCAGCGACCGCAGCGTTCACGCCATCGGCCAGATTGTCCATCGCCGTCTTGACGGTCTCGACGGTTTCATTGACAGTTCCCTTGAATTCGGTCACCTGAGTATTGACATTGTCAATAGAGGTGCTGACCATCGTGTTCACGGATGCGACGGCATTGCCGACATTGGTGTTCACATCCGCAACATTCGCATTGACGGCAGTGTTCACGCTGGCAATCACATCGTCAATTGCGGTTTCGACATTGGTGTTGACCGATGCGATTGCCTCAGACACCTTGGTGTCAAGGGTATCCACGGCAGAACCGACCGCCTGGATGGCATCCTGCGCATTGTCGGCAACACCAGCCGCATAGGCGATGGCATTGGCCTGAGCATTGCCAGCCGCTGCCTGGGCGTTGGTCGCCACAGTCTCGATGCGGGTGTTCAGTGCAGTGACGGCGGCGTTGGTGTTGTTCGCAAAAGACAGGACAGCTCCTTCAAGGGTTTCGATGGCCGCAGAAGCAGTCTCGTGCTCGGCAGTCACGGCATTGTCGATGGCTGCCTGAATATTGGTCACCTTGAAGCCAGCAGCACCGACGCTGAGGACAGAGGCAGTTGAGCCCTTGGTAGTATAGACCGTTTCGGATGCGCCATCGACGACACCACTGATGACATTGCCTACAATGGCAACACCGTTCTTAGCATCGTATTCCTGGAAGACATCGGCAAGAGGGATGTAGAGGGGAGTGAGAGTGGTTTCGCTAGACTCAGCGTTGCCATCAGTATTCGTCCACACTTCAATCTTGATGCAAGGATAGACAATGTCACTTTCAGGCTTGACCTCCGACCAAGTGGTAGGATCAGAATTATCAGTATCAGCCCAGCCAAAAGTCGCAGACCCGATAAACTGATCCTTGACAATGTCAATAATGCCAGCACCTGCAATCTCGTTACCATCTTTATCAGCCAGCGTATACGAAGCAGCGTAGCCAGTGGTGGTGGTGGCGCACTTCACGATTTTCAGACCAGAGGCAAGCTTGGCGTCGTTGCCAGCTCCACTCAGGACGATTGTGGAACCGTCAACGTCAGCTGCGATGACTGGAGACAGATTGTTGGAGGAGTCAATTATGATACCAGCTCCAGCCTCGACGGTAATAGCCTTGTTGTCGATGTAGTCCTTGATTGCAGTCAGGTCAGCCGCCACCTTCTTTTCAGTTCCAGTCTGGTCAGCATATGTGAAGTCCAGCTTCCAGGTATTTTCCATGCTAGTCCTGTCTGGAGTACCAGCCAGGGTCAGACTCTGAATCAGCTTGTCGAGCTCATCGGCAGCGACATAAGCCTTGCCCTTAAAATTCTTCGCCTTGTTAATTCTGATGCTCATTTTTTCTCCTTATTTTTGTGTTGTTGTAACTCACGGAATCGTGAATTTAACCTTAAGATAATTTTACCATACATTGGCAGGCGATATAAAGGAAAAATCACCTGCCAGTGCAACGCTTCTTCAAGACAACTGTTCTTCCTGAAGAATGGTGATTGGCGAACCAGTGGCGAGAACGAACGCATACGCCGTGAACGTCGTGCTGTCCTCAATTCCAGAGCCTTCAACCTTTCCGTCCTCGATGTAGAACAGGGATGTCCCATGCTCGGCATCGAACGAAATGTCGCCGTATGCGATTCCAGTTTCGTTGTTGAAGACATTGAGAACGATTCCAGGGATGACCTTCTGAAGGCTATTACCACTGGCATCAGCTTCTCCACTCATCGAGCTGACCGTTTCCATACTGGAAGCGCTGAACGTGAACGGCTTGATGGCCATCATGCTGTTGGCGGTGTTCGTGGTCATGCTGGTCAGCGTGTCGGACAGATATGCGCCAATGTACTTGAACGCAGTCAGCTTGATGCTGTTGACGGCACTGGCGCCACCGACATCCTGAGGGGTGAACCCTGGCTCGAATGTCAGAAGACCTGACATGTAGGCGAATTCATAAGAACCCAGTGCTTCTGCCCATTTTCCTGGATTCGCCAGTTTCAACGCCTGACCGTTGTACTGGGGAATGCCAGAGTAACCAGCAACAGGCTGTCCTGTAACCTGGTCGGCGACGGCGGTTGGGGCAATCCAGTCGACGATTCTCTTTGTTCCTTCTGACACGCCATCCTCTCCAGCCAGAATCTCAAATGCCTGGAACTTACCACCGCCATCGGAGCCATTGACCTTCGTCATGGGAACGTTTTCATACAGTCTGACGGCAGGATAATTTGGATTCGTCCAAACTGAACCACCTGCGTGGAATGCCGTTTCAACACCACCAACCTTAAACGCTGCAACAAGGTCGTTGGTCGCATCAACCGAGTCGGTGTTCGCCTTGTCTACATTGTTGATAAATGCAGTCTGCGGGGCAGCCCACACCTTGTTCGTTGTTATGATATGTCCATCGACATTGAGTGCCTGCGCCAACGCCTCGCCAGTCTGCGTGGCAATACGTGAGGCGGTATGGTACTTAAGTCTATTCGCTAAATATTTTGCATCAGCCATTGTTGTTTCCTCCTATATATTAGCCGCGAGCAATCGATGTGATGGTTGGACCAGTCCCCGAGAACACTATCTCAACCCAGCATCCAGTATCACTTGTGATGTAGTCAGCTTCGGTCTTGAACGTATAGGGAAATGTCAGCTTTGCCGCCGTCTTGTTTGGGGCAGTTCCGATTCCGGCAGTGCTCGTGACATCAAGGACATTGTCCTTTGAGTTTCCAAGCTTGACCGACTTGACATTCGAGCTAGTCAAGTTAGATCCGTTTATGGTGAGCGTTCCACCCTTTTCAGTTCCAGCAGCCGTGAAATAGAACAGCGCCTTCTTGTCGCCTGAAGTAGATGGCTGGGCATAACTCGCATTGCCGACGAATGAAGTCGTTATGTTGGAAACAGGATACTGAATTGCACCGTGGTAAAGCATCAGGTCGTTCTCGCCACAATTTGCTGCGTCATCAAACGCAGTTCCATCCAAAGACCTTCTGTTTGCCGAAGTAACGGTTGAATTTGGCGTTCCTGTATAGACGTCAATTGCCGTCACCTTCGTTTCCCCATCCGATTCATAGATGCCACCAGTAAAGGCTGTTGCTCCATTGATGTTCCAGACGTTGCCAGACACATTGTCTCCAATTCCGGTATATGCTCCTGTTGTCCAGGTTGAACCAGTCTTTGAGATTTCGCCAGAATATGTCGTAACCTGCGTCTTTCCAATGTCGCCACAGAAGTTCTTCGTGTTGTCGAAACTGATGCTTGCGCCATTGCCTGCATCGGTGGCAGGTTTGGCCATGTCGCCAACTGTGACCGAATACGTATATGTTCCTGCCTTGAATGAGGTGATGCCAGCGTATTTGACAGTATTGGTGGAATTGACTGCTGGAAGAACCAGCTTCGCACCATTTGCCGTTGGCTTTGTCGTCGTGTCGTTGATGTAGTAGCAGACCGTCTGGAATGCGCCATCGGCAACTGGGTAATTCGCAGCCCCTTCGGTTCCCGACACGGAATCCACCCTGACCTGTACAGTTCCATCTGCCAGCCCAAGCGAATCCAGCTTCACCATGAATGTGGGCTTGCCCTCATATCCAGTTGCACCTTCGGCGGTCTTTGCCTCTTCCTGGAAGCCTGTAATCTGAAGATACACACCAGTGCTCGGAACTGACTGGCTGACGCCTGCGCCTGCCACATAATAGCCGTTTCCAGTGATTGGACCAAACGAATACTCATTGGTCGTTGCACCACTTGCCGACTTGACTGTCAGCTTAAGAACCGTGGAAGCGTTGTCATCAAAATGGATTTTTTCAGCCGTTGTGATGGTGGCATTATTGGTTCCAACGCCCTTGAGAATCACGTTCGCCGTTGCGCTGGCAGCGCCATTCACCCTAACCGTAGAACCATTGTTGGCTCTTGCCATTGACGCAGTGCCGTCGGTCTGACCATCGGTGGTGTTGAACGTGGAGGAGTTCAGGTTGTCGCCAATGCGAATGACGATTTTTCCACCTGTACGGTAGAACACCTTGCAGTTCCCAATGAACTGGATGTTGCTGAAATCCTGATCCTTCGTGTCCGCGCCTTCCTGCGTCGCATCGGAGGGAGTTGGATTGTCGATTGAGGTGATGTGGATTGGGTTCAGGTCATGCCTGAGATTGCCAGTGTCCTTGTCAATCAGACCACTCTCTCCACCTGTCGCTGCCTTTATCGCATCGTCCAACTCGGGCTTAGTGATGTAGGCATCGCCTTTAAAATTCTTGAGTCCAGTTGCTCTAACTGCCATAGTTAACTCTCCTTGTTGCATCATTAAAACTCAATTGTACTTTTAAAAACAAAAGAATCTTCATAAACAAAAAATCACAAAACCTCGTATACATAGAGGCGAGGTTCTCCAGAACCATCGCAATCTATTCTACAACGGTTCGTCTTCCCCTTCTCAAAAGATTGCATCTGGGTCATGGCAACGGCTTCCACCTCCGCATTCTCCCCCATGACAATATCGACATATGTCCAGCTCATCGTATCATCCACGACGTCATTCATGAACAGTTGCCCTTGTCCGTTTACAGTCCACCTGTAGCAACCACCAGGAGTGACGTAGAGCAACTGGTTGTCGCTATGCACAATCGGTCTCTGAAGCCTCGTGTACTCGCTCGTGTCCCCGAGCTCGACCCATTCGTACCCGTTCCACGAATACTCCTTCGCACCGACCTGCCATGTGTCGCCATTCTCTGGGTTCTCGACCTGAGACAGCCCCTCAACGGAATCGAGCTTGCCCTTCCAGACATGCACCTTCGAAGCCCCAATCGGTATCCTGCTGGCATCCACGCCAAGGCCAGCCCCGACAGTGTAGATGCTCACGACATTCCTTCCGTTCCTCAATGTGGACACGTAGTCGTAATTGTCTTTATCGAGATAGATGTCGGTCGTGTCGACATCATGGTTGTAGCTCATCTTGACGATAATACGGTGCTTTATCGGGTCGTTGTCGTTGTAATATCCAGCCATGTCGATTGCGTATCCGTTCACCGTGATTCTCACGTGCGTCGTCTCGTCCCCGTCCTTGTCTGGATAGTCGGTGATGTTCTTTATGTTGCCAGATGCGTCCATGGCGACATAGTCCACCGAATCAGACGGGAACATGTACTGTATCTCGGATATTGTGACCGACGCAGGGAACACCTTCTGGAGATAGTATATGTCGATGATGTTCTTTCCGTTGTTCAGCTTTGAGCATGCCTCGAACTCCTCGCCATCCATGTATATATGGGAACGGCCAGAATACACCCCGTCTGACTCGTAGTTTATTTTCAGATAGCACTTGTCGGGAACGAGCGCGTCGTCGTTGGCGAACGTCTCCGTTCCGAGGGCATATCCTGCAACGTCAATGCAGTATATCGTCTGGGGGTCGCCATCCGTGTCGTCCGAATCAGATATGGCATAGTTCTCGCCTTCCTCGTCAACCGCCGTTCCATCCTGATTGAGAACAAGGCGCTTCTTCCTTATCGGAGTGCTTGTGGCATTCGTGAGATAATAGACACGGATGATGTTCTTCCCGTCCTGCAATGACGCAAAATAGTCGAACTCCTCCTGCTGGAGGAAAATGTGCGACGTTCCCAGTCCACCCGTCCCGCTCTCATAGGTTATCTGGGTGCCGTACTTGTCTGGAATCGGTGCGTTGTTGTCGGCATATGTCGATATGCTGAGCACATATCCAGAGAAGTCTATCCTGTACGGAGTTGTGTCATCCGAGTCGCTGTTCAGGTCGTCATCGATGTCTTGAAGTTGCCCCTGCACCTCGACGACACGGTTGTTCGGGTCGAGATGGACATCCGAGACATTCACTATGTAGTTGTAGTCGGCGACCTCCTTGAGCTGGTCGAGATGCTCCGTCACCCATTCTACGGCCTGCTTCTCGTCCCCTTCAAGCGCATTCCCACTGATTGTGCTTCCACGATAGACCCACTCCCCAAGCTCCTCAGACCATTCATAGAAGTCTATGGCATCCTTCTCCGCATTGTAGACGGGGGCTATCTGGTTGTCGGCAGCATGGCTCGGCAGGTCATTCGGGTCATCGACAATGGGCAACATCCCACCGACCATGTTTACCCTGAGCGCATCCTTCGAAGCATCATATATTGCGTTCAGGTAGTCCTGTGCGTTGTTCATGCTCACCCTTATGACATTCTGCCTGTTGTCGAAGCACTTCTGCAATATGTACTGTGATTGGTGTAGTTGTCTGCTCATATCCGTTCTTAAAATTTTACAACGACCTCAACTGATTTTATAAAGACTGCCAAAAAATAAGCGAAAACTTATTTTGGCTACAGAAGCAATATACACATGAATATATCGTACGTTCTATTTTACCACAAGCAGATTCCATCAGGCATTGTTCGGGACACGCCTCCTTCCCATCTCGTCAAGCGACTTGTATCTGTAGACTTTTCCATGGGCATTCCAGCATGATGCGTCTATTGCCCCTGCATAGTCGAGAACAAAATGGGAAGACGTGTCAAAATCGGCTATTGGCGCAGTGGCTGGATTGACAGGATTCGAAAACACGATTCTTATCGGATGGTTTTGCACGTATTGGACTTCATTGTCTATTGTCAATATCGAAACCATCGCAGTGAAAACCCTCGTGTGCGAAGTGTCAACCGTCATGGAATGGCATTGCGTTTCATATTCATGCAATTCACTGTTGTACGTGCGTACAGCGCCGATTATGCCATCCTGCACAAGCCCAGTAAAATCCCCTGAAGAATCCTTCCCGAAAAAGAGATTGTCGTAAAGCCTGACCCTGAATGCGAATCCCCTGTCGCTTATTCCATCAAGGTCTACGGACATGACGCAACTTCTCCCGCCGATGGCCTTGAAGGCGAAGAACCATTCCCTGCGCCCATTCACCATGTCTGTGCCAGGAATGACGAACGGGGATATGCCATGGCACACATGTGGATATTCCGCAGACCAGTCTGCCTTGTTCTCGTTTATCTCTGCGACTTGCCTGAAAAGGCTTCCAGTGGACTTGTTCGATATCAGCTTCATGATGACGACTGCTGGCCAGACAGCTCGACATAATTGACAACTGCCCTGCAAAAATTCGATGTCGCATTAAAATACAGCTTGTGGTTATATGGCAACACGAAGAACCCCTCCCATAGGACAAGATAGTCGTTCGCCTTCATCTCAATCTCGATTGTGGCATATGACTTGCTGGCAACTCCATCAATTGAAGACTCCGTCCCATCCGTCCTTATGACATGGACAATGCACGCTTCGTTTCCACTGATAAGCTCAAGCGACTTCATCACGGTGCCCATGCTCGCACCAGTGAGCAGAAGCACATTGTCGGCTACAGCTTCTCCCCCGCTTCCAGTAACAGACGCAACACCAGAACTGTTTCCTATTGTTATCATTTTAGACTCATCCGAATATCAATGAATACAGGATTATCTCATCAAGCGTAGCATCGCTCAATGAGGCAGAAAAACCATCAAGGCCCTTCGCACCCCTATTATACCTGATTTTCCACGTCCCCTCAAGATGGCCATCCACAAGAAAATCATCCAGAACCACATTGACGCCGTCCACGATGCCACCCAGTCCCACTCGCTCAACCTGGTCTGCCATCACGACTTCCCCATTGCCGTCGACAACGGTGATTCCACCAGGGAAAACGCCATCGACACAATATACCCTCTTCCCGTCAACGGAAACAAGGTCTTCGTCATTAAATTCTAAATCGTTCATGGACGGCATTGCAATCACTCCTGCGCACTATACGGGAACTGGTTGATGATGCTGTCTGGAATCGGTTTCCCTGCCTCGTAGTCATCGGAGCCCGTCCATGCTATCTTCCTCTTGATGTCCTGGCTCTCCTTCGCCGTCATTAGACGAAGCCTCTGGTTCTTGATGTCATCCATCAGGAGCCTTCCACATATGTTCATCACCCGTCCCTTCTTGTCATTGTATTCGGTCACTTCCCCACTTGTCGAATCATAATGCCAGTTGTTGTTGTTGACGATGCGCAACGTGTGGTAGTCATCCCTTCCACATGTCGGGCATGGATAGTAGAACCTGTCATGTATCACGTTCCCGCAATCTGGGCATATCACATCGCCGACAGACGACCTCCATTCAAAAACGACGGTGTTGCAGTGCTCGCAAACAATGGGTGGATTGACAACCATGTAGACGACCCTTCCCCAGCAACCATCGCCAGTGTCGACGCTCAAGATTCTCCCAACTGGTATCTTCATTCGGCATTCCCCATTGTCAATTATCTTCATTCCTCTCTTTTCATGAAAATGCTCTCCATGAACTTCGAGAGGCTTTTGCACAGCTCGCCTGCACGCCAGAAGGCAAAACACTCGGCGAAGAACTCCTCGACGCTCGTCTTGGAATATTCGCTCGGGAACACATCCTCGCCAGCCCATAAAAGCCCACCGCCTTCATGAAGCATCTTCCCATATCTGGCCTTCACCATTCTCCTCTGCCCCCTTGACATCCTCATGAACCAGAGCCGATGGGCAAGCTCGTGGAGAAACGAATGCAGAATCCTTCCGTCGGAAAAATCAGACTTCACCCGCATCGAATCATTCTTCGGATTGTAGTCTGCCAGCACCCTTGGTGGCAAGTCCTCCTTTATCTCGACTATTCCATATGACAGCACATCGGAAAATCCACCAAGCAACTCGTCAACCCTGTCAAGCAGAGCCATCACCTGCACTGGACTTCTCGTGCCCTTCTCGAACACAAGCCTCCAGCCACGATGCCTTTTCTCGACAAGCCCTCCACCAGATGTAAAATCGGTGTCCACATGAAAAAGATTCTCGAATTCAGGAACGGTCATCCCAAGCTCACGGAGCAACGGCGCAACTGCCTTCCCTGCCGTTATCGTCCTGTCATATCTGATGCAGTCCTGAAACTCCTTCAGTGCCTTGTCGCTTCCCATCTTCAACGCCACAAGAATCGAATTGAAGACACCACGCCCATGCTGGGAGGAAAACTTCGTCTTGTCAAACTTGATGACACGGTACGAGTTCTTCGCGTTTTTCTCCACATAATAGCATGGAAGCGAATGACCATCAAGAAACGCATATGCCATGCCATCCTCAATGGTATACCACGAATATATGGATGCGACTATCCTTCTTGCAATTGTGTCGGCTTTACTCATATCTCCAGCAACAAAAAACGCCTATTCCAATTATTCTACCATATGGAAAAGGCGTTTATTAACAAGTTATCCTAGCATATCCTCTTGGCGTGTTGCTCATCGTTGGCAAGATTGACGCCAAGGACATCATCGTAATGAGGCTTCTGGCCAGGACGATAACGACCGAACTTGACAACGACGTTTCCAAGCTCCTTCAGCTGTCCAATCTTCTCGGAAACCTCATTCTCGTAATAGCCAGTGTAGATGACTATCGTGTCCTGCGTGTGCGACCTGAAGCATCGCAGGAAGCCAAGGACATCGTTCCATGAGTTGTTCCACAACGGCTCGAACCCACCCAGCACCAGCGCATGCATGGTTCCGAGCTTCATGTACTTCCTCACCAGCTTCTCATTGTCAATCTCCTTGTTCTTCAGGCAATGCGCAGGCGAATTCTGGCAAAGGCAGATGTCTGCCCCTATCTCCGTGCAGCACTTCCAGTCGCAAAAGCATGTCCCGATGAACATGCTCGTCTCACGGTAGTTCACAACGTCGTCGAATATGATGTTCTTGTATTGCATCTACATCCACCTCACATCAGCGAATCAAAATCGAACTTCTTGTTTTCCTCCCACCAGCGATGGTCATGCTCGACACGGCGCTCCTTCGACATGTTCTTCCTCGGAACGCAGAATCCGACAACCCTCGTCCACGTCGTCACTGGCTTCCCGCCGCATATCGGGCAGGTGTCCTCGTAGAACCCGTGGTTGTGCTCGCAGGAATTGACTTTTCCGTTGAAGGCAAAATAAGGAATGTGGTGGTCTGCTATGTAGTTCAGCAACTTCCACGCCTGCTCCTTGTCGGCGAAGGAAGAGTCGAAGTTGTAATGGCTGATGACTCCACCACCCATGTAAGAATCCAGTTGCTCGCCGACCTCCACCTTGTCGTGCATCGTCGTCTTCTCGGACAGCGATATCCACTGGTTCGAATAAAGCGTAGAAGTATATTCCTCGTTCGGGAACAGGATTTTGTCCTTCTGGAGGAACACCGCAGCGGCACGCTCACCGGGAATCTGCTCGATGTTGTACAGGAATCCATACTTGTCGGTGTACTCCTGCTTGACCTTCGTAATCGTGTCGAATATGCGCTTGGCGAACTCGATTCCCCTGTCGGTGTAGTTCGTGCACTCGAACTCATCCTTCTGGACATATCCCATCTTCCTGACTGCCTCGAAAAGCGCATTCACGCCAATCGTGCAGTACTGCTTGCTGACATCAATGATGTCAAGCGTGTAGTTCGGCAAAAGACCCTTCTCGACGTTCCTCGTGATGATGGAGCGAATCACCTGCAACACCTCGCAGCAGAGGGCGACACGCTTCTCAAGTATGGCGATGTAGTCGTCCTCATCCTTGCACTCGTAGGCGATACGGGCGAGGTTGATTGAGTTGACCTTGACGGAACCGACTTCAAGCGCAGAGCCACCGATGGACGAGAAGTTACCCAAGTTGTTGATTTCAAGAGAGTTACGCAAACGGCAACAAGATGAGAGGGCATTCACGGCATCGTCAATGGAGAAGTTGCAGTCCATCCATTTTGCATTCGTGTCACTGCACCATCTGGCGAACTCCTCATGCTTGAACCTGTGCTTTTCATAATCAAAGATAAGGCAATTTGACACGACGGGGAATGTCATCATGTTGGTCTCATGGCACTCCCTCATCACGTCCATGAACACCTTCTCATGCTCGATTATGTCCTCAATGTGGTCAATGGCATGAGTGCCATCTGGGAACTCAAGGCCACCGAACAGCTCGACAAGATAATCCTCGTCCATGATGGAAAGCGTGGTGTAGGCAGACTGGGTTATGCGAAGATATGGCTGGTTGAGCTTGAATATCATGCGCTGAAACTCCTGCCTGCGGTAGTATTCAGGATCCCTGATGAAATATCCGTTCTCGACATCGTGCTTCCAGAAGTAGTAGCTCCAGATAAGATAATTGGGAATCGAGCATCCACCGGAAGTCCTGTTGCTGACCCACGACACGAACTCGGCGACGAAATCCGTGAATGTCACCAGATGCTTCGGCGCCTCATGGTTAAAATCGTTCACGAAAAACAGCCCTTCCTTCGCAACTCGTTCCAAATCATAACTATAACAGTTATGAGACAAGATCCCATTGCACATGAAATGACCTGTTTCCGTAGTGATGTCATATACATATTCATCGGTATCGAGTTCCAGTACCTCATTATTGGAAATTAGTTTTTCTCCATATCCAAATGTATATTTCCCATTCGTGTAACGCCCCTCATCTTCAGAAGAAGTGAACTCTATTCCATGTTCGCGTATCTTGATTGAATCAAAGTTTTCAACATCACTATATGGCGTAAATGCAAAATGATAAATATACTTGTGTTGAACTATTTTTCCATTTTCTCCATCAAATGCATTATAAATGCAAGGGGTCTGCTCTCGCACCGTATAGCCGAACATTCTTGCAATAAACGCCAGCTGATTAATAAGAGTTCTGGAAGTCATCCGAATATGTATTCTTCTTCCTTGTGTCTGTGTCAAAGTGCCATCTCCGTCAAGAACTCCACCAATAATTCCTTTCAAGAACTCCCTATTAAAGTTCAATATCGTAGGACGCAATTTCTTTTCATGGCACAAACATCTTTCACAAATTGCATTTGCAATCACATCTGCCAGCACCTCGCTCCTAATAACAATCCTGAAACATTTTTTCAATTCCGTATTATAAATACGATATCCAAAGTTCAAACGCTCGCAAGTTTCAACAATCTTGTCGAAAATGCTTCCCTTATTCTGAGAAATCGAGATGATGTCATTCGTCGTCGTCCCTTCTGCAATGATGATTCCAACTAGCCACCCAAAATCAAAATCGCACTTTATCCTATTCTGAATGGGATTCATGGCGCACGAATAACAAACCTGTCCATCCAAATGAGTGTCGCCACCCATATAGTTTTCTCCACGGAACAGTATCTGCCTATCCTTGTTATAGTAATCAAGGCAAAAGATTTCATTCACATTTCCAAAAGTGGATTTTTCAAACTTTTCAGTGAAAATCACATCCTTTTCGCAAATAACATCCTTTGCGTCCTTGTCACCATTTTTAGTGATTATCGGATGATTTGATGTTACAATTTCGGTCATTCCATTATTCGCCTTCACAAAATGAAAGTTCTGCGTCTTTGGCTTGCGTATAACTCGCTTTACACCAGTCCATTCATTGCTAGTATCAAGCACCAGCAAATCATTGGTATATTTGCAGTATGCTTGGTCTTCTTCAGAAAGCAAAACAATATCTTCCTCAACCAAATCATACAATTGTTCAAATGACGTAAGCAGTTCCTGTCCCTTGTATTTGACAAACACAAGTTCCGTTCCCTTGTAGGAATACGGCAGAAACGACGAATTGAACGAGTCATGGAGATAAAATTTTCCGCTCCATTCGCCCTCAAGCCACTCGTTCGCCTTCCTTGCACCATGCTGTTTCTTCATTTCATAGTATATCTTGTTCAACGAAAGAAGCTTCATGTGTGGCTTGTTCATTTCGTTGAGAAGACTCGTGACATCCTTTGTCCCGACATTAGAGTTCCCATCGATGGAGGCGTCTGCGACATTCTTGCTGTTCTTGTCCACAAAGTGGTCAATGAACTCCGTGAAGTTCAACTGCCCCTCGGACAGCCCGTTCAGATTCCTCATCTCATCGCCGTACTTCTTTGAAAGTTCATAAAATTGATCAGTAAATCCCTGGTCGAGTTTGACATTGATTTGCATAGCATGCTCCTTAAAAAATATAAATTACAGTGCGTTCACGTACTTGACAGCCTCAAAATATCCAAGCATTCTACCATCATCCAGCTTCAATACCGGAACCGATACTATGCCTAGACTGTTCATTGCTTCCCTGTCATCGCACTTCTCAAAACCAATGCCCTTGTCCGAAAGCTTCTTTTCCAGAATCCTGCATTTCGGACATCCCGTCGTATAAAGAATCATCTTTTCCATTTTCTGTTTACTCCATTACTTTGATACCTGTGAAGAATCTCTTGAAAACCTCAATTGTCGACTGAAAAACAGAAAAATGAATTTCTTTGTTTTCACTTATACTGGTTTGGCGCCAATCCATGCACGAAACCAAAAAGTTACGACAATCCATTTCAAAACAGCCGTCCAAAATCAGTGAATGCCGTTCGCCAATCAGGAAAATCACCCTATTATACGAATGAAAATTCATTCGTTCATCGACTTTAAATATGGCATGAAAAAGCCCAGCCTGCATGAGAAGACAAGCTGGGCTTAGAAGTTTAGACGCTGTTTATAACCAGCAGTGGCTATTACTGTGCATCAGTCCATGTCACTTCTCCGTTCAGCTTCTCGGACTCAGTATAGGCAAGCACGGACGACTGACCAGCCTCGGTGACAACCCATCCTGCGCTTGTAACTCCACTGGATATCTGGTCAACATGCGAGATTGTGAATTGTGGCTCATATCCACTTGCGCCTGAAGAGTAGTTGGTATAGGTGCATGCCGTTCCGATGGCATTCGGCGCATCCTTAATGAACACGGAGCCAGACTCGACAGTTGCCACAGCCGAATCAATCGTCACAGCCATCTTGTCATATGGAACTGGCGATGCATAGCATGAGGCAGCTGTGTCAAGAACTCCTGACTCGCCTTCGGTGTAATAGGTCTCATAAAGCGAACTGAAATTAGCAACAACTGTTGAAACAGCATTTACGGAATTCAGCGAAACATTCCTTGAAGCCTGAGCATACAAGTCATCTGCCTTGACATGAAGTGCGATTGTGTTCGACTCAAGATTGATTTCTTCCTTCGTCAAGACGCCGACATTTGCAGCCATATCCTTCATCAGCCTGTCGGTGACATAATCACGCAATTCAACTGTCTCGACATATTTTGCCGCATACTCATTCGCCGAAGCAATATAGACAGACGAAGCACTGGCGATTGCTTCGCTTGTCACATTCTGGACATTGACCGTTATCCTTGGGACAGAAGGGCTTGTAATATTCACAACATAGTCAGAAGCATTTATTGACATTTTGCTCTCTCCTTTTTGTATTTTGGAAAAACTAAATTGACACATGGCGTTCATATATTCATCGCAATATAAGCAAAAGTTCATTTTATCATGCTTATGATGTAGTAGTCATCCTCCCTCTTGGAGTTGAACCAATGCCCGTTCGACTTGACGGCAGACACGCCATCGACAAAAGACCAGTTGACCTTCTCATCGACGGACACAATGCATGTCCCGTCCGTCACGTCAATCATGTTGTACACCATTGGCTTGAAGAATTTTTCATGCCAGTCCTTTTTCCCAGTGCATTTTACATCCGACTGGAATTCGTCATCAGAATAATGCTCCTCATTCCAGTACGGTGGGCACGTGAACGACAAGCCAGCCTTCCGTCCCCTCATTAGATTCATCACGCAGTCCCTGTCCGAAGAATCCCCATAAATGACTTCCACGTCGTACTTCATGTATTCTGCAAGGGCGTTAAGCTCATCGACAAGTACCTTGTTGGCATCAATCGCCACGTACTTCATTCCGAGAAGATACGCCCCCAGCATCCTTCCTCCCCATCCTGCGCAGGGGTCGAAGAAGATTCCACCTTTTTTGGCAAAAGGCCTGCAGTGGATGTACACCATGCTCTGGTTCAGATTCGACACAGTCCTGAACGAATGCTTGAACTTGAGATTCGCCATGATTCTGCTGTGATGATAACGCCCGACATTATTTCTCAATTCGTAGTCCACAACCTGCCTCATCAGTTCGGCATCATTCCATAAATCCCTCAGCGACTTGTGATGGCTCGTCTTCGAATATGCGTCCATTCTGCTCCTTATGAAGTTGTTGAGCATGACGTTGCCGATAAAGCATGGCTGATGGATGAAGTCATCGTGGTTGAGCGTCCTGAACACCTCCCAGTCTTCTTCCATTGAGTTCATGTCCATCAACGGCTCCTGTGACTGGAACTTGTCTACGATTTCATCGAGAATCTTGTCTGGATGCTTCAATGTCGCATAATGCGATGGCTCGTTCAGGCACCATATGGCATCCTCGCTAAGCTTTCCAGAATGGTCAAGCATCTCATATCCCATCTCATGGGCACTTGAAAAGATGCCTGCAAAATCAAGCAACTTTTTCAAGTTCGTTTCACTCGCATCCTGCATGAACAGGACAAGAACCCTGTGCCCACCATTCTCATAGGCGTTCTTGATTGACGTCTCGACAAGTTCTGGAATCAAGACAATTTCATCCACCACGACGACATACCATCCGTGTTCCCTCCAGAACGGATTATAATAGGCCATCCCATTCTCTGCATTCCATACTGCCTTGTCAAGACGCCCCATCTGATTCCCGTCATTGAGAATGAACGACGGCATATACGGATACTTCTCCATTTTTCCAAAATACCCGTTGCAGATGTCCTCGTGCGACTTCGGCTTCATCACACCGTCATCATAAAATATAGGGCACTCCCACCATTTTTCGATATGGAACCTTTTCTGCAGTCCATGCACATTCACGACAAACGGTGGCGTGTTTGAATCCAAAAACTTCTCAAGCTCATTCATGGCAAAGCATCAATCGCATTTTTATCCAATCTTCTCATCGGCTGGAAGACCTTCCATGTCAAAAAAGAAAAGCCTCCGTCCCCTTGTTCATCCTGTCAACGGAATACTGGCATTGTTGCTCGGACAATTCCATTCCAATGCATTTCATTCCATGCGCAATTGCAGAAACGGCTGTTGTCCCTGTTCCAATGAACGGGTCAAGCACAACCCAGTCCGAACCGTCTGGCACATACAGGTCAATCAGCCTGTCAACGAATTCAGTGGAATATGTAGCCTTGTTCAAGTCATTCGAACCATCGTTGTTCCTCGCCTCGAAAATATTGTAGAACGGAGAATACAGTTTCTGGCCTGTCTTCTCGAATTGGTTCACGATTTTCTTGTTGGACACGAACGACATCAGCTCATTCTTCCTGCAAAAGACAATCACTGGCTCCACGATTCTGGTCGACTTGTTCTGCGACATGTTGTTCGGAAGAGCGTACTTCTTCTTCCAGAAGAGAAGGTCTGCGACTGTAAAGGAGCTTCAATCGCATATCCCACAAACGGTCGAAAACCAGTCTGCGTTGCCGAAGTCCGTCTGGCTGTCGTTGCCAAGACCAAAATTATAGAGCACGACACGGTTCTCCTTGAGAATCCTGTCGAACTCCCTGAAAAGATTCGCAGACCACTCGATGTACTCGTCGGTCGTCCTCGACTCGATGAACACGTCATACCTCTGATGATATCTGCCCTTCAGACTGTCAGACTCCTTGAGCACGCCCTTCTTGCACGTGTTGTACGGTGGCGATGTGATGACGATGTCAACAGACGAATCGCCAATGGAAGCCATCGCATCCATGCAGTCGCCGTTGTAAAGGGTCACGAATGAATTTTCATGATATGGTTCCATCATCGATTTCATAAAATCACCCATTCAGAACAACGCAATCTGAACAGCCTCACGCATTTTCTCGTCGAACCTGCGCACACCTGCACCATAATACCTGCCATCAATCTCTGCGCCGTATGCGATTCTTCCATTCCTGACGGCAGAAAGCGATGCGGAGAACAATCCTCCAAACGGTTCCCAGACGGCATCGCCATTGTCCGTGGACGACTTGATTAGCATGTCCATCATCTCCAATGGCTTCTGGTTCGGATGGAGAACCTTGCCGTTCTCGTCCCTGACACGCTCATCGCCACTGATGTCTGGGAGCGACCAGACGTTCGTCATGCCTGATGGACAGTGGAACTTGGGCAACCTTAGCGCCATCCGTTGCTTCATCTCGTCGATTCCAGAACGGCTCTGCTCCACGACTTCATCGCCAAAATACGGTCTTCCCTCTGGATTGCCATGCTCATTGGCATAGTTCCTAAGCTTTGCCAGTTGCTCCTCTGGAGGCACATAGAAGCACGAATCAGCAGTCAAGTACTTCCTCGTCGCAGCATTCTTGACGCCACACGCCTCATTGGCCTTGTTCAAGGGAAGCCCAGTCCTCATCCACTCGTCACGAAGATAGTTCTGAATCGGAATGTTGCCTATGCTACCACGTATATACTGCACGCAGACCTCGCTCACGCATGGGAACTGGTTCAGCGTCCTCGTGTTCGTCCTTCCTGCGACATGCCCCATTCCCTTGTCCCAGACACAGCAACGGACGTACTTCCAGCCATGTTCCCTGAGAACGGGATGCACGTTTGCCCAGCCAATCTCCGTGTTGAAGAACCACAGCGTCGTGAATGTCCCACACAGTTCAGACCACTTCGCAACATGTGGCTCATACCAGTCTGCAAGATGCTCATGGTTCTTCAAGTCGCCATCGAATCCGTCTATTCCATATGCGCCGTCCGACACTATGGTCATTGGCGTAGCCCACTGGTCGTAAAAATCCATGGCGTCGCCACAATAAAGATGCGCATTTTCAATCATGATTCATATTCCTTTAAAAAACAAAAATCCACGCAATCAATGTGATTTTAACTGGTTTAATTCAAAAACAAGTTGCTCGGCTGAATATTTACACTCGCAAGGGCACTCGACTTCAGCAAGCTTCGCAACAATCCTGCTGATTGCATTTTTATAGTCCTTCCTCACTTCATCTGGCAACGACTCGACCGATGTTTCTGCAATTCCAATGTCGATGGGTGAAACCTTTGCATTGGTCACGACTGCACTTCCGACAGCCTCGACTGCCACGGAATCTCCATCACATTCGATGACAATAAGATAATTGACAACACGGAATCCGTCGCCGACATGCGTGACGCTCCTGACAAGCCTGCACCTGAACAGGTCGCATTTATTGCATATGCGCACATCCATCATAGCTTTCCCCCACACAACGGGCATACGCCGAGCTCATGCTTCAACTCCTCGAATTCATTCTCTGCCCCAGCCAGTTCAGCAACCAATGAGTTCGCCTCCTTCTCTGCAATACTGTGCCTCTTCCACACATCCCGTGCGCTGAAAAGCCTAGATTCGGCAACGGAAACCCCATCATCCATTGCTTCTACCTCCTTCTGCAATCTCTCCAGCGCATCGGAATCCATTCCTGCCACCTGCTTCGCAACAGACAGCGCTTCCTCCATCGCAACTGTCTTCTCGCAAACAGCGATTGTCCTGCACAATGATTCATATTGCCCCAGCATATTGGACATCGAATCCACATCTATTCCAGACGACTCCATTGCCGTAGCAAGGCTCTCCTCGACGCCAAGCGCCTTCTGGACAATGGCAATGCCACCATCAAGCGCATCAATCTCCCCTGAGACATCCGTCAGGACATGCTCATCTGGAATCGACTCAAGGCGCTTCCTTGCAACATCAAGCCTGTCCATGCAGTCGCCGACTTTTCCAAGATATCCGTCTGCAACCGATATGTCAGAGTCCATCAGCCCGACGGCTTCATGAAGTTCGCCTATCCTGTCAACGTCCTTCTGATATTGGGAGAAGATGCTCTCATCGATTATCCCACTCTTCAAGTCGACTATCTCCTGTTGCTTCTCGTTAAGCCACTTCCTGTCCTTCAGTAAATCTGCCGAGAAGTCCTTGATGAGGTCTTCCATTCCTCCGAGACCTATTGCGTTGTCCATCATGACCGCAATCATGTTCGACGTGGACTTCTTGTCGCCGACCTCCGCAAGCATGTAGTGCTTCTCAAGCTGTGTCTGGAAGTTGGGAAGTTCGGAGATTCCGTTTCCACGCTCCCTCTTCCCCATTCCGAGAATTTTCGTCGCAAGCTCTGGAACCGACGTCCCTACCTTCTGGAACAACTGGATGTCATTGTCGCCTTCCTTGCAACGCCATCGATTCACCTTCTCCCCACGCTCTGCCTCGACCCAGCCCCGTTCGGTCTCCACCTTCACCCTGCAGAACTCATAGCCAGTGCGAACCATCTCCTTGCTCCAGTCGTTGTTGACGACCATCTTGATTCCACGGAGAAGACTGCTTTTGCCTGAATTAGACAATCCGACAATCGAGTTCATGCCATCCGTGAAATGAATGGTCGTGTCCTCATGCGCCTCGAAATTCTGTATGCTTACAGACTTTATCATATCTATATCTTCCTCAAACACTCCTAAAAACAAAAAGCTCCACGCCAATAATATGGCATGGAGCCTCATAAACAAGAACTCAAACCTCGAAAACCATTCCATTGTCGTCCCGATAAAAAAAGTGGATATTCCGTTCACGACTTCTGTTCACAAGTTCAAGGAACGTCATCTTCAATCTATTTTTATTCCCCCTGACAATAGCCTCAATCACATATTTTTTTGATTTTTTATCATAGAAAAAGCGTATCTGGTTCTTTTCGCCATATTGAAGACCAGCTATCCACGAAGTCCTTGAAACACCGAGAAGCTCCATAATTCTCCTCTCCATTCCCTCTGGAAACACGATTCTGCCATATTCACCAAGAACATCAAACTGCTTGAGCAGTCGTGGGGCATTTCCATTTTTAGCATATATTTTCTTCAGCAAATCAACTCCACCAGTTCTCTTATGATTGTAAAACGATCCTTCTTGATACTTCACGTGATATTCATTTCCGTTAAATGAAATCAAAAGATTCTTTTTCATCACGAACTTCTTCACTATCTCCGTCTTCAAATCGTCAGGCATCAGCAACAAATTTCGCCTTATTATTTCATCAATTCCATTCTTCTCTCTCTCGTTGAACTCGACGACACGCTCGTCATACGCTTTCTTCAATCTATTGGCTTCCAAGTCCGAAACAATTTCATATCCAATATCACGCAGAAACTTCACGACTTTTGCGCAATCCTTCTCCCTGCTGAAAACGCCATTAGCATAATGATAGTCGATTCTGACAGACCATTCATATTCCTTGTTCACGCACACGTCCCCAAGCGTCAGGTTGCTCCATACATTAAACAAATCGGTGTTATCAAGATACTTCACATTTTCACAAATATAGTCAGTGACGAAGAATGACTTCACGAACTCCTTGAAACTTCCAAGCATATTTCCCTCCCTATCCTTGTCTCCATACTTGTTTTTGCTTTTTCTAAGCATGAAATACTCCGTCATCGTCGTATCCATCGGCATTCCGTCAAGAAGGCATATCTTGTTCAATTCATAGTACATCTTCGGATGGATTCCTTCCGAAAGAAAACCATTGCTTTCAACTCTTTTCAAAAAAACTTCCTCGAAATGCTTTCTCGCACCGTCCAGGCTTCCGTCATTTGTAACATACAAACTGCCTTTTGAAAACATAATCGTCGAATATCCACTATAAATTCCATTGACTGGATTAAAAAAGAGAAAGACGCTCCAAGGCTTTATGCATTTGTTCTCATTTATTTTTGTACCGATTTCATAATTGTACTGCGAAAAAGTCTCGATTCCAGAAATGACATTTTCAATGTGCGACAAAAACCCCCTTGTGAATTTCGTATCAATTTTCAAATTCAAATAAAATCTATACGCATCAACAAGACTGGAAGGCAACGTCATGTTCCTTCCATTAACATTCACTGGCATTCCTGCAACAACAATTTTCTTCATTAAAACTGCTCCTTTAAATTTAGTCTATTTTCATTATCAATTCAAAATCAAGTTTCCTTTTCAACTCATCTATCTTCTCAACAGCTCCCCAGTCTATCCTGTCGGCAAACCTCTCCTTTCCCTGAATTTCGACAGAACAGACTTCGGCAAAATGAAGTTCATCTGCACCATCCTGAACTGCGTGTCGTTCAAATCGCAGTCGAAGCACAATGCCTAGATGTCCTCTGCCGTATGCACATTGTCGGAAAGGAAATCATAAAAGGCAACGTTGTCACGGACAAACTTGTCGTGGAGAGCATAGTAAAGAACTGCAATATAGTTGTCGCTCATTAAAAAACTCCTTTGTTTATTTTGTGAAAACGAAAATCGGCTCTCCAGACTGCGTTCCGACATATCTGTTGCGTGACTTCATGAAAAGCCTCTCCTTGAACACGAATCCTGTACCTTCCGCAAGTTTCTTCAAATCGTCGCACAAATCATACTTTTTATGATTTATGACAACGTCGTCGATGTTCACCACAAATACTCCACCGTTTTTCAGGCATTTGAAACTTTTCTCGACAAATGGTTTCAAAAAGCCATTTCTCCATTCTTCATATTTCTCATACCTGTTGCATGATTCCTCCTCGTCGTCAGAATAATGCTCCTTGATGAAATACGGCGTTGACGTAAACACGAAATCATAGAATTCATCTTCAACACAGACATCCTCGAATGCTCCGAATTTCACGTTCACATCCTTGCCCATAACAATCTTGCCGAATGCATCCTTTACCCTTTCAAGACCTTCACACGTCTTCTTGCAGGCATCAATGCAGTCATATCTTTTCACCCTATCAGAACAGTAAGCGCCAAGCATCCGTCCACCCCATCCACCACAAGGGTCAAGAACAATCGCATTTTCTGGACAATACTTGTCATAGATTTGCTTCGCCACAGTTGGTCTGAATCCACTCACCCTTTCATGTTCAACAAGATAGCTCCTTACAAGAGCCAATGTCGGATAACGGTTGCTGTACTTGCGAATATCGTTCAGTATGTGTCCGAGATTGTTCTCGAAATGCCACATTGCAGACCTCTTCCCGTGCTGACGAGCCTCGAAGAAATTAGGGAACAAGGAAAGAAGTATGTCATTTCCACACGAGAAACCAGTCTGTATGTTTCCTTCGGCATCGAATATGCTTCTGCTGTTCTTTATGCCTGCAACAGTCCTCTCTGTGTCATAGTCATTGACATTCGGATATGGAAATCCATGGCTCTTCAAAAAATCGGCTACGCCATTGTCGTCAAGACCAGTGGGAATGTCATCTTTTACATTGGAAACTGGAGCATCGCCAAAAAGCACAAGCTGACCAGTGGAATCGAACACAGGCTCTTCGACTTTATCTTGTTCTTTGACTTCCTTATGTTCTTCCATCCAAGTATCGAAGACAGTTCTCTTCACGCCGAATCTGTCCATTGTACGCTCGATTCCAATTTCTGAAATCATCTTCTGAACATCTGAAATCGGCGTCGTCTCAAGATTTAGCAACGCGCCACCCTTCACGGCTTTCCTTATCGCAGTCACCGTCCTGCTCGGCATTTCAAGACCACACTCGTTCATCCATTTTCTGAATGTAGTATCAGAGCATTTCAATTCCTTGCACATCTCAATCTGCGTATATCCTTCGTCCATCATCCTTTTCATGACATCTGCCGTGATGTCATCCCTTTTCCTTGTAATCGGATTCTCGACTTTTTCCCTCGGCTTCGCAGGCTGATACGCCCCAGACTCGAACTGCGTCTGCCATTTATTCACAGCGCATTGATGAAACGCCTCTTCATTCTTTCTGCTATGCACAGGCGCACCATACATCTGCGAATACTGTTCCGAAGTCATATTGTGGACTTTCCTCAAATGCTGTGTCAGACTCCCTTTCTTCTCTCCACAGATGACGCATCTCACATAATCCTCTCCTTCTTCTCCAGAAATATTCTTTGCATAGTCTGGAACATAGTCAATAGTGCTTGCATCAATAATATGCTCTGGCTTTATTTCGTCAACACCCCAAACCCTCTTGTACTTGTCGGATTTTGAAGCATAGCTTCCGTCTGGAAGAAGATACACATATCTCTTGCTGTAGTGATGATTGTCTATTCCAGAATACTTCCTCTTGTTTGCCTCTGCCTTTGCATCGAAAGCAACCTTCGAAGTCGTCTGCACGCCATACTTCTCCTCGTACTCCCTTGCAGACATGCCATGCACCTTCATGACATGGTTGGAAAGTTGTCTCATGCACTCGCCACAAATAGCGCACCTCACATAGTCGTCGCCTTCGACCGTGCATGCCTTCCCAATCGAAAAATACGGATTCTCGACCTTTTCATTGAAGCCATAGTAGTCTATTCCACTCACGTTTATACCGTTCACGCACGACCAATCGAAATCCGACGGCATTGAAAGAATGAACCGTCCCTTGTCAGACATTTCCACATTACAGTTTGCCATCATCGGAACAAGCCAGTTTTCCTTCCAGTCGTCAAATGAGGAAAATCTGAATTCCTCGTCTTGCTTGACGACATCCCCGAACCTGTTCGGACACGTGAAGCACAAGTCAATCTTCCGTCCTTTCAGGACACCTTTCAAAAACACTGCATCTGCCACATTTCCTCGGAATATCTCCACATCGCTTCCAAGATAATCCGACAATGCATTCAGCTCGCTTTCATTCTTCTTCCCAGACGCGACACCAATGTACTTCATGCCCATGAACCATGAAGCCACGAGCCTTTCGCCGTATCCAGCATACGGGTCGAAGAAAATTCCACCTTCCGTGGAAAATCGCTTCAGTCTGCTCAATGTATGCCAAAATGACAAGTCCCTTGGAACGGAATATCCGTTCATGTCTATCATTTCATTCAACACGACAGAACTGTTGACCACCTTCCTCCCGTCATCGAAGCACTTAGAAATCGCACGCCTCATCAATGTCATGTCATGCCAGATGTCATTGATTGAACGCGAGTTTTTACAGCAGTCATCCATCCTGCTCCTGAAGAAATAATCAAGCATCATCCTTCCGTCGGAAGAATACGTGTACATGGTTGCGCCTTCATATTTCCTTTTTACATTCTTCAAATCGACATCAATCATGTTCCTGTTGTAATATGGAAGAATCCTTGAATGATAGAACTCGCACAATTCATCCACAATGGATTCCTTGTCGTCAATCGACCTGTAATATTCATTGTCATTCAGGCATGCGATTGCATCATCGCTCAATGACTGCACATTTTCATGATGTGCATATGCATCATCGCATAGGCACTCTCTCTTGAATCTTCCAATGAATTCGTTTATCTTTGGAACACATACCTCATACCAATGATTTTTAATGTCATGCTCCCATAATACAAGGACATGGTTTCCAGAACTCTCATATGCACGAACGACTTCCTTTTCATGCTCCAGTTCATTCATTCCAGTAATGCTTTTTGAGTGCCAGTAATCGCCGAAAGCCTCTATGTACCAACCGTGATTTCTCAAGAACGGATTTGAATAGTCAAGCCCATTGTCGGCATTGTACACTGCCTTGTCCAATGACCTGCATTGCTTTTCATCAAGCAACACAAAATCAGGATATGCCATGTCATACTGTTTCAATTCCAATCCGTTTTTCCCGTCAATGCCCTTGCTTACATACACGCCGTCTGCAAAATGAACTGGGCACTGCCATTTGAACGAATGATACTTCTCGACAAAATGGCTTGTTCCAACCACAAAATCAGGAGTATTCTCCCTTATTGTTCTTTCAATCGTCGTCTCTCTGATGTTGTTCATGCCGATTCTCTTTTTTTGGTTTTTAATGTTACTATAATATGGCGTGCATAAACAAAAATTAAAATCAAAATTGAATTTTTTTATTCGAACATAGAAAAACCAATAAAAATTATTTAGCACAATCAATAAAAATCAAAAATCCTATTACATTCTATCGGCAAAAACAAGCATCAGGAACATCCAATCCAATCATATTCTATTTTGCGAAAATAAAAAAGCCCGTTGTGGATTTTTCCACAACGGGCTGTAATTCAATTACTTATGCTAATCTTTCAATTAAGCACGGGTAATCTTCATACGCACGATGGCGTAGGGGTTGAACACGCCGCAGCCAATCTGTTCAAACATTGAGAAACCGATTAGGCGGGACTTCGGAGTGTCCGCCGAAAGAATCGTCAAATCCGTTCTGACGGGCATGCGACCAAAGAACTCAGGCTCGCCACAGATATAGACAGTCCCTTCTGGCACCATGCGGCTGGTGATGATGGTGGCGCCCCAGACACCAGAGCGGATACCAGTCTTCAGCAACTGAGCCTGGGAATCAGGGTCAAGCACATCCCTATCCCACTTGCGCAGGTCGCTGTAGTCCTTGGCGTTGCAGAAGATGGTGGCGACACGGATGTCGTTGCGCTCGATGGCGGCGAAGCCGTCGGCGAGGGCAGCGGAGGTCAGGTTGCCAGTGATGTTGATGTCCTGATTAGGGGCAGATGGGTCATCGCAAACGGCGTCCATGACTGCGAATATCTTGCGGTCTTCCTCGGCCATTATCTGGGCAGAGCCGAGGTCGACGGAACGCTCGATGAGGTCAAACCTACGAGCCTTTATCTCAGTCAGAGGAATCTCGGGGTTCGCCGCAATCTCGAACAGGGGGAACATGACCCTCTTGGGCTTCACGACGCTGATGATGTTGTCGCCTTCCTCCAGAATTGTTATCGACGTGGCTTTTTATCCTCGTCTTCTACGGCTTCTTTTGTTATACCGTATGCTCAGCATATCTTTTTGCCCTTTCCTCAAGTTCGTCAAACTTGATTCACCTATTCCTAGGCTGGGCATCTCTGCCTCGTGGGACTTCAGAGGGTCTCTCCTCGTCCTATGCGTTGCCCCTGTCTGGGATTCCCCCAGCAAATGAGATATACGGCGGTCTGTCGAATATCTCAACCTTCAGGTCTGATTGGCTGCTTCCAGCTTTTCCAGATTTTTTCAGAGATTTTATATCGGCTATGGAAGGGTTTTCCTTCAGAATTTGTTGCATTTTCCTGTAGCAGTTCTGCGCTCCACAGGTTTCTGGCATGAAACGATAAGGAACATCGTTGAGATAGCATTCTATCAGTTTCACAACATCAAGTTTTGACTTCTGTTCCTTAACAGAACGTGACTTGATGCCATAGACTTCTGTTCTCAAGCGATAGACAAGATTGTAATCGACTTCGTACTTGTCTGCAATCTGATTGTCGGACAAGTATTGATTGACATACAGCTCTTCCATTTCGCTTCTTGTCAAGACTTCTGCAAGACGCTCCTGCTTGGTCTTCACATCAAATTCAAAGGAAAAATCATTTTCAAGGTTGAACAATTCTGCAAGACTGACTTTGTTCCAATCCGACTGACGGACTCTGATGAGATTCATTCCGTTGGCCTTCGCAAACTCATTCTTGATTTCATCAAGTGCCTGACGTTCTGCAAAATCACCACCAAAAACGCTCTCGGTACGAGTCTTGTCATAATGGGTGAATCCATCAACTTCAATCAAAAGGTTGAGGGACTTGATGTAATAGTCATACCGAAGGCTTTTTCCAGTCTTCGGATTGACAAGACCATCAAATGTCTTCTCTGTTTCGATTTCGCCAATTCCCATTTCCTTCATCACCTGCTTCAAGCAATTCGTGTTGTACAACTGCGTTGCATTGGTGATTCCAGCATAAGGAACATTGGCGATTTCGCAAGCCTTTTTCCAAGAACCGAAGTGATTGCACACGTCACTGCTTGAATAATCAGACTTCTCGTCAAACATTCTTTCAGTGACTGGCATCTTGGTCTGCTCAAAGACTCTCTTGATTTCATCGATAAGATTATTGTCGTCAATCTGCTTGTTTGTCCAGTGAAACTTGATTCCTGCCAGCGTTCTCAGGTTTCTCATTCCACCAGTCAGACGATAAAACTCGGAAGATTCGATGCCAAAACGAACGCAGAACTTATCACGGGTGATGCTTGTGGCATCCTCGCAACTCTGCAACATCTTGACCAGTTCTTCCTTGTTCATTCTTCTGCTTCCTGAAAATTCCTTATTTTAGTTAACCGATGACGTAGGCAGCCACGTCGGCATCCTTGTCATAGATGGGGAGAGCGCCATCGGGGAGCTGCTCGACGTAGAACGCCTTGCGTCCGACGGACTGGTAGTCACGGCGCTTACGAAGGGGCTGAATCATGGACGCGGCAATCTTCTGGCGTCCAGCGGCCGTTTTGATGTGCTTGCTAAGGATAGCATACTTTTCTTCAAGTGACATTGCCATAATTTAATTCTCCTTATGGTTTGTTGTTGTTATTTTTCAATCTTCTTTCGAAGACCACGGATTAGATGAGCATCTCGAGACCGAGGAACGGGTCGGACGCACTGGGCACCTTGGTGACCACACCGATGACGGTGGTGTCGGCACCAGCAGTCTTGGTGAGGTAGCCGTTGGTAGAAGCATAGAGCTTGTCGCCGATGGCAAACTCGTCATCCTCATAGACATCCACCTCGACGGAGGCAAGCTTCTGGGCGATGGCAATCTTGTTGGAAGCCACAGCAGGGCTGTTGTCGAAGGGGTTGCCGAATGCGTTGTTCACGAACAGACCGATTGCCTTGTAGGCAGAAGTGCCATCAGCAGGATACACGGTGTAGTTCTTGGTGTCGCCCACCTTGACGGCAGCCACAGAGCCACCGAGCACGCCGATTGGGTTGACCTCAACATCAGCGGCGATGTTGGGGTACACCTTGTTGGCGTTCACGAGAGTCTCGTTCTTCTTGGTGAAGCAGGACTTGTCCAGCTCATAGAGGCTGTTGAATGTAGTACGGTTTTTGAGAATAAGAGACATAGTTTTCTTCTCCTTTTTTGTTTGTTGTTGGTTATTCTCTCTTTTTCATTAGCGAACGTCTGGGTTCGACCACTTGTCCCAAACACCAGCAAGGTCATCGGCGTTCTTGGAGGCAACACGCACAAGGGTGGGCTGTCCAGCAAGTCTCTTCAGACCAGCCTTCTTTGAGGCAACGGCAGGCTCAGCAACGGGAGCATCTTCTTCATCCCCGTCCGCTGCGAAGCATGCTTCGATGTCAGCATCGGCGCCGTTGTCGGCATCGTCTGCTGGTTCATCAAAATCAACATCTGTATCAACGAGTTCATCCGAGACCTCGACATCTGCAGGCTCTTCAGCAGGAGCCTCTTCCACGGGGGCAGACTCTTCAGCAGAAGCCTCAGGAGCCTTTGGCTCCTCTGGAGCAGGAGCAGGTTCCTCGGGAGCGGGTGCAGGCTCTTCAGGAGCGGGTGCAGGAGCGGGAGCTGGCTCTTCAGCAGGAGCAGGAGCAGGAGCAGGCTCTTCAGCAGGAGCCTCCTCAGCGGCCTTGCACTCCTTCTCGCAGTTCTCTCCTTCGCAGTTGCACTCTGCCCAGCGCTCGATTGAAGCAGTCAGAGCCTTGTCACCCATGCGCATGAACGCACGTGCCTGCCTTTCAAGAACGGCCTCGTCGGCATCTTCGCCAAGAAGCATCATGGCAAGCTTGGTGGCCTTCTTTGCAGCCATGTAGACCTTGGCCATCTTGGGAACGCCGAAGCCAGTCTCATCGTGCTTGTCTTCCTTCCACTCATGGCGCATGTCGGGCTCCCAGTGGTTCTGGGAAGGCTCGAAGGTGTGATACTCGTCAATCTTGTGATAAGTACGGTTCTTGCCGAGATCGATTGCGGTCTCTGGTTCTGCTGAATCGGCCTTGCGATTGCGAGCAGCCATACGTTGTGTAAGACGGATTCTTTCCATTTTTCTATTCTCCTTTTCTGTTTTGTATTAGCGAATGCTCGCTTCAAGTTTATCTGAAAGCTGGTCGACACGGAACGCCATCTTCTTCATTCCACGGGCTTCAAGGGCTGAAGCGACACGGTCGAGGCGGGCAGTGATTTTCGCCACATACTCGCTATCAGTGTTCCGACCGAAAACCTCCTTGTCGCTCTCGCAGTCAATCTTGGTGTCTGGGAGCTCGCTCACGGATGGGTCTCCACCGTTGGCCTCGTCGCCGATTTTGTCCTCGATGCCAGGCTTAGCTTCGGATGCCATCTTCTTGGAAGACTCCTTCTTGCACTCACAAGGCTCCTTGCCACATTCTGGGCAGGACTCGCCAGCAGTGGTGCAGGCATCAAGCTCCTTCTCAAGGGCGTCTGCATCGTCAGCAACTTCCTGCCTGCCGAGTTCGTCCTCAAGCTCATCGGCCTCCTTCAGGACATCCTGAACGTCGTGGTCGCCGATGATTTCCTTTTCATCGGGAAGCTCTGCGTCTGCAAGAAGCTCCTCGGCAGCGGCTATCACTTCATCAGGGGTTTGGTCTTCAACGATTGGAACTGCGTCAGCTGTTTCATCTTCGACCTGCTCAATATCGTCATCGACATCGAGTTCGGAAGCGAGTTGCTCGGCAAGTTCCTCAATGGCGAGAATGTCCTCGCTTGCGAATTTGCGATTTTCTTTTTTCATTTTCTTCTTCCTTTGTTTTGTATTGCTTCACCGAAAAAACGTCTGAACGAAATTCAAGCGAACAAATTATTTTCTCCACGTATATACAAAGAGAAAAATATAAACTAAAACTTGATTTTAAGTTTATTCACAAGAATAGACTTCAGCACGTTTTACCCAATAAAACACGTTTTTCACTACGGTTTTAGAACATTGTGTATTATACCAAAAACAAGGGGGTTGTTCTGCAACGGAATCAGTCTAGAATCATCCTCTCCTTCTTCAAGAGGGGCTTCCCACAACAGGGGCAGAGAGGAACTGCCTTCTCCTTCTTCGGCTGTCCATCCGTCTGCGTCGCCTTGTCCTTCTTCTTCGCATTCCTCTCGACTATCCTCTCGACTTTAGGAGCCATCTCCTCGTCGAAGCCCCACCAGTCTGCACCCTTCTGGGCAAACCACTTGTCGGCAGACTTGTCCACCCAACTGCTCATCTCGTTGAGGCGGTTGTCAATGACCTCCATGCCCTTGCTGTCAGCCCAGTCCAGCAGAACGGCATCGCATTCCGTCCATCCCATCCTCCTCATGGCCATGAGGCGACCATTCCCGATTTTCACGGTCATGGTCGCCTTGTCGACTATCAACGGCTTGAACTGCCCGAAAATGGTGAGCGAACGGACAATCAGGTCAATCTCGGAATCCTTGTGACCACGAAGATTCTCAAGGTCAAGCTTCAAATCTGAAGTCCTGACCCTTGTTATCTCTATGTCCTGCTTGTCCTTCACTCGGAATCAGTCTCTCCTCATTAAATCCTTCGCAATCCTGACAAGTTGCCTCGCAACCTCGACTCTTGCCTTCTTCTCCTTGTATAGACCGACGGAGCCGTATTCGCTCTTGTATTTATACCATGCGCACTCGCCTTCGATTCGCTCCTTCTCGCCCTCGGAGATATCGACATTCTTGCCATTCCCGTCCTTGAGCGAAACAAGGACAGCCTCGATGGAATCACCGCAGTGGCATTTGAACGTTCCCTTCACTGGGATGTCGAACCCGTCCTTCCCCTTGACGAAGCACTCGAACTCCTCTTCCTTCCATTCATCCTTCATGGATTCATCCTCCAATCCGTTAGTCGGACGCCTTCTTTAACAATTCCTTCGCAACTCTCGCAAGCTCCTGCGCAATGGCCTTCTTCGAAGCGAATCTATCATCATCGTCATCCTTCTCCTCTTCCATTATCTCGGCATCGCACTCGAAGGCATATCTTGCAACATCGTGCGCATCAGACTCGTCCTTGACGATTCCACAATCCACGAGCATGTCGCCCATCGGATAGCCAAGAGAATCGACCTTTTCATTTATGTAGCAACAGAGCATTCCCTTGCCGTCTTCATCAGCCTCGTCCTCTGTGCAGAACCAGTTGCCACTCGGCATCTGGCACCAGCAGTGCCTGCCGTTGTCGATGTCTGCAATAGTCCTCTTAATAATATCCTCAAGTTCCGTCACACTGCCGATTGACCTGCTTGAAGCATTCATGTGCCGCATCTGGTTATTCCTCATGGCCTTCTTCGTCTTTGCATTAAGCTTGTCCTCTGGAATCCTGTTCCCACACTTCGTGCAGACAAAATCACTGGTGGCAGTCTTCTCGTCATATGAGACCGCTATCTCCCCACCACACTTCCTGCAGGTGGCGCTGATTCCATTGTCGGTGTCTGGAGAAAGCTGGGTGTCGTCGAATTTAGAATAGGCTCCATCGGCAGATGCATTGCGCTTCTTTGCAATGGACGCATTTATCAGCTCTGGATTGACGTGCATCAGGTCTTCTGGACAGAACTGACGGCTCACGCCGTTGAAATCGCATATCACCTTTCTGGCGACAGTGTCGACATCCGTGACTATTCCATATACGATTATGCCCTTCAGCCAGAACGGGTACACTGCATCCCCGATATGGAAGCGCTCAAGCATCCTGAACTGCTTGTTCTTCGCATTGTTTATTCTCTCTTCAAATTCCTTAAGCATTGCAAAGTCTCCTGTATTGAAAAAAATCAGTTATGATAATATTCTACGCTCATCCAAAGAAATTCGGAATCTGGTCGTGCAAATCCTCGCAGAAGGCATTGAGCTTCTTCTTCCATTTGACGTCCTCGGTGTTGATTATCGTCTCATTGGAATAGGCTATCGTGTCTCCGTCAGGTCCATAGACATATCTGAAATTCCCTGCGAGATGGTAAACTGCGTTATCCCTTCGTTCGCCGTCATAGACGTCAATGACACTCGCCTCTATCTTGTAGAAGACCATCGCCTCCCACGAAAGCATATCGTAAAGATAGCCATATATGTTGGAAAGAACTTCCTCATCCATGTCATATGACTCAAACGCCTCCTCGAACAATGCGAACGAAGAGAATCCAAGCTCCTTCTTGTGGTCGTCATAGTAGTCCTTCAATGCTGAAGCCATCACGGCCTTCGCATATTCCGACACTGGTTCTGGCACATCGCCAGAATGCTCCAGCGCAACATCCACTGGACTCACCTGACCCTCGAACACGGCATCATCGTCGTATTCGCTGACCGAGCCATATTCGCCGCCGTACTTTGTGTTCTCCAGCTCCACCTTCAGCAACTCGGTCATCTGCGCCTCGTCCACTGGTGCGTCGTCTCCCTTGTAGAACTCCATCGGAGTCAATGGAATGCCATGCTCGAAGTTGTACCTGTCCACGTCCATGAACTTCTCGTACTTGTCAAGGAATTCTTCTGAAAAGCCTGATTTCATGCAGGTGGCAAACACATCGAAAATGCCAAACGGTGGATTGATGTGGTGCGAGTCTATTATCTTCGCCACATCTTCCTCGCTCAAATCAACCTTTCCACCCTTGAGAGCCTCGTACACCTTGTACCATGGCGCATTGCACAAATGCTTCAGGCTCGTGGCATCCTCCTGCCTTATGGATATTCCTGCATCAGACCAGCTGTTGCCGTCGTTCCTGACATATTCTGAATCTCCCTTCATCGTCGTCTCGTTGGACTTCTTCAAAACATCCTTCAATGTCTCCATGAACCTGCATGACGACGCCACGAACGAATCCCCGTATATCCTGCTCTCTGCCTCGAACACGAATCCTCCTTCCTTGTTCTCAAGCCTCTTTATGGCTATCCTTGCAAGTGGGCGGGAAATGTCAAGGTCGTCCTCTCGCAGCAAATATGCGCACATGCCACCGTACTTGACCTGCTTCAGCGCAGTGCTGTAATGGAGGCCACCGTTCATCAGCGCCGAATCAATCGAATTCACGACATGTTTCACTTCATCTGGACTGGAACCAGTCTTCTTGGCGATGCCGTCGACATCAAGTTTCTTCCTTCCGAGGATTCCGTAATACAGCATGTAAATCTCCCTGTTCAACCGATTCGAGCACGCATGCTCAAGCTCCGACTTGCTGACATCGCCCGGAGACGACGGCAACCTCATGCACGATGTCCAGTCCCTGTCGGTGGACATTCCTGCGACATCCTCAGGATTATGCGTGATGCACATGACAAGCTGGATGTTGCCCTTGCGCTTCATCGTTCCAGACTTGCGCTCGTTGAAGGCCTTGGCAAGACGGTCGTACCTGCCCTTGTCCCCCCTTAGTGCCTTTTTCAATATTGTAAGTACCTTCGGCGGGTTCTTTGCAGTCATCTCCTTGTCGGATTCCTTGTAGCAGTAGCCAGATGAATAGTCTGGGCAAAAATATCCCTCGTCATGGAGAATGTCGAATATCTCCTGCGCATTCTTGTCATCCAAAAGCGACAAGTCCTGCACGATTCCCTTCGACTTCAAGGGAATGAAGCACCTGCCGTCGGAATTCCACTGGAAGTAGTTCCCGAATGAAAGACCCTCCCTGCGCTGTTTCGTGAAGTGCTCCGTCAATTCCTTCTGGCTTGGCGAAAGATATGCGACCACCTTCATGGCAATGGCAGAAACCCTGTCCATGCCGCCTATCGCATCATATGAATTGGGATTCTTCATCTTGTTTCCACTATAGAGATGACCCTCGCACCCACTGAACTCGTATATCTCCTGCGCAATCCTCACAAGCTCTCCTGCGACAAGGTTCCTTATGCCTTTTCTTCCAGCAGCCATGCCATATTCTTCCTCATTGACATTCCGTATTCCAAGCATTCTCCTGATGTTGTCAAGCTTTATCGGGAACGTAGTCTTCCTCTTCTCCTTCAGGTTCTCAAAATCGAGAATCTGCCTTATGATGAACTGCTTTACCTGCATGTTCTCCTTCACATCCTCTGCGAACAGGACTTCGTTTCCACGGGATGTAACGCCGCAGTCAATGGGGACAACGACATGCGAACGGAGAATGAACCTGCGTTCCTTCTTGCTCCACTTCCTGTATATTATCCGACCACAATAGGAGTACATGGCGCACTTGATTATCTCCTCCCTTGCGCCTGCGTTGCTTGCCTTGATGTTCCTGTTGCGTCCTTCCACAATCCATTCTCCAAAACAAAAACTCGACTTGTCCTAGAAGACATTTAAACTATAAGCGAAAAATCACTTGAACCTCGCCATGTCCACGAGTCCCCTGTAGACAATCCATTTTCCAGTGGCCTTGTCGATGTTCTTCCTGACGGTCTTGACAGCACCTCTCCTGAACGTCTTCCTCTTGCCAGTGGAGCAGTCGACAACCTCAAAATACCCCCTCTTCGAATATTTTCTGGAACGAAATCTCGGCATGGCTATCCTCATCCACTTGCCCCTGCCGTTCAAGTCGGTGTAGAAGACAAGAAGGCTTCTCTTCTTGCCATCCCTGTCCATCTTGCACATGTTCATCAACTGGTCTGGAGTAGTCGTGTAAAGCTCCCTCATGACATTGAAACTGTCGGCCTTGTCCTTCATGGGAAGCTTGTGGTGCTGGTTGGCATTCCCGATGCGCTCGACGGCCTTGTAGTCGTCTGAATGGTTCTGCTCTATCTTGTCGAACCTTCCCATCAGGAATTAATCTCCTTGCGGTACTTCATCATGTCTGCAAGATAAGGGGCAATCGCACGGTTCACTATCTCGGAGATTCCGTCGTACGCCTTCCTGTCCCTTATGGAAACATCCTTCCTCGACAGTTCATTCAGCGCCCTTATCGCAATCCTGCACCCAAGAACCATCTGCTCCATTCCCACCTCAAGCTTCTCCTCGGCTCCGAACTCCGAATCGGCCTGCTCCTCAGGAATGCCTTCCTCTTCGGCATAAATCCCCTTGGCAGTCTGGTCGATGTCCTCGACCTCCTCCTGCTCCTTCGCCTCCTCGTACTGCATCCATTCCCTTGGGGTCATGGACAGTGGACGATTCGGGTCAGCCATCGCCTCCTGCAACGTCATGTCATTCCCCCGAAATCAATTCCCTTGCCATGGCGATGAGGCTCCTTGCCGTCTCCACGAATCCACTCCTCAAGTCGGGGTCTCTTTTCGTGTCATTCAGGTCGGGGTCTCTTGAGTCTATGCCGACTGGCTTCTTCCTGTCATCCCTAAGCTTGGACTTGTCCCTCTTCTCTGGAAGATGCCCAATGTCCTTGTCCCTTCTTCTCTGCGCAACAATCATCTCCAGCACCTCCATCAGTTCCCGATCAGAAAATCTGCCACGTCGTTCCCACTTGACGAACTCCCCTTGCACGAATCATCATCCACAAGGACGGCATCCTGCGCATCCTCGGAGCTCTCCCTCTCCCTTCCACCACCGTTCCCGAGGAACGAGTCAATGTACTTCTCGGCGTTCTCGTCCGAAGAATCGCCGACAATGTTGTCAAGGTATTCCCTTGCGCTCGAATCGGCTCCATTGTCTTCATTCTTGAAGTTGTCAATGTAATCCCTCACCTTGTCATCGGTCGATTCCGAGTCTTCTCCAGAATCAGGTTCCTCTGCTGGCTTCTCCTTCCCATTGTCGGCAGCATCGTCAAGGCTGAACCCATCATTCCCGTCAGTCGCAGGCTCCTCGCCTCCTTCCTCTCCGAGATTGTCAAGGGAGAATCCACCCTCCTCCCCGCCAGCATCCTCATCGCCTCCGAGGCCAAGAGACTCGTCGCCACCTTCCCCTCCTTCCCCTGCATCCTCTCCAGTGTACTTAAGCTTCTTGCCTGTCGGGCCAACAATGGATTCGGCAACCTGCTTGACAAGGTCGGTGTTTTCAATAAGCTTGTCGCCCATCGAGGAATAAGCCTGACGGAGCATCTCATTGTAAGTCGCATCCTTGACGGTGAACAAGTCCTTCTTGAGCTCCTCATCGACATCATCGGAGTTGATGTTGAAGATGTCGAGAATCATCCCAATCGGCAACGAACCCTTCTGGTACAACTGGAACAACTGGTCGAACACCTCCTGGTTGTCCCGTATCGTAAGCCTCGTGAACCCAAGCTTTGGATAGAACCACGCCCTGTTGCCATCCTCGTCATCCTCGTAGAACCCGTTCTGCAGGGCGACTGGCCTGAACAGCGACTCCTCGACGAACCGTTGCAACATCTCCCTTACAAGAAGATACTTCGTATTCAGAATCTCAATGCTTATCTTGTTTCCAGAATACATCCCCTCGCCAGTAAGAAGCTCCCTCGTGACGCCGAGACCTGCGAAAAGCTGGTTCTCGATGACCTCATTCTCCCGTTGCAGGTCGATGAGACGGTTGTCGGCTCCTATCTGCTCCCACTGCACCTGATAGTTCGTCACGATGGAGTAGTCTGGCGACAGCATCGACTGGTCGACCTGGTCTCTTAAATCATCAAGCGCCTCTGCCGTAATCTTGTCGGCGACAATCAGGTTCCTCGGGGTCATGTTCCTCGAAGCAAGCGAAAGCTGGGTGAACATGTAATGCGTCTTCTGCAACAGCGACGTCATGATACACTCCAGCGGGGACACGCCCAAGTCCTGATACTCATGGCGCTTATTGGCAAAATGGAACACGAACGAGCCTATCTTGTCGTCCCCGTCGCCGTGATAGGGGTCTGTGTCGAACTTCAGCACCCCATTATGCTCCTTTATCTGCTTCACGAACTCATAGCTGACATCCTGAAGGACAGCCTGATCTTCCTCCGACAACTGCTCGACGGACTCAAGGTACTTTTCATAAGACTCGACGTTCAGATTGTACTTCATCACGGTCGAAATGAGTTGCTCTGGACGGTACTGTATCTGCTTGATGTCGCTCAGCGGATAGTTGGCTACATTCACCTCCTCTGGTGGAAGAATCGTCAGCTTGTCCCAGCGCTTCTTCTCCTCGGAATACTGCACGAACAGATAACAGTTTCCAATCACGTTGTATTCAAACAAGACAGAATGAATCTTATCATAAAGATGCAACTCGTCAATCATGTTCTCATAGAACCTCTGTATCTTCTTCGCCCTCTTCTTGTCCTCCATCTTAGGCATCCTGAGCAGAAGACGGCTCAACGGAAGGTCGGTGTTCAGCTCGACGGCAGCCTTGACATATGGGTCGGAACGGCAATTGTGCGAAACAATCCCGTTCGCTATATAGCATTGCTTGTCATAATCGTCATTGTCAACACCAATGTTGTAGACGATTCCGTGACCGTTGGAAAGCTCTATTCTCTTGATGCAGAACAGCGCATAGCCATCATGAATCAAAAATCCACGCTGACGGGTCTTTTTCGGCACCTTGATGGAACTCCACTTCACCGACTTTTCCACAATGGCATCCGTGCTGTTGGCAGAAATGATGACTTGATATCCATCCTTCGGATTCAAGCCGTTGAAGCCACTGTTTGGAACCCTATGGAATCTGACAACCCTGCAACACATTCCAAGCGAAAAGGCAATCGTCCTCACCTGATTCGCCAGATTAACTGAATTGGTGCAAATCGTTATCTTCCCAGCATTGCTTCCCTTGACGGAATAGCATCCGTCACCTTCTGCGTAGGCTGTCAGAAAAGCGAGCTTCGCCTCATCGGATGCGTTCATCACAAGTTCCGACAATCTCTTCTCACCACTCAGCCTGCCACAATTCTCGTGGCAGAAGTCTGCCATCTCCCTCCCATTGGCAACAAACACGACGCTGTTTTCGCCCCTTGACGCAACACGGGCACGAACCCCGAACGACTTCATCACGGCATCGCAGAATATTCTTCCATAGGTAAACTCCTCATCTGCATTGATGACAAACTGAATTCCAACGGGAACCTTCCTGCGCTCATCCCCATGCCTATATCCCCTCCCGTCATATCCGGTCGTCCTGCAACGCAGTCCATACAGAAGGCTTCCCTCTGCTGCATAGCACCCCAGCAACGTAGCCTGCTCCACCGTCAGCGATGAATCGTTTCCAACAGTCCGCAGAGGGCACACGAAGTAATCCCCCTCTTCAATCTGGTCAGCCGTAATCCATTCTGGACTAAAATCAATGTCCTTCCTTATATGCGTATCGCATTTGTTCTTAAACAGCTTGCTTCTACGCAACACATAGAACGGATGCTCATGAGTGACCTTGAACTCGTCCTGAATCGTAGCCACCTTGAAGCGATAGGCAAAATCGTCATCGCATGTTCTCGCAATCTTCTCACGGACAATCGCCTTCTTCCCGAATCCATCGACTATCTCATCGCCAACATTCAGGTCAACAATGCTCTTCGTTGTTCCGTCAGGAAGACGAATATCGCACCTATCTTGTTCATCATCAACATAATAGCAAAAATAGCGATAAAATTCATACTTCTCCTTCAGCGTCGTCGGATAGTACAGAACACCGCCGTTCATCTCGTTCATCAGGGCGATATAAGGTGGAACATCCCCCATTCCACCACTTCTTCCACCATTCATGTAGGTGTTGTTGTAGAATGTTGAAGAAGCACCTATCATGGTAGGTCTTCCAAAACCTCCAAAACCTCCCCATCCTAAATAGGAAGCCTGCTTTTCCTTGCTCTTGTCTGGTTTCCCAACCTTTATTGAAGCCCCTGGAACTCCTTTTGGTGAAGGATTTGCTCCCTTTATCTTCTTATATGAAGCTTGTGTGACTGGTATGCGTTTCATTTTTTATCTCCATAAGCGTATACAATGTTTCCACAATCGTATACCTTGTCGTATCCGGCGAGCAACATGTTCTCGTTCTCACTGAGAGACTCATTATATCTATCACCCAGTATGCTGGCAAGCCTTCCTTTCTGACACTGGTATCTCGAATATCTGTGCTTGTTCTTGCACCACCAGTAATTGGGACTGGTGTATTTTACAAAAGAGAATCCGTTCTTTTCATACACGTTGCCGTTCGAATGCCTACGGTCTGCATAGGACACTATCGTGCAACCTTGATGCGACTTCAGAAAATGCGAAAGCAACCTTGAGAATCCTCCTACGACAACCGTTCCAGCAAGCGTCGAATTGCGGATAAGTTCATAGTCATAGTTTCCATTGAACCGTGGCTTCCCGAAGGTCATGACCTCGACAAGAACACCATCGTGGAACAAACCGTATCTTATGGATGAATTGTCGCTTCCCTGAAGATGGTTCTTGTCAAGGAATCTACCTGCCGTTTCGTAGTCTATTTCACTTATCTCGCATTTTCTCGCATGTATCTTGTTACGGATGACACCGAAAATGCTTGCCAGCCTATCCTTCACAATGGAATTCCGATATATCCAGTCGTCCTCGAACACGTGTATAAGGCGTATCCCATTTTTTTCGCACAATTCCGTCTTTCCGACATGATAGGAAACACCTTTTCCCTTTTCCTCACTATGCCAATAAAGACCGTCAAACTCAATAGCCACTTTCTTCTCTGGAATGTATATGTCAATCTCCAATCCATTGATTACATTCTTCGAATTCTCGACAATCTCGCCGTCGTATATTGACTTCAAAAAATCAAGGACTTCCTTTTCCTTTGTGGAAACACCGCCATCGGCAGGATGGCAATGAGGACAACGTGGCATATATCCACTTCCAAGCTCATTATGGAATCCACTTCTATATGCAACCGATGTAAATTCATCGCCACACTTCACGCATCTCCAGCGATATTCGACATGCTCGCTCCTTCTCTTGAACATGCCGACGAATTCCTCCTCGGAGAACAACGGGACAACATAGTCCTTCCATCTTCCGAGAAGGGCATATCCCTTCTTCCTGTTAATGATGCTGGACTGCTCCCTGAACTCGTTGGTCTTCGCATAATGCTCGACGCCGTACTTTTCCATGACGGTATTGCGTGCCTTGCCATGGACTTCCTTGGACTTGCCTATCTTGTCAACACCGTACTTTTCAAGGACAGTCTTGGATTGCTTCTCAATGAGAATCTTGCTGGAAAGAGTGTACTCTGCTCCATAGCGTTCCTTCATCGTGGCACGTTGCCTGTCCCATATCTCCTTGCATTGCGCAGGGGCGTCGCAACCGTAGTGCTCCTGCATTGTTCTTCTTGCCTTCTCCTTGACTTCCATTGAGTTGGCCGCACATTTACCAGAGCAGTATTCCTTGTGCTCCCGTGCATTGCCAAGACGAAGAACCTTTTCACACGCCTTGCATCTGACAGGCTCGTATATGTGCCTCGCAGCGAACGACAATGCGTTATACTCCGTCTCGAACCACGGATGCTCCTTCACCTGTTGCTCAAGAAAATCAAGCAGTTCTGGAGAGGCATGCCTCCTGATGTACGTACAGTGACGATGATTTTGCCAGTAATCGTCAATCTGTTCCTGTATGTCATTGCTAGGAATCATTAAATCCCTTCCTCAATCTCCCTGTCGTTTATCATCCAGAGGGCGAGCTTGTTGTTGGCAATCATCTTCAAGGAAGAAACAATGACCCTCTCCGTCATTCTGGAACGGGCGAGAAGCTCCCTCTGGTTGCCGAACTTCGGAGAAAGAGCCTTGCACGCAACAAGAGCCTCCTCAAGGCTCTTGACAATCTTCTCCGTGGCCTTGTTGTATTGTATAAGATTGACGGAGATGTCCGACTTCGCCTTCGCAACTTTCTCGTCATGCTCCTTCTTCTCGTTCCTATCCATGTTGCTTGCACCGTATCTCATTACTTCTTTTCTCCGAAAAACAATAAAATGCCTCGCATATATTTTACTTTATGAACAGATTATAAATCTTTTATTTTCACATGAACCCTCGTCCATTCTGCATTCCGTGCATTTTCATCTTGTTCATTCGGTATGCATTCATGGTTCTTCCCGTTGCCACGGCATTGTTGCTGACATTCACGCTCCTCGCATCCCTGACCGTATTGTTCGTCGTCTGTTCATAGCAACCATAGCAGGCGACGACAAACGAATCGGTTATGTCATCATGGAACCCTGCCCTGTTCGGAGCCTCGACGACAACCCTCGGCCCAATCTTCGTCTCCTCAAGGTTGCTCATCTCAGGCACCAGAATCGGATGGTTCGGAATCAGGATAAGCTCGGAATTGATGAACTCCTTGACCATCTGGTACATCTGCTGGTTCAAGCCAGCATGGATTGACTTCATGTCAAACTGGGACAGACCACGCTTCCTGAGCATCTCCATGAGGCCATATCCGTTGAACTGGTCGAACCACCCATACCTTATCGGAAACAGGTTGCACAGCCTCAATATCTCGTCGGCGAACTCCTCCATCGGTATGACATCATATTCGGCAAACTTCCTGTTCGCAGATTCATAATGCTTCTGATGACCTTCAAGCCACACATCCGACAACGCCCCGTAGAACACGTCTGCATAATCGAGCACGACCTTCGTCCCTTCGAGATGGACTATCGACACGGCAGCACCGTCATTCTTCCCAGCATAGTCTATGCCCATGTAGTATTCTACCCCATACCGCCCCTGCCTAGGATTGACTGGCAACCTGTCGTCGATTACCTTCTTCATGGTCTCCTCGTTCACCCAGCTTGAAACGGAATCGGAAAATTTGGCGCAGAACTCGCAGTTGAACAATTCTGGATTCCTTCTCTTCTCGTTCCTGAGATACCCACTGTCCACCGTCGGATTAAGCATTGTCGTATACATGCTGAACATGACAGTGTTCTCGGTGTCCTTGAACGAATCAAGATACATGCTGTAGAAGACCCCTGATTTTCCGAATGGCGACGAGATGAGTATCGTCTTGCCCTCGCCAGGACCAATGACCCTCTTCCTCTCATCCTTCGGCGTAAAGGAAACGATTGACGGCGTGAGCGCAGTGAACAGTGCCTCGCCCGAATTGGCTCCACTGGCGTTGAAGAACGCCGCCTCGTCCATGATTACGACGATGTTGGAGCGGCCACGGATGTCTGCGCTTCCAGCGCCTCCGCAGACCAGCCTTATCGTCGGGTCTACTCCGTGCTCAAGGTCATTGTCCGTGCTCAGGGTCAATGTCGTGGCAGACTTCCCGACAACCCTGTCCTTCAGATAGTTGCACGACATGCAGTAGTTCTTTATGGTAGTGAACAATGTCGTGGCAGTCTCGATTGTCGGAGCGGTCACCGTAACGGATATCTCCGAACCGTCGGGCATCCCGAAGTGCCTCTGGGGGTTGCCCATTTTGATGAGTTTGTATGACTCGTAGTTGCTGATGAATCCAGTCAACGAAGAATTATGAGTAATCAGATTGCTTGCTATGACATGCGTCCCCCCTATTTCTATAGCCACTGTACTCTTCATCCCAAGATTGGTTATCTTTTCTACCTTATTCCAAATCAACGAACCATTGCAATATTCACGAAGGACATCGTCATCCATTATTCCATTGGCACACCGCATCGCCTTCTCGCACGTAAGACGCTTGTAACAATCACGAATTCGATGACTGTGCGTATTATCATTATCTACAATCTGATACAATGATACTTTATTTCTATTCTTAAAATCATGTATTCTGTTCCATACACCATAAGGAACAGTCTGATGACATACTCCACTCAAAGAATCTTTCAATACTGCCAGTTTATCCTCCTTTCCTGTGATTCCGATTTCATCACAGAAAATTCTCTTGCTATCATTGTCATATATGGTGAGTTTCCAACTATCAAAACAATGATATTCTCCGTTCTTGTCCTTATATTTTGACACACCTTGCCTTATGTTGCTTATTATCCCAAATTTCTTCAAAAGAATCTGAATTCCATAAATCAACTTTTTACTTCCAAGTGTAATATGTATATTGTGCGTTTGCTTTTTTCTGCTTTTATCTGTAGACACAAATCCATCACAGGCATATAATCCATTCAAAAATCCAACCACCTCTTCTCTAGAACCATTGAAAATACACTCAGGGACAAACTTATTAATTGCCTTGTGACCCATTAGCCCTCTTTCTTCAAGAAATACCACAACAGGATTCTTCACCTTCCAGCAAAACTTCTTCTTGTTTATCCTATAAGTATATGGGTTGCTATTAAAATTGCACTTCTTCAAAAAGCATGTGGGAAACACGCGTTCAATTATTTCAGACAAATCCCGTATTACGGTTTCATCCGCATTAGTAAAACAGACGCTATGGCCAGTCAAGCCACCATCGCCAAAAAGATATCCTATCATTTTAGCCCTATCTTTTCCAATGGTTCCTTGACCGAACGAACCAACTCTCTTCGGACTCGCAATCAAATCTCCAATCTTAATATCCTTCGCTTCCACAAATTGTGGCTCCATCATGTCATCGTTCCAGACAAGATATGGATGATTTAGTGTAGTCGATTCATTGTATCCATACTCTGTTTCAATGTTCAAGCATTCATGCATGCCATTGTCTTCAGCATTGACATCATAAGTTTCCGAAACCAATCCTTCCTTAAAAGTAAACAGACCTATCTTTTCGCCTTTTTTTATTCTTTCAAGAAATTCCCCACAAGTGATATTTCCAACCGTCGTATATATCAGAGAATCAGCATCTTGGCACTTCGTGCCACGCCTCCCTGCATTCAGAAGCAGGTTCTGCCTTGCCCTTCCCGGTTCGTATGAAAGGAGGTTCGTCCTGCCAGTGTCGATGAGGTACTGCATGAACTCCTTCTCGGTATATTCGCCTATCACCCTGACGTTTGTCTCGTCAGGAAGCAGTATCGTCTTGTTCTCATCGTCAAGCTCCAGACCGTAGAACACCTTGAGAATGAATCGCTGGACTGGGAACAGCTCCGTGTTCAGCCCCCACCTTGCCTCGACGAAGGTTATGATGTCAACAGTGTCCTTCGTCTGTATCGACTTCTTGTACGTCTCCGTCAGATCCTGGAAGTACTGCGTGTTTATCTTCTTGTTTCTATTGCTGGAATAAGCCATTTTCTAAAATCATTCAAGGTTCTTCATCATTCCTTCCAAACTCTTTATGTAATCGGGTGCGACAATCGCATCGACATTGTTGAGAAGATGCACCCCATCTGCGCCGAATGCAGAATGCCATATGTTCATCAGGCTGTCGGCATAGACATCCCCATATGCTCTTCTTGCCCCTGCTATCATCCTCGCAACCATTGGAAAATTCGTTCCGGCAACGAGATTGCCCAGCTCAGCGTCGTTCAGTCTCCTGATATTCATCATCCTGCTGTGGAGCGACAGAAGAACATAGTACTGAAGAATGCACAAGTCCCCGATGCGCTTCGCAGACTTATCAAATAAGGCGCTTCCCCATATTCCGATGTCCTTCTTGTATTCAAGAATGGGCTCGCATGTTGCCATGTGGCAATATCTTCTCGCATGGAAGAACCACATCGCAGCGAAGAACATGTCGTCGGTGCAGAATCTCATCGACAGGATGCCATCGTCGGGAATGCTTTTCTTCAGAAGTTCAGCCTTGAATATCTTGCTGTTGAAAATAAAATGGTTGTCCGTCGGATAGAACTTCTCAAAAAGCCTGTCGCCACAATATTCGAAGTCCCCATAAAGCATCGGTTTGGTGATGACATGATTCCCATTGCTGTCAACCTCGTCGACCATGACGAAGTTCACCATGTCAAAATCGTTCGACTTGACAATGCGCATCGCCTCCGAGACGGCATCTCCTCTGCAATATCTGTCATCGCTGTCAAGCCACATGCAGTACTTCGTCTCGACTGCGTTGATGAGTTGCGTCCTCGCATAGATGCCACCACGGTTCTCGCCACCTTCGATTATCCTGATTCTGTCGTCCCCGAACGATTTTATGACTTCAATGCTGTCATCGGTCGAGCCATCATCGTAGCATAGAAGGATGAAATTTTCAAAATCCTGACCCAATATGCTTCCAATGGATTCGCTTAAATATCTAGAAGCATTATAGACAGGCATGCAGATTGTAAGCTGTGGATTCATTGTACTCCTTGAAAAAATAAAAATTCCGTTCCTATTCATTATAGTTGCAAATTTCAATGAAAATCAATGAAATTCACTTTAATGATGTTACCATCACTGGCGTACTACACGCCTCTATTGGGTACTTTACTTTCCCATCAATAAGAAAGGCTCTTTCCCCAACTACTTTTTTCTCTAAGGCTATGATTTTGATTCGCAATGCCGAAGGCATTGCGTCTTGCCTTTCGAGTCACTTTCTTGGTTTTACTCTGGAAAAGTGGAACTAAAATTCTCTTCTTCCAGAAACCACATGCCAATTTTCAAAGAATCATCAGTTTAAAATCAACTGACATCTCTATTATAGTTTAAGAAATGCTTCATTTATTTTTCCTTAAAATTCATTAAAACCTAACATCTATCATTATACAGTCAAGGAACGGAATTCATTGAACGAAACAACGGACGCCTTGCCAGAAAACAGGCACACTCATTACTGCGCCATCTCGTCAAGCTTGTTTTTCAATTCCTTACCCCACGCACTCATTTTCTCCCCGAATTTCGTGACAATCAGGGAAATCATCTCCTCATCAAGGCTTAAATCAGTAAGCGTCTCCATCATCTTGTCGAAGCATAGCTTCTGGAACAGCATGAACGCAGGGGAATTCAAGTCCACATCGCTCGCACGCTGGTTCAACTCCTTCCTTTTCGCCACGATTTCTGCAACAGAACGCAACAGTTCGCCACGCTTGACCGTGACAATCGTGGCATCCGTAAGATTGCCTTCCTCTGCCAGCATGAGCTGTGTTCCGAGAAGGTCTTCGCCACCTTCGAGAATCTCCTCGATGATGTCTCCGAGAATCTCGTCTGACGTGACTTCTGAGCCCCCTTCCTTCACCCTTGACAGGACGCTCTTGTGGCCACGCTCACGATATTGCTCCACAAGGGTCTCACGGTATGCGTTCACATCGGCTCCGACGATAAAGCGATTCTTCGGAAGGGGTTTTGGATTATTGGATTGCACTAATTCTTCTGACATCAAACTAAAATCCCATTAATCAAGAAGAATGATTGACAGATGATTCAATTCCGGGGCGTACCGATGCGTACCGATTGACTGAACAACGTTGTCATACTCTTTCTCCAGTCCTTCGAGCTTCTTCTGCATCTCTTTCTTGGAGACAGGTTCTACATGCTCGATGTTTTGAGGATATTCGGACAGCTCAAAACGAGTGCCTGTCCTTCCTTCTGGTGACTTTACTTGATAGTCATTGTGGAAGCACCATCCGTTCTCGTCGAGAAATTGCATCAGGTCGTAGAAATCCATCTCCTTTTCAGAAGCCACAAGGCTCTTCGCAATCCTGACGAGTTGCTTCGCAATCTTCACGTTTCTGTTCATGGCCACTTATCTCCTTATCATCCTCCCTACCAGCTCCAGTCGTATTTATTCGAAATCTCGACTTCCTCTGGCACTTCATCCACATCGGCTTCGTTCTTGTCGGCATCAAGGTCGAACATTTCATCAACATCCACATCCCCATTGCTCAGGTCGGCGTAGTCGAACTCGTCATCCTTCATGTCCTTGATGTCATCAATGACGAACTCCTCCACATTGTCGAACTTCACGTCATCCTTGTAATCCTTCTCGGTAAGCTCAACCATGTTGATGGCATCGAGGCTCTCAGGCTTGTCCTCGACATCTATGTCGCCGAATTCAGAATCCCTCGTTATCGCAAGTCCGTCGAGGTTCTTGTCCTTGACTATGTCAACGAACTCGACATCGCTCTTGAAGTCCGAAGGCTTGAACTCCTTCACAATGTCGTACTTCTCAGGCATCAAGACATCCTTCCCAATGTCTCCAAGCACGTTCTCGTGGACGTTGCCAATCTCCACGTCCTTCACTGCATCTGAAGCCTCTGCCTCAAGCTCCTGTTGCTTCACCCCGTAGTCTCCGACAATGTCGTCAAACTTGCCGTTGGACTTCGACTTCGGCGCAAACGAGCGTCTCAGAATCGAAACAAGATAGGCCAGCTTGTTGTCGGAATTTACAAACGCATTGCGCTCTCCAAGCGTCATCCATTTTCTTCCAAGGAAATAGTCTGCTATCCCAGCGAGCCTTGCGTCGTCATTGTCGAATATCCCGTCAATGTCGTCGATGCATGGGAGACCAGTATAGTCGTCAACATATCTGACCTCCTCATGAACACTGTCGTCAGCACCGAGGAATCCATCCATCGTCCCATCGTTCTCGCTAGTCAATGAACGGGATATGATTTCCCTCAATTCAATTGCGTTGTATGCATACAGATTGCACTTGCGCAATTCCTCTGGCATGTCCTCATATCCGAACTTGTCATCGAAGTTCGCCACATCGACAACGAACCATCCAAGGAATCCGTCGTTCTTGTTTAGGAACTCCTCTGCCTTGCCCCTGATTCCAAACCTGTCAATCACGTCACGATACTTCGCAAGTATCTCGCTCTTGTGCCTTCCACGCATGAGCTCCCTTGTAAGCGCATGCCTCCAGTTCCAGACAAGAGTGCTTGGCTTCTTGTCAACACGCATCGTCTCCTCGATTGTCATTTCTGGATGGCTGTAGAAATCTCCATCTATCTGTCCACCATGCCAGTTCTCGTCAATGAATTTTCCAATATTCCCAAGCCCCATTGCGAAGTCCTCCTGATTAAAGTTGCTCCTCCAAAAGAACATCATCTGGGAACACTGCCTCGATGTACTTGCCATCGTCCGACATCTTCCACAGCTCCTTTGTCGCCTTGTGGATGAGATACTTGCTGTTGCCTGCTATCCTGATGAACCTGCTCTGGTTCTGACGGGACGCAGTTATCTTCCTTATTATCTTCTTTCCCTGTATTCCCTCTCCAAGCTCAAGGGAACTATGCCATTTATATTCATCGAAAAAGTTCATTGCAATTCTCCTCGCTTCATTAATTCATTGTAATTGCCTCTGAAAAGACAGGCTGAAAATAAGCGAATTGTGAAATCACGATTGCTCATCACGTGGAACATATTTCTTGATGTTGTTCAGATTCGACATTATGTACTTGAAAAGATTGTACATGTCGACATGACCGTTGGACAGGAGCCTGTTCACAACCGTATTCAGATGCGAACGGCATGTTATGTTGTTGATTCCCATGAGCCTTGACGTCTTCACTATGGACGTCGAATAAAAGAACAGCGTAAGCATTTCCCTGTCATATGTGTTCAGCTTGTTGTCATCATCGACAATGAACATGATGAAATCGTCTATGCTCGACATGAGCTTTATCACAAAGTCTATCTGCTCCTTTATCCTTGTAACATCATAGGATATGGCGGGTTGTGACTTCCTAAGTATCTTCACCAAATCTTCCTGCTTCTTTCCCGATAGAAAATACAGGTATATGATGTCCATGTCCTTCTGACCGAAGAACCTGAAATAGTTTCCGAGGTACTCGTTCACTTCCCAGTTTGTATAGCTGTCCCTGTTCACCTTCTCCTCGATTTCCATCTCGTTGACGCTGTATCCTGCGACATACCTTTCATCTGGATGGTATTCTCCATCAAGCTCTGACTCATCAAAAGCGTAGTCGGTCACAAACTCGCCCATGTATTCCTTCTCATCAATGACAAGCTCCGAATCCAGTTGGCACTTGTCATCATCCGTCTCATCCATTGACGAGCCAATGTCTATTTCCACTACGGTGTCCTTTCTTATCTTCATATTCCTGAATTGCTCATTTCAAAACCTTCAGATAGTTAAACAGGTTTCCGACTATGTTGAGTTCATCTGGCTTGTACTGCTCGGTGACAGTTCCGAAGCAAAACTTGAACCCGACATCAACCTTGGATGACCTGCACTCCCTGAGCACTATTCCATACAGCTTCCCATACTTCCCGTTCTTGACAATCACAATGTCGCCATGCTTCGGAACAGCAGCCCTTCTGCTCATGCCAATCCCATCAACCATTACAGTCATCTCTTCATTGGTTATTCTCATGTGCATGGGATACGGCTCGAACGCATCCATCTTGAACTCAAGTATGCTCCTCAGGTCTTCCGAACCATATTCCCTTACAAACAAAAAGTTGCTGTATGCAAGGCAGTCCTCAGACTTGACATAGTATATGTCGGTGCTCTTCAACGGAAAATTGAGCATGAGGCAGTTCTTAAGATTCTCACGTTCAGAATCGTTCGAGAACCTGTCCTTCAGCACAAGCACAAGCCACTTGTTTGAGCAATCACATTCCATCAGTCTGAAAACACCTTCTTTATCCTTTCCCACAACGAAACGCTCGAACTGGATGGACTGTTGCCAGTTGATTCGTCCTTCCTGTTGCCATGCAACACCCACAGCAGCATCGCTATCTTCGGCTCCTTAGCCCCACATATCGCAGGGTCTGAAATGTCGGCAAACATTTCTTCCTCTATCTCCTGCGCCGTGCTCCTGCACTCGAATCCGCATCCTGCGCCACAGCTCCTCCCATCCTTGCACTCCCACTTCGTCATCGTACCGAAGTCGCCAAGGTCAAACTCCCTGCAAACGCCAAACCTGCAGTTCCTGCACATCGGCTTCATCTTCCGCTCCATGCGAAGCTGAAGCCTGTGGTTGTACACTTCCTCAAGCTGTCTCTTTATTTCATGTTCACTCTTCATACTACTTCTCCTTGGTTGACGACGGAATGGAATCCGATTTCCCAAGCAATGCAAGCTTCCTGTAGCAAAGTACATTAAACAGCGACGGTCTAAGCAAATCCATTATACCACGTATCGGTATGCCAAGCTTGTCGCATTCCCTCATCCTAAGCCAGTGCCCACACTCTGCGCTTTTCTCGACATATTCCGTCAAGACGGCATCTGCATTGTATTTCATCACCTCGTAGTGGAATCGCTTCCATGAACCGAACCTGATTGCAATGGTCTTCGACGACGGAAGAAACGCACGGGACTCTGGCTTTTCCCTCCTTATCCTATTATACGACTCCCTCGTCGTGACACCGTATTCGGCAGCTATCCTGGCAACATCGTAGTCCTTGTCGAGAAGACCATTCCTGAACCCGTTTCTCTCTGCCTTCCCAAGTATCCTCCTCCTCTCGGCATCCGTGCGTGGAGGGCGTGGCTCCATTCCGGCCCTGACAAGCGCATCATAATAGCGTGGATATCCCTTCCAGCACTTCGACACGATGAAACGATACGAAGGGGCATCCTTGTCGTCCCTGCATTTTATGTAAAGCTCATGCGCCGAATATGGCTTGTTCATGACGCCCCACGCTATCGCATAAGCCTTCGTATTGACAAGACGACCCTCCGAGTTCTCATACTTCATCGTCTTGTTCTTTCTTCTCGCAGGCTCGTGGTCGATGCTGTACTTCGTCTCGGACTTTCCACTCTTCAAGTCCATTTTCGACCATTCTGGATGTTTAGTATTTTCAATCATGCTGTTTTATCCGCAACTTTTCACAATCAATATTATACCACCGTTAGAAAAAGAAAAACCCGTGGACGGAATTAATCCTGCCCACGGGTAAAAGACCCCTACATTTTAGCAATGACAATAACGTGGTCTTTTATGCTTCCTCTCTCCTTTTTTCAGAATGCTCACAAGTCCACCTTCTCGTTGAGCATTCCGTCAATATTCTCCTTGTCCTTCTCGCTCAAGATATCATGAATGCCAGTCGCACCAGTCTCCTGCCAGTCATATCGACCACCAGCCACATTGATGACCTCGGTGAAGTCCTCGATGTCCCTCTTGCGCTTCTTGCCGTAGTTGACGGACTCGGAATCCATGCCGCCGGGAGCAATCTCATAAAGACCTCGGAACACGAGAATGTTGCGCTGGACATCCGTCATGGACTTCCACTTCTCGTCATCAATCTCCATGTAGTAGAGATACGGGACATCGATATTGAGTGGCCAGCCAGCAGCGGTGACCTTGCACGCCTTGCCGTTCTTCTTCCCAAGCACCCGCAGGAAGCGAATCTTGGTCAAGTCGATTCCGTCGAACGTCTCACTGTACTTCTCAACCACGTCCATGGCGATGCTCATGGTCTCGCTGTCTTCCTGCCATTCGTTCTTAACGCTCATTTCATTCTCCTTTGTTTCAAGTCAACGAAAAACACCTTTTCAAGCCTACGCAGTTAATATGGCGTTAAAATCATCTTTTTTCAAGCCGTGGCACGGAATTTTTAGAATTTCCAACATTGTTGTTCAAGACGAAGTTCCCAGTCTTGTGGATGACATCGAGAAGATTCCTCACGTTCTCCTCGTCCTCGATGTATCTGTTCCTGACCATGTTGACGCACGACTTCTCGAACGCATCCACGTACTCCTTCATGTCCGTGGCCATCTTCCTGTATTCATCGGAAAGACCAGCCTTCTCGGAATCTTCTGCCTTCTCCCATTCGGAATACTTCGACTTCAGCCCAGAAAGCCTGTCGCCAAGCTCCTTGGCGCATGACTTCGTGCCCATCTCGTCAAGGCCAACATCCGACACGTATCCAATGCACTCCTCAAGCTTCGGAAGGCTCGTGGCATAGTCCGAGATGCTTCCAGCCATCGTCGAAAGCACGCTCGACATCTTCCTTGCGACGGTGACCATCCACCTGCCGTCATTGTAGAACGTGTAGTAGTCGTCGAGAATGTTCTCCCCGCCAGACGCCACTATATTCCTAGCCATTAACGCAACATTCGCCATATCCATAAACCTCCTAGAACTTCACGTTTATTCCCATTCCGTTGAACATCTTCGAATACTCGTCCTTCATTATACCAGCAGCCTTGTCTGCATATCTCGAGCCGACAATCACGGAGTCGTGCACGGCAAGGGCGCATATCCTCTCCCTCGCAAGACGATGGCAGACCTCACGTATCAATTTTCCATCGATGTTCATGAGATACACCCCCTTGCCAGAACAGAATTCATGCGCTATCGCCACGTGCTTCTTGAGAATGGCATCCCTAAGCTCATACATCCACGGAATGTACGCCTTCTTCCCCAGTCCGTTGCCCTCGTTCCACCCCTTCTTGAACGAATACATGGCGACGGCGTTGCTCCTTGCGTTTATCATTCTCATCATCATCATCTTGACGGCACGGCGGGCATCATCCTTGGCCATGTTCCACTTGAGGTACCACTTCCCGACATCGTAGATGTCGCCATTATACTGCAGTCCGTTGAGGGCGTAGAGCATGTTGGGATGAAGACCAGAATAGTCGACCTCCTTCGCACGGCCACCGTCTATCAGCACATTCCCACGCTCCTCCTTCCCGAGGCACTGGACTCCCCCCTTCATGGAGTAGCACCGTCCGTTCCTGTCGGAGACTATCTCCATCGACCCGTTCACCTTCTCCTCACGGTATATCACGCTCTCGGATGTGTCTATCCTCCTGCCGTCAAGCGTGACGACGTGCTCAGCATTGGCTTCGTTTATCTCCCTCATCCTCGATTCTGCGAACCTGACCTCGGCAGGGATGCTGGCCACCCCGCTGTCCTCAAGGCTCATGTTCATCCCTGCATCGTTCTTCACAAGCACGGACTCCCCAGCGAGCGACTTCGGAAGGCTCCATCCGACGACGCACCTCCTCAGGACGAAGACCTCGTCGATGTGCGCAGGTCGCTTCTCATTGTGCTCGAACACATACTTCTGCGTATGGTATGTCAGCATCCTGACCATCTCGTCGGACGACAGATGGCGCACCTCGAACACGCTTCCCGAAAAAGCCTTGAGCATCTCCCGTTGCGACCACTCAAGCTCGCACGTGGCATACCCGCCATTCCTGCGCTTCCAGTAGTTCCTGTACTGCACAAGCCACGACGCCCATATCATGTGGAAGCACCGAGTCCACCCCTTCGTGCCCAGAACCTTCCTCACATCATGCTCATACTTCCTTATCTGCACGACAGACGGGGAATTCAGACCACGCCTCCAGCAGAAGTCGAATATCATGTTCCCCCTGAGCCTCACCTTGAACCCACATGGCTCGTAGACGTCTCCCCATTCGAGAAGGCATGAAGCCTCATCGGTTGCGTCGACCCTCCTCCTGACCCACGTATTCTCAAGGATGCTCCTTGTCCAGAACGCATTCCTTCCACCGTTGCCGTCAGGAATGTCCCAGGCCATGCCAATCCCCTTCAGCCTCGAGAACGCATTCCCTATCGAATGCATCCACTCAATCCTCGAAGGCCTGCTCAAGTCCGACCACTGGCAACCAGGATTGAGAGCCTCGAACACCTCGGGAATCTCCACATACATCCATGTGGGCATCTTCGACATGTCCCTTTTTGCAATCCCTCTCCAGACCCTCAATGCCTTGCCGAACACGACTCCGACGATGCACCATAAATCGAACGGGACGTGGGTGCCACTGGCGCCGAACCCCATCGCAGCAAGCCACATGTCCCCTCCCTGCTTGAGTCCACTTGCGCCAAGGCATCCGTTCATGCCGTTCAGCCCCCTGAGAACCTCCCCGACATACACCGTCTGCCTCACATGCTCCCCGTCAAGGACGGTGCTGTTCATCATCTTGCATTGTGGTATGGCTATGCACTGGGCACGGCCATTCCTGCCAGGATATGATGCGACACCCCTTGAGGACTCCATCCTGTACATGCCGTCAGACGAATAGATGCCAGTGCATGTCGAATACTTGTCGAACTTGGACTTCTTCATCCTCCTTATCGCACCACGCATCACTCCGTCCTGCCCAGAGTACCCATCGTCAACCCTGTCGAAGTCTGCATCGCACTCTAGGTTGTCGATGAACTCATCCTCGTCGCACTCCAGAACAATGGAGTCAATGGACGGCACGTCCTCCTCGGAAGTGCAGTCCTCATCTGAAACAAGCCACTCATCCCTTCCGACTCCGATGCGTGCCACTATCCTGCTGTCTCTTACGATTCCCACTACTACTCCTATCCTTCAATTGACCTGATTGTACATAATCAGAATTATACCAACCATGTATTTCATCCCTATAATATGATATATAAAAATTTTTTTCATCAATAACAACCAACAGCCGTCAACTACACAAAGTGCACCATTTGATATACTATACGCTCTTTTCACCTCAAAACAGAGGAGTTTTTGCCATTCTACAGGTTTTGATTCCATATTATGGTTGGAGGCATGAACTATGGATGACAATCAAATCATAGGCTATTTCAAGGATCATAAGCTTAATGGCACTGGCATCAGAAACTTCCTGATGTACAGGGATGGTGCAAGGGAATTTGTTAATCATCAACTTGCTTTGCATCCAGAGTATGAAACGCCTGGTGGGTATATCACATGTCTTGTCAATGGAGTCAGTCTTCCTAAATGCGTGATTTGTGGCAATGTCATTCATTACCGTTCGTATAGGAACGGTCACACGCATTGTTCCATGGAGTGTTTTGCAAAGGACAAGAGTGCCGTTGACAGGAGAATCAAGACGTCAATGAGTCTCTATGGGGTTGAGAATGTCAGTCAGGCTGAAAAATGCAAAAGGAAGAGAACAGACACGATGGTTGAGAGGTACGGAGTTGATTCCATTCTCAAGAATAAGGATTATGTGGCTAAGCAGAAGCAGACGATGATGGAGAGGTACGGGGTTGATTCATGGCAGAAGACAGACAATCGAAAAAGAAGCGCATATCATAAGTCATATCAGACAATTCTTGGCTGGAAGGACTATGTCATGCCAATGTTTACAGAAGAAGAATATCATGGTTGGAAACATGGAGAAGTGTATAAATGGAAATGCATGGAATGTGGAAGCGAATTTGAATCCGATTTGCATGTGACTAACATTAGTGGAATAGAACGTCTTCCAAGATGCATGAACTGTCATCCGTTTTCGTTGAATGAATCTACTGGAGAGAATGAATTGAAAAAATTCATAGATTCATTGTATGATGGATGGAAGAAGGCTCATGATAGAATCGTATTGGATGGATATGAATTGGATTACTATCTCCCAGAATTGAAATTGGCATTTGAATATGACGGATTGTTCTTCCACAATGAATTTTCGTCAAAGGATTCTTCATATCATCTTGAAAAGACAACGAAGTGCAGCCAGAAGGGAGTAAGACTTGTTCACGTCTTTGAAGATGAATGGAAAAAGAAGCGTCGTATCGTGGAAGACATGGTGAGGAGCATTATTGGAGTTGGACAGAAAAGCATCTTTGCAAGGAAGTGCATTGTGAAGGAAATTTCTTCCAAGGAGTCCAATGAGTTTCTTGAAGCCAATCACCTTCAAGGTGGTGACAATTCCTCAATCAGATATGGTTTGTCCTATAATGGCGAACTTGTTTCCGTAATGACATTCGGCAAACCGAGATTCAGTAAAGATTATGATTGGGAACTTGTGAGATTTGCAACGAAATGCGGATATCATGTCGCAGGTGGTGCATCGAAATTGCTGAAGGCTTTTGAATCGACTCATGTCGGAATGATTGTTACTTATGCAGACAAAAGATATTCCAATGGGAATCTATATGAAAAACTTGGATTCGAGCATCTGTCAGATTCCGAACCAAATTATTGGTGGTACAAGAATAAGACAAAATTGAGTAGATATCAATGCCAGAAGCACAAGCTCCATAATGTTCTTGGAGACAAGTTTGATTCCACAAAATCGGAGTCTGAGAACATGAGGTCAAATGGATGGAACAGAATTTTTGATTGTGGAAATATGATTTTTGTAAAAAAAATTACAACTTGACTTGAAAATGTCTTTTTGTGGTTCATATTACTGGTGTTCGACAATGGTTTCAGTGAACATCTTAATGGAAAATCTGCAAAGGAGTAGACAATGAAGGAAGGTCAGAATTTTTCAATCAAGGATGCGATGAAGGGTTGCTACGGCAGCCACATCCATCCGTCTCAAGTCAAGGAATGGTTGATTGACAACATCATGGACAACATCAACCGCAAGGACAAGATTGCGTTGGATATTTGGAGTTGTCCTGGATGCGTCTTCAAGGATACCATGATTACTGTCAAGAAAATTTCCAATGCGAATGGGCACAAAATTTGGATAAAGGAAGGGGGTGAATAAATTTTTCATTTATATTTCTTCTTTATGTCAAAGGCAACATCTGAAGTAGTCTATACATATAAGGAGAAATACAATGGAAATTGAATTCTTTCATCTGTGTCCAGTCTGTGGTAATAAGGTCTTTCATAAAAATCAAAATAGTCTTGTTGATTTTAACAGGCGTTTGGAAAAGGGGAAAACAAAGGGTCTGTGCAGGCATTGTGTTACTCAAGACGAAAACTGGGTCTCTCAACATGCAATTCTTCAAAAGGGTCATTTCGCACGGTCGAATTATGACATCTGGCTTGAAAAATACGGTCAGGAGGAAGCAGATAGAAGATTAAGTGAATTCATCTCGAAACAGAAGCTTGTATATTCTTCAAAAACAGATGAAGAAAAAAAGGAGCATGTGAGAAAATCTGTGCATTTCGGAAAGGACAATGGAATGTATGGAAAATCGTTCTACCAGAGATGGGTTGAACTCTACGGTGTTGAAGAGGCAGATAGAAAACTATCTGAATACAAAAGAAAGCGTTCTGAATCCTCAAGAGGCGAAAAGAATCCATGGTATGGAAGGAATGCTCCAATAGGCTCTGGAAATGGTTGGGGTGGTTGGTACAAGGGTTGGTATTTCAGGAGTCTAAAAGAACTGACCTACATGATAGATGTCATAGAGGCCAATGGTTTTCAATGGCAGTCTTTAGAATCAAAGGAGTTTGACATTCATTATGAAATGGATGGAGAAAAGCATGTTTACCACGGAGATTTTCTTGTCAATGGAAATGTTTTTGTCGAGATTAAGCCAAAGCGATTGATGAATACGAAAATCAATGTGGCAAAGAAAGAGGCTGCGTTGAAGTTCTGTAAAGAACACGGATATGAATATCGCATGGTCGATGTCAAGAACATTTCCGAAGACAGGTTGATTGGACTTTTTGAAGACGGTCAAGTTACATTCATTGAAAAATACAACAAAAGGATGGTTGAAAAATGCAGATTGAAGAAACACGTACAATGACGATTGGTGACTTTTTCGAGATGGTCAAAAACGAGGGAGGCACCTATGCAGTCGAAACACCCGACGGCTTTGTGCAACTTGGTGACTTGGTTCTGAAAAAGAATCAGCCGAGTTGCATTATTCGTGCTGATGGTGTTGAAATTGGAACATCGGTAAATCACTTGTTTATGACGGAAAGTGGATGGAAGTATGCAGGAAAGCTTAACCTTGAGAATGACAAGATTGAGCATAATGGAAAATTCACGCCCATCACATGTCGTGAATTTGTCGAAGACAGAGACACATATGACTTTGAGGTTCTCTCTGAGAAGCATGCATATCTTGCTAATGGATTCACTTCTCACAATACAGGCAAGACATCTCTCGTCAAGTCGCTGGCGAATACACCAGTTGAGTGGAATGGGAAGAAGTATGATGGTTTCAAGGTAGTCGACATTCCACTTGCCCAGATTGAGGAAATGGGCGATATATTAGGATATCCCGTTGAGGAAATCAAGTTCACGAAGGACGGAAGGACGAAGTGGATTAAGGCCGTCGACTCCCTCATCAGGCAGTTCCTAGACAGTGGATGGGACACGGATGGAGAACAGCGGACAATCTATGCCCCTCCGTCATGGGTTCCGAAGGATGAGTGCCCTGGCATTATCCTCTTCGACGATGGCAACAGGGCAAGCCAGCGAATCATGAAGGGTCTGATGCAGTTGGTGCAGGATTATAGAACCATTAGCTGGAACATTCCGAACGGATGGACAATCGTCTTCACTGGCAATCCTGACAACCGCTTCAACCAGGTCACTTCGATGGATTCCGCTCAGCTTACACGAATCAAGCACGTCACCATGGAGCCTGACGCCACCGAATGGGCTGTGTGGGCTGAGAACAACGGAATCGACGAGAGGCTGATTTCATTCGTCCTGCGATATCCTGAGATGATGGTGGGTTCTGAACGCACCAATCCACGTTCCCTCGCCGAGTTCGGTCGTGCGCTGAATCGCTTCCCCGTCCTTGATGGCGAAGCCTACAAGAAGTGCCTCGTGGAGGCTTATGCATCGCTGGACAACGCAACGGTGGAGACGATGTTCGTTTTCTTCCAGAAAAGCGCCGAACTTGTCATCGAGCCGAAGGACATTCTTGAGGACTACGAAAAGAACGCAAGGAATCAGCTTGAGAAGCTGATGACCAACAGGAAGGAGCCTCGTATCGACATTGTGAACGTCGTGAACGACCGTCTCTATGCGTACATCGTGTCCGACAACTACAAGTATGACAAGTCCCATGTCGCAAACGTGCAGTCGTGGATTCTCGACAAGAATCTTCCGAAGGACACGGCATATGCCTTTGTCCGCAGGCTGTGCTATTCCAACAGCCCGTACAAGCGCCAGTTGCTCTCTGGGAACAAGGCTCTGATGGACATTGTGAAGATTGGTCTCGGCGACAAGATGTTCTAGAAAATCTTGACGCAATGCCATATTGATGTGAAAATCGGAACGCATTCTCCACAATGGTTGTGGAAGAAGTAATTCCATGAAAAAAGAAAAGGAAACTACAATGGCTGAATTCTACGATGTGAAGCTGAAGAAGAAGGTCGAGCGTCCCGTCATCGCAAAGCAGGTGTACGGAGAAGGAACGACCAAGCGTTATGCACTGAAGGGCAAGACTGAGGATGGTCGCTCCCTGACGGCGTTCTGCTCCAAGGAAGTCTACGACAAGACCAAGGTGCAGAAGTAATCCTTCTTGTGCCAAGCGACAAGGTGGCGCATCGGTTCTTTAATCGATGCGCCACTGTTTTTTTCGTAGACGCCATATTGAAGATATACGGTTTTTGTTTTGGAGATTTTGACATGGCATCTGTTGATTTAGGCAAAAGAATACGCAACGTGCAGGATTCATTCCTGCTGGTGAAGAACGACAGGGAGCGTCAGTTGAAAAAGCTTGACGCACTTGAGAAGGAGCGGGATGCTACAATCAAGAACATTGACGCACGTGTGGAGGCGATAAACTTCATCGAAGGCGTTGCGTCGCAGGAGCGCATCGCCGTCAAGGAGAAGGTGGAGAAGCTTATCACCGACTGTCTCCACGAGGTGTACGACGATTCGTACAGCGTGGAATTCGACTACGGCGTGAAGGGCAACAAGACGTCCGTCGAGATAAGCATGGTGAGGAAGTGCGCAGACGGAATGGTCGTGAAGCGACAGATAGACGGATTCGGTGGTGGCGTGGCAGACACGATAGCCCTTCCACTGAAGCTCATTGTCCTGCTCAATGACGACGAGTGCGACAAGGTTCTCGTGACAGACGAGCCAGGGAAGCATCTTGACACGACCCGTGTGGCGAAGTTCGCCAAGTTCGTCCAGACGATTTCGCACAAGCTTGGTGTGCAGATAATCATGTCGTCGCACTGGGATGTGATGAAGGAGGCGTCAGACACCGTGCATCGGGTTACGCTTGAGGATTCCGTGGCAAGGGTGACAAGAGAAAAATGATTGAACTTGACAAGTGCTATAACGAGAACTGCCTTGACACCATGTCGAGAATGGATGACGGGAGCATTGACCTTGTTGTCACTTCCCCGCCATATGATGACCTTCGGAACTACAAGGGGTATTCGTTCCAGTTCGAGGAGATTTCAAGGGAGCTTGTGCGTATCCTCAAGGATGGAAGGGTTCTTGTGTGGGTCGTCGGGGACGCATGCGTTGACGGAAGCGAGACAGGCACTTCGTTCAGGCAGGCGTTGCGCTTCATGGACTTGGGTCTTAAGCTCCATGACACCATGATATACGAGAAGAATTCATCGTCGTTCCCTGCATCGTCAGACTCAAGGCGTTACACCCAGATATTCGAATACATGTTCGTGTTCTGCAAGGGCAGGATTCGTGGCGACATCTCGCTTCTGAAGGACAAGCGGAACAAGTGGGCTGGTGCCACGAATTTCGGGAAGAATACGCAATACGGCAAGGATGGGAAGGTCGATACGGAGGACATCAAGCCAGTTCCAGAATTCTCCCTGCGCACGAACATATGGTGGTACGTGACGGGCTTCAATGACAGGACGGGACATCCAGCGGTTTTCCCCGAGAAGCTTGCCGAAGACCACATCCTGAGCTGGAGCGTCGAGAACGATGTCGTGTACGACCCGTTCATGGGAAGTGGAACCACTGCGAAGATGGCTGTCATGAACAGAAGGCGCTGGATAGGTTCTGAGATAAGCGGGGAATATTGTAGAATGATTGACGAGAGGATTGGCAGGGGGGTTCAAGTCAATCTGTTCGACTGATGAATGAAAATTTTTGCATGTCCATCCAACAATGGGAGTGAAGCAATGGAACTTAGCGAGTACATTAGAATTGTCGGCACCGAGATAACGCCATCGGATGATGAAGACCTGTTGCGACTGGTGCGCCGTCGGAAGGGAGCAGGGCAACACTGCCAAGGAGTGGTTCGAGAAGGTGAACGGCAAAAGGTTCATTTTCACAAAACAGCAACAGGAGTTCATTGTCAATCTTCTCAATGCGATTGAAGGATAGGAGAATCATCAATGAAGCATCTTAACGGAAAAAGAATAAAGATATGGGATTCGAACGGCCACTTGTTCGAGGGGGTGTGCACTGGCGCCAGCGATGACATCGTGCGCCTGCTGAAGAACGGGGAGAAGGACGAAAGGGTTTTCTTCGTGAAGAACATATATTCTTATGTGGTCGTCGGGGAAGGCGCTTCAGGGGGGTATTCTGGCCTGAAGGCGTTTGTCTGCAAGAACCCGCTGATAAACTGCGCAGGAAGGTGCAAAATTTCGGTTGACGAGTGCACGATAGGCGACATGGAATGCGAAGCTTGTTTGTCGAAGGGCAAGGAATTCAAGTGCGATTTTGGATGTGTCGGAGCAATCGAGGTGCTTCCGTCGCAGGTTCAACGAGTCCTGTTCAATGGAATGGTAGTCGACAGGAACAAGAAGAAGAACTATCTTGACAACGCAATGAAGGATATCCAGAAGAATGAAGTCTAAACATCAAAACGCATAATCCATTCCATATTTATAATGAAATGAACGGAAATTCCTTTTCAACTGGAGTGCATTGCTTTTGTGAAGAGGATGAGAGGGTTGTCGCAATAAGTAAAACGGAGAAGGCAAAATGACGGATTCAGAGAAGTTCGAATCGTTGAAGAAGAAGGTTGATTCCATCAAGGTCAAGAAGCTTGCCAGCGAGGCAGAGGTGAAGAGGCTGTCCGAGGAACTTGAGAAGTGCAAGCGTGAGATAAAGGAAGTATATGGAGTCGAGATAAAGGATTTTGCAAGCGCAATCGAGACAATGAAGAAGGAGCGTGATGCAAAGCTCAATGAACTTGAGAGGCTTGTCACCGAAGCTGAGGAGAAGATAGGAGGATTGAAATGATGAATTTTCTTGGGCTTGACCTGTCTCTTACTTCTACTGGGTTCTATCTCATTCGTGGCGATGAGGGCAAAAAGGATGAATATTGTGAAATCTGCACGAAGCCAGATGACTTCTGCGATGACATTAGCCGTTCCGACCACATCGCACAGGCGATAATCGACAGGATAAAGAATAAGAATATCACGTTCATTGCGCTTGAGGACTACTTCACTGGCAAGCAACCCCAGTCGGTCATCAAGCTGGCCACGCTCGGAACCGTTGTCAGAATCAGGCTCATGGATGCTGGATATGCGTTCATGCCGTTCGTCACTTCGCAGATAAAGAAATTCGAGACAGGCTCTGGCGTTGCGCCGAAGGACAACATGCTGAAGAGCGTGTTCAAGAAGCACGGTCTGGACACTTCGTCCAACAACATCGCCGACGCATGCGCCATAGCGCATCTTGGCAGGGCATACTACGAGTGGATGGCTGGACGCAGGGATTTTCTTGCATATGAGACAGAGGTGCTGAAGAAAATCTCGAAGGAGAGGAAGCCGATTCAGCCTTATAGGATTGATTTAACTGATAAAAAAGTCGTAATGAAAAAGAAGTAAAAATAAAGGAGTGGAAAATGAAAATCGACAAAAGCAAACTCGCAAAGGCGTTGAAGCAGATTGGAATCTTCGTCGGGAAGAATGCAATCGACAAGACTGTTTCCCTTGTTCATTTCAGGAATGAGAACAAGAAGGCGATGCTGTTCGCCACAGACTTCGCATCTGCAGGAAGAACGTATTTCGACACCGATGAAGACGGATTGTTCGAATTCTGCGTCGGATATGACCAGCTGTTGCAGTCCACCCGTGCACGGGGAAAGGAGCTTGAGCTTTCAATCTACAATGACAGGAAGAACGATGCTGGCGAAAGCACGTCTGGAATCGAGATAACGGACGGGAAGTCCAAGTTCAATCTTGCATTGCATGGCATCGACTCGCTGAATGCACAGGAGAGCGCTGCTGTCATTCCGACTGGCGTCACATATTTTGAGATTGATGCGAAGACAATGAAGAACGCCATTAAGGAGGCTGGATTCGCCCGTGACGAGAAGGATACGCAGAATCCGTTCCTGACTGGAATAAACTTCGAAGGATGCGGAGCAGACATCAGCATGGTCTCCACCAACCGTCATCGCATCGCTGGCTGGAAGAAGCCAAATACGGAGACCCTTGAAGGAATGGAGGCGAACGAGGTCAACGGAATCCTGTCTCCGAAGACCATATCCTCGATTGGAATGTACGATGACGATGAGACAATCAGGCTCTATATAACGGATTCCCAGATTGTCATTGTTTCAGGCAATCTTGAGGCGTATACAACCAAGATAATGTCCACTTATCCAGATGTCGTTCAGAAGATGTTCACCACTGAAGTCCTGTCTTCATACAAGCTTTCTGCCAACGAACTGAAGGAGTCTATTGAGATTGTGCTTGGAAGCGAGAAGTCCGTTACGCTTGAGTTCCATAGCGATTCCGTTGTCGTCAGTGCGAAGAGCCAGGCTGGTGACAGCTCGACGAACGACTCCTTCCCGTGCGAACGCCTTTCTGGCGATGACGAAAAAATCGAGTTGAAGGCAGACGACATTCTCTCCGCAGTCAAGAACATCAGCGATGATTCCATGACAATCGCACTCAGGAAAATGGGGAACGGCCACAAAATGCTTTCATATTCGTTCGATGATGGTGCTTATGGAATCATGGCGCCAATGACCAGATAAATTCGTTTCAAGGAGAACAGTTGCCAATCGCCGTTCTCCTTTTTTCCTTATAAAACGGTCTATTGTGAACGCAACTGGTTTTATAGGGGAAAAGGTCTGAACACATGGACAAGGAAGATTTTCTTCAGATATTCAAGTCGGGATTCCATAAGCTGAATCTGATAAAAGCCGTCAAACTCGGAGAATCAAGAAACGGGAACGGGAGAAAATATGACGACTATCTTGGCTTGTTCGAGTTTGTTCCACCTGAGCAGGTGTGGATGGACGAGTCTCAAATTGACTACGAATTCCTGAAATCGCTTCTGGTTGAGTTCGACAAGGAGGCGAGCAACGTAATAGTACGGCAGTATACACGCAAGGTAATCAAGAACAGTACAATCCTGAAAAAGACAGTGGTTAAATATGTCTTCGACATAATTCCGAAGAACATAGTGGCTTTCAGGTTCTACAGAAGCACAAAAACAATGAGAGTTGTCGTGAAGGGGTACTGCTTAAGGCGATGAAGACATACAGCATATATTACGTGGATGATGCGAACAGGATGGAGAGCATGCTTGTCTGCTCGCTGAAAAATAACATTGACTGGTGCGAAGACGGTCTCAGGGTCGTCACGTGGAAGTATAATATCATCGGTCATGGACGTGCCGAGTCCCTGAACGATGTGTTCAGGCATTATTCGGTGCTCAACATAGACCGAAGACGAAAGAAGCAATTGAGGACGGTGAACATAGGCGACATAATAGTTTTCGACAACGATGCCTGGATAGTTTCGGCGTTCGGGTTTCTGAGGGTTCCGAGCATTTTGGCAGAGAAAATCTTGTAAGGAAAAGAATTAATGAGTAAGAAAATCCTGATAATCGGCGATTTGCATTGTGGGTCGATGTGTGGCTTGACTCCCCCTGACTGGATAGTGAGCAAGGGACGCAACGAGTTCTATTCGAATCTCCAGAAGGAGATGTGGAATAATTATCTGGAGATGTGCGAGGACTTCGGGAAGGTCGATGCGCTGATTGTCAATGGGGATGTGATTGACGGGAAGGGGACACGTTCTGGAAGCACCGAGCAGATAACTGCTGACATGTTCGAGCAGTGCGACATGGCAGTGAAGGCTCTTGAGTGCATCGATGCAAGACAGGTGATGTTCACATATGGAACGCCGTACCACACTGCGCTCAACAGTGGAGAGGACTTCGACAAGGAGATAGCAGACAGGCTGGGTGCCCCGATACAGGACGAGCTCAATGTCGATGTCGATGGCCTTGTATTTAACGTAAAGCACAAGGTCGGTTCTTCATCAAGCCCGTACAACCGTGCGATGCCAGCTGGTCGCCATCGCCTCTGGGATGCCCTTGAGGCGCTCAGGACGGAGCAGAAGCCAGCAGATGTCTATGTCAGGTCTCATGTGCACTATTTTTCGTTCTGCGGGGAGTCGAAGTGGTATGCGTTCACATTGCCTGCGTTGCAGTCCAGCGAGACCAAGTACGGAGCACGCCAGTGCGTCGGCCTTACTGACTGGGGGATGTGCATGTTCGTGGTGGAAGACGGCATCCTTGCAGGATGGGATTGCAGATTGTACGACCTCACAAGCCACAAGAAGAGAATAATAAAGATTCGCTAGAAAACCATGACATACAATGAAAGAATAGATATCTGCAAGAAATTGCTTTCCGATGTGAGGGACGTGATATCGGACGATGAAGGGAAGGAAGAGCTTTCCCGTGTTCTCGCTGGATTGGGCGAATATGTGGAGGGGCAGGCGTTTCTTGAGAATACAGATGAGGAGAAGGCTCTTGATTCATGGAACATTCTTCTGAACACAATTGAGCATTGCCATGAATATGTTGACGGCATAACCGATAGGCTTTTCCCCCATCCACCAAAATACGTCACCAAGGATGAGGCCTATGGAAGGCTCCTTGAGGAGTACACCAAGGCTCTTGAAGAAGGCGATGAGACTGTTGCGAGCATGAACATCAACGAATGGATGGATGCCAATGGATATGTGATTGTCGATAATGGGGATGAACGGCTGGAATCATCATCTGGTGGAGATGACGAATCCGTGAATTCAAGGACTCGGTTCTGAATGGACAGAAGCAGAATTGCCTGAAGCCGAAGAGCAATCTTCGGCTTTTTCGTTGCATGGTAAAATAAGTCAAGTGGTTTTGTTTTCATTTTGGAGGAAAAATATAATGAGAGCTATTGACAGGCTTAGAAGGCTGAAGGAGGAGCACGAAGAATCGGTGACGATAGAAAAGTTCGTGAGCCTTACGAATCCGAAGAACGTGAAGCTGATGGAGGCTCTTGTGGCCTGGACATGCATCGACACGCATTTTCAGTCCGAGAAGGAGGTTGAACCCAGCGCCACGATTGACGACTTGTGGATGCTTGCGGAGGTCAATCCACGTGATTTTGCAGACACTTCAGGTCTTACAGTGAAGGAGGGAATCGAGAAGATGAAGCAACTGAAGAATCTGTCGCTCATCTTCCCAGATGGAACGGCGCTGTCGAAGGCGGTGAGTCTGATAAAGGTATACGTGAAGGGCAAAATCGAGGGACTTGGATGAACTTGAAATCTTGAATAAATGATTCATATTTAATTAAGGACTTTTTAATGGAAAGAATGGCAGGAGGCAGGCCAGTAGCTAGAAATACTGAATTTTTCAAGAAATTGAAGAATCATGGCTCAAGTGGAGGAAAAGCAGTCTATACTGATGAAAATGGATTTTTCTATACTTGGGATTCATGGCATGGAGAATGGGAAAAATTTTCCAGAAGAGGAGAGCATGTTGGTGCTTTGGATGAAAATGGTGTTCCAATTAAAGAAGCAGTAAAGGGGAGGCATATAAATGTCTGAATTTAAAAGATTTACGGAATTATTGCAAGAAGGTGCCGTTAAGCCGAATGATATTGATGATTTTATTCATGAATGGCATGTTAATTATAATGGGAATGAAACTCTTTCAGAATATCTTGGAATGACTAAAGAGCAATATTTTAAATGGATGTCGAATCCTTCTAGTTTAATGTCTATGTTTCCTGTAAAAGAACTTGTCACTGCATCTGATAAGAAAATCAACAAGATAGAAATGAAGATTGCAGAGGATGGAAAATGACATATCTCGAATTGTGCAAGAATGGTTCTGCAGAGCCACAAGACTGGAAGAGGTGGCTTGACGTGGCAAGGAAGGATGGCGACAAGGAGAATGAATTGCTCGGGCTTCTTCCTGAGGAGTACGAGGACTTGAAGAATGGGGTGAGGAGCATGGGGTTCTATGTCTTCAAAAGAAGGTTCCCCCGTTCTATATTCCAGCTATGGGGTGGGTGCTATGTAAGATATCTGTTCGAATACGATGGCCATGAGCCTCATTTTGAGGTCGGATGGGTTGATGCCGTCAGCAACGCTCAGGGATTCTGCAAGATACAATGCGATGACTGCTACAATGGGGGTCGTGCCGTTACAGTCAGGACGATAGACGTGATGGAGATTCTTCCACACAAGGAGCGACCGCTCATCTACTACAAGACAATGATGTGTGGCCAGTGCAACAAGTGCGACCATTCATCGAATGATGAACCGAAGATTGACTGCCCACATTACCAGTTCATGAACGCCATAGTGAACAAGCAGAGGGGAGACATGGAATTCATATCGCTTTATGACAAGGTTGCTGGGAACGATGCCAGAATCGGCCATGCATGCTCCGATTGTGGAGAATGCAATGGAAGTTGCGCAAATGGATGAATTTGAAGGAAACGGACTATTCCAGCATCATGTTTCATGCAAGGAACTTGTCGCATGGTTATTTTTATTTATCATTGCAACTATAAAAATGAGCTTATCGTGACTTGAAAATCATGGAAAATGCGACATATTCATATATGCTTGAGTAAACAATTCAGCAAAGGAGTTTGAGATGAATCAGGACAATGAAGCTGTAGAAAATCTGTCAAGAATAAAAAGGGAAACCTTCTGGTCTACGATGAAGTTCTTGTTTGTTCAGATGCCAAAGGAGCTTCTGAATATCGGTTATCCTAAATCCTCTCCTCCTCCAAATGAGGAGATTAAGAGGAAGTGTCTCGGAGC